CATATATATTATTTTTGTAAATTTTCAATATACTCTCTTAATACATCTTTTGGTTTCCAATCAAGTCTATTAAGAGCATCATTATTTTCTCTTTTTGTTTCTCTATAATTACCTTTCTCATCGGTCATATATACTTTCACACAACTGAACTTTTTGATAAACATATCAGCCACTTCATTTAGAGAATAATTAAATCCAGTACCCAACTCCCAAGCATCTTCATGTTTTTCATCACTAAATGCAATCTTAATTAATCCATCCACAATATCATCAACATGCGTAAAATCTCTCCTTTGTTCACCATCGCCTACAATTGTAATCGGATAGTTTTGTTCAACTTGCCCTCTCCACTTACCAATCACAGCTGCCCACTTACCTTCGGTAATTTCATGTGGACCGTAAACATTGTAGAATCTGGCAATCTCAATGTTAGTACCAAATACTTTTTTATACATCTTACAAACATCCTCACCTAACTTCTTATACATTGCGTATGGTGATTGAAATGGGTCATGCCATTGTGAAGATGAACCACTATATACAATTTTTACATTCCATTTTCTAGCCCACTCACATATAGCTTCAGTACCACCTGTATTAACTCTAAAAAATTCAGATGGAGCTTCAAATGATGGTTGTATTCTACTTAATGCGGCTAAATGAAAGCACAAATCAACTTCATCGCCTCTTATGTATTCTATCTGCTCTACATTCATTGGTAGGTATCTCACACCTTCTATTTGGTTTTCTATTTTACCAATTGAATAATCATCTATTACAATAATTTTATGCCCATCTTCTAAAAGACGTTTGGTTAAGTTGATTCCAATGAATCCTAAACCACCTGTTATTACTATATTCATTTTTTATCTATTTTAATTGTTATACCAGCCTTTCCAGCTGATATATCATAAGTGTTTCTTCTATTATCATTTATAAATCCATAATCTTTGAATCTAAATATAATTACATCCTTACCTTCAAAGATTGCCCAAATTGCATTATCTGCATAATCAATAGATGGTTGTGTTATCATACCCATCTTCCAACTGTTTATAAATTCGGGCTCCAACTCATCCGGTAAAATATTAATTATCATTTCCAAAGTATTTGAATCAGTATTATCGCCACACTTAATCCCAAACAAACTAATGTTTTTACATTAAGTGGTTCTTTAAATAAATAGTAGCTCATCAAAGTAAATATAACAACTCCAATTCCATATCCTATCAAACGAGATGGCCATATTTCCCCACCAAATGCAGTAACAAAGTGTTGTACCGATTTTAGAAACAACCAACCAGATGGTATGGATGCTAAAATTATTATGATTGGATATTTTTCATACCAACCATATTTGATACTACCTTGTAGTTGAAGAAAGGTTAATACTTGCGCAACCAATCCATAAAGAAATCCTATTAATAAATTCATTTTTCAAAGATACGAAATTTATTCCACATTACCAAAGATTATTTCCACTACTTCCACTTAGACCGGATGATGATGAAGCACCCCCACTTTTAAATCTAACACTATCTTGCTCTCTACTAACATACGATAGGATATCTCTTGTTATTGTATCACTTAATAGTGCCTCCGCAATAGTTTGTATAAAGATGGATGGATTAGATATGTGATGTTTTGTTATAGTACTAGATAAATCATATGGTGTCATATTGCTATCATACTTAGGCGGTGGAAGTACCTTAACTTGCATATCCATACTATCCGAAAATAAACTAACTCTAGCAAAGGGTTCACCGCTATTCAATGGATGTACCCAAGCCGTATATACATTACTAACATCGCTAGTATTGTGTATAAAAAAACTAGCTCCCATAACATCAAATTCATTGCCGGCCAACTTATCCCAATTTGATATCTCTAATTGTTTTTTCTTTTTTGGGAATGCTTTATTATGTCTTTCTAAATCACAAGATAAATGGTCATATCCAACCAAATAATCTATATCTACATCGTAAGTAGATTTACCACAATATTGGCAAATATATTCTTTCATTATTTTATAATTCCGTGTGCTTTTGGTTTTCCATTTTCATCAACTGCCACAAATACAATTTTATCTATTCTGATGATAGTTTTCTTTGTATCTTTATTTCTTACTTCACAAGCTATTGTTATTGATGTATTACCAAATTGAATTAACTCACATCCTATTTCTATAACATCACCCAATTTAGCAGATGATACGAAGTTCACTTCACTCATTGCTTTAGTTACTATACTTCTAGTAAATAATTGACATATACAAAATATAGATGCTTCTTCATCAATCCATTTCAATACTTGTCCGCCAAAGAGTGTACCTCTAGCATTTAAATCTTCGTACTTAATTAACTTACGTGTTTTAAAATTCATTGTTTAATCTTTTTATATCTACACAATCATCTTTACCAATATCATCAAATGATTTCCAAGCCCCAAATTTTCTATTTGTTCTTGGAAGGATATGATGCTCCCTATGCCCGCACCATTTACATTCTCTAACAACAATTCGAATAACACCCCTACCATGTGGATGTCCTTTACATTCGTGCTTTTCTTTTCGGTACTCCCAATTATGGGCTCCGATGTAACAAAATGGGGTAATCATAACTTATTTCTTTTTTATTATTAATGGAATTACAAATGCCAATAGAGTTAAGATTGAGAATACAGCATCAATCGCTTCTGTATTCAAATCATGCAACCAATATGATGATACTAACTTTAATCCCAATGCTCCAATTACCCAATATGCCACTCTCTCCAATATAGGATTCTTCTCTAATACTTTCACAAACTTTGTTGTGGCAAATCTCATAGCAAGAATACCCACAAATACACCACCACATATCAACCATAAGTTTGGAGTGAATGCTACTGCGGCAAATACATTATCAATACTGAATACTAAATCCATAAGCTCAATTGCTACGATGGTGGACCAAAGTGCTGATAGAAATGGTATCTTAATTGTCATCTTACTTTCCCCACCTTGTTCAACATTTGTAGATAAGGCGTTATATGCTAAATACATAAGATACAATCCACCTGCTATTTTCAACCATACTAATTTGATAAGAACGGATGCGAATAATAAAGCCAATCCTCTAAATAGATATGCCCCTGCGATACCATAGGTTAGGGCTTTCTTTTGTTGTTCTTTTGGTAGTTCTTTTACCATCGCTGCTAATACTGCCGCGTTATCAATACTCAATACTATTTCTAGTATCACAATATTTAAAAAAATTAATACTTCCGTCATTGTTTATATTTTAATTATTTCGGTATCCTAAAGTTACCATTGCTTCTTCCATATGTTCATTCATATAATGTTGAATTGCCAAATGTGAATTTGGGTCTCCTATATATGGTAATCCAATATTATGAGGGTCAGCTGCCAATGGTTTGTGTTTTGATTCAAATAGTATTCTACTATCATGCGTTAGTGGAACTTGATTTTCCCACATTGCTCTACCCAATGCCCAATCATCTATTTCATAATCAATATTCTCATCAATTCTCATTTTTTCTTTAGCTACTTTCATAGCAGCTCTTGATACCATATACCCACATCCACTTGCAATTGTTCTTTCCTTACAAACTACATACTTAAAACTTTCGTATGGATTAGTTGATGCAGCTGGATGTGCACATCCCATATAATGAGGAATACCATTACTTAAATTTTCAGTTATCATCCAATCAAATCTACTAGGATGTACAAATGAATCCGAATCAATTCTAAAATAGTATTCATAATCAGTTTCACTAAGTATCCAATCGATTGGCATTCTAATTGATTTATCATACAATCCTCTTTTAGTATCCTCTGCCTTAAACCAAATCATATCACCATCAATTTTCCATTCGGTTTCTAATTCAGGATTGCCAATTGCAACCATAACATTATACCCCAATTTTTCAATTTCAGGTATCCAAGTTGATTTACACTCCTTCCAATTTTGTGCCCAAGGCTCTATCGTAGTGCCGGTTACCAATATAATTAATTTACTTTTATCAAACATAATTAAAAATTAATATCTATTATTGAATCCGATTGGTGAATATTTGTCCTCCGATTTGTATTCGGTTTCTTCCAAATTATATATTTCAGTTAAGGTCATTGGTTTGGTTGTAACATAATTTTTACCTAAATGTTTAATTAGATTATTAGCATCTTCAATAGGAAGTGCATCAAACTTATGTTCTGCAATCAATCTACCCTTTCTTAATAGAGCCGAATCAATTTTAGCTTTATCCATATTGAACGTTGCTACAATCTGAATCTTTAGAATATCACTAAGGATACCATCGGTAATGTTAAGGATGTTTGATACACCATTTGCCCCACCATTGTTTCTATCCGTAATTACTCTTTCCGCATCTTCAATGAATAGAATTGAATTACTATTTTGAATTAAGAATGGAGTCATCTCCGGTGATGTAATGAAATCTGCTAAGTAAGGTGGTATAAATAATACCCTCTTATCTTTAACCTTACTCGCAATATACTTTAAGTAGTGAGTCTTTCCAGTACCCGGCGTACCATGTAATAGAACTAAGCCTTTACCATTTTTTTGGTTAAGCGTGTTAATAATCTTTTCGTGGATGGGTTTGAATCCTTTACCATACCCCAATTCAATATCTAACTTTTGGTCAGGTAATTCAAACGAAGTTGTATCATACCCTCTTGGAGTTTGTATTACTAATGCAATGTTATTACTTTCATGCTTTCTTCTCTTACCCAATTCGATAATCTTCTCAACTAATTCGGTATATATTTCTGATTCATCATTCGAATATACCTGAACATCTACTCCAATGCCATCTTTAAATGCTTTCTTAACCTTATCATTCCACTTACGAATTACACCTGAGACACTGATTAAAGTAGTTGCTATACCATTTTTCTTTTCCCACACTTCACTAGCACCATAGTTATTATGTCCATAGAATTCTCTAACATAGATTCTACTAAACCCCATCTCTTTAATTACCGCAAAAAACGGTGCTTGTTTAATCTGATAATCATCGCTAATTCGGAAATGTTTTGTAATAAGTTTTCCGGTTTGATTTTGAATGTATGTACCGTATGGAAAATCATCCGAATCACTCAAACGATATGGTTGTCCCGTTGTTGTTTGGTTCGTAGAATCGCCTCCACCACTAATACTAGGCTCGTCATACGCTTCTCTAATCGCCTCAAGTAAATCTTCAGGTGTATCTTCATCTATATGTAAATTTAAATCATCAAAGGCCATATCCTTTAACTTTTCAATAAGTCTTTTCTCATTATCCAATACTGCTTTTCTTCTGCTCATTTTTATCGGTTTAGTTTATTAATACATTCTTCTACTTTATCTCTTAATCTACCACCATATCCAAAATCACCATCAACTTGAACATGCCTCCACATTGGAATACGAGGTTTCATCCATTTAAATTCACGAGATAAATTTAAATCATCAATTGCTATCCAATTTGATATCTTATTATCTTTAGCCCACTTCACAACTTCTAATGCTCTTTCGTGGTCTATGGATGGTCTACTCATTTTATTCCATAGGTCCTGATGTGTAGTTATATCAATCAATCGAGCACTTATACCATAATACCTAAATATTCGTTTAAGCTGATTGAAGGTGAAATGTTTTTTCCAATCTGAACTAACTACTAACTCAGCGTTTGTTTCATCACATATTTTTTGCAATGCCTCACAATCTTCTTTAACCCAAGGGTATGGAATTGTGAAGTCCTCTTGTCCTCCATCAATAGTAACCTTACCATCGTACCATGTTGCCCAAACCAATGGACCATCAACATCAATAAAAATAATTTTCTTTCTCATAACTTTACATTTGTTTAAATATTGGTAGTATTACTACTGATATTATATTGTTTATAAACTATTGGTAGTCCCTAAAGGATTCGAACCTTTACTAAAACGTCCGTAGCGTTTCGTGCTATCCGTTACACCAAAGAACCAATTTGCACATTTGTTTATACTATGCATAGAAATAAAGTAAAGCTCCAGTGATTATTAACACTATAATCAATGTCAAAGTAGATAATTTTTGTCCAATTTTGTACCACATATATTATTTGTTTTTATAATAATTTCTTAATTTTTCACTTAATATACCACCAGTATATGCAAGTATTAAAAATATAACTGTTTTCATATTATTTGTTTTTAATCAATAAAGTTTAATTCTACTATATCAAAAGTATCTTCACTGTCTAATTGTTCAATATACTTTTCAGCATCCATTCTGTTTTTAAAGACATAAGAATTATTAAAATAATATCCTTCATTTATACTACAAGATACTACTACATAACATTTACAATCTTCATTATTGTTTTCAGTTGCAATAAGTGTATAGCTTGGAAATACATTTAATTCTGTTTTCATAGGTTATTTGTTTTTAATTAGTTTAATCAATCTAGGAAGTCTAAATAGCATAATAAGTAACAAAACAGGCCATATAGTAGCATACATTAAAAAATATAGCTCAAATCCTGCATTTTCAAAACAATATGGGGTAAGTATAACACTTCCATGGTCAATATCTATTTTAAATATTGCCATTCCAATTAATAAATAGCATATAAAAAATGATGTAAAAAGTAAATAAATCATGTTTTAAATTTAATAGGTTATTTGTTTTGGTTAAATTCTATTGGTTCAGCTTTTTTCAAAAATTCATTTACTAACAAATCAAGCCCCATTAATTTTAATGTTTCTTTTATTTGTTGTTCTGTATATATGTTTTCATTATCTGATATTTCAAATGCAAAAATAGAATTATCATAGTGTCCCCAATCTTTTGATTGTAAATTAATTTTAGCTACTTGTTTTTCTGTATATAGTTTCATAGGTTAATTAGTTTTTGTTGTTTGATATACTCTAATATACAAAGAATTTTAGAATTTACCAAAGTATTTATACTGATTTTTATGAGTATTTATACTGATTTTTTACTAATATTTGAGTAATTAGAAATATATTTCTAATTTTGCACCCCGTCAGAGAATCGAACTCATGTCCATGCGAGGTTTTGGAGACCTGCTGCTTCCTTAAGCTACGAGATTTTTGTTATTCGGGCTGGATTCGAACCAGAACTAATTGTACCAAAAACAATTGTGCTACCGTTACACCACCGAACAATTTCCAATTTTATAATACTCTACCCAATCTCCATCCATTAGGAATAATATCTATTTTTTTTATTTTTTTATTTTCAATTTCATTTGTTACCCAACACGTTCCAAATTGGGAATTACCTTCTCCTTTTTGTTTTAAAGAATTGGCTTTTCCAATTTTTCTTTTTGTTTTTTCAGTATGATTTCTACCTGTCCAATTATCTACATGTTTTAATATACCTGTTTGCCATAATATTTTATTTTGTTCAGATTTCCATTCTGATTTTTTTTTACGATATTCTGGATTAGCCCACATAAGTTCATTCATTCGTTTTGCTCCTTTTTTATATCCATCTACTGATATAAACCCACCACATCCACCAAAGACAATATTCATACACATTTCATCTTTCAGTAAATCTTCATTAACTAATTCTTTCTCCCTTTCAATCAATTTTTCTCTACTATCAAACCATTCAATTATTTCTAATTGAAAGTTTTCTTTACCATACTTTCGTATAGAATATCTTAATCGTTTACCACTTCCCAAATAACCATCTTTTAAATTACTCGTTGAGTGCATTCCTACATAATATTTACCATTCAACATATTCGTTGTTTTATAAATAAAATGATATTTTTTTACTTTGTTTAAGTTTGCCATAGTTTATATTGTTTACACATATAAATATAACAAAATCAAAAAAGTCTACGGAGCAGATGAGAGGAATCGAACCTCCGTCTCCTACTTGGAAGGAAGGAGTAATGAGCCATTATACGACATCTGCATATCAAATAAACAATTGAGGGAAGGGAGAATTACGATATCTCGACCTGATGATTAACAGTCATCTGCTCTGCCGCTGAGCTACCATCCCAAAACAAAAAACCCCCAACTAATTAAAGTCAGGGGTTTCTAAAATTCTTAATATAAATCTAGCCTAACTTTACATATCTCTGCTACCCCAAATCTGATTTGGTGTACTACAAAGTGTATGTAATGTTAATGCTTTCATTTGTTATAAATATAATCGAATTAAAAAAGTAATCAATCTTCAAAATACGCCACGTCAAGTCATGCTCCGGTTAATACTAGCCTCGATGAATTACTTTGCTATCATTATTGGAATCGAACCAACATTAACCATTATGATAAAATAAAATAGGGATGAGAATACTCCATATTGTGAACCAGCTTTAGAAAGATTATTAGTTCCTTCCGTTTCCACTACCTTTTGAGTAGTACCAATTCAATGTGGATGATTTAAGACTATCAGTCTATAAGTTGCCGATTACTCTCTACTTACTCATTTTCTTCAAGCCTCGCAGCCTGATTAATTCTTGCGGAATTAGAAACCTTTTGATAGAATCACAGACCTCTTGCGGAGGTATCGTGGCTAAGAACATCTCTTAACTATGTACACACCTTTCATCTGCAACTGGTAAACACTCATGCTTAATTTTTAATTGAATTTTTGATGTTCAGTATCAAATTGAGTTTTAGTTTATAGAATTATTCAGGTAGTGGTTTACCACTAGCTCCCTCATCTTTTGAATGAGAGAATACTAAACTACCCGATGCAATATCCCTACTGCGGTCTTTTAAGTCATCTTCAAATATAGGTTTTGGTAAACTCTATATAAGGATGGTAACAACACCACTTGTACACTATCTTATCTTACGTCCTTTCGGATAGCTTGATGTTAAGATAACTTTTAAACTGAATACCGCAATGATGTAGAGGGATTAAGTCTACACTTCTTACTGATATTCTATGGGTTATTCTTATTGTTGTTCCCAACTCAGTCGGAGTATCTATACTACCCCAACTATTCAAACTCTTCCGATATAGTGTTACCCTTTCGTACAAAGCTCAAATAATATCCCACTTGCATACTCAAGTTAATCTCTCCTTACGGGGAGAGTAACCGCAGATGTATCACTTAATACACCCACTTTATCCTACTTTCGTAGTTTATTTGACGACCATATGCGGCCGTTGTTTACTATGTAGAACAAGTCTACTATGTAAAAATTTAATATTTTAAAGAACTTTCCTTTCGGTTTTAATAAATATACGAATAATTTTTTATTCTGCCAAATTTATTAAAAGTTTTTTTGTAAATTTGATAACGAGTATCTTTCATCACCTATTGTTTCTCATTTACTTATGTAATATACGAAACATTTTTTACACTACCAAATTTATTTTCAAAAAACTTTTTAAGATGTTTGGTGTCCGGCTTTCTTCCCTGTTGAACAGGTCACTCAATCGGTTTTATTATTTGATGGCTTCAACCAATCATCTTATTTGTTGCAGGAGAAGGATTCGAACCTCCGACCTTGTGGTTATGAGCCACGTGAGCTACCTCTGCTCTATCCTGCGATATTAAATCTAATATACGATAACTTTTTTAAATTACCAAATATATTTTTTATTTATTATTTAAGTCCGCTAGTTGTGTTAGTAGGATTACCATACTTAAATAATGTTTGTGGAGATGACGGGAATCGAACCCGTGTCTTACAAAGAACTAATAATACCAGCATATCACACGTTTATTTAGTTTTTCTTGACTAACAAAATATAAAGTTTGATGTATGTGGGAAACAAACTTTTAAAGAACCTGGTCTCGAAATTATTTTAAATGGGCTCCGACCTGTGACCCGTTATTTCACATTCTATTTAAAGTTCCACGATGTGTGCGGAAAGGGTTAGGCAGCTACTGCGTAATCCATACCTACAAACGCCATTAAGTCGTTGTAAGTCATTGTTGACTTTTCGTCAGTTATTGTTTTGTGCAGGTTTAAAGAGTTACTATCACTTACCTCTACGTGTGGTACTACCATTTACATTGCAATCAATTCCATGGCATCCCCATAATTGTATAATATATATAAAGAACTAATCAATACAAATGTTTGAATATGTCTAAATTATGATAAATTTTTGATATTACCAAATATTTTTACTAAAATGTGGATAACTTTCTTAAATCATTGAAAATCAACGATTTATAACTCATTGAATATCAATCAGTTATGCCCTTTTATTATAAGTCAATGACTTATATATTAATTTTATCCTTTATGTGATTATAAATACTTTCAGCTATTACATTGTGTCCTAAAATAGTAGCGTGGTCGTCAAATTTAGATGAATATAAATTACTATCTACTACTAATTCTCTATTATCCATATAATGCTCAACAAAACTATTTTTAGTTATACCATTATAAGTTATGGGTATTCTTCTTTCAGCCAACCATTCATTTTTAGATACTAAATCACCATATTTATCATATTTTGAACTAGTCATTTGAGGATGTGCATCTCTCCAATGTATAATAAAAACAGGAATTCCCATTTCTTCATATGGTTTCAATGATTCTGCTAATCTATGTAATTTATCAATATGCGCTAATTCAACTATTTTCTCAAAACTACCATATTCTTCTTCTAAGTCTGCAACTAATTGAACTACATCTTCTTCATCCATTTGATATTGTTGTAATCCAAATTCTATTGTTTTTTCTTTTTTTTCGGAATATACATAACTCTTACCTCTATCTAAATTTGTTATTTGAAATATGATAGCAGCAATAGTATCTGCCGATTGGCCATCCGTTGTAAAATGTTTATCGATTTCTCCTAATCCGTAATCTATATCTCCACCATTTCTACCATTATTCAAATCAAATGTACCAAATTTATCAGCAACCAATTTAGAAAAACGATTTTGATGTATAAAATCTAATTGTTCGTAAGTGCAATTTTTTATAAAATAATGTTGCGGAATGAAATCAGTAGAAGTCGTTCCTGGATATTCTCTCTCTATACCAGCACCATATGTATATGAACATCCTGAAAAAATTAATCCTTTTGCCATAAATTATTGTTTTGGGTAAAAGTAGGCACATCCTACTTTTATATCATTTAAGCTTTCTTTGTTTGTTTCAAATATATATCCGTCTTTCCCATAAATTTCCTCAATTTTATCTTTAACATAATCAAAATTAAGTAAATGTTCGTGGTTTTCGGAATCTCTATATCTATCGAATTGAAATCCTAATCCATTATCAAAATCATGAATAATGATTACAGGCTTATATCCGTAATCTATGATAACTTGTAATTCATCTAATAGAGGCCAGTAAGTATGCCAGTGAGCATCCAAATATAAGAAAAATTCACCATGCCCAATTTCTTCTACAAATTGTTTTAAGCAGTCGGGTGACGAACCTTTTAATATTTTAACTTTTGGATTTTTGAGTAATTCATCGTAGTAGTTCCACCTCTCTTCATCAACTTCACAGGTGTATACTTTATCAAAAATATTGGATAATATTTCAGTAGACCATCCCTTATCAGTACCGGTTTCTATGATAGTATCCCAATTGAATTTTTGTTTTATTCGGATGGTATCAATAACCATCACTGCATCGTGCTTATAACTCATTATAAAAATATTAGGGGATATGTTACCACATCCCCTTTAATTAACTAAATTTAATTGTTTTATTCCGCTAACCAAGGCATATCAGCGTTCTCATTGTCCAATGCGAACATTCCGTATTTAGCAGAACCAGTACCATCTTCATTACGTGGTTGGTTATCCATTATCCATACATAAGCCGCTCTATCGGTTAAAGATTCACATCCTTCAACTATTGCGTTCTCTGCTTCACTATCTACAATTTTCCATTTTGGAGTTGTGTCGTTTAAAGCTGCGATGAATTCTAAAACTTCTTCGTGGGTTTCAAAAATTTTTGCCATTTTGTTTTGTTTTTAATTTCGTATATAAATATAAAAAAAATTAGTTTAAATAAATTTTATAGGATTTAGATTAGATATTTCATAATGATTTACTATTTCATATCCAAAATTTTTAAAATCAATATTGAAATATGAATTACATATTTCCAAAACCTCATCATCATAATAATCCATAAAATAATCCAATGCTCTATATTGTCTAGCATGGTGGTCTATACTTCCATTCAAACTTTCTAAAATTTCTTTATATTTATCATTTAAATTTACAGAATCAATTTCAGGTAAAAAATAAAATAAATCATCTACAATTAAATCCTCTAATTTAAATATTTTAAAAGTTTTATCAGGTATGATATGAAGACATTCACTTTGTGATAATATGTGAGTATCTTTTCCTGTGTATCCAGTTTTATACGTTTCTATAACCCAGTTTTTAAATTCTTTTCTTTGTTTTCTAGAATATGTAACTAACGTATTTTGCTCTTTTTTATCCCAATATATTGATTTAATTTGAGTAACATGCATCCATTGTGATATCAATCTATCATATGGATTTCTAACTATAAGAATATGATGTTTATAATCTATTTTTTCGTTTTCGGTGTTACTTGGGTTTCCTAAAACATAGTCAAATAATCTTTTAAATAAATTTGTTCCGTTTTTCTGTATCGGATAAAACACTACTCCATAATCATCATACATCTCTGCCATTATTTCCAATGTTTATTTTCTCTTTCCCACCAAAATGTCAAATCATCAGTATCATCATTATAATATTCACCAACAAAATCCGATTTAAATTTACTTCCCTCATTTTCATATAAAGCAAGTGTAATTATTTTTCCATCAAATGGCATGTATTTTTTTATCCATTCAGTTAAAAAAGTATAATTACCACCCCTTATCACTCCAGCTTCAACTAATATCAAATTCTTACCTCTAAATCCATTTGAATGAATTTTAAAGTTATCGTATAATTCTTTTTTGTATTTTTCGGTCCATTCTTCATCCGGATATGGAACATCCACTCCAAACCCCTCTGCAACCTCACCATTGAACGATAATCTGTGTCGTAGTATTTGGCCTACTATTGATGAATAGTCCGTAGAAACGGATATAATTATTGAATTAGAGGCATTAAACCCCGCTTCCGTTAACTCGTCTCCCAAACGATTAATAAGAGAGAGTTCCGTATCCCATATAATGATTTTTTCTTCTCTCATACAAATTTTGATTTAAAAGCTACTATCTAAAAAATTTTCTTCGTAACGACTCTATTATCCCCGACCCCTTTTTGAATTCTCCGGAATCTATTACAATAAATTTTTTTCCGTTTCTATCTATAAATTGCCAATGTGCCTCTTTTAACCCAAACCAATCGTCTATGTGTTTTAAAACCTGATGTGGTGTAAACTCCGAACAACTATATAAGTCAAATTGAAACATCGCAGGATTTTCATTATCCCATACATGAATACTAGCGTGTGACGTTGCTAATGTTACGGTCCCAGTAATACCTTCGTTACCGGGTTCATTTACATAAACCGATGTAGGCCCTGCAACTACTTTCATTCCTACATTTTGTACTAATTGTGTAAACCATATGTTTAACACTTTTTCTGTTTTTGGTGGAGTCTTAATATACCCCTTTACCAATAAATGCAAATGATTTGGTACGAACATCTTTACTTAAATTTAAATCCTGTTAATTTTTCTATGTCTAAAACTTCTACTAAATTATTATGAATACCATCTGGTTTAGATGTATCATTGTTAAAAAGAAATGCCATCCATTCTTTTGTTTTTACAAAATATATTACTTTCCAACATTGAATAGGAACTGCCACCTTACCTTCACCAATTGTTTTAGCTACTCCTAAATTACCACACCAAACATGAACTGAATCATCTTTCTTAGCCCACTCTCTTTCCATTGTTTCTACCGATTTCCAATCCCCAGCATTTAGGCTATGATATTGAGCTGCCATATTAGAAAAATAGAAACATTCATTTTGTATTTCAGCCGTTTGACACAGATTTTCTGCAGCCGGCATCATATGTCCTCTATCGGTTCCACTACCTACATAATCAGCTCCTAAATTTGTTTCGTTTGGTAATTGAGGGTCAGGTTTAAAATTATCTTTTCTAGCCATTGGAGTTTCACATCCCACTTTAGCTTTTGTAATCCACCATTCCACCATTACAGGATATTTTTTTGATTTTGAATAGTGTGATGTGTAATTTGTGTGCTTCAAAACTACGATGTCTTGGGCAAATAACATATTAATTAATAATACACTAAATAAGGTTATTAAAACTTTTTTCATCTGATACAACTTTGTTTTTAATTAAATAATCAATAACCATTTCTGCCCATTTTTGATGTGCAAAATAACCAGGATGAGTATCATCAAAAATACCATCAGTTTCATCTTTTATTTTCATCCCATTCCCACTTGCCCAATTATGAAAATCACAGTCTGTAAGACCGTTTTTACTCATATCGGGAGATAAATATAATATATTTTCTTTTATATCAATAAAATTTTTTATATAAGTTATGTGTATTGCAGATGGTAATATATAAAATTTATATTCTTTGTATTTCATAAGAGCCAATAATCCAACAAAACTTTTTAAAATATTTTTTTCATATTCTTTTATATTCCAAGTTTTTTTATAAGCTTCTAATAGAGGTTGTTTTATATCTGCTTCTATTTCTTCTTTTTGTTTAGTAGATTCATAAAAATAGTCTTTACAAAGATGTAAATCCCGCATAGTTCCTTTTGTAAATGCGGTTTCATCGTATTCCATGCTAATTTCATTTAAATCTACATTACAAATTAAATATTCTTTGTATTTGTTAGAATATACATCAATTTTATTCCAAATTACAGGACATTCTATAAAATAAATTGTCTCTTTTGCTCTTGTAAAATCTTCGTATATGTAATCATACGTTTCTCTTATAAATCGTTCAATTCCAGCTCCAGATTTACTATAATCATGTATTTTTAAATTTAACCCATCCGCTACCAATTTAGGCCACATTATATCTCTTTCACTCTCCCAAGTAACATTATATCTAGATTTATAATAGTCTAAAATATCACTTTTTACAATTTCAAGACCACCACCACACATAGTAGAACATCCGTTACAATATAAATTTTTAATCATTTTTTATAAATTTATTGTAAAAATATTCTGCTAAAATTTTATCACATTCTGCTGATAAATGTTGGTCATTTCTAATACCATCTTCACCTTTTGTTTTTTCCCAAACATCATTCTGTGTTTCCCAATATCCAATTACTTCATTTATAATTCTGTTTTTACCATAAATAAAATCTGCTAAATATTGGTCATTCCATGACCAAACAAATTTATTTTCTGTATTTGTTACTTTATATAGAGAACAAATTAATTCAAAATAATTTTGTAAAACGCCATGTGATATTCTATCATATGCTGTTATTTTGATATATTGTTGTAAATCATCAATAGGTAATTTCATATCATCTATGGATTCTTTTATTCCATTATTTAATTTCATTCCATTATTTACATAATTAAAAAAACAATTCAATTGATATGTCCATTCTTTTGGATGGTGTGGTGCGATATACACATAGTCATCTTTTAAAGCCAATCTATTACGCGAATAATCGGTTAAATTTACTATTAAAATATCTTCTTTTTTAATTTTTGGTAAACATTTTGTCCAAAAATCTATAATGGTTTGCATATCCATACTACCTCCTGCATAATTTCGTATTTTATACTCATCATTCAGTCCTTTTTCATTTAATATGGTTTGTAAATATCCTGGGAACTTTTCTTCCGTTGTGAAACTATCACCAAATAACCAAATATCAATCATTTCTAAATTATTTAAAGAATCTTTGAAATAAATATATTAAAATAGAATTATAATACCATCCTACTACCTATCTGAAAATTACTTAAAAAATTGGAAAATGGTTTAGTATTACCACTCAATTTGTAATTAGCAGAGAATCCAAATCTTTTACTAATTTTATAGTCAAATGCGGCACCTAATAAAAATCCCATATGTCTATTGACAGTTGAAACACCAGTTGCACTATTATAACTTATAGGTGCAAACATTGTAAATACCTGTGGTGATATTGTAAGTTTTTTATTATATTGATATGGTTTAGTCCAAAATACAATTGCCGAACTTGCCATATTGTATTCAAATCCACCCGTATTATCGTTTTTAAGGAATAGATTGATTACACCCACATTATAACCATATGTTCCTTTTTTTGCAGTTGGTTTGATATATGTATATCCCAATAAGTTCATATAGTTTCCTCCCAAATATGCAATTCCCGTTCCGTATGAATGTATTGCATCTAATTGTCCATCTTCGGTTAATCCCATCTTTGTTATACCACCCGTCATTACAATTGAACTTAAATTACTATTCACCATCAATCCTGCACTATAACTTACATCACCTGCTAGGGATGATTTACTAAGTCCTAATGATATAGATGCTAAAAAACTACCAGGAGTAGCTTCCATAACACTTACATCCGATGCTAATAAAGTTGGATTTGATGCTTCTTGTTTTTTCTTTTTTTCTTCCTTCTTCTCCTCTTTCTTTTTTTCCTCTTTTTTAGTTTCTTCCTTCTTCTCCTCTTTTTTCTCCTCTGATTTGGATTCTTCTTTTTTTTCTTCTTTGCTTTCCGATTTAGTTTCCTCTTTTTTTTCTTCTTGCTTTGTTTCAGTTTTCTTTTCTTCCTGTTTTTGTTCGGTTTTACTTTCAGTTTTAGCTTCTGTTTTAGTTTCGGTTTTACTTTCGGAAGATGAACTGCCCCCACTTTGTGACGAAGATGAAGATGAACTGCCCCCACTTTGTGACGAACCTCCACTTGCCGGTGGTGATGAACTACTACTTGCCGGTGGTGGTGCTGCCGTTGGTGGAGGTGCAGTAACTACCGGAGCGGGTGGGGGCGGCGGAATGTTTATCGGTGGTGGTGTAGCTGCATTTGCGGCGGCTGAACTAGCTGCTGAACTTGCCGATGAAGATGCTGCTTTTGCGGCCGCCTCTGCGGCTGCTTTTGCTGCTGCATCGGAGGCTGCTTTTGCTGCAGCATCCGCGGCGGCTTTTGCTGCTGCATCTGCGGCGGCTCTTGCTGCAGCTTCTTGTGCTAATCTTATGTTATCATTTACCGGACAAGGTTCAGCGAATACTGAATTAACCCATTTTTGAAATGCTCCACTATTCATATCTGCCAATGTTACAATTTTAGATTTACCTCTAATAACTGCAATGGTTTGATTTTGTCCGAATGGAATTACGACCACATATACTTTGTTATCGCATGGGTCTATGTAAGTTTGGGTAATAGTTTGCCCTTCTGCTTCAAATGCAGTTAAGGTTGTAACAATTATCAATAAAAGTGTTACTAACCATTTTTTCATTACTTATTGTTCAGTCCGATTGAGATTTGAGAATACCCTCTAATTGGGTCTGTATCTACTTTTAATGTAACGAATTTGAAATCTCTTATTAGTCCGATTTTGTATGTGGTGAATGATGTGTTTGATTTTGGGAATGAGATACCACCCAAGTCATCTTTACCTTGCCATCTAATCACTTCATTACCAAATCCAATCATACCATGTATTCCAATTTTACCAATTCTTTTACCCGCACCAACATAGAAAGTTGACTCTTTTTTCCAATCCGTTTTACTAAGTGGAAAGTCAACATTGTTAATTTGACCATATGGATAGTATTGGTTTTGGTCTATTGCATAAGTCATTACATAATCCATAATGAAATATCCTTTATTACTACCAATCAATCCCCAAAATGCGGTTTGTTTATTATTCGTATGTCCTATACCTGCTGAAAATAATACAGGTGTTGATGCAATTGTATCTCTCCTACCATTTTCGTATATTCTAACTACACTTCTTTGTCTCCATCCGTAGTTATCATACCAAATGTAAGGATAAGGTTGATACCATCCCCATACACCATATTGTAAACCATATGGATTGTATGTTGTAGGTCTATATCTTCTTACTAATGGTTGTCCTTCAAAGTTGTCACCAGGTCTAATTGGTGCAGTTTGTGTTCTCCATTGACTCACATTATTTTGTTGTGATATAGATGGTTGAACTCTTGTTTGTGTTTGAGTTGTTTGTGATGAACTACTTCCACCAGTTTGTCTCCAACTTGATACTTGTGAAAAAGATATCATCGGAATAACCAATAATAATATTAATAATTTTTTCATATTATTTTAATTCATTGTGTTTAATAATTAGTTCTCCCAAAACTTCAATTAGGCCCATAAGTTCCTGAAACCCTATTTGGTCCATTTTTACTTTACCACCACACAATTCTTCCATATATCCTCTTAACTCTTTTTTAGAGGATTCTATATCAAATTCACCATTTTTTGCTTTTTCGTAATATGGTAATTTAACTTTAAAATGATGATATGTAAGAATTGCATCTCCACCTTTTTCTTTTGAATCGTTTGTTATTTTAGTAGCACCTTCCCATCTATTTCCTGAAAAATCTAAAAACGGGTCAAATTCCCCACCATCATTTTCTTCTTTTAATAAATCTTTTAACTTTATCATATTATTTAGTGAATACACCTTTTTTAATCATTTTATCTAATATATTTGCACATGCTATATCTAATGCTTTTTTAGTTGAAATACTAATAGTTGATTGGTTAAACTTAATTGGGTCTATTGTTGCATCTGATAATAGAGTTAATTGTCTATTTGTTTTAGCTTCACCCAGTCCACTTGCTGCTATAATTGTTCCGTTTTCTGCATTTGTAAATCTAACCTGTAAACCTAAACGAGTTACCAAATTATCTTTAATACCATCCTTTAAGTTGATAGTTTCATCTTCGGATACTGAATAATCATATACCTCAATCTCCACAAAGTAATGTGCCAACTTAATCTTCCCTCTACCATCTAATTTGTTTTCGGAAATTCCAGCTGCTGATGCTTGGTATTGCTTTACCATTCTATTCTTAATCTCAGTCTTATCTTCGGTAAATTCAAATCTATTGAGGTTGTCCAAATATTCTAATACGATATTTGCAACACCCAATCCAACTCTTTTTTCTTTTAGTTCAGGGTACATTTCATATACCTCCTCACCAATACCACATTTTAGGATTTGAATATTCTTTTTAGGGCCTTCATAATCCATAAATTGAGAAATGTCTTTCTTTTTTTCAAAATCTGCTTTGAAATCTTCTGTTTTAGTGCTTCCTATTGTTTGAGCAACACCCGCAACACTGCTTAACAAAAATAAACTTAAAAATACTAATAAATTTTTCATACATAATCATTTTTTATATAAATATAGATTTTCATCTTTATCAATACAAATAGCACTCATATTCTCTACCCAATCCCCAGAATTAACATAGTGTTTTCCGTTTATCATTCTATCTTCGGGTTGGTGTATATGCCCACACATTACCCCATCACATCCCTTTTTGGTTGCCATAGATAATGCAGTAACTTCAAAATCGTTTATGTAGTTTGTTGCTACCTTTACACCTGCCTTTATTTTTTGCGATATAGACTGATATGGAAGCTTTCTCCACTTTCGGTAATGATTGTACCACCTATTGAGTGTAAGTGCAAAATCATATCCTATTGCCCCTATTTTGGACAACCATTTATACTTTGTAATAAATACATCAATCACATCTCCGTGAAATATGTAATACTTTTTATTGGTCAATTCCAAAACATAATCTTCTCTAATTTCAATGCCCCCAAAATGATTGTCAATAAATTCTTGTACAAATTCATCATGGTTACCTCTTATCCAAACTAATTGAGTTTTATTAGATAACTTTAACAATTTACTGATTACTTTTGTGTGTTGTTTTTTCCACTTTGTACCTCTATTCAATGCCCACCCATCTATTATATCTCCATTCAAAATTAGTAGGTCGGTTGGATGTTGTTCTATAAATTCTATAAACTCTTCTGCTTTACTATCTTTTGTTCCCAAATGTAAATCAGATACTATGATTGCTTTATATTTCATTTCCAGTAATTGTGGTGTTTTTTGAAAAATTCTGTATTGTTTCGGTTGATGTAACATTTAATACTTAATATAAACATGTAAAAAAATCCTTTATTCTTAAATCTTCTTGCCGATGTCCATACACCTTTGGTATTGTGTATCTTCATAGTTTCTGCTTTTTGTGAAACCCAATAATCTTCTGCAAATAAGTGTGTTTCATCATATCCGCCAGTTTTCCAATATGCTTCGGTTTTCCATAATTGAAATCCACCAATTGCGAATGGTGTTGCTAACCAATTACTTAATCGTTGTTGAATATCAAACAATCTAAATATCCAATTGAATCCTACTTCGGTTTGAAATGGTACAGTCACTAAATCGGTATTATATGCTAAACATTCACCTAATATAAATTTATCCTGCAACATTATGTCCGCATCTAAAAATAGTATGTAGGGTGTGGTTACTAATTTACTACCTTCTAATCTTGCCTTTGCAGGAAACCCACCTTTAATTAGTTCAATATTTAGTGAATATCGGTAGTTATCCTCCGTATATTGTAAAAAATTTAAACTATCCTCCTCATCGGAAGTATCTGCAATAATAACTCTAGTTCCTGCGAATCCCACTTGCTTTGCAATAAATCCAATACACTCATATATGTTATCTCTTTCATTTTTACAAGGTATTACGATTGTTAATAAGTTATTCATAGTAATAAATAAAAAACCCCCACATTAAGTGAGGGTTTCAATGTTAATAAATTGTTATCCTAATTCTTCGGTTTCGGCTTCTAATTTAGCTGCATCATGTTCTGATTTTCGGTTAATGTATTTATCCACCGATGCAATTCCGAATGAACCCAATGTGATTACTAAAAATCCGTTGAATATGTATTCGTTAATCAATAATGGTTTACCCATCCAGCCTGTGATAAGGTCTACGAATAGAGCAATTACCATACATCCGAATGATAAGAAACCAACTACTGATTTTTCGTTGATATCGTTGTTGTCTTTGAAAAGGTCTTTAATAAATCCCATAGTTTTTTGTTTTAATTGTTAATACTATGTAACCGGTTTATCCTTTATATTCTTCTTGTAAAAGTCCACAATTTTGACACTCCATATGTCCGTCTCCGTCAGCATCTCCCCATACATGCTCACATTGTCTATGTGCATGATGTTCAAATTCTAATTTTTCCATTTCTTGTTCATGTTCTTGTTGGTCTTTCTCTAACTCAAAATTTTGTTGATTTTCGGTTACTGCCAATCTACTTGCAGCAGCTGCACCTTGTACAAATGCGTCTGGTATTAATGGTGTAATTGGTTTGTTACTTTCTTTTATGTCATTAACACTTCCTAATGCTACACCATCTTCTTCATCCATTTTTTGAACTAACATTTTATCCTTATCGGTATCACTAAACCAATAGTCGATAATTTTACCATAAGAACCAATGAATGCTCCTAATAACAATAATAGAAGTTCTTTCCATTCTGCTGCCATTTTAGTTCCAACTGCAATTGCAGTGAACATACCTGCAATTATCATCATAAAACCACCCAATACCATAGCGGAGATATACCATCTTCTACTCATCATTGAGTTTAACAATTGCTTAAATCCATCCGGTGCTTGTTTATTTTCTGCCATTTTGTTTACTTTGTTTATTTGCATGTGTTATTGCCCATACAAAAAATATTATAAAAAACGATGTAACTCCAATTTTATACCAATCCATAGATTACCACTTTGGTGCTTCTTCTTTGAATTCGTCTCCTTCTTTCTTTTTGGGTTTTGGTGCTGGTGCTGCTTTACCATCTCCACCTTTGTTGATGATTACAGTTTTACCTGCTGCTTGAGATTGTTGGTTAGAATTTGTAATGTTGATTACAGGAGCTGCCGTTGGGGTAGCTGTTTCTTTGTCATCTCCACCTGTTAACTTTGTTGTAAACCAACCACCTACACCCAATGTGATTGTACTCACTAAACCGATGAGTATATTCTTAATAGAACCACCGGTGCTTTCTGATTTTTCTTCGTCTGCCATTTTATTTGTTTTTATATTTTATTAAAATCTGTTATTCCTAATTGATTGCCATTTGCATCAAATAACGCAATTCTATATGCCGATGATGGTAATGCTGATGTATATACTTTCAATACATTATCACCCGCTTTCACATCACTTGTTGACTTTGATACAACTCTATTAGATATGTCAAAAATTTTAATAGTCACAGTTTGTGCTATCTCACTTTTAACATTCATAGACACTTGTGATGTTACAAATGGTGATTCTAATTTGATACCACTTACACTATTGATTGCCAATTCGGATGGGATTTGGTTTATGGGTGTAGGTACATCTACCTTTCTACAACTTAATGCCAAAAGGGTTACTAAAAATCCTAGTCCTAAAATTTTGTCAATTTTTCTCATTTTACTTTACTATTATGTTTGTTTTTGCTATTTGTTTCTTACTCTCGTCTTGCAATAACAGATATAAATATTTAATTGAAAACGATTTAGTGTAAATTTTCTTTTTATTTATACCGATTTGTCCAGTAAACCTTTCTCTTGTCAAAACCTGATTGTTTACACTATCACCAATTGTCATAGTATAAACACCATTTTGTGTTAATTCAAATTGTATTTCTTGTCCGTTTTCAACACTACTCTCTGCAACATCAAATATTTTTACATTTTCAGGAGGTGGAGTTGGTATAACTTCTACCTTCTTACATGCAACCAAACACAAACATAATATGAATAATATCTTTTTCATTAAAATTGAAAGTTTGTTCCTATCATAAATAGGATTGGGTTACTCTTTTTATATCCAACTGATTCACTTAATTTATCCCAAGTTGTATTATATCTGATATTGGTATTCAATACAAACCTCTTAGTTATCTTCCAATCAATAGATGTTCCATAATATAAGTCTAAATTGAAATCATCTACATATGCTAAATCCGATTCAGTACCATCTTTGAATACTTTGTAGATATCACTCATTGCGAATATTTGTGGTGATATGTTTACTCTCTTTGTTTTCAATGTATATGTGTACATCACCATACCCCTATAACTTATTTCACTAGATGCTGGCATCATTGGATATATTAAATCTTTAAAATTACCATTTTCATCTACCGTATATTTTCCTTCCCACTCACCTTCGTATGTTCCCCAAAATGATTTTGATGCAATTACACTATATCCAAATGTCCCAAACTTTTTAGTTCTAAATACATCTATGAATGATAGGGTAATATCTTTTTGGAAATCAAAATCCGTTGAATAGAATGATTGTATTGTGGTTGTTCTTTTATCCGTATTTCTAGTGAAACCATATCCAACACCATAGTAGTTCCATATAGGATTTATTGATGCTGCAAATGTATGGCCCCATTGACCATTCATAGATGATTTATGATACCCTAAATTAAGAGTAGTAGATACTTGTCTACCAATTACACCTATTGAAAGATTTGATGATGAAAGTACATCTTTTGAAAAATTAACATAGGATTGTAATATACCCACATCGTTCCAATCATCACTTTCTCCGAATAATTCCTTTGGAGATAGCTGTAATGTATCTGGGGTTTGTGCGTTTGACACAAATGCAATTAAAACTAACGATATGATTAATAATAGTTTTTTCATTTATATAATAAATCTAATATTTTACTTTTGAATTCTCTGTAAAAAACTGATTCGATGCTCCACCCCATAAGTTCGTCTTTTCTTATCCTATATCTATATCCGTCAAATATAAATTTTTCAGTCTCAATATCATCTATTAGATAAGCCACTTCCATATCTACTTCTTCTTCTTCTCTTCTATATTGATTATACCAACTACTAGGAACTTGAATAAAACACTTAACATTTACAATTTTATATTTACCTGTGTGAGAGATAAAATTCTTCATCTCATTATAGTCAAATGATATATTCATAATTTTTTTGTTTTTTTATTTCATTCTAATTTTTAATGTTGTTCCTGCTTTATTAACTGCATCCATAAATCCAACTGAAACCAATCCCAATATGTTATCTAATTTTGTTTTAGTTGTAAATGTAATTTTATATTCCGTTGTATTATTTAAAACACCACCATCAGTAATCAATGAACCAAAATTCACATAATCACCTTTGTCCGTTCCATAATTGGTTGGTGAACCGATTGTTTTATAAGATACATTCATAAACTTTAACAAACTATTATCGTAATTTAAGTGTAATTGAGTTCCTACTAATTCTTGTTGTAATGGGTCTATTGTAATATATGCATAAACACTATCACCCATTATTTCAGTTATGATTGATGCGTTGATTTCGTTTGATATTGGTGAACTCATTGTTTTAACACTCATACTACTTCTAACCGAATTGCTTGCGGTTGTATTAATTACAGGTATTGCTGAATGTGAAAGGTTTACATCACCTCTCCAACTTACACTAACATTATATGTGTTATTAAGTGTTCCGGTATTTAAACTGAATGGATATAAACTTCTTGTTGAGTTGAATTGTGTATTCCAATTTGATTTTGTAATTCCATCATATTCCGATTTACCATAAAGTTTCATCAAGTATGTTAATGTTGAATATTGTGTAAGTGATTCTACACCTGTTAAATGTTGTAATAATTTGTATGTATCCGTTTCATTAAATAAACCATCACCCGTTACATCTGCGTTCATATACTGAATACCATACCCGAATTCATTACCCGTTTCATTGCCAAATAATCCACGATTTGATAATTCTTTAAATGCCAAATATACATCTGCAACACCAACAATACTACTATACAATGTGTTTAAATCCGTTTGATTTGTATATGATAAATCAATACCATGTTGTTTATATGACATTATTGGTGAGAAAGTAAATTCGGCTCTAGTTCCATACCAACCATCTTGTAATCTTAATTGTGCTTGAAATGTTGATGAAGTTATTTTGGTTGTTAAATTACCAGGCATTACATATGTTTTCCACCAACCACTTACACTATAAACACTAACAGGCCCATCGTATATATCAAATAATTTAATTGATGTTATATCGTTTGGAGATACTCCTGTTCCATCAAATTCTCTTTCATCTATTAATAATTGATGCCCACCTAAATTTGCATCATATGGATTTATTATTGCCCATTCAACCTGCCCTGCCGTTGTTGTTGCTTTAACCCCACCACCACTTATCTTTAAGGTATCTAAATCATTTGTAATATCTGCTTTACCTAAACCACTTATTGCTCTTGATGTATTGGTTGTTGTACCCCATACATTGTTTACATAGGTGTTTGCTTTTGCTGAGAATTTAGTTTCATCTACATTACCACCAAAGTCAAAATTGAATCGTGCAGTTAGGACTTCTCCGTTTGAGTGAGTTACCGAATTAGTATAAAATTCAGTAAATGTTGCATCATCTGGATTAGACCAAGTTCCATATTCAATTACATACGGATTTGAAAAATGGTTTGGTAAATCATTCCATTGAGAACCACCACCCCATTTAGTTACTGCGTAATCTTCATCACCACTATTGTTTGGTTCACCACCTGCCCAGTTATTATATTGACCAGGAATGTTTCCGTTTGTTTGTCCGTTATTTATTTTGATTAGAGTTCCCTTTTCAGGTCCTGCATCAATTGTCCATCTTGCTTCACTTACTTCATCCGTTAATGCAAACCATATATTACCTTGTGGTACATTATTGAAAATAAAAGCATCTTCATCTGCCGAAGTGATTGTTACCAAATATCCAGTTTGACCTTTGAATGTTGTTAATAGGGATGCTGCTCTCGCTGCCGTATAAGTTGCTCCGGTTGTTATTGGTCTATAAAAGTGTCCGTTTACACCATTGTAATAATATCCCGTTGGGTTTATAGTTGCGGCTACTGATAATACAACATTACCTCTTACCGAACCCGTATTTACTTTTAAGGATGTCAATGCGGTATTAATGTTTGCCATTGTTCCTGTAACCACCAAACGAGTTTTATTACCACTTAAAGTAAATCCACTTGCTGCGGTTAGACCTGTTGTTGTGTTTAATACGAATGTTGTACCTGATGGTGGATTAACTAAACTGATTGATGCTAATAGAGTTGCCGTAGAACTAAATCCACTCAATACAAATCCACTTGCATCTTGCCCAGTTGTGGATGGTAAAAAAGATTTAGAGTCCGGAGCAGATACACTCTGTCCAAACCCTAAAAATGATATTAAAAGAAATAATGTAACTAATAGGTGTCTCATTATTCTACTATTAGATTAATTTTTTTACCACTCCCATCAACTGCGTCAGCTAAAACCGTATAGAATAAACCAGCAGTATTTGCTAATGTTTCTTTTGGAGTAAATGTTAATCTATATGGTGTACCTGTTTTAATTCTACCCGTCTTAATCTGGTCCATTGAACCAAATGTCAATCTACCTTCGTTATTTGTTGAAAAGTTTACCACATTAGAACCGGCATCAAACGCAACATTATCAAAAGTTAATTTAGTATTATCATATTGTAAAATTACTTCCAAACCTGCTAATCCTTCTTTTGTTAATGTACCTGTCAACACTACTTTACCATTTGCAATTGTAGAATTCAAACTTAAAGTTGCACTTTCTATTTTTGGTGTATAACTCATACTTCCAACTGAAAATGATTGGATTGTATTTCCGATTGAATTTGTGTAAATACCCGCACTTATCTTACTTGCAATTGTGTCAGGATGAGATGAATGTGACCAATCCAAATCTCCACCCCATGCAAATACTGCATCTACTGTTTGATTTGAGTTAGTTACATATACTCTATTTTTAGGAGTTCCGTCTAACCAACTTTGATTTAATAAACCACTATACCATCTTACTGATGACGATGTTGATTTTGGAATTGATGCTACTGAATCTACATTTATTCCCATCACATGAGCAAATATGTTATATGAATCACTTTCACTAAATGTAGTTTTACCTATTGTAACTAAACCAACTTTCTTTTCTAATACAGGTCTTGTAAAGTATGTAGATACGCCAGTAATATCAGTTTGTGCAACACCTAAAAATGCTTTATATGCATCCGATACAGTCACAATGTTATTCATAAATGATTTTTGGAATGTTGCTCCTACAAATACACCAACACTATCACCAACTTTAATACCTGATGTAAATGTTGCTTCACCACTTGCATCCAATGCTTTTTGTTGAATTGGAGATTGTGTCCAATCTATATCACCACTACCATCCGATTTCAATTTCATCAATTGTATGTTATGGTCTGTGATTGCATATCCCGATGGGAATAAAACTCTAACTTTGAATTGAGATGTATTACCCGTTATATTAGACAAAGACATTGTACCTGGGTCAGTTGTAATTGGAGAAATATATGCACTTGCCGCATCTACTGAATATGCCAAATCCAATTTGTGAATATTAGTATACTCACCCAAATCTTTGATTACATATTTTTGAGTTGCGATGTCTCCGTTAATTGATGCATCGGTTCTTTGTATAGTCAATTGCCCTACATTCCAATCCGAATTAGCTGCGTAAGACCAAGGAGATGCTAAATATTGTGCGTATAAACTTGTTGCAGCAATACTATTTGCCGTACTTGCTGTAAATCTATAAGATGTCCAACCAGTATAATATGTTTGAACAGATGTTCCTTGTGAGAATGTAGTTGAAACATATGCCAATGCTTTATTGTTATATTGGTATCTCAACCAAAAATAACGAGGTGTAGTTGTACCCCTTACGACTGTGTATTTAACTGAAATTGTATCTCCAACTTTTAATCCGGTTGTTGGTGTTACCGATTGATTAATCGTTAATTGACTAAACGATTGTAGGGCGAACAATAAAATTGCGCCAATAAGTAATGTGATTTTTTTCATTTTATTTATCTCCTAATAGTTTGGTGATTAATTTATCAGAACCTTTTTTAAGTGCGTTACTCAATGATGTCTGGTTAAATTTACCACCCTCATCTACTATAAGAGTCGACATTGAGATTTCTGACGAACTTTCTTCTACTATAACCTCTTTGTCTTTTTTACCATCTTTATATAGTGTACCTTTTAAGCGAATTACCACTTCTTCTTCTCCACTATGAAATACGGATATGTTCTTTTTTGTTGTAAGAACATCTAAAAATATAATTGAAACTTTTAATTTTTGTGTTGCATCTGGTGATAAGTCTAATCCTCTTTCTTGCAAATACTCTTCTAAAATATTCTTAACACCAAATTCTAATTTTCTATTTCCTGCTAATTTACCAATTTTAACTTCATTAGTAACGGATTCAACCCAAATATGGTCCTCTGCTTTATAAAATATATTTTCTGGTGAATTTTTAAATGTACCATCTAACCTCCAGTTAATTCCATTTACAATTCTTTGTATTCTTTCCGTTTGACCTGTCATTTCTAAAAATACAAATGTTAATTGTAATACTAATGCCGATATTACAAATCCAATAAATAGATAGAGCATCCAAAATATAGCTCTCTCTTTCAGGCTTACTACCAGTGCTGTTACTTTTTGTTTCATTATTTCCGTTTTACTTTACGGATATAAATATAACCAAAATTCCAAATACCGATAATACTCTTTTAATTATTTTTTTCTGTGATACTAGCTATGTAATGATGTATGGGTGTCCAAAGGCAGTATATACCAACTGCTTGTAAAAATGATAAATCCGGTATAATATCTATTAATTGTGATAGATATGATATTGCCAATCCAATAACGGAAGTTACCAACAATACATTTAATGTAATTTTTAATTTTTGCATAATTTATTTTTATTTATAACGATTATAGTGTTATCGTTACAATCTACGAAAATTTTTTCAATTGGCAAAACTTTTTTAACATAATTTATTGCAATATTATCTTTTCGTTTGTCTTTAATAATTTCATCTGCTCTGGATAATTCAAAACCACAAAATTTTAAATGTGGTATATCATTCGTTTTCTTTATTAGTTTATAAAATGATGAAAGGTAGATTTCTGTCAATATTTTATATAATAAAAATATTTTTTTTCCTATTGCAATTCTATGATAATCATTTTCCGTTACATAAGACATTTCAAATTCAATACCACCATTAGCTTCATCTGGTCTAAAATTGACCCGAACTTCATAAGTATGTCCTTCAAATAAAAAATGGTAGATATCGTAACCACGATAACTACCATCTTCATGTCTAAATAAAAATTCTTCTTTTAATTCGTAACTCATTAATTTATATCTTATGCCAACAAATGATAATACTCTTTGAAGTGTTTGATTCTATCGGCCAATCCAATAGTACCACCATTTACTCTTTTTGTGATTGAGGTTACAACTGCTTCAGTTGCTCCACCATCAGCCATTTTGTGTAATCCATTTTTATTGAAGAACCACGCTGCTGATAATAATGCATATTTTTCAGCTACTACTTGTGGGTTAGCACAAACATCTTCACCGATTGATTTACCAAATGCAGTATAGTTGTCTTTACCTGTTAATTGGATATAACCTCTACCACAAAATTTTGCACCATCCCCACTGCTTTCAGGTCCGTTACCCATTCTACCACCATATACTTTGTTAGCAATCTTTTCTGGTTGTCTAGCATATGCAGCTGCTGCAGCTTCGGTTGGAAAATATTTCTTAAAGATACCATTCAACCCTTTAGCTGAATAGTTTAAGTTTTCTTTTGTTAAACGGAATCCACCACTTTCATGTCCACATTGTGCTAAGAAGTGTGCTAATCTTAATGCAGAATCAATTTGAAATTTTTGTGCTACTGCAGGAATCATTGCAATAACTGCATCTGGAATGTGTCCTTTTAATTTTTCTAATTTCAAACCCGTAGAGTTAGATACTGCTACCGCTTGCTGTTTTACTTCCGGATGCTCTTCTTCACCCATAATCATTGCCCAGGTCTTATCGCCTACAATACCATCCGCTGCTAAGCCATGAGCTGCTTGCCATAACTTAACTGCTTCTTCGGTTTTGGGTCCGAAGTTACCTACCGGGTCTAAATGTAATTTAACTTGAAGTTGTTTAACTTGTTCGTTGTTATCTCCTTTTCTTAATAGCATATTAATTGTTTAATATAAATATATTTCAATTTTGAAAAGGGATAATATTATTTTATCTTCCTTGACCTCTGTAATCTTTTGGTTTAGGTGTGTGTTTGTTATAACTCTTTTGTGCTCTTCCAGTTTTTCTTTTACCGAATGAAACCTTGTTAGAGTTAGACCCACCTTTAGCTTTTGCCATAATTAGTTATTTTCCGATTTACTTTACTCTTACTTCTTTGTTGTTTTAGTTGTTGCTTTTTTAGTTGCAGGTTTTGTAACTTTATCAGCTACTTTTTTAACTTCTGCTACAACTTCTTTAGCTTTCTCAACTTTAACTTTTGCTTTCTTAACTACAACTTTAACTTCTTCAACTTTCTCTTCGATTGCATCTGGAATGTTGTTGTTGTTTGCGTCAGCGATTGTACCCTTTTTCATAAGGATATAAGTAATTGCACCTGCTACTGCTAATGTAACTACTACTAATACTAATGTACTCATTTGTTTTTGTTTTTGTTTTGAATTAAATATAAATATAAAAAAATTTTTAATTAAATTTGAGTCCAAAAAATCCATAGTTTTTTTCAATAGATTCTTCGTCATTTAATAAAATTGCTTCGTTTTCGTCTCTATAAATTGCATCAACAGGACATTCTGGAACACACGCACCACACTTAATACATACATCAGGGTTTATATAAAGTTGCTTTCCTGCTTTTTCTTCATCACTCAATTGAGCGGCTCCCACTCCCATATTTGTAGTGGATATTGGCCCATGTATACAATCAACTGGACACACTCTAATACATGATGTATCTATACATCCTTCACAACTTTTACCTATTATAAAACTCATTTTTTATCTTTTAATAACCATGAAGATGATTGTATTTTATCACCCAATCCAAATACCATATTTATTCCTAATTTTCTACAAATTTCTCCTTCTGCAATAGTGTATTCGGTTTGGTCTCCACCATTACTAAATATAAAATTATCAAATTCATCTTTATATAGTTCATAAATCATTTTAATGGATTTATCAACTACTCTACTATTTCTTTCTATTGCTACTACTGCCCAATCTACCGGTTTTAAGGTTTCTATAACAAGCTTTCTTTCATCTTCATTCATAAACTCTTTAGAACCTTTCATTTCTCTTTGTTTATCGTTATTAACAATAACAAAAAGTTTATCACCAAGCTCTTTGCTTCTTGTCAAATATTCAATATGTCCTTTATGAACTGGATTAAAATACCCACTTGCTATAACCAATGTTTTAGTCTTCTCCATATAGTGAAAATCTTTTTACAGGTTTTTCTACTTCTTGTTGTTTTATAATTTCAACTGTCCCTTTTCTTGCTTCTATGTAAAAATTAGTATCACCAAAATTTTGATACCAAGCTTCTAAAGCATCGGTGAGAGATGGGTATACTGCTGAATTTTTACCATTTGCAAATACCCATCTATCTCCTGGTGGAACTCTTTTAAGTACTAATTCTTTTTGTTCTTTGAGTTCTTTTTCCATATTAGAATACTTCAATAATGTTTGTTTCTGATACTTTTACTACTTCGTATTCTAGCTTAACTGCTTCTTCTACGAATTTGTTTACTAACTTAGCCTCTGCTTCCGTTACCGATAATGCGTCTACTAAATAGTTTTCCTTTTGTTTTTTGATTTTACCTTTAGCATCTTCTACTTCGATTGCTACTTGTACTGAATAATACTTTGCCATTTTTGTTTCATTTTATTGTTAATAATAAGTAATATACGAAATATTTTTGACATTACCAAAAAATCCCCCACTTCTTAGGGTGAGGGATTGTGAGTATATTTGACTGCGTAAATTTTAATTACTACTTTTAGTCTCTTCTACCGATGCTTGACGATAATCCGTGACTACTTTTTTTAAGTCACCAATTGCAGTTCTTGCATTCTTTTGAGATACTTTTGTTGTCTTGTTGTGTTCTTCTTCAAATTTATTCCACAATTCTTTCATTGTTTGGAATAGTTCTTCTTTTTTACTAGCCATAATTGCTGTTTTTGTTTGTTATTAAATTATCTTCCTCTTTTTTGACGAATTTCTAATTCTTTTAGGTAGTGTGCTTTCCAATAATATTCAACTGAAACTGGTCCATTTCTGAATTTCTTTAAATCATACTTCCATATAGACTTTGATTCATCATCTTCAAATATGTATTCGAATTTTGTCGGTTTTTCCGTTTTACTTAAGTTTTCTTTAGAAGGTTTTGTAGACATAACTTATTTATTAAAACTAAAGTGCGAAAGACTCTCCACAACCACATGTACGACTTGCGTTGGGGTTTATAAACTGAAAACCCTTACCATTCAATCCGTCTGAAAAATCCAATTCGGTTCCAAAAAGATATAGTAGTGATTTGTTATCTATTAGTATTTTTACTCCCCTATTTTCTGCTAAAGTGTCAGATGGTTGTTGGTCGGTATCAAATGAAAGGTCATACGATAAACCACTACATCCACCACCTTTAACTGCCACTCTAACGAATGGAGTTTTGAATCCACTTTCTTCAATGAGTGAATTTAGTTTTTTTGCTGCACCTTCTGATACTGTTACCATTATGCGTATTTTAGTCCGAAAAATTCGTAATTCTTATGTACTGATACTTCGTCACCTGCTTTTATTGCCAAATCTTCATCTTCGTAAATTGCATTGACAGGACATTCCGGTTCACATGCACCACAATTGATACAAGTGTCTGGATTGATATACATCTGTCCACCTGGGAATGATGCTCTACCATCTCTTTCAATTTCACCACCCGACCCTTCTATATCAATCGGGCCGTGAATACAATCTACCGGACATACACTTGCACACGCAGTATCCATACAATCAACACAACTCTTCCCAATAATATAAGCCATAATTTATTTTTTATATATGTGATTCTTCAAAGACTAATTGTTCCAATCCTTGTTTTTGTCTATAATCGTTTATTGCAGATTTGATAGCATCTTCTGCTAATACTGAACAATGGATTTTAACGGGAGGTAAGTTTAATTCCTCTACCAATTCCATATTGTCCATTTTTACTGCTTCTTCTAATGTCATACCTTTCAACCACTCCGTTGCTAATGAAGATGCTGCGATTGCAGAACCACAACCAAATGTTTTGAATTTTGCATCAGTTATGATATTGTCATTTACTTCTATTTGTAATCTCATTACATCACCACATTCTGGTGCTCCTACTAAACCTGTACCTACATTGGATTTTGATTTATCCAAAGTTCCTACATTTTTTGGGTTTTGGTAATGGTCAATTACTTTTTCACTATAAGCCATAATATATGATTTTGTTCATACATAAATATACGACAAATTTATTACTTTACCAAATCTTTATCCAATTTGCCAAGTCCTCATTCCAAATTTATTCCATGTAAATGGTTGGTGATATCCCATTTTTAATTTGTCTAATGCTTTTATAACATCATATTTTGTATTATTTGGACAATAGAAAAACATAAATCCACCACCACCTGCTCCACTTATTTTACCGCCGGTTGCACCCGCTTTTAACGCAGTTTCGTATAATAATTCTATTTCAGGTGTACTAATTCCTTTTGCTAATAACTTTTTTTGTTGAAATCCGTAATCCAATATTTCACCTAACCCATGTATGTTACCTTTTATCAAACAATCTTTAATCATTTTTGCTTGCTCTACTAATGCATGTAATGAAAGAATTGATGTGGTATTGTTTTCTTCCATTTTTTTAACCTGTTCAGTTAAAACATCAGAACTATTACGAGTAAAATTTGTAAAATAAAGAACTATGTTATTTTCCATTTCATCCTGAACTTTATCTTTTATTCTAATTGGATTTACAATTACATCATCTCCTTTAAATTCCATATAATTAAATCCACCAAATGCGGCTGCATATTGGTCTTGTTTTCCACCATTCTCTTTTAGTTCAACTCTTTCAATTTGTATTGCCATTTCTGCAATATCATATTCACCCAATGGTAAATTAAATAATTCCATATAAACACCAATAAGAGAAACTATGAGAGTAGATGAAGTACCTAAACCACTACCCGTTGGAACATCCTGATTTGATACAATATCATATCCAATTGGCTCTATCTTAAATCGTTTACAAATGTGATTATGAGTTGCTTTAAACAACTTTAATCCATATGAACAATCTAACTCACTACCAAACTCATGCTCCTCAAATTCGTTCTTATTTACCCATTTAAACGTAACCTTTGTATCATCTCTTAATTGTAAAGATGTATGAGTGAATAAACGAATGGTGGTATTGATTACCGCTCCAATATGATTTTTTGAATATGATGGCATATCACTACCACCACCACCAAAACTAATCCTGAATGGGACTTTGCTCCTGTAAATTTTCTTCATATTCTGTGATTTGTCCTCCGTTTTCTGCGTACCAATTTTTTACATTTCTTTCTCCTACTAATAAGAAGAAACAATTGTAGCACAGAGGTCTAATGTTATCTAATTTTCTATTATTTAAATTTCCATCAAGGAAGTCAATTAATAATGGCATTTTTCCATCGGTAATTCTCGCTTCACTAAATCCACAACTACCACATACTTTTGGTATATACCCACTATCAAATAACTTATTTTTAAATTTGTGTAAAGGATAATGTAGATGTTTACCATCTATCAAATCATCTATATGATATTTTTTATTACGAATCCCCTTTGCTCTTTCAATACCAATCCCATGTGGGTTTTTTAAATCTTCAAAAACACCATACATTTTGGCATATTTTTTGTAGGTATTATACGATATACCCAATGTTCTAGCCGCTTCAAATGCCGAACGGGATTTTTCTTGTGCTGCTCTAATTTGGGATTCTAAAATAGGTTTAGCTCCTAAACCTCGTTTTGTAATTCTACTATTTTCTAAATTGGGGAAGAAACCAGTTACTTCTTCTTGATTTTCCATACTAATAACTATTTAATTATACCAATAAGTATATCAAATAAGAATTTTTATGAGTTTGTTAAATGTGTTATCTGGATTATCTGATGTGTCTAAATCTACAAAAAATTCAATAGGTGGTTCATAATCTAGTGCAAACTTATCTTCTCTACCTCTCATTTTTTTAGTATGACAATAAATTTCAGTAACCTTGCATTCTTCTTTAAATTTTTCTCTCAATTCTCTATATGGTGAAACTAAACTAATTACAACATCATTACCAGAATTATCTAAATATTTTGCAATATCAAATGCTTTTTGAATATTTTTATATCTACCTTCTTTTGAATAATCTTGGTTTGGAAATAATTCTCTTAATTGGTCCCCGTCAATATGAAATACGGATTTTCTCCAATTCTTTTTGTCAGTTTGTAACCACATTTGTAACTTCTTAGCCAATGTTGTTTTACCACTTCCTGGCTGACCTGTGAAAAGGTATATCATAACTTATTTCTTTTTTAGTGCGAATTCCGCTGCTTTATGTGCTTTTGATGTTTTATCGTATTGTAATGCAGATTTGATTTTAATCATCTTACCCGTATCTGGATTTTTAATTTTCTTATTTAAATCCGTAGGTAATAATGATTTCAATCTCATATCGATTGGAGTAGTTTGAGGTTTACCTGTGATTGTCTCTTTTTCTTTTTTGCTTATATCTTTCATATCAACTTGTTTTGGTGGGGCTGGTACTTCGTGTTTTACATGTTGTACTTTCATTTTGATATTTGGATATTTTTCTTTTAACTTTGATACAGCATCTACGTTTTTATGCGAATCATCTATAAAAAATACATCATTATATCCCTTTTTAATTTTATCTTCTATCCAATCTGCTTTATCTTGTGGGTCATTTGATGCCAATGCAACTACATATATTCTTTCTAATCCAATATCATTTAAATAATCTTTAACAGGTTTGTATGCAGCTCTTGCTGTTAATATTACCACCTTTCTTTCACCTTCTGCCTTTGCAACTGTGTTTAATAATTTTGTAACACCTTTAATTTCTTGTGGTTGTTTAACTTGCTCAAAATCTGAAAAATCATAATTGTCGCCATCTTTTGGTTCATACACCGCGTATTCTCCAGGAGTTAATTTTGATTTCTTACCATCACCATGTGTAATGTATATATGAGATTTTGTTTTAACCAGTGTATCGTCAAAATCGAATACTCTTAATTTTTTATCAGAATCCGCTTCGTTGATTGATTTGAACGCATTAGCAAATGGATTTGAATATATTTTTCCAAATTCAACTTTCATTCCGTTCCACAACCCTTCTATGAATCCGTTTTTACCCATTCAATTGCTTTTTTATAGGCCTTGACTTTTTATGTAGTTCTTCGTTTTCTTTTGTAAGATATTCTACTTTAACACTCAATGCCGCTACTTCTTTTGTAAGAGCTAAAATCATATTACGAAGGTCATCTTTCTCTTTTCCAGCTGCTTCAAGTAATCCTTCTAATTTAGAAATACGGTCTTTGCAATCGTGTCTTACAAAGTCTTCATCCTTTTCTCTTGCCAATGCTCTTTTTTCGTAATATCTCCAAGCTCCAGTTCCACCTAGGACAGTTATTGCGGTGATTAATACAGAATATAAATTTTCCATTATGCGTCTTGTTTATCACCTAACTCATGATAGCCGGTGTTTGCTTGATTAATATAATTATGTGAGTTAGTGATGTGGTCTTGTATCCAACCTGGTAAATTCTTTTCGTTTGTTCCTATTTTACCTTTTAATTCATTTGCGGATTTAATTATACTATCTAATTGGCCCATAGCCATAGATACTTCGTGGTCTTGTGCAGGTGCTTCTTCTTGTATTTTATGTTTCAACAATTCTGTCATTTTGTTGAATACTTGCTCTCCACCATCTTCTCCTAAACGATATGCTCCACCCAATTTTTCATAAACTTTAATTTTATGAGACATTGGAATATTTTTTTCATTTACTGCTTTCCAAGCTTTTGGATTGGTTACTTCAAATTTCATATTAAATTCTTTTGTATATACGGATATAAATATTGAAAAAATTGTTTATGCCCATATTCTGAAAAGTGTCTATCATTATTTTTTTGCCACCACTCTGGAGTTTTATCTATAAATGGTTTAAACCACGCAGTTTCTCCATTTGGATTTGGTATATGGTGTTCTTTAAAATCTGCTTTTAATTTTGCAAAAGACGGATTGGTTGTATCATCTAAACACCAAAAATAAAACTTTTTATTAGAATTTTTTAATGTTCTAAATAAAAAATGAAATTGTTCAAATTGTTGAGTTAAATATATCTGGAACCCTTCTTCATCAAGTAATCGTTTTGTATAAAATTCAATTTCATATTCATATATTCCTTTTTCCAATAATTGTTCTTTTGAATTATACATAATATCTACACCTCCATTTTTATAGAAATCGTATATTCTATTAAAAAAAGTCATACCAAATATTATCAATTCGGAATCGGAAATGTTCAAATATCTATATACCATTTGTAACATCCCCTGATTTGAAATTCCTGAATATGCATTATCAGCCAATTCAAGACCAAGTTTATTAGCTAGTAAATACGTCCACGTATCTTTTTCATCTATTTTAATTTCCGTTGAAAAGTTTTTTGAAAAAGAATCTCCAAAAATATATAATTTTTTATTCATTTCCAACCAAAGTTATAAAAGATAATGCAGTATATCGTTTTAAGTTACCAGTAACTTCCGTAACTTCATGTGCAATATCAAATCTATCCAAATCAATTATAGCAATGTTACCTAATTCAGGAATTACCTTTAAGTGATTATCTAAAATTAAATTACCACCATTGTTTTCATCATAATTTTCATTAAGATATGCTAAAACAACACATAGTCTACCCGTACCAATTCCGTCTTTATGGTCTTTTAATAAACATCCTTTATCATACATTGTTAATTGTGGATTATGTTTAAATTTAGTATTATCATCTAAATCATACATGTATTTAACAATAGGTTCAAAATTTTTACAATAGTGATTTTCAATAGTTAAGGTAGAATTTCCATAGAAAAACCAAAATTGAAAAATATCTTCTTTTTTAAATTTGTTTAAAAAATGGTTTTTGTATTCAGTTGCTTCTTCAAAATCTTTACAATCTTTAAAAAAATTATTGTTATTATTAAAGTATTCATCTGGCTGATATGCGGCATATGATTCACCAAACACATCTGCTCTAATACCTTTCATATATTTTTCAAATCCTTCTGTAATTCTAAATTTATAAAATAAATTAAAATCGATATTTTCAAATTCTGCTAAATTAAAATAACAATATCCTTTATCTTTAAGATTTTGTTTTGCGTCTTGTAATTTCATTTTAATCTTGTTTATTTTTTTTATTAAATGGAAACGCTATTAAACAACATCTTTCTTTGTTATTTATAACCTTTTCAACTGCGTGATATATATCAAAATTTTGCAAGTCAATCATTGCAACCCTTCCAAATTCAGGAACTACTTTATAATCAATTTTATCATCACCTCTCAATATTAAATTACCACCATCTTCTTGATTCCAATTTTCATTAAGATATATTAGAATTGAAGCATAGTTTTTAACAGGACTTTTCCCGTCAATATGGTCATGTAAAAAACATCTATCATTATATAGTGTAGATGATAATTCTATACTAAGCTCTTCCGAATCATCTAAATCAAAAAAATGTTTAGTAATTTTATCGTATACTTTTTTAAGATTGTTATCTGATACATTATGAAAAAGCCATATTTGAAACATATCTTTATTGGTATTTTTTATTTCAGCCAATATTTCTTCTTTTTTATTATTAGCTGCTTCAAATGAACCCATGTCAGTATTAATGTTTCCGTAAATTTTAGTCCAATAATCTCCTGTAAAGTCAGCTCGGAGACTTGTATAATTTTCTTTTCTAGATAGTTCCGTAGATGATTTATATTTTTCTATGTATTTAAAAAGACTCTCATCAAAATCTTTTAAATCAAAGGAGCAATATCCTTTTTTTTTTAAATGCTTTTTAGCTTCATCTATACTCATCTTAAAACTTATTTAATTCATTATTGAAATTGCTTTCTGCTATTTTTCTAAACTCATCTTTTCTATTTATAAGTTTGATGTTATTTAAGTAATAGTCTCTATTTCTATAAATATAATCTTCGCAAACTATAAAATTATTTAATTTGAATTGATATATGTTTTTTCCATTTTTATTTAATTTATCAATAGCCCACATTATAAACGTATCTTCAACTCCATAGTGGCCAAATGATTCAGGTATATTTATAATATCTAATAATTTTTTTGATATACACGTAAACCATCCTCCTGCAAATTTAGAAGTTGGTTGGCCTAATACATTATTTTTTACCAATTGTATAGAAATATCACCATATACGCCACAATCCATATATGGGTCATTTGTTTTATGATAATTTAAGGGTTTGTCTAAAAAAGTTTCATTAACTAAACAATCCCAAGTTGAGTCCCATATTTTAACTATTTCTGGAGTTAAAACATATTCATCAATATTTTCATCTTCAATTGCAGTTATCGCATTTTCCATATAAAAAAGAATTTGTTCATCAAATACAACATCAGTATCTAACCATATAAAATGTGTGGCAGTTGGTGTTTCTAAATGTGCAAGTCTTCTAGATGATACACATCCCAATATATCTTCTCTAATTTGAAAAGTAGAATCAGTTGCCCAATCGGTTAATTTTTTTAAAGAATTAAATTTTTCTATAAAATATTCTTTATTTATTTTGGAATCTGACCAGTTTACTAAATAATCAGATAGCCCCATTGATATATTAAATGAATAATCTGCGTATAGTGCGAATTTTGATGCTCTTTTTAAACCAATAAGTATTCTTTCTAAATCATCTATTTCATATGGTAGTATAAATGTTGTAAAAACTATTTTCATTTGTATAATTCTTTTATTGTTTCTTTAATATATGTGTCTCTATCGTACTGATGAACTATTGTAAACTCATCACCCTTTTGATTATAGAATTTTCCATCTTTATAAATAGGAGTTGGTTCTGTTATTGGAAGTTTACTCTTATTAATCCAAACGGTCCCTAATTGAGTTGCAAATCCTCTTTCTTGTTCAATAAATTCCACACTATGTTTATAATGGTCTAATCTCAATAAAACATTAAATGCAGCTTGGTCGGATAATTGTTCTGGATTTGCAGTTGTTTTACTCCATCTATAAATGTCAATAAATAAATCTCTAATTGCTTCTCTTTTACCAACAATTGTTCCTGCACAATAACTGATTTGGTCTTTCATTCCAAATTCCCATTCCATAGGAAATGTAGTTCCACTATTTACTACTGCCCATGGGTCATCTTTCAAACGGATACATTCACTAAATGCAAGTATGTCTCGTCTCATCCACTTATTTAACCAATCCGTTGGGTCTTTTTGAAATATTACATCTTTTACATCAGTCCAAATTATTACATCGGTTTCATATGATTGTAAAAAGGCATACATATCTCTAAATCTTTGTAGAATAATATGTTCTTGTAATTGAGATTGAACTATTAACCAATCCTTTTTGTGTAAATATTCAATAACTTCCTGTGATACATCGTATACCAACATTAACTTTTCACCTTTAAATCCACTTTGTTCAATTGATTCAACATATGGTTTTATGTCTTGTACATTATATTTGGTTATACATCCTACTATTGTGTATTTCATTATAACTGTTTTATTATTTCAATATCTTTTACATAGTCCGCAATCTCATAATCTCTCCAATCGGTATAGTTTGGATATAAGTCAGGTCTTTCGTGATACCAAGTTTGAACCATTTGTGGATTTTGAATAACTTCATAACCACCTGCCATAATGACTAATTGTGCCAAACAATCCGACCATCCAATTAATTTATTTTGACTGGCAATCATATCATAGTTTAGTTCTAATACGGGTCTAAATTTTTCCCAACTTATAATCCATTTTTTACAATCAATTATAAATCCACCACCTGCACCATATCCTTTATTACCAAATAGGTTTGTAGGTATGTTTGTATTTCCACCAATTTGTTTAATAACATCTAATAGAATTTCCGGCATTACATTTGTATTATATTCAAATCCTGCAATACCAAATTCACTACCTTTTATGATACTGATTGGTTTAAGAATAAAACTATCCTCTTCCAATATTATCATAAATTTAGAATCGGATTTTTTACATGCCCAATATATGTTGTCACACCAAAGCAATGCGTTATCCATTGGCCAACATTCTCTACCAACATTGTGTTGTTGGTGATTTCCTGGATATCCTATTTGAAATGGATTCTTTGAACATTCGGCATCATACTTCTCAGCAACTTTTTTATAGTTTTCAAAATCACCATTATCATCTACTTTAATATAAATGTCTCCGTCAGGATAGAACTCTCTAAACTTACGAAATGAATGCTCTGCTGCTTCCCAATTCTTATAACCCCAAAGATATGCATTTAACCATTTAGTCATGTCTTGTTAATTTATACAAATCATTACTGATTGTGTTTTTGTAATCATCATCTAACCATTGAACTCCCATTTCTCCAACTTGATTCACCATTGGCAGATATAAATTATGCATCGCCACACCACAACCTTTTGGTGGATTTGTTTCCATTTCTAATATTGCTTCTATTAAATTATTGGTCATAAAATGTGGAAATACAATAAATGTATCGTTTACAATTGGTAAGTCTAAATATTCCGGTTCTCTCCAAAAGAAATTACATTTATCAAAATCATATTCATATTCTTCAAATGGGTTTTTGAAAAAGTTAATATCAAATCTAGTTGAAATAACTAAATCCAAATCTTCTTCTAATAATCTATGTAAACTATTACAATAAGTTGCTGACATTAATTTTACACCATTTGATAATTCATCACCACCACCATATTGATTTAAATTCACTTCTTGGGATACAAACATTGCCTTTTTAAGAGGCAAATATGTATTTATAATCTCTTCTTTTTTTGGGTTGTCATAAGTAAATATATAAAAGAATATATCATGCCCTTGCTCTTTTAAAGGATTTACTACATATTTAAAAAAGTTATCTTTTGCATCTTCAAAATTTCTATATCTGCCACCATTTAACCCATCATTATAAGATACACCTACTAAATTGATTCCTATTTTCATATTGTTTGAATTGTTGGAAATAAAATAATAAAATTACCAGTATATCCATCGTTTCTTAAAGATTCAATAATAACATCTTTGAAATTATGTGCTAATATTAAAATATAATCAACTTTGTTATTTTTTAAGTATTCTCTACTTTTAATTTGAATACCTGTTCCTGGTATAAACTTATCTTGTTTTAAATCGGTATCATCAATTACTACATCCAATATCGTATGGTCTATCTTTGCACTATTTAAAAATATGCATCCCTTTGCAGCTGCTCCAAATCCTATAATATTATTATTTGCATTTTTACAAGCTTGCAACATAATTTTACAATCCGATATATGTTCTTCAATTACTTCACCCCAATCTTTATAATATTCTTCATTTATAGATTGTTCTTCATCTATTAATTTTTGAACACCATTACAAACATCCCAATCTCCTTTTTTAGAAATTAATAATCTCAATGTTCCACCATGAATAGGATATTTAACTGCTTTAATTATTTCTAAACCAAACTTATCAAATAATTGTTTAAGTGGTTCTACCAAATAAAAATAAACATGCTCATGATATATTTGGTCAAATTGTAAAGTTTGCATGTTAGTTTTCCAATAAGGAAATTCCAAACACCAAATACCTTTATTATCTAAACTAATTGATATTGCTTCTGCAAAATCTGCAATAGGTGGTGTATGTTGAAATACATTTGTTGATGTTATTAATTTAAATTTTTTGTTTAGTGTTTTTGCAGTTTTTACTCCCCAAAATTCATTTAATGCTGGGACACCTCTTTCTCTACTTAATTTTGTAAGATTGGTTGATGCGTCTACATTTAATACATTCAAATATGGTTTCTTTTCCAAAAATGAATGTAATAGTGTTCCATCATTACCACCAATATCCAATATATTATCATTTTCTTTTAAATTCAAATAGGTATCAACAAACCAAAACATTTCTTTACAATGGTCTGCATATGCTTTTACAACACCTGATTTATATGAATATTGTGAAAACATTAAATTTGGGTCTACATTTTCGGTAAGACATGATAATTTACTTTTTTCAAAATATTGAACTGCTAATTTGTATTTTGGCGAATTAAACGAATCTTCTCTTGTATCAGATAAATTATTTACCAATGGCATTTCACCTAAATCAATATAGGTAAATCTTTCCGAATCATTTGTGATTGGACAATTTGTAACTTCTGTAACTTCTTTCATCTATTTTAAATATTCATTTATTAAAGTTTCTACTGCGTATGGTGCTTCATGTTTACATTCAAATATAGATTGTAAATTTCCATTTGGATTTGAACCTATAAAAAATTCTACCGATAATGAATTTTGTGCACCTAACATTTCTTTGTTATAAAGGTAATCTTCATTTAATGTTCTTATATATTTTGATGTCGACCACCAATAAGTTCCACTAAAATGTGGATAATATCCAACATATGTATCTTTTCTTAAATTAGACCCAACTGCGTCTGCTCCACCATCCAATAATTCAATACATTCTTTATGTCTATACATAAGATTATAATCCATACTCCATCTCCACAATGTGTTATTATATCCCGTATTGGATACTGCCTTTGTATGAAAATACATAACATATGCATCCTCTTCTTTACAAAAGTCCATAACATCTCTCATAGTAGATTTTTCAGCTTCGTTTGAATCGTGCACTCTAAATACGCACTTTGGATATGAAATCAATAAATTAGTAAACCAGTTTGTGTTTTCTTCTGATGGTGATATTATACCAATGTATATTTTATCCACTTCATTATATAATCCTGATGTTACCAATTTCATAAGTTGTTCTTGTACAACCAATTTGTATTCGTTAATCAGATATGTATGCCAAAAAATAACCTTACGCATTTATAATATTCTTTATTTTATTATATTTTTCTTCCGATTTAGTTAAAATTCCTAATCCCGCAGAACCTGTATGTATTAATTTATATCCATCACAATCTGCAAAAAATACACCAACTGTCTCAGGAAAAGATTCAACATCATGAAACAAAATAATTGCATCATCATTACAAAATCCTATCCAATTATCAAAATCACCTTTAACTGCTTCATATGAATGAAATCCGTCAATGTGTAATATGTCAATTTTTTTATCCCAAGTTTTTGATGCTTCTGCAAAATCACTTTTAATAAATTCTATATTTGAAACACCAAAATTCTTTATGATATGTTGATACAAATCATCTACCAAATTTAATGTATCTCTATGGCCGGCATGGTCATCACCTTGAAACCAATCAATACCATATACGTTACCAATTTGTGGATATCCAAAACAAAATGTTGAAAAACCATAATCAACTCCCAAGTCTACTACAACTTCGGGATTAAATGTTTCTACTAATTCCATAGCCAATAATCCATGGCCTTTCCATGCTGAGTCATGTCTCAACAATGTTTCAATGTATCTATTTTTCATTTTCGTTTAATATTATTTCTTCTAATTTATATGGTATCAAAGAAAAATTCAATGGTTCCACTTTTACAACATTTTTACTTATGTTTAATGATTCAAACCAATTAAAGTGATTTGTTTCACCACCAGGAATTATCTTTGTACCATTTATATAATCAATTGTGTATTTAAAAAAATTCATATAAATTGATTTCATTCCACTTGCAGTACCTACCATAATATTATCATCAAATTTCATATGTCCTTGCCAATGGTTTCCAGCTGCATATAATAAATTTGCATCCTTATCATTTTTTATAAAGTCTATAAACATATCAACATTATGTAACTCTATATCCATTCTTGCTTTTATAATCAAATCATAATCTGTTTTCAATGATTCCGAAAAAATTGTAATAGTTTGAAAACAACTTGTTACTGCATATGCCTGTTGCATTGCATGATATGATTGTGTTTCATATGTCACATCCGTTGGTACTAAATCAATAAATTTATGTGGATTTGATACTTTAATTTCTTTTGGTTGAAAGTCTTCAATCAATGCATTTATATCAATAAAATTTCTACCTCTATCTTCACCATACCAAGTTTGAATAAACACATCCGCATTTAATTCTTTAATTACTTTTTGCCATTGGTCTAATACCTTTTTATACTTTCTAGGTTGACCATAAAAACATATTGCTACTCTCATTTATAATCGTTTATATAATCCGAACAAATTCCGATACATTCATCTAAATTATCATTATGAATTTCAGGCATTACTGCGATACTTCCTTTAATTGGTTGTTTACCAGGATATGCCCAAACTACGTTCATTGACGTAAGTGTTAATGCATCTTCTTCATGCCAAAAATAATGATAACTATTAAGCATATTAAACCATTCCACTGCTTCTATATTTTTACAATGAATCCACAAATGTTGTATTCTTTCACTAAACCAATGTTGTGAAACACCATATTGTGGTTTATCGTGTCCTAAAAATAAAACACCTTCAATCATCCATACATCTATTTCAACATCAAATCCTTCCGATATTGCTTTGTCGATGTATGCTGGTTCGTTTTCATATGATTCAAACTTTCCGTTTGTATTTCCTCTGTGTGATATTAATATCATTTCTTATTTTCTAAATAGTAATTTAAATCTTCTGGTGTACCCAATCCCCACATCTTATCAATGTTAAATGTTTTAATCTTTTTACCATCTGCAATTGCTTCGTTAAAAGTTGGACAAGTATAAAACTCATTGTTAGTTCTGATATTCTTTTCAATCATTTGCTCTGCGTATTTTACATAGTCTGAACCTTTAGCCCAATAGTAAACACCGACTGTTGCTATATCTGAAATTGGATTTTTTTCTGCTACTTTGGTAACATATCCATATTCATCAACCTTAGCGAATGACCATTTTGGATGTGTTGCTTTAAATGTTAAAATACCACCATCTACTTTTTGCTCAATCATCTTATACATAAACTCATTCGAATCCCATTCAACAAATTGGTCAGAGTTTGCCATAACTAATGGTGCATCGTTATCAATATATTCTTTTGCTAACAACGTAGTACAAGCTGCTCCTTCTGTAATCCCATCTACTTCCACAATTTTACAATTCGGTGTGATTAGATTTAATAAGGTATCTAAATTGTACTTCTCTCTATGTTCTTTTTGTACTACATAAATGTATGTAGCTTCTATGTTTAGATTATCCACTACAACTTGTATCATTGGTTTTCCATTAACATCAATTAATGGTTTTGGAAATGTATAACCAGCTTGCTGAAATCTACTTCCAGCTCCAGCCATTGGAATAAGAACATTCATCTTACCACCTTGCCATTTTGGTATTTTCATATTTGTCGTTTGTTCTAATTTACTAATAATTTTTGATAATACCAAATCTTTTGGAGAATCTACTCTCAAAACATTTGCTCTACTTCTACTTGCTGCTAATAATCCGTGCGGAGAATCCTCTACGATTAAAGTTTCTTCCGGCAAAACTCCCATCATACTCATTGCCTTCCAATACATTTCAGGATGTGGTTTAGAGTTCTTTACATCCTCATTAGAGATGATTAAGTCCATATACTCAATTATACCTATCTTTGCTAACATAACCAATACAGACCTTCTAATTGAGTTTGAAGCACATGCTAACTTATATCCTTTATTTCTTAATTCTTTAAATAACTCAATCTTTTGTAAATCAGGTTGTAATTCTGAAATTGCTTCAATTGTAAGTTGTTGCTTTCTATTCCAAACCGTTTCGTATGTATCTCGATGTAAACCCTTATTTTGAGTAAGTAGTTCTAATTTTTGATTTGTTTTTAATCCATCGTAAATTGATAAATGTTCTGCTTCTGAAATAACATATTTTGTACTCTTTCCTATTTCCCACAAAGCTTTGTTCAATGTTTCAAAATGTATTTGTTTTGCTTCCACTAATACACCATCCAAATCAAATATAATTAATTTTGTCATTATTTTCCGTATTTTGCCCAATCGTTATGTCTAAATAAACCTTCGTTATGTCCAACTTTATATTCCTGTTCTGCCCACCATTTGCTAATATTTCCTTCTAATCCAATACCTTCACCTGCAAATGGTCTAACTACATCTAAATAAAATTGTTTCTTATAAAGGCACGGGTTGTTTGTCCAATTACCATATCGAGATGTAGTCCAAAACATATCTTCCGATTTCTTTATCAAATCAGGAAATTCAATCGATGGGTCTAACCAATGTATTGAATCTAATAAGTGTGGAGATTGACAACCAATTTCATCATCATAATAAGTCAATTCTTTACCTTTGTGTCTAAATGAAAAATGTGGGTTACCTGGATTTACTCTATGTCTTAAACGAACAACATCCATCCCCATTTCAATTGCTTGATAGCTTCTTTTTAATGTGTTGTATGTGGTTTCGTTATCTTCAATCAAATTCCAATCATGTTCTAATACTAAAACATAATCCTCTTTTGCATTTTCAGTTAAACGGATAAATGCCTGTCCTATACCAATATTCTTTTGTAAACCTATGAAATCCAATCCAAAGTGTCTTGCAATTTCCATATCTTGTGGTGTCACTTCCTGAAATAGGATAGTCACATCGTTTACCATATCGAATAAACCATTTTCGTAATATGTGGTTAAAGTATCTACTAATACTTGTCCACTATGCCAGGAAAGTATCCCTATGCTGATTGGTAGTTTTTCCATAATTCAAATTTTTCTATTAATTTATCTACTCTTTGTATTTGTGTATGATTTGCGATAACTTTTGCCATTCCATTATATGCAATTCTTTCTCTCTCCTCTTCGTTTTCATTATAGTAATTCATTTTTTCTATACAATCAAACATATCATCGTAATATACAATATCTTCACCATCTATAAACATATCTCTTAAACCAGTTTCCGGTGGTAGATTATCAGTCAATACTAATTTACCACATGCCATACCTTCAAATATTCTACGGGTTATTTCTTTCCATCTACTATTTTGAATAACCATTAATCCAGTATTCAAAAATTTTGTATGCTCTTCTGCATCCATTCCATTTCTATTTCCAATTGCCCCTTCTGCCCAATTTGTAAGATAATCTAAAAATTCCGAGCCACCTCTTCCTCTACTAGTTACGCCAACATATTGTGGTTCTAAATTCATAGGAAATTGAACGGCGGTATCTGCCCAATGTGGCACCCAATCCGCATTAATACCACATATTCTATATTCTTCTGCTGATACTTTATCTGGTGTGATTGTATAATGAAATCTATTTGCTTTTGGATAATTTCTTTCAAAATTTTGTGGGTCATCTCCACTCTCTTGTATCCAAAATGAATTTGGTTTTAAATTCTTATCCAACCATTTGGAGTCAAACCTACCCCAATCCATAAATAATACTATATCCGTTGGCGTATCCTGTTGAATCCATAATTGTAATTGGGAATCATCACCATTTGGTATTGGAACTATTTCAGTTTCCCAGCCTCTCTCTTTAAATTCATTTAATAATGATAAAGGAGTTGACCATTTTTCATTTGGTTTATAGTCGTATATAAATGTTATTTTCATAATCTATATTTTTCTTTTGGATATCGTTCATAATAATGATTTACACTACTATTAAAAACACAATATGGTTTCCAATTTTCACCATTTTGTATAAATTCAAATTCCGCATCTACTCTAATATGTTTATCTGATTTTTTAAAATTTATACTTTTTAAATAATCAGATTTTGCCCACCAAAAATTACCAAAATAAGCTAATTTATCAACATGCTGTGGTGAGTGGAAGTTGACACCATATGTATTAAATTCTGTTTTTTCAAATAATTTAAATACATTTTTCACATACTCTATATTAAAATAATTCATCAAATGTCGCCAATCTTCTAAATTAGAATAATAATCTTCATATATTTTTGATGCACCTTTCGTATGAATATACAAAATATAATCCGAATCACCAAATGTTTCCTTATCATTTTCTATCAAATCTAATGTTGTAAATTCATTACCAAATGCTCTAACTTCTCTAATTATGTGATTTGGTTTATTAGATTTATAAAATTTTTCAATAATGGAAGATGTTGATTTATTTGGATTCGCAATAGAAATCCCCACATTTAATATGTAGGGAAAATCAAAATGTTTTTGTATTAAAGAAAGTTGTTCATCTACTATTGATTCGACACCATCTATTGCGTATATGTGATAATAGATGTGTACCATTATAAAGTATCGTAGTAATTATTTTGCTTTTCTTGTCTTTCTATTGTTTTTGGATGCTTAATACAATACACTTCTTCCATTGGAAAATTTGTATAGTTTTCAAATCCACCAATTCTTTCATGTACTTTACCACTCCATCCGATTGTTTCTTTATTTTTATAAATACGAGTTTGAACATCTGGAAAGTTTACCCATCCTTTATCATTAACCTGCCATCCCCATTTTTTAATATGTTCATCCGTTAATCCAACGACTGTATTAATTCTAGGTACTAATATCAAATCTTTGTCCACATTTGCATCTAATAGGGCCTCCATATTTACAATCAAATCAGGTTCTAAATATTCATCCGCATCTAATTGAAATATCCATTCACCTTTACATTGTGAGTTTAATAGATTTTTCCATTGAGCGAAATCGTTATCAAATTCGGATTCAATCAATGTAATATGGTCTGCCTTTCCTTGTAACTCTAAATATTCTACTAACTCTATTGGAGCTTTTGGTAAATCTAATAAGACTACTATTTCTGAATTTTCTTCTTTATAGTTTAATAATTGCCCTACTAATCTAATTGTTTCTTCGACTTCATTACAAGCCGTTATTGCGTAACTTAATTTCATTAAAATATTTTTTCGTCAGTTGAATTTGTGTAACTCCATGCAGAACCACTTGGATATCCATATGCAGTTGATGTTGTTCCAAATCCAAATGGTGGATTACCAATTGTAATTGAACCAACTCCTGGTGTTGTTGTAATTGTTGTTCCAGGTGTACAAGTTATTTTATATGGATTGTATGGGTCTGTTGGTGGTGGTGTAATAAATGGTGAACCATTTGGTACTCCAAAGGGAAAAGATGGTGTCGATTCAAGAACTAATACCTTATCTTCTACTTCTGCTAACTTTTCTTTTAGTGTGTCCCATTGTTTTGGAGTAATGTTAAATTCATGTACTCCGTCTGTGAATCCTTTTAACCAAAGGACGAATTCTTTTGATGTCATAACCTATATTATATTTGATTTTTGTAAATGTTCGTATATTTTTTCTGCTATAATTTCATTTCCTTTTAAGGATATATGATTATCTTGTACCAATTCATTCGTATCATCGTGAATTTGTAATTTATGTTTTATACAAAATTGTTTTAATGTTTTTCCTTCAAATTTTAAAACATTTTCTGCATATTTTTCTACTGCATCCAATTCCATTTCATCTCCCATTTCCCAAGATGACCAAATTATTTTTGAATTTTTACTTTTTGCAAATATATCTAATAATTTTATTTGTTTAAAAACTCTTTGCATCTCATCTTCTTGTTTAAAGATTATTTCAAGATATTTTTTATAATGTTCGTTTAATGGTAAAAGTTCTTCTTCGTTATTAAAAGGTGATGCATCAAACTCAGTTCTATTTAAATTATACTTTTTTCCATTTAAATCATAATACCAATATCTTCTAGTTATCATAGTTAAAAATACAATATATATTTCATTTGAATTTTTATCTATTACATCATATAACTTATCAAAAATATAATCATTGGAAGCCTGGGATACTGCTAAATTAATTATACTTGCATTATTTAATTTTTTTTCTAAAATTGTACTAAATCTATTTTCTACTTTATATTGTTCCAATTTATCAACAATAATATCTCTATGTTGCCATTGATAAGTAGTTTCAAATTTTTCAGGAAAATATTCCAATTTATCTTCATTTAGAAAATTATAATAATTTATATTATCTAGACCACCTCCTTCGGTGAAGCTACATCCAAAAAATTTTAATTTCATCATTTGTGTTGTTTTTGTATTCTTTCAGATATACCTGCTACTTCTTTATTTTTAGAAGTCATTTCATTAACATCCATTCCTAATTCAAATACTGAATCTAATCCACTAAGTTTATAAGTTCTATAAGAATCTCTACTTACTATTGGTACTTTTTTTACATATTTGTCAAAATATCCTTTTGCACCACCTTTCATATCAATCAATTCGCTATCTTTATCAACCATTCTATCAAAAAACTTTTTTACTAATTTTGGATTTATAGTTGATACCTTTACAGCATGTACAATATCTTTTGATTTTGAAACAAATAAAGTAAATATAATTGGAGTATCTGATGATTTATATGAAACGCTATTTCCATCTACATATGTGTATTCTTTTACTATATAAAAAGTACCCGCTACCATTTTGGAAGGGGATACTTTTTGTTTTGAATCTATTAATCTCTTATATGTTGTAAAATAGCTTTTTATCATTTATTTAACATTTTCAATTTTGGTAATTGTAATTGTTGAAATTTTGGTTGTATTTTAGTATAAATACCATATTGATTTAAAATTGCATCAAAGAATTTAGTCATTTTTGATAAGCTAAAATTTTGTTTGTTTTGCTTACCTAATTGAAATGATGCGATTTTATATTTGTCATAATTTTTGTAAACATCTTTGATTGCAATCAATGCTTTTGAAATATTTACATTGAACCATTGTGATTCTTTTAATAAGAATTGGTCAGCTGCGGATTCATGTACAGGTTTTAATTCACCCTCTAATAATACTGCACCTTGTTTTAAGAAATCTAATTGACCACTCCAGCCACTTACTAATATTGGTTTACCTGTTAAACTAAATTCTAATAAGGGTCTACCAAATCCTTCACCCTTTGTAAAATTCAACATTGCTTTTACTTTTGGATGTTCATATAATCCATTCATTTCCGATGTAGTTAAATCACCATGTAATAAATAAATTGGAACTTTATTATAATCCGAACCTAAAACATCTTTAATTTTTTTAATTGTAATTTCTCTGTCTATTACACTAAATCCAGCCGCTGATGTTTTTAGTACCAATGCTGGCTTTACTTTTTCGTTTTTGAATGCCATTGCGAATGTTTTAATCATCATTCCCACATTTTTTCTATCTTCACCCAAATCACCTCTTAACCAATGTCCTACAAATAAGAATGCAAAATCTTCTTTGATTGAATCTAATTCAGCAATGTGTGCAACATGTTCCGTTCCAAAATCTTCTTCATCAAACCCTTCAAAAAGGATTTCTACCGGTTTTTCAATTCTATGTTGTTTTATTAATTGTCCAGATTGTTTATCTGCTTCATTATATACACTATCTACTAAACTCTTTTTAGAATGTTCCGATGGTACAATAATTAAATCCATTCTATTACACCCATGTACCCAATCCAATGGTGAGTGTGTTGTTTCAATTGCAGCAGTAATTCCTATGTTATAATGTCCTACTGGTTGAAATTCATTTGGGACAGTAACTTGAATATAAATGTCAGGTTTTTCAGTAATTTGTGGAATAATGTTATCCACTACCCATTTATGAAATGGTTTATCATAATTAAGAGCATCCATTGGAGTATTGCCCCAACGAGTACTGATAACTTTAATTTCAAACTTATCTAATTTATAAAGAGAATGTAATAAATCTCTTGCGTGGTCACCATATCCACTTCTAGTTGCTACTGGTGCCTGAAATACTAATGTTGGTTTCATACTATAACTCTATTAATTTAAATTTTTCTTTTGGTTTCCAATTTGCAAATGCACCTTCCATTCCTTCTACCAATGATTCACACATTGCTTCTCTACTCAATTTCCCTTCTCCTAAAAAGAATTTTCTACCTTTTAATCCAACCGATTCTCTATCTTCTTTTGGAGTTTTATACCAATCCATAATCAATGGAGTAATATCTTCAAAATCAACTCTATCATCGAAGATATATGGAGTAGGAACTGACCCGGTTGATGAACGAACAGGCCAAATTGGTTTAACCCAATCTCCCCAAACTACACCTGCTTTTTTATGTCTATCATGCAAAGAACCTATTTCAACATAATCTTCTGCTGTTAATAATTTACCCGTACCTCTTTCTCTAAATCCACATTGGTCTTGCAATCCACCAGTAACATTTACAATGATAGGCGTACCTGCCATTACCGATTCTGCGGTTGCTAATCCAAATCCTTCATTAGATGCCACATTTATTGTTACATCACCAATATTGTAAAGATAATTTAATTGTTCTTCCGAATATCTATTTGGTGCAAATACTACATTTGTTTCAGGTGAACAACATTCTGCAATTGTTCTCGGTAAATCGGTTCCATGTTCTTCCACAGGTTGAGTGTGCATTAATAAACACACTTTGCTTCTTTCCTCTGGTCTCAATGCTTCAACAAATTTGTCAAATGCTAAAATAACATCAATTGGTTGTTTTCTACGAATGTTTCTATTATTCCAATATAATACGAAATCATATTCTTTATCACCAAATATTTCTTTTTTAAATTCTTTTGGAACTTCAATTGGTTTGTATAAATCCGAATTGATACCATGCGGTACATAACTCACTTGCCAATCTTCTGGTTTAGTCCAATGTTTTTCTTTATCCCAACTCCAAACTCTACGGGTAATACCATAAGTTTGTTTTGAAATACATCCAATCCAATCACAACTTTCGTAGTAATCTCTATTGTATTTTGGGTCTGGTAAATCATCCCAAATATGATAAAAGAATAAAGGAACTGATTGGCGAATTTCATGCTCCATTTCATACAACCAAATCCAATATCTTGGGTCGGTAAAGTGTAGGATAGCATCAGGTTTTTCGGTCATTAAAAGTTGACGAATAACATCTGGATTACCATATCCATCAAATGGTATAACTTTAACCGATGCATCGTTTACACCAGTTCTTTCTCTAACATCATCTGATAAATCTAATACCTTTCCCATTTCAGGGTGTTTAATTGCAGCTCCCAATTGTACCCAATCGTACTTATCAACCGTCCCTAATACTAATTGTTTGGAAACATTGGCAATACCACTTGCCATTCTTAAATCATCTGATAACAACAGAATCTTCTTTTTTGCCATAACTTATTTTTAAAATATATATTGTTTAATTTAAATTTTTTAATCCTCTATCACATATTCCTCTATCAAAAAACTCACACCATTCACATAGCTTGGTGGCATTTTTTGGAAATTCTATATCGGTTCTATAATTACCATCTTTGTCAAATACACTCTCTACAAACTCCGTAAAACCCTTCCAGGCTTTATTTACTGATACTTTACCATTTGCAGGTATATGTTTACTCATTCTATGTGTTGGGATATCTTCTCTTACTTCTACCTTTCTTTTCAATATAATAAATTCAACATCAATTACATCTTCTGAAATGTTTAGTAATTCTGCATAGAATTTTTTGTATAAAAGTATTTGTGCGTTTTTAACTGGGTCTGATTTTTGATATTTACTCCAACCTCTTGTAGAAGTTTTAAAGTCAATAATTCTATATCTACCATTAAAGGTATCTCTGATAATCAAATCTATAAAACCCATAAAGTTTACATTCTCTGAAATCTTTGTGTTTATAGGTTGTTCAATTGCTACCAACTCATCGTGTTTTAACGAAAAGAATTTGTTAAAGTTTTTGGGTTTTTGAAACCAATCTAATAAGACATTTCCATCTTCTAAAAACTCTACCATTTCTTCTTTGGTGCATATTGTAGTATTGCCTATTTCACCTTCGGTTTCTTTAAGATACGCATCTCTCATTCTTTCTTTTAGATACTCCTTTAAGTCAATCATTTTGTCAGCTTGTGATTTTGATATTCTTAAACATTTCTCCAAATAGTTTTGAAGTGTTTCGTGCATTGCAGTTCCAAAGATTGAATGTATGTTAGAAGAGTTTTCTCCTAATTTATCTATGTATGCTAATTTGTATTGATGTGGACAACTATGCCACATACTATACTGTGAAAATGATACTCTTGCCATAATACATCTAATATACCCAATTTATTTGGATTTACCAAATAATTCTTCTATAATTGGTTGTATATGGTCTGCCCAAAGTTTTGACCCTAATTCGTTTGGATGGTTATCATTTCCAATATGATATTCTTTGTTTAAATTTATAAATTCATTTAAAGTAAATCCATTATAATAGTTTGGATTTTCTTTCATTGATTTTATTAGTCTATTATGGATAAGTGGGTGATGGGTATTATGAAAAAAACTAATGTCATCTTCTACTTCGTTTGAAACCGCTAACTCATATCTTGGATTCCCATGTGAGTCTTTTAAATACCATTGACCATTTGATTCGTTTAAAACAGGTATATGGTTATTTATACCATCAAATATTAAAAATTTATAACCATTTGCTTTACAAAAATTTGTAAAATTTATAATATTATGATACGTTTTTATTAAAGAAAATGTTATATTTGTATATAATTGAGATATTTCGTATCTATTTTTATAAATCCACGAATTTAAAGGAAATTCATTATCCCATCCTTCAAACCCATCCGCAGTTATTTTACGACTACCTTGTTTATCTAGAAATTGTAAAGGAGTAAGATGCCAATATAATGAACCATTGCTTTTTTCATCAAATGAATCCCAACAAATTAAAAATCTTAAACACTCTGATAATTGTATTACAAATAAACTATCTTTTGCTATTTCTGGATTTAATGTAGCGTAGTTTATTACATTTTGAGTTATTACTTCGTTTCCAATCCCACCTTTAGCTATATTAATTAATTCTAAATTATTATTTTCTGCTAAATATTTTGCCCAAGATGCAGTTTTTCCAATTAAATGTCCTTCGGTGAAAGAACAACCGGATGTTATTAAATATTTTGTATCAATCATAAATATTTTTTTAGGTATTCCAATTCTTTTGGTATATGTGTTTTATTAAAATCATTTCCAAAATTCATATAAGTTTTAAACATATCTTTTGAGTTTTTTGGATGATTTATATTTGTTTTTAAATATATCACAAAATTTTTAATTTCTGTTTTTAAATCATTATAATTAAATGCTTTATCAAGTCTTGTATATAATTCTATTATATCAGTTTTTTCTTCAAAATTAGAAACATTTAACCAATACGGGTGTTCTGCAAATCCAAATCTAATTTGAGAATCCGAATCAATATATCCCATATGATACATAGATTTTCTAAAATTTGGAAAATCAAAACAATTTAATATAGAACAAGTATATTGAAATACGTGTTTAATATTTCCATATTTATTTTTGGCTTCGTTTAATAAATTCATATTATTTATGAAATTATTTGTATTAAACCCCGTTCTTACAAATTCACCAACATTACCTATACCATCGCAAGATATTCCAAAATTTATACTTTTAAATTGAGAAAAAAATTCAAATATATCTCTATTATTAAATTTAACTAAACTGAAATTTGTATTTAAATGTATTTCTATTTTATCTTTATTGTCCAGTTTAGAAAGAAATTCATACATCTCTTTCATATATAAAGGTTCTCCACCTGCAAAATATATGTGTTCTAAACTTTTTATATATCGTTTATCAATATCAAAATTTGTTATGTTTATTTCATTTTTATTAGAATCAATCGCGATTCCCATAAATTTTTTAAAAGCATTTTGTTCTTCAATCCAAGTTGAAGAATATTCTGATGTGCAACTTCTACATTTAAAATTACAAATATTGGAAGGTCGTAAATCTAGTCTAACAAAATCAGGATAATTATATCCATCCTTTCTTGTTTTATTTTTGTATTTTTGAATTAGATGAGAATAATACCCATTCCACTTTGTTCTATAACTTTCAGCCCCCTCATCATCCATTTTATAACAAACATCACAAAATTTTGGTTTATCACCATTTAACATATCCAATCGTATTTGCTTATATTCATCTGAATTAAAGGCATCCGATATTGAATCGTTTTCCAAATTTGTATTTTCTAAAAAAGTTTGTGAATAACAACAAACTTTTAATTTTTTATCTGGATAGGCATTAATATGTAAAAATGGTAATATACAAAATGTATCTGACATTAAATTTTTAATTTCAATTTTGTAATTTGTTTTTTATCTACTCCGTATTTTTCACAAACATATTTTAAATATTCTCTACCTTCTCTTGTTGCGTATAATACTTCTATATAATCGTTTGCTTGTCTTTCCGAACAATCATATTCTTTTTTTAATAACTCTACAATAAATTCTTCGTATTTTTCTTCTCCCTTACCTTTGATGTATTTTAGATAATGTTTTCCTTTTGGAATTACACTAATATATAACTTATACATTTCCTTTGGTTGTAAAGTTTGTGTCAAAGGTAATAGAGTAGCAATCAATTCCACCCATTCAGGCTTCATTGAAAGAAAACGATTAATCATAAAGTTACTCCAAGATTTGATATCTTCTTCTGAAAGTTTATCAAAATACTTCGGGTCTTGCTCCGTAGTTATTGCGTTTATATGGTCAAATAACTTTTTGGCAGCCATTATTCTATAATTTTTGTTTCTTGTAATTCCTGTGGAAGTAACTCATTTAAAGGTTTTCCACAACTCGCACATACATACAATTCAATCGGCATTACCGAATCTTTTGGTGCGCCCGTTAATAATCTACTAATCTTTTTGAATCTATAACCTGGTAAGAAAATTTTTCCACCACATTCACAATCCATATCTCTCGCGTCATTTAAATTAAAATTCGGCGGTAATTGGTTCATTTGTTGTTCCATTATTTTATAATATTTAAAATTTGAATAATTGTACTCATAAATACGATTTCTTTATCTACTACTAAAGCATCTTTGGATAATCCATCGGCTATTGTCATAATTGTATTTGCTACATTTCCCGTTGCATATTCATCAACCTTATCGTATAACATTGTATACATTTCTGAATAATCATTTAATCTGTTATCTGCAACAGCTTGTCTTATTTTTAAGAAAAGATTGCGTTTATCATCTTGTGATTTTAAAAGTTCTATTAACTTTGATTGAAAATTAGATTCAACCATTATTTTATGGTCTACTTTTAATTCTCCTTTTGCTGATTGTAATTGGCAAGTATTAAGTATTCTTCTAATATCTGGGTAATAAGAACTAATTACATCTGCAACATTTTTAATATCATATTTGATATTTTCATAATCTAATATCTTTGCTACTTGAATTGCTACATCCTTTTTAGTTGGAGGTGTGATTGCAAATGATTGGCACCTACTTTGTATCGGGTCAATAATCTTCTCAATGTAATTACAAGTCAAAATGAATCTACAATGTTTAGAGAATGTTTCCATTAAGTTACGAAGGATTGCCTGTGCGTTTGGGGTCATATAATCAAACTCATCTAAAATGATAATTTTGAAACCTGCAAAACCAACTGATGATGCGAAATTTTTAACTTTTGTTCTGACGGTATCCACATTATTTTCATCTGATGCATTGATAATCATACTATCACATTTAATTGTATTTACTATTAGTTTAGCAAGTGTGGTCTTACCAGTGCCTGCTTTACCATAAAACAACAAATGGGGAATATCATTTGTATCTAAATATTGTTGAATAGTTTCTTTTACCACTTCATTTCCAACATAATCTGCTAAAGTTTGTGGGCGGTATTTTTCCACCCACAAGCTATGCTCTTTTTTATTATTTTCGTTTGCGAAAAAACTCATATTATATATATTTTCCAGTTGAGCCGAATCCACCTTCGCCTCTTTCTGTATTAGATAATTCTTCTACCTCTTCAAAATCAATTTCAGGATAAGGTATAATCATAAGTTGTGCACCTCTTTCTCCGATATTGTATTTATTTAAACCAGATTTTTTAAATGTAGCTTGTAACTCACCTCTATATCCACTATCAATTACACCAACGGAATTACTAAGTGTTAAATCGGTTTTACGAATGGAAGATCGTGGAAATACTAATCCTACAAATCCTTTTGGAATTTCAATTGCAATACCAAATCCATATGTAATATCATATGTATTTTCTAATTTGATATCCGTTATAACCAAATCCATACCCGCATCTCCATCTTTTGCATATGATGGAATTATTGCGTTTTTATTAAGCTTCTTTATTTTTACTTTCATTTTGTTCTGCTCTTTGTTTTTTTGTTTCTTCTGTAATTTGTCTTGGGAAGATTCTAAATACCATTTCATTTTGTTGGAAATTCAATCCTTCACCTTGATTTGGTTCTAATTGTAAAGTCAAAGGACTAGGTTCTTCACCTTCATTTGACCATGCAAATACAATTGGTTCGTTGTTAAAAAATTGGAAACACCATTCTGCATCTGCAATAGGTTGTGCTTCTGGAATATTTACCTCTTGTTGTAATTCCTCTTGTGGGAATAATTCTAATTGTTCACTCATTTTTATTTATTTTATTTAATATACGATTATTTTTTTAAAATACCAAGCTTTTCTATGTGATTATACAATCTTTGAGCATATTCTTTATTTTCTAAATATGTTGCGTGTTGGTGTGTATCTTTTAGGGGAGGATAATTTCCATCGAATCTATTTTCATCTTTATAATCAGTTCCCACAAATGTCCCATTCCATAAAAATGGTATACCCATATCTTTTAAATAATATGTAATTAATAAATGGTTTTTATACCAATTCATTAAATCATTTTGTTCGTTTGAAGAACTTACGATACCAGCCCATTCTAGTCTACCTTCTCTATCTTCATCAAAATATCCCCAAGGGTTTGGATGATATGGTTCTATTCCACCATTTTCAGTATAATATTCCTTTTTATTTGGGTAAGTATACATAATTAAAATCAAATCTGGTTTAAATTCATTTGCGTATGTTAAAACACTTCTAGCTATATAATCATTACTCCTACCACTAATTCCTAAATTAATATCAACAGAATTGGATATTAATGATGATAATTGCGCCGGCCAGGTTTGGTGGTCATATACATCTATACCTTCGGTATGAGAACAGCCAACACTCATTATTTTAAATCCTTTCTTTTTTGGAGAAGCTCCCCTAAATCCTAATTCATTAAAATTATATGTAGCCTTTCCTTTATCGGAGCCATTTCCAATAAATTCTTTATTTCTTCTTTCATGTAACCTCCATTTGAATGTTGCAATATCAAATGTTAATGGTTTCCAAAACTTTAATCCTTTCATAATTAAAAACTAAAAAACTTTTTTGCAGTTTGAGCTTCAGTTGATGCTTTTTCCCATTTTAATGCGGTATAAAAATCATCTAACTTATTTTCTAATTCTGCTTTAAATATCATATCTCTATCAATATATTTTTCAATAAAATCCATAATCTCATTAGGGTCATTATAATCTTTAAAAGCCAACCCTTCTAATCCTAATGGGTTATTTCTTAAATATACCCACTTAACTTTATCACCATCTCTAATTGGTTCATTCTTAAATGGACAATTAAAGAATTTTAATAATCGGTTATATGCAATTCCGGCTTTAACATGGGCAGGTGTTCCTTTCTCAAATAACCCAACAGGCTTACCTCTTTCCCATTTACCATTATCATACTTACTTAATTCTTTGATTGCTCCACTCTTTGCTATTTTGTTTACAGGCAAAGTAATCATACTCTTTTTGAACTCTAATAATTTTGTATCAACATATTCATTATCTTTACCCATAAGAATATCTTTCAACATACCACTCATATAATCTTGGAATGCTTTGGGAAATGATGAACGAACTACATCTAAACCTTTAACATCTAACTTATCACATTTGATGCCATTCTTTAATACCATCCATTGTGCATATCTTTTCTTTGCTACCCAAAATCCCGCTTTACTGATATATTCCTTTTTGATTTCAAATCTATGTTTTTCTTTTGGTATAAAAAAGAATCTTTCAGCAAGTATATCATAAAATTTATTTAAAAAAGATTGAGTTTCTTCTGCTATTATATTAACTTCCTGTGCCATTCTTTCTTCATCAAATTCTTTATATTCTGGGTATCTATGCTTTACCAATGGTTCTGCCATCATATAAATTGAATCAGTGTCAATATACACATTGTAATCTTCTTTTGTATTTAATTCTTTCCAATATTTTATATTAGCCATTTCAGCCGTTTTTTTAATAACCGTCTGACCGGTAATAGTAACTGCTTCGGCGTTATCTATATCATAAAAACGAAATGCCGGTAAACCTAACACACCATACATTGAGTTCAATAGAATTTTTTGTACCAATTGTCTTTTTGCGTAAAAATCATATTTTTCAGTATCACCTGCTTCTCCGTATTTTTTTTCTAACTTACGGAATTCAACTCTTTGTTTAAACCATGTATCTAAAATATCTGCAATCAATCCGGGTTTGTCTTGTGTATAAAGAACTCCGTTTGCAGCTACACCCAAATTACTATCTTTAATAACTTCTTTTAGTTCCTGAGTCGTATATTCGTATTTATCACCATCCTTGCCAATTAACTTATAAGTTGTATCTAATCCTTTGATGTTTGCCTCTGCGTCCCAATTTTCAATCTTACCAACCTTTGTTTCAGGTGAGATGTTTAGAGTCATAATAATTGATGGATATAGTGATGTTAAATCCAAATCATAAATCCAATCATACTTTCCAACAATCGGTTCTTTTACATATGCACCGATAAACTTCTCCTGGTCGTTATCTCTCAATGCTTGCATTCTTTCTTTTCTATCCTTTGGTTTATTTGGGGCTACTAATCCTTTTTTCTTGAGATATGCTAAACAAGCTCCTTCTAAATATTTTGAAGAGTATATATAATCCTCGTATGGTACAAATCCGGCGTGACAAATCGCTCTACACAAATCTACGAATTGAAGTTTTTCATCCATTGCTACAACTAAGTCTACATCGACAATATTATATTCAATAAACTTTTCTAAGTCATTTTCAAACAAATCATCCAAACTTCCTTCATACTCAATCTTACCTCTACCCAATTCTTTTGTTGCGATGTGGTTCAATGTATATGAACTTTCTAAACCATAATTATAGTTTTTATATAAGTTGATATAATCTAAAATAGATACACCACCAAAACTCCATTTATTTCTATAAGGTGAATAAAAGGTTTGACCTATTGGAGATAATCTTTTTGCATGACCTTCGCCACATACATTTTTGATACGATTGTAAAGATATGGGATATCAAAGAAATCTATATTCCATCCTGTAAGAATAGACGGGTTAATTTCTTCGTAATAGTTAAGAAATGCAAGTAATAAATTTTTCTCGTTATCGTAAATGTGAACAGCAACTTCTCTCCCATCTTTACTAAATGTTTTTCCATTATTTTTAATTTTTTTAGTTTTATCTAAAACAAATACATCAAATAATTTTGTAGCCCCATCGTGAGATGCGATGGCTGTTATTTCATTTTCTGCTTTTTCGGTACTTGGTAGTCCTGATATCATTTCTACCTCAATATCAAAAGTCATTACTCTATGACCTGTTGATGGTAAATCCGAATCATACATATCAACTAATACTCTCGTTGTTTCAGGAACATCAGATTCAAATAAATCTTCTGCGTCATCTTTTTCCCATTTACTAATTCTAGTTAAACGGTCACCATTCATTGAAAGGTGTTGACCCGATTGGTCTTTCTTATACGCATACTTTCGGTATGGTAATGTAAAATATCCCTTCGTGTCGTCCCATAAATGAATTAAATTCTTCTGCCTCTCGTAAAATATATTTTGATACATACATTGTTTTATGGTTTATAAAATATAAAGATTGGTTCGTATTTATACGATTGCCCTTCTATCTTCATACTATTCTTTGCTTTTGATAAATCCATCCCCGTCATTGGACTCATTGTCATTCTTAATTTTCCTTTATATTCACATCCTAATTCAGTTAGGATATCGATACTATCTTGCTCCAAAGTAAAAAATTTATCAGGTCCTACTTTTATATCAGCAATATTCCAGCAAATGTATCTATCATTTTTAAGATATTCAAATGCGGTTGTTAGAGTAGGTCTTAAAAAGCCATCTCTCCAACTTTCATATGAATTAAATTTCTTAAAAGATTGCGTTTCATCATCCGAATATCTTTCTCTATCAAAATATGGTGGTGAAGTAAATACAAAATCTAATTTACCTTTATACTTTTGGAATCTTTCATCTAAATGAATAATTTCCGAACCTGTTGTAAAAATTTCATAACTATTTGCATGTCCCCAAAATGGGTTTGATGCTCCAGGTACTTTATTATTAAAAAATTCTGCAAGATATTCGTATCTAGTTTTACCAATTTCAGGTATTTGATTTTCTGTATTAGGGTCATTTCCTATGTAATGTATATTCCTATCATCGACACTTAATGCACCTAAAATTCTCCCACCCCATCCAGCCGATGGGTCGTAAATATTAATCTGCTTTTGGTCTTTAATATGATTTGTAAATCTTTGATAAAGATATTTTGCAGTTAATGGTGGAAAATTTACTGCTGCTTGCGTTCCCATACCAATACGGAATGCCGCAGTAGCTTCAGGAAATATAGTTTGTCCTAATGGGTAGATTTTAATTTGAATTGGTTGTTTTGTAATCTCATATAAATTATCAATATTTTCACCCCAATCTGCGGTTTTAAGTGACGATATATTTTCATATTTTAATATTCCCGCTTTATAAAGGTCTTTAACTTCTTGCGCGGTTATTGGTGGTGAAGGAACTTTACTATCAGCCTGTGATAAACAAAATGAATGTCCTTCCAAATTATCACCTTCTACCCACTTTTCAATCCACTCTTTACCACTTTGTATATGTGAATTATGAAATTCAGGATTACCCAAATGTAATGTTTTAGAAAAACGATACATACCATCTTGCCTAGTTAACCTATTCATTTGTTTGATAAATTCGGGAAGATACGCATCATTCGAAAACACATCGTAAATAGATGGTTTTGGTTTATCGTAAGTAGAACCACCGATTCCTGTTTTATACATTGCAGGAAAGAATTGATTTACAGGAGTAGCAAATTTATTAAAGTTAAAGATGACTTCATTTCCTTCGTCATCTTTTTCTTCAAATTCATTTACCTTATAAGTTTGCAGTCTAGAAAATTGTTCAATCATTTCACTTTCATCAACCCCAATTCTTGGAGGTGCTCCGGTTTCATTCCATTTTCTAACTGCTAATTCACGAAAGAATGCCACCCACTCTCCAAACTTTGGAAATGGCATTTTAAGAACATCCTCGTATTTTAAGTTTACTTCTGGAGAGTAAATCCAATCGTTCTTTTCGTAAAAATATTTTTTAGGATAATTAAAACTCATTATGCAGTTAATTGTACTTCAACTAAATAATATTTTGCAGTAAAGTCATCAATTTTAAATTCAACGTGGGCTAGGCCAGATGTTGAAACTTTCAATACAACCGATGTTGCTTCTTTATTTGCTGTTAAAATTTCTTTTAAGTATTTTGCTGAAAAAGAAATTGGTTTAATTTCGTTTGTAAAACTCTTATCAACTGAAAATACAATTCTATTTGAGTTTACATTTGAATAACCTAATACAATTTTTAATTCACCATTCTCGGTTAAGACAGTAAATGTATCAACTTCGCTTAATGCGTTTTTAGCTTTGATGAACTTTTCAATAAACTTACCATCAAATCCAATGTTTACATCGAAATCAGGAAGTTTTTTCAAATCCGGAACCGAAGGGATTACTGCTAAATCCGCTAATTGAAATTGTAATTTAGTGTCATCACTTTTAATTACTAAATTAACCGATTTGCCATCAATTTGTTGAGTTTCTAATTCAATATCATCACCGGCTACCGATAATAACTTTGATAACGCAGATGTGGTATACACACCCAATTCTGGAGATGTAAATGTGAAATTATCTAATTCAATTTCACCTAAAACTGTCTTATCATCAGAGATAAAACGAGTTATTAATTTGTTATCACCTGCTTTCCAAGCAACTGATTCTACTAATCCTGCCAAACTATACTTTTGGATGAATCGTGTAACTTTTGTTTTGTTCATATTTTTTTGTTTTAAATTTTATGTTTGTTAAATATACTACTTTTTTTTTATAATACCAAATTATATTTTTTTCCAAATCCAAATGGGTTCACCAAATGCATTATTTTTATTGAGTTCTGTTTTTTCTTTAAGTTCTTCTGCAAAATATTCAGATTTAGCATTTCCTGCACCGCCGGAATTAAACCTTTTTGTCATTTCCATTCCAATACAACCCATATATTCTAATCCCTCTGATTTAATAAAGTCATTCATAGCATTTACAATATCAACATACCCCTTATCTGGTGCTGAAAATACATCTGCAATATTAACGGCTAATAACCCACCCTTCTTTAAGGTAGGGATTATTTTTTTAATTGTTTTATGTAGGAAATTAGTATTCCAGTCATCTATCTTTTTATAGCGTAAATAACTTTGAGTATCATGTGTGGAATACTTTTCAGTATTGAAGTATGGAGGTGAAGTGAAGATTGTATCAAAAAAGTTTTCATATTTGGAATAATCCACATCTTCTGCCGGTAACTTTATTAGTTCCACAGTTTTAGGATTTTCAAAAAATGTTTTGTGTTTCTGATAAAATTCTATTTGGTTTTCATAATTTGGGTGATTATCTAAATTAGGGTCAATGCCCACATAATGTTTACCCGTTTCACTTGCAAAGAACCCACATAACCTATCACCCCAACCTGCGGAAAAATCTAATACATTCTCACTCTGAAATCTGTCATAAAATGCTTTAGCGATTACAGGTTTAAATTGGGATGCTACATACTTTCTTAATGTAGTAGCCATCTTTAGTGTTTCCTTATTTACATCAGTTAGGACTTGTTCCAATGTGAAGAATGCCCGAACTATGGTTTTTATACCATTAACTGTCTGCCATGTCTTCCAACCTGATGGTGTTCTTGACCAATCTACCTTCCATCGATTTTCTATGTGGAATGGATTAGATGCGTTATTACCAACATTCGTTCTTTTAAAATAGTAATTACTACTATCAAATGTAAGTGGATATGTAGATTCCCTTTCATTACGCGGAAACCATTCTCCTTCCACTAAAATATCCGGCCACCAAGTACCCTTTAACTTTTTATATGCATCAATAGTTTCTTGTTCTGTAATAATAGGAATAGGTGGTGGATAAGTATGTAATACTTCTGATAATGTTTCTACTATCTCTTCCTTTTCAAATGTATTTAGTATATGTTTCCACTCCTCCTTATCAATATTGATATAGGGGGTCATTCCATAAAACTTTTTGAAATATTCTTTTATCATTAAATTATATTTTTCTCCAAATCCAAACCGGTTCACAAAATGTTTTATCTGCAGCTTCTCTTGCTTTTTCTAAAGCCTCTTCGGTATATCTTCCTTCATCACCTTCTATTATTGAGGCAGCTCCTGCACTACCAGGTCTTTTGGCCATTTCCATACCCAAACATCCTTCATATTCAGCGCCTAATGTTGAAATAAAATCATTCATTGGGTTACATATTTCTTTATATCCCTTACCATCTCCTTGTGAACTAGCGTATACATCTGCTATATTAATGGCTAGATATCCTCCTTTCTTGATTGTTGGCCAAACATTTGAAATTGCTTTATGTAAAAATAATTTATTCCAATCATCTATATTTTTATATCTTACCCAACTTTGAGTATCATCATATGAGTATCGTTCTACATTAAAATATGGAGGTGAACTGAATACAATATCAAAATGCTCATTATACATTGATAAATCGGCATCTTCCGCCGGTGATTCTATAAAATCAGCTTTCTTTTCAGTTTCAAAAAATCCATTATGTTTTGTATAAAACTCAGCCTGTTGTTTATAAATTGGATGATTTTCTTTTCTAGGGTCTATCCCAACATAGTGTTTGCCCTTTTCACTGGCAAAAAACCCACACATCCTATCTCCCCAACCTGCCGATATGTCTAATACATTTTCACATTCTAAATAATCATATAAAGCTTTCGCAACATTAGGTTTAAATTGAGAACATATATACTTTCTCAAACTTAAACATACTCTCAAAGCTGCTTTATCTATTTTATCAAATTTAAGAGTATATAATCCACCCATTAAAGTTGTCATGAATTCTTTACTTTCCCAAGTTCTTTTAGGACCTGGAGAAACTGTCCCATCAACACTCCAACGATTTGCTTGTTGAAAAAAATTAGATGCTTCATTTCCAGTATTTAATCTTCTAACATATTGTTGTTTACCTCTAAATGATAGAGGATAATTACTTTCTGATGCTTTTCTTGGAAACCATTCACCTTCGGTAAATAATTCATGCCATCTCGTTCCTTTTAATTTAAGATATTCTTTTCTGGCTTCATCCTCGGTTATTTCAGCATATGGTAAAGAATATTCCATACAAACATCAGATAGTGAATCTTTTACATCTTCCCTATTAAATGTTTCTTTTATATATGACCACTCACTCTCATTTATATGAAGGTATGGTGTCATATTTTTAAATTTATCAAAATATTCTAAATACATACTGTCTCAATATTTTTATCAGCAACCAATCTTAATCTAAAAACTATTCCAGGAATAACTCCATCTTTTTTACTTGTCCAAAATATATCAGAATCTTTTACAAATCCATTTCTATAATAGAAATTAACTGCTTTATCATTATACTTCCTAACCGTCAAAAACAAATTTTCTGCATGTTGTGATTTACAATATTGTATAAAATCATTTAAAACTATTTTAGCGTTTCCATTGTGTTGGTCTATATTCGCAATTTGATGCAATATATAATCTCCTTTCTTTTTATAAGTAGTAGCGTTTCTACTCATTTTACCATTACTACCATATCTACCAAAGGTAACCACAACACCATCTTGTAGTATTAATCCACCTTTTTCAATATATTTTTCCAGCTTAAAACTTTGTTTATACAAGTGTGGAAATATTTCTGGATACAAATCAATAATTGTAGAGGCTTGATTTAATGCCTCTATCATTTCAGTTGTACCTTTTTCTGCTTTTATAAAATTAAGCATATTCAAAAAATTTATTTAAGTTTAATTTGTCTTTATACAAATATAAGGAATTTAATTGAGATTTCAAAATATCTTTTCTAGCTTCCATCATATCACCAGTTCTTGCACCTTTTGCAAAAAATACTTTTGGTCTATATAATAATTCATCGGAAATCTCACCTTTGAATGCTGCTCTTAATAATGGTTTCATATGACCATTTTCTTTCTGATATAAAGGTGGAATGTTTAAAGTATATTCTACAAATGGTCTCCAACTATATGGTGTACGAACCTCAACAGTCCCACCCCACATGATAGATTGATTTGTAGTTAAGAAATTTGTTTTATGAACATCTTCTACTAATTTTCTTCTAGCTTTATCATAATCTTCCGGTCTCCAATGGAACGCTTGAATATGTCCGTAACTTCCCCAAATTTCATCGGATAAATCACCGCTAAATACAACTTTGAATCCTAATTCATTTATTTTTTTACCCAATGCAATTTGAGCTATAGCAGAACCTACATTTTGCCAACGAGATTGTTCAATAACATAAAGAGTTTCATCAATCGAATCTAATACATCTTGTTCGGTTAGTATAATTTCATGCAATTTTACACCGAATTCTTTTGCAGCAATTCTGGCGTATTTAATGTCGTCGTTCTTTGTATCACCATCTCCCATTGAAACCACAAATGCTTCAATATTAGGGTTTATTTTTGAAAGTATATAAGTTGTTATCACCGAATCAATACCCCCACTTAAAATGGTGCAAATTGGGACATCAGATATCATTTTAACTTTAACCGCTTCCTCTAATAATTTTCTTATATTCTTAACAATAGTGTCTCTATCATCATTTATAATTTCATTTGGAAGTTTATAATAAGTTTTAATTGAATGTTCTAATGTTTTATAATTGTATTCTATATAAGTTCCAGGATAAACTGCTTTAACTTGTTTTTCATACAATTCCGATATTGGTAATCCTTTCTTTTCCGAACAAAACACCAATTTACCAGTATTATCAATTGCATACCATAATGGTAATTCTCCAACATAATCTCTAACAACAAATACTTTATTAATCTTACTATCAACTATACAAAATGAAAACATACCATCCAATAGTTCAAATGATTTAGTTCCCAATTCACAATACGCATTTAATATAATTTCCGTATCTGATTTTGTTATAAATTTTGTTTTTAGTGATTTTTTTAATTCAGTTGTTTCGGTACTATCCCAAAGTTCACCATTATAAACAATACAAACGGTTTTATCTTCGTTCCACATTGGTTGATTTGCAGCCGAAGATAAGTCCTGTATTGATAATCTATTATGTCCAACAAAGACACTATCTATTTCATCTACAATAGAAGCATCTCTACCTCTATGAATTATTTTATTTAATTGGGTATGGGTTTGCTCAAAAGAAGTAAACCAATTACCACCTATTATTCCACACATATAACTAATTTACGAAAAATAATTGGATTTACCAACTATTTAATTGCTTCATTTATCGCATTTACATACGCTATTTTAGATGAAAGACCACTAAATCTTTGTAACTCAATTCCATTTTTTTCAATTATCACAGTCGGTACTGAACGAACTCCGTATTGTTCCGTTACTTCACTATACTCATCAATATCGTATTCTTCAAATTTTACATTTGAAAAATTACCTTTAATTTCATTCATTACCGGTGCTAATGCTCTACAAGGACCACACCATACTGCGCTAAACTTTTTGACTGTTACCATTTTCTTTTTGTTTTATATTTTTATTTTCTTTTATATGTTTTGGTTCATAAGGACAATGACGGCACTTATTACCACAACAATAACCTCTTGCCATATGATACTCTGGTGTAAATACCACTTTACCATTTTCCAAATAGTATAATGTTTCATCTTTATTATTTAACTTCACACGCACCTCCAGCACAAGCTACTTCTCCTGATAAATCGGTGTTATCTTCAAGTTCAATAACTTTACTTAAGTCAACATCATTTAATGTTTTCATTAGTTCATCATACTTTTCTTTTGTACAATCTTCAAATGGTGCTTGAATGTAAGTTCCACCGTCGTAAGGTAATACCGAAAGTCCGTTGTAATATTCTTTATTTTCCCACATCCACGCGCCAACTGCATCCCATTCATGTTCTCTAATAGAAATAGTTGCAGATACATTATGAGAGTTATTTCCAGTTCTATGACCTGGTTTAATCCATTCACCATGTACTCTTTTAACTCTTTCCAATAATTGGATAGGTGATTCGGTTCTAAAAATTGCGTTATCTGGTGCTTTTTGTGGAATACCAATTACTGCCGTATCATGTGGTCTAAAATATTCATCTTCTACTAATTCTGGATGATTTAATAATAAGTGAGAATATATTGATTCATTTTTACCAACTCTAACTCTTCTAATATAAAAATCATTATGCCAAGCGTGAATACCACTACTAGTCCCCAATGTTAAAGATGTAGTTCCAGCTGGTTTAACTGTCGTAGTTCTTGCGGAATGGTTAATTCCCATTATATCCGCTAATCTTTTATTTTCTTCTTTAACTACCTTTGCTGCATCTTTCATATTTAATTTCAATACTGCGCCGCTTCCGATGCCTGTCATAGATACACCAATAAGTGCATCCTTTTCAGTTGTTCTTTGCCAGATTGGACGAAGGTAATGGAAATCGGTATAACCTGCTTGTAATGTTCCGATGAATGATGCTGCTTTAACTCTTGCATTCAAATCATCCTGGTCAACTACATCACTTACATTCACTTCACATAAGTTACAAAATTGGAAAGGTCTTAATGCAATCTCACAACAAGGATTAGTTCCCCAATCTTTATCATTTGATAAATAGATACCAGGTTCACCTGCACCACTTGCTTCAATTCGTTTCCAAAGGTCTAAAAAATATGTTTTTGTAATTTTATGTCTCATCAAAACTGCTGAATTATTTGCTCTACCTCTTTGTGGATTTGTTTCCCACCATGCACCACTCTTACAACTAATCATTTGTTCGTCATTTGCAGAGAACAATGAAATTAATGCAGCTCTACGGATACCACCTGCTAATACTGCATCTGCAATATGACAAATGATATCATGCACTTCAATCGGTTTTAATTTATCACCGTCTTTGTGTGAATCAAATATACCTTCAATCTTAATCAAGCATTCTTTTAATGGTTGAGGTCCTGGTGCTTTACCACCTGATGTAATCAATCTTGCACCCTTTGCTCTAATATCTCTAAAATCAAATTGAGGTTTGCTCCCGCCAAAGAAATACGCTTTAATCAATACCGAAACTGCATCAGCCCATCCTTCGATAGAATCTCCAATAAGGAATCTTCTTGTTTTATCTGGATTTGGTTTTCTAATTTCAGGAAGTGCATCAACGTGATGTTTTTGTACTGAATAACCAACACCTGTTCCGCCTAAAAGTAAGAACATGATTTCAGAGAATACTCTCCAATCATCGGCAGGTGCAAATGCACAATTGTAAATTCTATTTGGACTAATTTCAATTGGTTTACCTGCAAACTGCATTGAACGCATTGATGGTAATACCTTTTTATCATATACAAATTTATAATTCTCTCTAATTTCTTCTTCTAATTGTGGGTACTTTTTAATATGCATATCCATATTACGGGTAACCAACTCTTCCCATGTTTCTCTTCTTTTTAATTCCGGCCTGAATTTCGCGTACTTCATATAGACCGTAATGTCAGATAAAATTCTTTGTGAAATGTCCATTGTTTTGTGTAAATTTTTAATTTTTGTGAATAAATATTTTCCCTAAAAAAGTGGGAAATGTAAAGATATATATGGAGTCTACCCCCATTATGCTTCAATTTCTTTAGTTAATTTTAGGTTTTTTTTAAAAATATTTATTAACACTTTTTTTATTTTTTTAATACTTATCCCATATTCTCTACATACTTCTTATGTAGTAATTTTTTCTCTAATCCTTCTCCATTTTTACTATCTCTAGTTGATGCCATACCATCTATTGATGTCGCTGCAAACACATCCATTGTACCTGTAAATGTATCAATTTTTGCAGGGAATGTTAAACCATCAGGACCAAATCTATTTTTAACGATGTGAATACGGCCTGTGTTTGATAATTTATCTTTAGTCTTTCTACTCACACTCATAATGAAATCTGCAGTTTGTACTTTCTTATATGAATCACCTACCGAATCCGCTCCAATAACTTCGTGGTCTATTGCTGCTCTATTCGTTTGTGTTGCTGTCCAAACCGGGATAAGTGTTTCACCACTCAAACCTCTTAACTCCTCATATATCCCACCTAATTCAGCATAAAGACCATCCCTGTTGCCATTTCCACTCTTTAATAAATCCGCGTAATCAATAATGATAAGTTTTGGTTTAAATCCGGTTTGTTTTATCTTTTCAATATGAGCTGCAATTGTTTTAGCAGATGCAAATTGTGGTGGATAATACTTAATACGAACTCTACCTGGAACTTGCTTTACCTTTCTGATAATCTCATCCTTTCTATCTTTTTGGTCAGTTGTTGGGATACCTGTTAAGATTGTAATGTATCTTTGTCCTACATAACTTTCTGATAATTCCAATGTATAATGTAATACATCAATACCTCTTTCCAATGCAGAACAAGCTATTTTAGATAAGAACCAACTTTTACCGATACCCGATGGAGCCATTACTACTCCCAATTCACCGGGGCCTAAACCGCCATCCATTAATTCATCAATTACTTTCCATCCAGTAGGACAAGAATCTCTTTTAACATTTTCTAATATAGTTTCAAAATTTTCAATAAAATCCAAACCTAAATCAGATTCAACACCCACTTTGGATGCCTTCATCATTGTATCTATAATTTGTTCGTATTGTCCGTTTTTAAGTAAGTCTACCGATTTGAATAATGCTTCTTTAACCTTTTGGTTTTTACAAAATGTTAAATACTCCTTTTTTACATACGGCATATCTTCTGCACCAACCTGTAAATAAACATTCTTTAATTGTTCTACTACCGTCTGTTTTAATCCCTTATCCTCTATTCCCCCAACTTTAATTTTAAACACTTCCATTGTAGGAACTGCTCTATACTCATCAAAGTAATGTTGGACTTCACCTATAATCCATTGGTTTGCTTGAGATTCAAAAAATGCAGGTTTTGTAATTTCACCGACTTGTTCTAAAAATTTAACATCCGTGATAAGTGCAGCTACAACTTTAGATTGATAACTCTGGCCATATTTGACGAGTGTATCTACTTCTTGCATTACTTATCTTTTTTCTTTTTGCTTAATTGTTTTTCTGCGATTGTTTTTTCTTGTACTTCTACAACTATTTCTACTTCTTTTTTAGCAGGCCTTCTATCTGCTTTCCACTCACTTTTTGGAATAAACTTCCATTCACTTGTTGCGTTGTAAGCTTCTTTATCACTTACTCTAATAATGTTTCCTGTTTTTGTACTTTTAAGACACTTCATTGTTGACCTCCATGTTTTTATGTTATCTAATAACCATTAATAATTCTGATTCTCTTAATAGAAGGTATTTATTACCACCTACTTTAATTTCTACTCCCTGATGATATGGTGGAAGAATTACCTCATCACCTACTTTTACACTCATTGGAATTGCTACACCAGCTTGTGTGAATAATCCATCACCAACTGCTTCTACTTTTGCTCTTTTTACATCTTCTGATTTTGCACTATCCGGAATAATAATTCCATATGCAGTTGTTGAAGCTTCTGCTTCGATTTCCGTTAGAAGAACTCTATCTCCTAGTGGTTTTGCTAACTTGTCTGCCACGCTTTCTGTTACTTTTGCCATAACTTTTTTAAAATTTATTTATATGTGAAAATGTTGATTGTAACCAATCATTTATATCTTTAAACCCATCTAAAACTCCATTTTTTAAACTCGTTTTTAAGAAACTTTGTTTATCAAACTTTGCAGTTGGTTCGTTATATCTATCCATAATTTTCATTCGAAGATTACCACTAAATGTTGGTTCTGCTAACTGCATCAATTTACGATTTCTTTCGCAAATTTCCAAATTATTTAAGAATAATTCATGTGCTTTTGATTTTTTAGGTAATGTATTTACATAATTAACCATATCGGTAGTATCAACTAATTGGTGTTCTACTAACATTGGAAATGCTTTTATAATTGATTTAATACCTAACCCGTTAATACCTGCAACATTGTCGGATTTATCTCCGTCAATCATTCTGAAATTTATAAAATTATGTGGATGAATACCAAATTCCTCAACTACTTCTGGAATATTATATATTTTCTTCTTTGATGGTGAATATACACTTACATCTTTATTTACTAATTGAAGAAAATCCTTATCAGAGCTCATTATTACAACCTTTTCGTTTTCTTGTCGTAGGGTTGTAGCAATATAAGCCATAACATCGTCTGCTTCAATTCCATCATAAATCATAATGGAAACGGGTAATGATGAAAGTAGTTCACCCAATGCAGACATTTGTCTTTTCATTGAGGCACTCTCTTCTTCTGGATTCATTTCAATAGTTGCAGCTCGATTCAATCTCATTTTGATTTTGTTCTTACCTCTCTCCGATTTGTAACCAGAATATATGTCTTGTCTGCTTTTGTTTCCACCCTTACCATCGAATACTATTACAACTCGTGTTGGGTTAATTGTACGGATTGCAAAGCCGATACTTTTTAAAGTACCGACTATGCCTCCAATATGGTCACCATTATCGTTAAGATTTGGTGCTGTTGACCAAGAACGAATGAAGGTATTAAGACCATCAATAACTAAAGTTTTTGAATTTCTTTGCAAATCTCCAAATCCTTTATGTTCTTCATCTATTTGTTTTAGTATATCTAAATACTTCTTATTAATCTGACTCATTTGCTTCGTCCGTTGTTACTTCAACTTCATCCGAATTGGAATTGTTCTTGTATAATAATATTGTTGCCTCACAAATCCTTACATAGATTTGGTCTTTTAGTTCTTGATTTTCAAGCATCTTTGGAAAATCCTTTGATTGAAACTTCATAACTTCGCCACTATCAATGTCGATGTATTCATACCAAGCTCCTGCTTGCTTTACAATTTTGGCGTCTTTCATTACTGCTAACCATCCACCATAATTGTCAATACCTCTATCAAAGAAAATGTCAAAGTCTGCATGTCGTAATGGTGGGCCCATTCGGTTTTTAATAACCTGACAACGAACTTTGATACCTACGATTCTATCACCGGCTTTAAGTTGGCCCATATTCTTTAATCTCAATCTAACCGAAGCATGAAATGCAAGTGCTTTACCACCGGATGTTGTCCAAGGGTCACCGAACATTGCGTTCATTTTCTGTCTTAATTGATTTGTGAATACTAATGCAATTGATTGACGACCAATCATATTGGTAATCTTTCTCATTGCTTTTGAAATGATAATTGCCTTATCAGTTGCGTAACCATCTTTATCGTAATCGGCTTCCATCTCTTTCTTTGAAGATGCTGCTGCTACTGAATCGACTACAATTGTAACTAATCTATCTTTGTCTCCTGTTCTAACCTTTTCAATAATTGTTTCACATGCTTCAAAAATACCTTCGACGGTGTCAACTGAAACATATAATAGTTTTGAAATATCTACTCCGATTGCTTCTAAATATTCTCTACTTACCGCAGTTTCGGTATCAATCAATACGGCTACTCCACCTTTACGTTGTGTTTCCGCAAGAATATGAGCGGAGAGCAGAGATTTTCCACTCTGCTCTAAACCCGTAATCTCACATATACGTCCAACCGGGAAGCCACCATAAGGTCTATTAGAGATTGCAACATCCAACATAGCATTACCAGTTGAAATCCAATCTTTAACATTGGTAGGAGCATCACCACCTTCATCAGTTAGAAAGTAGGCAATCTTACCATCCTTATTTTGTTTGTTTAATGAATCAGCAAGAATACTTGCTAAATCCTCTTCTCTTTTGGCCATTGTAACCTAATTATTAATTGTTAAATAAATCATCAAATGCTGATGCTACATCATCCTTTGCTTTTGGAGCTTCATCCTTTTCCCAAGGTAAGTCACCAATTTCCTGAGTACCACCTAAATCAGTTGATACCGATGATTGCTTTTGTGCAACTGGTTGTGCTTTTGGTTTCGGTGCTTCTAATTCTTCAACAATATCATCGCTTCCAATTGCTGCTGATGGGTTTAACCAATTTTCTAAAACTGACTTTAATTCTGCGTAAGATAACTCCTGATATAATTCAGTAATTTCTTTTTGACCATCTAACAATTGTTGGATAGCTTCTGGAGAATCTGCTAATTTAGATGTTGCAGGTTTAACTCTGATTGTTGTTGTTGGATAAGATGCGTTAGACTCTTCTGCTGACATTACTTCCAATACGATATCTCTACCTGTGTTTGGGTCTGTAATATCTCCGTAATCAGGGTCTGCAATATATCCTAAAATATCTTGATAAACTGTCTTACCGAATCCCCAGAATTTTACTCCTTCCGATTCTTTACCTCTTACTATAACTGGTACAAAAGTTCTTAACTTTGGTTCCATTTTCTTACCTGCTTTCCAATCATCGGTATCACCTGTTCTTTTAAGTTTTTCTGCAAACTCAACGATAGGGTCAGGTCTACCAAATGACATAGGACTCAAATAAGTTTTGTTGTTAATGTTGTAGTGAAAGTAAAGTTCAATGAAAGGAATGTCTTTGTTGAACTTGTAAGGAACGATTCTCACTTGAGATTTTCCGTTAGCCGGTTTGTAGATTGAATCCGACTTTTTAGTGTTGTTTTGTAAAGAGCTAAATCTCTTTAATGCCAATGAAATGTCCATTGTTTTTTTGTTTTTAAGGTTTAAAATTTGTTTTTAAAGTTGAGGTTTATATCGCGATATTCCTATATCTAAATATAACTTTTTCATCTTTTATTACTATAAATATACAACTATTTTTCCACTTTTCCAAATTTATTTTTGGAGGTTTTCTACCTTGCGATTTAGATAAAATATAGCTTTTTTTAAGTCTTCCAGTTCTTTTTTGGGGTCTTTTTTACCTGCTCTTGCCACATATTTAACGACATTGAACAAATATGCATCTTTATCCAATCCCCATGCTTCGCATACTTTAATTACTTCGTATGGATTGTCTACTCCCCCATAATGTTGAGGGCCGTTAACCATTTCTGCTGCCATTATATTAAATCTTTTATACTACTATTTAAATTTGAAGGTCCTTCAATTCTTTGTAAAATTACAATTGAGCCAACATTTCCTCTAATATTACTATATGAATAAAATCTATATTCATCATGATTTTTTAAAAATTCAAAAACTGCTAATTGCATATCTTTTAACATATAAAAATCATCAACCATTATAAATTTTGGTTTCATTTGAGCGGTGATTTTCATTTCATTATAAAGGTACTCAAATGTATGTGTACTATCTAGCCAAATTAAATCCCATTCAATATTAGCCTGTTTACATTCGTTCAAATGTTCTAAACTATGTATATTTCTATAAATAACTTTATTATCATCATAATAATCATTTATAAATCCAACACATCTTGCAGAGTGGTTATCTTGATGGTTATCACAAGTGTATAATCTAAAATCATCTAAACTTTCATAACAAGTATAACTAAATGAACCATAGTTTGTTCCTGTTTCTAAAATGTTATATGGTTTAACTTCCATCAAAAATTCTCTAATAAAAACATTACCTCTTTTTGAATTTTCTAAATCACCTTCGGTATATCCATCTATACTACCAGCGTTACCACCCCATCCCATCCTATTATTAAGTGATTCGTTTATTAAAAAATCATAAACAGGTCCTTGAAATATATTTTTCATATTATTTATTTTTTCCATATTTGATACCATTTTTTCTTTTTAACATCTGGTTTAGCAAATGGTTGGGTATTATCCCATACATTCACTATGCCACCATATCTAACCATCATCATTTGACAAAATAGCTGATGATATTCGGGTGGTATTTTATCAAAGTCAGCTTTAATTGATATATCCAAATTTACACTTTTGCCATCTTCAACCAATAATTTTAGTTGGTCTCTCATTTCAATAATCGTACTAGATTTCATTGTTAGATAACTTGTATCCCCAATGTAATATTCTCCTTCTTTTTGTTTTGGTGCCATAACTTATTTTTTATTATTCCAATACATTTCTCTAACTTTTGCTCCTAATTCGGAATCATTAGGTGTATCTAATATTGTTCTACCTTCTATTGTTATTAAATTTCTATTTTCTCCTATATAACATTCTCTACATAATTGACCAGCTCCCTCTACATACCCATATCTAAAATCAATATGAGTAGTTTTTAATGTAGTAGTTTCTCCACCACACATAACACAGGTTTCATAAAGGTTATTTGTTTTTTCTTTTCCTACTGATGTAACTAATCCATTTTCATCAATTGTAAGTGGTACATGGTGCTCTCCCATAATTTATTCTTTTATTGTTTCTAATTTATTTTTTAATTTTAAGACTAATGCGCAAGTTTCATACTCTTCAAAATCAATTAGTGTTTGTAGATTTTCGTCTAATAAATCGGTAAATTCTCTACTATCAATAGATAATGTAATAACAAGTATCTCTTTAATTATTACTTGTGCAAAATCAACTCTTTTCTTTTTGTATTTAATACCATAATCAATACCTTGAATTATAGCTTTAGATATTTGCATCCTATGTGATTGGAATACATCATTCGGTTCTTCCGCAAATATTTGTATTGGTTCAAATTTTCTTTTTCTTCCCATAAATCAAATATAGGAAAAATAATTTAATTCTCCAAATTTTGAGTATTAAAAGATTTTAATACTTTTGTTGGAATTTTTTTGTAGCCGGTATTGGATGTAGTTAGAATACAATTTCTAAATTCTTCCCAATCAATCATATAAGAATTATCCAACATACCACCTGTTTTTGACTTAACTACTTCATTTAAAGCGTTAATAGTGTATATTGAATTAGATTGTTTCTTTCTATGTACTAAAATAGTTTTCCATTCGGAAGGGATTGCATTAGAACCCTTTTCAACATTAAAAGTAATAAATGCTTCTTCAGGTCTTATTTTACTTTCTAAAATAAAAACATTTGGATTGGTCAGAGTATAGTTTGTTAATATAAAATTAACTGATTTATCTAACTCATCCTTTGTCGTAAATAGGCAAAGTAGTTGTGTGTTCATTATGCTTCATCATCGTTTGTATCATCGCTAGATGATTGTTTTCTTTTTTCTCCTGCAGCTTTTCTTTGTGCTAATTGGTCCGCCTTTCTAGAGTTTGCTCCGGATGTATCACCATTCTTTTTATTAGCTTCTGCACATTGTCTTACAAATTCATCATTACATAAAATTTCAAACCCAACAGTCCCTTCAAATCCTTTACCTTTTTGTCTAGCATCAACATATCCAACGGGGATTTGTTTTTTACCACCCGCACTAAATACTAATAATGCATCTCCATTTGAATCTTCAACAACTGTCAAACCTTTATTCAATTCATCATAACTATTAACACCAAATACGGTCTGTAATGTTTTTGTAGTAACATGTACACCATCTATTAACATAAATTCCGTTCCATCCATACAAACTTTTAATGGAAATGCTTCTGCTAATTTTTGCATTACACCTCCTAATAATTCTGGACTATTTGGAATTGCTTTAATTAAAGCATTTCCGGCTTCTTTTGCTATACTATAATGTTGTTCTAATTGTTTATCAACATCATATCCAGCAGCCTTTGCAACTTCTGCAGCTGCAACACATGCCTTACTTACATATTTAGTTCCTGCTTTTTTAGGATTTAATTTTGTTAACCCAGCTGCTACACATTCTTGTGTAACTTCACCATTTGCTTTACCACATTGTTTTACAATTTGATGAGCAGCGGTTGCGAATTTTCTATCAGCTGATGTTTTATACAAACTATTAACTGCGTTTTCTAATTCTTTTGGTTTTAAATCTACCGATGCATAATATCCTAATTTAAGTGCGGATTTAGTTTGTTTATCGTTAAACTCTCTAATAGCAGTTACGGCTCGTTTAACATCATCTGGTGCTTTATTAAATGCTTTATCTCTAATAGCTTTAGATTCTTCCGAAACCATTTGAGCACCTTGCTGCCAGGTTTTAGCTCCAGTTAATTTTAATATAGTATCTCTAGCCGCTAATCTTTCTTCTTTATTTTTATTACCATCCTGTGCTTTACTCCATAATGATTCCAATGCTCTTGTTCTACCTCTCTCACTATCAGTTACATAGTTTAATATAAAATTTTCAACTTCATTTACAGAACCATTAAAGAACATAATATTTTCATCTTTCTTCAATGAACATCTTTGAGCTTGGGCAGGACCGGCAGGTTTACCATTTTTCAAAGGTTGTACTCTTAAAAGAACATCCGTTGAAAATCCTTTTTGTGCATATGGTAATCCCAATGCTTCAATATCTTCTCTCTTATCCCAAGCAGCTCCCTGAAATTGCCATCCACCTTTACCATATTTTTCATCCATAGCCGCATCAAACGATTCACCATGTGATAGGGATGCATCCACCCAACTATCAGTTGCAATTGCAGTATCGGCTGCCAATGCTTTTTTCAAAGCTTTAGGGTCTTTTGATAATTTATTAAATGCCGCGGCACCCATACTTTGTTTTAACAAATCTAATTTAGTTTCTTGAATTTGTTGTTTTATTACATTTGCTAACGCGAATCTTTGACGAGGGTCTCTTAATGACATGAAAGCCATTGCCATAACTTCACCAAATTGTGATTGAATTTGTCCTGCACCACCTTGTTTAATTAACTCTGTTACAGGTGGTTGTTTACCATCTACTTCGGTATTGATACATCTTTCCAAAAACTTAATGTATTCTTCTGGAAAACCCGCATTTGTTAAATCGTTATGTAATGATTTATCAAATATAAATGGCTCGGTTCTTACTCTGGTAGAATGCCCCTCCCCATTTGAACCTCTTTTTGAATAATATTCTTTATCGGAATAACCTTCGGCCATATCTTTTTTAGGATATTTTGGATTAGGATTTCCCATATCTGCACTATCACCACTATTTTGTTTTACATATTCTTGCTCAACTTGTCTTAATACTTTATCATCTAATTTTCCCAAAACTTGAGGAGCTCTTTTTTCAGGCTGTGTAGGTTCTCCACTTCTTTTTTGTGCTCTGCCATCATCTTTTGGTTGATTGTCGTTTCCTGGGAATACTTTAGCTCCACCACCGGTTACACCAAATGCGTTTGGTCCTTGTTGTTTAGGTTTATCTGCTGGTTCTTCTGACGAAAGAGTACCACTAGCTTTTGCAGCCGATAGTTCTTTATCCGTTGGAATATCATGAACTGCAGTATCTACTTTACCAACCGCATATATTGCTCCACTTTGTTTATTTTTTACCCAAGTTTTACCAGTTGGTGGTGCAACTCTTTCTTCTTTTAAGAATGAATAATATACTCTTGCTTTCTGTGCTATTTCATTTGCATCGGAAATACCATTTTCTCTTAAAATTTGTTTTAATGTTGTAACTTGTTCCTCATTTGTTAAATCAATAATACCAGTTTTAACTCGGTATTCTAATTCTTTTAGGATTTCTTGAAAATTTATTGACATCTTTTATCTTTTATTAAAATGAATCACTTACTAATGTATAATCTTTATTTGTTAGAGATTTTTTTGCTTGCTTTAACAAATCATCAACCATCTTATCTCTCTTCTTTGCATCTTCTGGAGAAATACTACCATCCTTATCGTGCTGTTTTTTAATTTGTTGTAACTTACGAACGGCATCTTTGTCATCCATATAGATTGCCAATTCAACTGCCGCAGAAGAATGGTCATTATTATCGGTCATTCTACTTACTTTTTTATTAAAAGCTTCGGCTGGGTTATAATATTCTTTTAAAGGAATAAGGTCTACTAATCTCATACTAACATAATTATATGATATAAATATAAATTTTTAACTTATAACCTTTAAATTGTTATAATTCTCTCCTTCTTCTATTCGTACCGGAAATCCACCCAACTCCATAATGTCGTTTACGGATTTTAAAATCTCATCTCTTTCAATTGGGTGTGTATCAATAAGAAACGCATCATAGGTATACAAAATCATTTTACTCATCTTACTACTCAATACTTCCAATACCTCTCTAATTTTGATGTAATTCACTTCAGTCTCTATTGCTTGTAATAAGTAAGAGAATACTTTTTGTTCGGTTGGAGATTCAATTCTATCAAAGTTAATTTTTCGTTTGTATAAGGGAGTTTCCAAATACCCATTTATAACGAATCTATTATATTGAGATGTTATATATTCCTCAACCTTTTTAAAAAATGGAATCTCTCTCGCCATTTCATCCAAACCACCATATAGATAACGGAATGTCAATAGTTTCGCTTCTTCCGTTGGTAATCCATAATATTGAGCAAGGTGTTGGTGTGCCGAAATATCCGTTGGAAATTTATAGCCAACTAATCCTCCAATTAAACGAACGTGGTATGACTCAAAATCAAATTGTAATAAAGTACCATTTGGATGTCTACTAACAAAACATTCTCTACTACCATCCGATTTGTTAAGAGCAGAGTAGTTCACATTAAGATGTCTGTTAGATGGTCTACCTGTTATTGTATATGGGTTGTATTGTGTGTAAACAATATCATTTTTTTTGATGTATTTCTCGTCAAAGCTAAAACTATCAATAAATTTTTCTCTATCGACTTTTACCCCAGCCCCTTCTAGTTTTCCCAAAGTATTGATTGCGTTTGTATATTTACGATACGATTCATCCGTATTACTGATGTTTGGGATTGTCTTTAAGATTTCATACCACTTCATTAAAGGTACACAATCATTCAACTCTTTAAAGTCGTTTCTATACCCTCTATAAACCCCAGCAACGAACTCATTAAAGATAAATGGTTTACCATACTCTTCAAAATGTGCCCACTCATAATCCAATCCTATTGTGTTTAAATACCTATTACCTAAAACTAATGTATTTGAATGAATTATTTTCGATATATCAAATTCATTTAATTTTTTAGCATCTATATGATTTAAATTTATTATACCATCATCACCATTTACATGCCTAAAATATATAAAGGACAAACGAGTACCAAACGGATGTGCTCTATGTGAGCTCCATACTGGAATAATAAGGTCAATATTTACATTACCCCCTAAAAAAGAAAATAGGGTATGTTTATCTTCTATTAGATTCATACCCTACAATATACTAAAAATATCTGAATTTACAAAATTATTCTTTCCAATGTTTGTCTCTAATTTCATATACATCTATTGGTTGTCTTTTCATATGTTCTCCTTGTCGAAGATATCCACCCTTTAACATATACCCACTTAATATAGAACGTCTAAATGCGTTTCCATTATTTGTATCCGAACCATGTACTAAATGTGAATGTATTAAAAATGCTTGGCCCTTTTTAAGTGTTGCATAAATTTTTGGAAAATTATGCCCTTCTGGCATTTTACTAGCTTTGCCTCTTTCATTTTTCCAATGACCAGGATTTGAATTAACTCTATTTTCATCAACTTCAATATCTAACAAAGGTAAATAATGAGAACCCTCAAACGCCCATAGGCCTCCATTACTTTCATCCGATTCGTCTAACGATATAGAAATATTTGCTATCTTATTCCAACCCGCCTGCGAATAAAATCCATCTTGGTGAGCATCTCTACCTAATTCTCCAGGTGGTTTGAAATATGCCCAAGTTTGTACCCCTTGTATTTCGGAATCCAAAAGTAATTCCATACATTCAATTGCTTTTGGATGTGCCAATATTTTTTCTACTAATTCCGATTCTTTATGAGGATGCATGTAAGGTTCATACTCTCCCCAAGTTTCTTCCGATTGGTTTCTATTAATTCTTAATTTATCCAATTCAGCAATAACATTATCCACTTCAGATTCGGTTAAAATATCAACAATCACGTAACCTTTGTATTTCCAGTCATGCAGCAGTTGTTCTTTTTCTATTTGTGTAAGATGTTTCATATAATTAAATATACAACTTATTTTCAAATTTACAAAAATAAAATATGATTTTTATCAACCTTTATGAAATTGTAAAATGTTTGGTAAATAAAGTCCTATGTTTTTTAATTTAGCAGATGCTATGTTTATGGAAGCCGTGTTTGAATTATATACTCCTATATCTTCTATACTTCCATCATTCTTGTAAACAACTTCTTTTGGTCCTTCAATTCTCCAAAATAATTCAACACCTTTCCAATAAGGATTATGTAAATATGTTTCGTATGTATCTTTTTTTACTTCAAATATATGACCATGATCGTCATTTGATTTTTGAACAAAATATCTTTTGATAATACCATTAGTATAATCAATTTCATTTGGAGTTGGTACAATTGTTTCGGGTATTACAATTGTATGTATTATTTTTTCTTTTATTAAATCATTATATGCCATAAAAATTATTTTATATCCAATACTCTCCATCTAGCATCTAGAGTAGTATACCAACCATCTGGATTAATTGCATGTTTCACATTTTCAATTTGAAATGCACCAATTATATTATGTATTTCAGGAACACCATCACATAAAAAAAACTCACCACAACTTATACCACTTATACCATCTATAACTAAACTAATTTCTATTGGAGTTAATAAACTTTTATTTTTTTCATAAAAGGCTTTACTAACAATATTACCTATAAATTTTTCATCAGTAAAAATTAAAACTTTTTCAGTTCCACCAAGCTTAAATTTTTTAGAGTTGGCATTTATAGTTAATGAAACATCCTGTGGAGCTTGGCTGTTTGTCCCTTTTTGTAATCCTTTTGCAGCATCTTGTGCCGCTTTTTTCATAGTTTTTTCAACCGCTTTTACATCAACATAATTTAAACTATAAAATCCGTCTGCATTTTGAGTTGTATAAAAATCAACACTCTCATATGCATTTTTTGGAATACCTAATAAAGAATCGTCTACCGAGCCTGATTGTGCGCTTTTAACTTGTGCTATATGTGCATATGCATTAAATAATGTTCTACCTGCAATTGCATCACTCATATTAAATTCATATGTAAATTCCTTAACAATTGATTGGACAGTTGTAGGTTTAAATCTATATGGGCCGTCTTTATCAGTTTTTATAGCCTGTGATAGTATATTTGTTCCTTGTTTTAATTTACCATCTACAATAAATGATTCCGATTTTCCACCTTCTAATGAACCTATGATAAGCTTCATCATACCAAATGAATTATCGTTTACCATAGCCAATATTGATTCTAAAAAATCTATATTTGTATATGCTCTTTGCCAAATTTCTTTTACTTTTTCATATGATAAAAATACATTTAATGCGTTTCCTAAAATAACATTATCATTTTTTTCATATACTTTTATAAATTTTTCACCAGGGTTTTTTTTATTTGAATCATTATATTTTTCATTTTCAATATATAATTCATCGACTTTTAAATTAAATTGTAATCCATTAATAGTACAATCCGTCTTTTCAATATTACCTTTACTATCTGTTGATAATACAATTGTATTATTTTTTACATTTTTTATAATTTTAGGTAATTGTCCAGGAAATATAATATTTTCATTTGCAGATATCAAATTATTAGAAGAATTTGCCAATATTATTGAACTTTTACCACCACCTTTATTATCGGTATAAAATTGTTGTTTACCTATATCTAAAAATTTGCTATCAACTATTGAAGGTTTTGTTTTAGATATATAGTTTAAAATCTTATCAATTACAAATCCTAATGTAATATATGGTTTTTTTGATAAAGATTCATATGCTTTATTATCGTTTGTAATACCCCAATTAAAAAAATGCTTTTCATCATCTTTTTTTGTAACAATTGTAGATAAATCTGGTAAATTAAAATCAGATTCTATTTGATTTATCCAGGTATCAAACATCATAGGATTAATTGTCGGTCCTTTTGTTTTACTATTAGTTGAAGTTGTAGATTTTGGAATGGCTCTTGAAACCTCATTACCTGCAGTTATTTTAAAACTAACAACATACGTTCCATTATCTTGAATAGAATATGTATAATCTAAAACTTTTCCTGCAATTTGTTCATATGTTCCTCTAGATTCTTCAACTCTTTTGTAATATTTTCTAAGTGATTCAATATCACCAACAGACAAATCTGCAAAATTTGTACAAAATGTATCATATTTTGATTTATCTATAATTACATTTGCTAATGATATATCAGTTTGCGCTCCTATACTTTGCTGATATGTTGAATTGTTACCATATCTTAAATCTACATATTCTTTTCTTATATTTGCGTATAAAGATTGATTATTTCCAAATTCTAATAAAATATTCATTCCAGGTTTCAAATAAAACAATTCAAACATTTCTAGTTGTTTTAATGAAAATAATCTAACATTAATAGTTGCAATTTTTAATGCGTTTCCAACACCATCGGTATCAATTTCTATATTTTCGATTATTGGATTTGGTATTCCTCTATTACTCTCACCACTAACTAATATTTTTTTACCAGTAAAGTCTGTACCAATGTAAGATGGGCCAGTTGTTGCGTATGCATTTTCAGGTGTTTGTACTTCGTTTGTAATTATACACCCCTGATATCCTTTTGATGCATCTGGATTTTTTATAATATCATCAAAAATATCAGCTCTTTCTTTTAGGCTTAATTTTTTATTATCAGTTTGCTGTACTACAAGAGCCGGAGAGGTTAGTATAACCCATGGAGTTTTAAACATAGCACTTTCTACTAGTTTTTCTCTATTTAAAAATATTTCTTTAACCCAACTTTTTAAATCAGATATAAATAATCCCGCCATAACCTATGAATTTATTTTGTCAAAATCACTTAAAATTTTAGATAAGTCTCCAGGTATTCTAATTTGAATTCCAGGAGTCATATTTAAAGATGCTTCATTTAAATTATTAGCAACTGCTATTACCCACCAATACGAAATATCACCATAATATGTTTGAGATAATAAATCTAATCTATCCGATGATTCTGTTATTAAATAAGTGTCAGCATCGGACGGTTTTATTTTTGGGTATATAGTAGATTCCATATACTTTTTTTTAGTATCTTTTTTTTCTAAAACTTTTCTATTTTGATATCTACTTGTCATTTATAAAATATTGATATTAGTTGCCAGTTGCACCATCATTTAATTTCTTTTTTGCTATTGCAGCATCTTCTTCTGCTTTAGCTTTTGCCAGGTTTGCTTTAAAGTCTTGCCAAGTTCTTCCATTAACAAGATTATTTATAAATAATGGATTCTTATTATACGCATCCTTTCCTAACGTATATAAAGTTGTTATAGGAAATACCGCGTTTGTTAATGGATTAGTAGCAACTTTATCTAATGTTGTTAAAGTTGCACTTACTAATTTTCCTAATGATTTTGGATTTTTATTAGATTTTTTACCTGTTGGGGCTTTTGTTACTTTATTGGTGTCAGTAGATGTTTGAGTAGCTACTACCGGTGTTTCTTCTCTTTTGGTTGGTTCTTCTGGAACAAATGTAACAGATGGTCTAGATGGATACTTGTTTTGCATTATAGTACTGGATAGTCCAAAACCCATACCATCTAAATTATAATTATATTTAACTTTACTACCATTTTGTTGTAATTCCGCATGTGGATTTTCTATAACTTTAAAAGTTACCGAAATATCAACATTTGATGGAAATATAGTATTAACTAAAAAATTTCCCCAAAATTTTTTATCCATTCCCTTTGGTGGGGTTGATGAATCTGAAAACTCCATATTAGAATTTGTTGATGGCCAAGTTGCATCATCTGGAATATTTACACTTAAATTTTCTACAAATCCAAATAATTTTTTAGAATAACCATGTATTGTTAATTCTAAAAATTGAGGTCTATAAAATAATTGGTCAGAAGAACCTAAACTGCCAGTTGGTGAGTTTTTATATTTTGCAATTGATATATCTGAAGAAGGGAAACATAATTGTTTTAAATATTCAATTTGTTGTTTTATTCTCCATATTTGACCTTGGTCATGCCAATATAATTTTATATTAAATTGCAAAGTTCTTTCTACTCCATTGTATTTATATGAATTAAATGGTGAACCAATATATTTGTATGTTTCCCAATTGGGTTGAACATCTTCATTTAATCCTGATATTGTACCAGGTACAAACATTGGTTCAAATCCTAATGGATGAAATTTAACCCAAGGAATCAATGATTCTTCTGGAACTATACCTTTTGGAAATACTCCCGCGATTAAATAATCTATCATTCTATCACTATGATGCTTATATTCTTCCGGGTCTCTTTCTTTTAAAGTTTTAATTGCACCATTTGAAGCACGAACACCATTAAACGCCATTGCATCCGCTTTCTTTAAATAATATTCTTTAAATTTAAAAAATGTTTTTGGGCCTTCTTCTCCATTATTCGTTCCCTTTTTACCACCGATTCTTCCATCCAAATTTAAATCAAACGATGCTGGGTGATACGAGGATTCAATGTATGTATCATCAAGTGTTATTTTACTTTTTCTACCCATTGACCTCCCTAGATTTAATCCTGCTTGCAATGCTTCTTGTTTTGCACTTCGTAAATCTCCTTGTATTGCAGACCTTGCAGCTCCTCCTAATATTTCAGCTCCAGGTTTAAAGACCGTTTTAACAAAATATGGTTTATTTTTTTCAATATCTTTTTCGCCTCTGGCCGCATTTTGAGGTTGTAATAGTATATTACTTATTGGTCCAGGTTTATTTTTTTCTGGAAATATAGTATCTGCTATTCTAATTCTTTGTTTTAATATCGAACCAGCTAATGCTAAAGTTTGTTTTAATACTTCGCCACCTATTGTATCTGCTTGAAATTTTTCAGTTAATATTGTTGTTCTATACGGATTTATGATGCCTCTAGTATCCATCATCAGCCTATCCGCCTTATCAAACATATTTTGTATATCTAATGGATTTTTTAATGATTTTTTTAAAACTTTTTCTAAAGATGTATCTTTTGATTCGTATTTACCAACATCTGAATTTAAAGAATCTGTATCCGTAATAGGCAAATAAGTAGTATCGCCGTAGGCTACTACTTTATCTTTTTTTGCTCTATCTAATAATTCTAATAATGATGGCATTTAATTCTTTTGATTTTTATAATAAATATCTCTTTATAGTATTTAAATCTATTTTACAACATACATAGCTCTAGTAGCCCTTACGGAATCTCTAAGTCCATCATTTATAAGTTTAGAATCTAAATAAACCTTATCACCACCACTTGCTTGTTTTGACCATGCTTCTAATAGTGAATATATTTTAATACTCATATTTGAAGTTATTTCCGAATTCACATCCCACACCGCAGTAGCTTTAATAGAACCCGCTACCGGGCCCGTATTTACTGGTGCCGCACCAGTAGATGCACCCGTACTAGTTGCTGCAGTTGTAACACTTGTTAATGCAGTTTTTGTCATATCGGTTATAGATTTACTAGTATCACCAATTATTTTACTATTTGTCGATTTTGACTTATTCATTGCTTCTGTTGCCTGTCTTTCAATGTCATCAATTGAAGAAATTGCTGTTTGTTTAATTTCTTGTTGTACACCAGTTGCAGTAGTTGTTACTGCGGTTTGGAATGGAGTATTAATACTATATAATCCATCTTGTACTGCTTTTTGTAAATCCGCAACATCTGAACCCAATCCACCTTCTATCAATTTTTGAGCATTTGCAGCTGTCCATTCTGCTAATTTTTGATTTGACTCACTTCCTACTCCAATTTGGCCAACATCTTGACGATATGCACCTCTAAGATGTTCAAGTTGTCTAATACTAATTCCAGGTATAGTAGTTCCCGTTGCGTTTGAAAGTGCTTTAATTCCACCGAATGTTGCCAAATTCGCAACATTCATAAAATCCGCACCTACACCGGCTACATAGTTACCAGTAGTTTGATAACCATTACCTCTTAATGCTTTTTTATCATATATGTCATAAGCCGCTTGGCCTAATGAAAATATACCCGCGGCACCGGCCGCATATGCACCGGCTGTTGCTGCGCTCATTCCACCTGCTCCACCGGCTACGGAACTTACTCCTCCTCCTGAAATCATTTTCCAAGCTCCACTTAAAATTTGTGGTAAAAATGATGTTAAACCACCAATTATACCACTTAATAACATTCCAGGAAGTTCCGTTCCCAATGTTCTTAAAAACGCTAAATTAGCTTTAAGTTGTAAATAATCGTTATCAATCATTACATCATTTAATGACTTTTGATTTTGTATTTGTTGTTGTGCTATTTGAGCCTGCGCTTGTATTGATGCCGCATTCATTGCTTTTGTTTCAGCAATGTTATATTCTAAATTTAATTTTTGATTATTTGTTTGTTGAATACTCGCTTTAATGACTGCCTTTGAAGATTTATCTATTCCAGCATCTAAATCTTTTGTATTTTTAGCTATTTCTCCATATTGACTTTTTCCAACTCTTGCAATTTCTTCAAAATCCATTCCACCCAATGCTTGTGATATTGCATCTTTACTAAAAAAATCCAATGAAGATAAATCAACGCCTCCCAATTCATCTTGTAAAGCTTTAACTGCTTCTGGTATTTGACCGGATGCAAATTTAGCTCTTACTTCTGAAAGATTTATAGATTTTCCAAGCATTGCAGATAATTCCATTTCGGCTTTGATACTATCTTTATAGTTCAATACCATATTTCTACCAGCCGCTGCTATTTTATTAAAATTACCACCCATTGCTTTTACAGCAATCACTTGTTTTTGTAATTCTTTGCCAGACCTAAAATTATATTGTGCAATTTCTTTTGTAGAATCCGCCATATCTTTCATCACATCACCAGGATTCAATCCCATCATAATAGCCATTTGACGAGTTCCTTCCAACATATTTAATGCAGATTCAGCGTTTGAATTATCAATTATACGAAAATTAGCCGCTAAATCAGTTGCCTGGTCTGCACCTATTCCCATATATTTCGAGAATACTGCAACTTCTTTACCTAATATTTGTGAATTAGCCGCACCTGCACCTAAATTTCCTGCAACACTTAAACTTGCCTCAGCTATATCTTTTGCACTAAAACCTGCTTTAGCTAACATATTAGCCGCTTTTGAACCCAATTGAGTTAATGCTTCACCAAAAAATGCATTTCTCATTTCTTGTTTAAAATCAGAAGCTGCGGTTTCCATTTGTGCACTAAATTGAATACCTGCTTCTTGTATTGCAAAACTTGCAGAATTTTGTGCTTTTTTAAGTGCTATTTCATTTTCAACAATTTGGTCTTTCATATTGAAAGATGCAACCTTACCAAAATAATCACCCAACATACCTTGTTTATATGCAAGATATGTAGCTGCACCTGCTAATGCACCAATTGCAGCTTTTATACCGGCTCCACCATTACCCAACGATTTAAACACATTACCAATCTCACTTGCCAATGGGACAGAACCTTCCATATTACTTAGGAATGATTCCATAAATCCATCTGCTTTTTGCATATTTTTGGTAAAATCCATAGCACCATCGGAGGTAGCTTCTAATGATTTTTGTATTTGTTTTCCGGATTCAGAAGTTGCTTCAAACCCATCAACTACTTTTGAATAATTTTTAGCAGCCGCTTCGGTATATTTATTAAATTGTTGTTCAGTAATTGCTTTATTTTTAAGCAATTTTCCTAATCTTTTTTCCTCTGAAAAGAATTTATTTTTAGCAGAATCTACTTTTTTAAGGTATTTTACTTCATTTATTGTTAAATCATTTTGCTTACCAAGTGCAGTACCTATACTTTTACTACTCGCTTTAATGGTTTCTGCAAATTTTGCAAATGTTTTAAATCCTTTATTATTTTTATCAATTCCCTGTCCAATACTTTTAACCGAATCATCAATATTTGATACATCCTCAAACATATCTTTGGCTTCTTTTCTTGCCTCTAAAAGAGACTTAGCCATTTTTTCGGAATTTTTTGCCGCTTTATCATCAACAATTGGTGGAGGAGCATTAGTAGGTTGTGCAGCTGGTTTAGGCGCGGCGTTTTTTAATCTATTTTTTAGATTATTATTTTTATTAGTAGGTTTTTTGCCTTTTGCCATTGATTAAATTAGTTTAAATCGGAAAAGTCAATATCTTTGAACTTGGAATTATATTTGTTCAATTTATCAGTAGAAGCATTTATTCTAGAATTTATATCATCAAATGCTTTCCATACATCTTCATCTGAATTTTTAATTTTATTCAAAAATGCACCTTCTTTATTTTTAGATTTTGCTGTAAAAAATAAATTAAGTAATTTAGAAAATACATTTATTTCAACTAATTTTTGCTTCGCCATATTCGTGTTTGTATATAAATATAAATCAATACTATTTTCGTCTAACTTTAGAACTTGCTCCTTTTGATTTATTTACTTGCTCTATTTGTTCTGATTCGGATTTTTTAACTCTAACCAATTCGTTCCAATAAAATTCTCTTAATTTAATTGACATATAATATACGTCATTCCATGTGAAACCACCATTGGAATTATATATTAATTGAAAAATCTTTTGATGTAAAGCTATGCTATAATCAGTCGATAGGATAAAAAAAGTCAACCCCGAATGGGATTCTGAGAGCCTCCTCCTCACCACTAGCAGTTGTATATTTGAATGTTAGGTTCAAATCAGGAGTTATTGAATTTGCATATTTTCGAAGTGCTTTAGAATCACCTGCCAATAAACCATTTGTAACAAAATTGCTTATATGGCCGTAATCTCTAATACCATTTACTTCAACAATCTGTCTCCTATATCTTGCAGTAATTTCACCGGATGTTTTTGTTATTTTTTCAATAGCCTCAACATCCTTACTGATTGCAATTTCATCACCATGTGATAAGAATTTAAATTTAATAGGAGTTTTTGAAATAGGTAAAACAAATTCATATTCATTTTTTCTATTTAAAATTTCCTTATTTAATTCTTTTGTTTGTATTTGTGAAAGGTCAATTTTAACATGAGTTGGTTCGCCTGTTTCTGGGTCATCAATCGTTACATCATATTCTGCACCAAAAGCCAACATACGAGATGCTACTAATATTGCATTCTTATCACCTACTAAAATATCATTTATATTAACTCCAGGCTCTACTACGATAGATTCCAACATTTTATTTATATGTTCGTTTCTTCTTATTAGATTTATAGAAGTTAAAATATCTTCTTCTTTTGCAGTTAATAACTTTATTTCAATACTACCTTTTGATAAAGGATGATTTTCTGGATAACATAATCCTTCCGATGGAAGTGAAATTATCTCTGTTGCAAATGGGAATGTTTTTGGTAATGCAGTTGGATATGCAGTTGGTGTGATACCACCTCTTGTAACTTGTTGTTCAATGTTTTGTTCCATAATATATAACTATTGTGTTTATTATATATATTATGTTTTTAAAAAAATAAAAAGGGGATAACATTTCTGCATCCCCTTCTTTTTTATAATTTGAATATTATTAGTATTCTAATATTGCGTAATCGTAAGAAATTGTTAATTCGATAGATACAGGGTCAGTTGTGTTTGACCAATCTAATTCACCGAAATTAGCTTGAGAAATAAATGCTCCAACTAATGACCATTCTTCTACAACATCACCTACTGGTCCTAATAATTGGAATGTAAGTTGTTTTTTGTAGAAAGCAGAATAACCATCTCTACCTGTCAATGATTCGTGTGATTGTCTAATCCACTCCATTACTTGTTGTGCTCCAGATGGAACAATTGGGTCATAAAGTGTAATTGTTATATCATCCCAAGTTGATTTACCTTTAATCTTTCTCTTTACGTTTATATGGTCTAATTCAACTACTTCCGATGTGAAAGTTGGTCTACTTGCTGTTTTGATGATGTAAGATTCGATACCATCAACTGTCATAATAAATCTATTCTGAAGTTTTGGTTCAAACTCTTTGTAAAACATCTTGTCAAATCCTAATATTGTTGGCATCTTTGTTTATATTTTATTGTTCTTTTATAAATATCTATTTTTTAAATTATCCGTTAAAACTTGCGCCAGTTGGTAAGATGTTGAAATCAATTTGAATAAATTCCGCTGTCTTTGTTGGTTGTAAGTAGATAGCTCCTTTTAAAATGTTTCTATCAATTACATCTGGTGTGTTGTTTGAATCGTCCATAATTACTTTGAAAGCGTATAAACCTTGTCTACTTTGTATTCCACTTAAATAAGGGTTTACAATGTTTAAGAATTTAGTTCTAGTTTCTGCTGAATTTTGTTCGAATACTAAATATCTTGATGTAGATGCGATGTACTTTCTAACAGTCAATAATAATCTTCTTACGTTGATTCTATCTAATGCAGATGGTTTATCTTGTAATGTTTTTTGTCCAAATACCACAATACCTTGTCCTGGGAATTGTACAATTGGATTTACTTTACCTTCATATAAATCATCTTTTTCAGATTGAGATAATCTATCTAATACACTAACTGCTCCTACTAATCCACCTCTATTCAAACCTGCTGGTGCGAACCATTCTCCTGCAACATTGTCGTTTGCCGCAAATACTCCAGGTAATAATACTGATGGTGGGACTGTTATTAATTTGTTTGTGTTTAAATCAATTGTTTTAATCCAAGGATAGTAAACTGCTGCGTAGTTTGAATCAACTCCTTGTGCTTGTGTAATAGTTGCTGATAATGATGTTGTTGAGTTACCTGCATCTCCAATGAAGAATGCATCTGCTCTTTGTTCAACCATATCTAATATTGAAGTCCAAACTGAACTATGGTCAGCTCTATTAACATGCGGTGCAATTACCATATTGATATCATATTCATCAGCGTTTGATAATGCTGCAATATGTTTTTGATATGCCGCCTTACCTGCTGTTGTAGCTGGGTCTAAATCCGCTGCATTATTGTTTGGTGCAAACCCGTCAAATCCTTCTTGGAATGCTACAACAAATTGTCTTTTTGAAACATCAGTTGATACATTTGAAGTTAAACTTAATCCGCAAATAGTATCTAATGAGAATACTGCATTTGAACCATTACCTGCAGATGCTGGAATTGGTTTCATATAGATTTTGTTATCTTCATTGTTGTCTAAATCAATACCACTATATTTTGTAGAATCCGTTACTGAACCCGTTGAGAATGTTACTCTTGGAACCAAATTTGCGTAAGTTGTTGCAGTTACTGCTTCCGATTGTCCTGCTGCTCTTATTGGTAATTTGTATGCTGCGTGTGCAAATGGTACTGCTTGAACTGGTGCTTGTTCGTTTAAGTTTGTAATTCTAATATATTTTGAATTATTAACCCAATCTCCAATTTCTGTAATTTTACCAGTTGTTGCGTTGATTGTTCTTTTTCTATCACCAATTACTCTACTAATATAGTTTGGAGAATTAGGGTCTAAATTTACGTTTGCAAATGTTTCAATTATAGTTTTTTTCTTATCAGTATCAGAGAAACTTCTTACTACGACTGTAAATGCACCGAAATCTGTTCCGTTAATTGAACCCGCTGCTTTAACATTTGAAATACCAACTTTAATTTTTGTATTTGCTACATTTCCTGCAGTAATTGTTTCAAATTGGAAAAGGTTATATCTTTGTCCACTAATTAATTGAGATTGAATATATGGAGTCAATGCTTCACATGCTTCACTATTAAATCTTTGTTCTCCTAAAACAATTGCACTTGCACTCACATTTGCATTAAATGATGCTGTAAATGAGCCCGTTCCTAATCCATCTGCTCCCGATAATGAATATGTACTTGTATTAGCTACAAATGCATTATTTTTAAAATACATATATGCGTACCCTTTTTTAGTACCATATGCAGATGCACCAAATGTAGCTTCTATATCATTTGAATCACTTAAATCCAATGATGTAGTGTATACTCCAAATAAACTTCCAGATAATCCAATATCTCCACTTCCTAATGCACTTGCAGTAACATCAGAAAATCCTACTTGTACACTTGAGGTTGTATTAAATAAAACACCCAAAGATGCCGATAATGAACCACTAGATGCGATTAACATTATAGAGCCGGTTTCTATATATCCCAATTTACCAGCTACTCTACAAATTGTTGCAGTTCCTGCTTCTCTTAAATATGATTGCACTGCTAAAGGTGTGTAATACGTGTCATCTACTGAACCAAACAATGTTTCAAATTCTGCTTGTGAATTTACGATTGTTGGGGTTAAAGGACCTTCTTTAAAAGGACCAATGAATGCTGCACCTATTTCACCTACACCTTGTTGTAAAAATGAAAGGTCGTTTTCTCTTGTGAATACGCCCGGTGATACTAATTTCTCTGCCATTGTATATGCTTAATTTTAAAAATTTATAATTCTCAATATAAATATAAAAATTTCAACCAAAACAATAAATCTTACTTATATGTTGGAGAGAAATAATTATATACTTGTGTTACTGCTGTCGAATTTTGTAATGTATTATAAAACAACACTGGTCCTATTTGTCCATTCCAAAATGTTGTTCTTGCACTATTACTTCCTATTGTTAAATAGTTAGTAGATGATGGTGCCGTAAATGCTGCTGCTGTAAATGTTCCTACCGATGTTCCGTCTACATAAACTGTTACAGTTCCTGATGGTTGGAATGTTGCTGAAATCATATACCAAACGTTTGCTGATAATGATGTTGTCAATTGTGCACTATTACCCAATGTACTACCATAGAATTTTACTCTATTTAAAGTAGAACTATCAGATGATTCAATTGCTAAACCATAAAACCCTGCATAGTCAAAAATATGTCTTGTAGTTGTACCTAATGTTGTAGTAGGTCTAACCCACATATGAATCGTACCGGTATTAGTATTGAATTGAGAAATTCCACCATTGATATTTGTAGTAGTATCTTTATACCAGAATTGGTTTGTACCATTTGCTGCAAAGTATTTATCCTTTTTAGTTGCCCCTGCATTATATACCGGATTACCACCTGTGATACTTGCTGCGTTTGCAACACCTGCAGGTCTTATACCTGTATTATATCCTGAAAGGTCTAACAAATCTGCCGTATCTGCTGATTGGTATGATGATGCTTTACCTGGGTCTACATACATTCTTAATCCAGACGATGGGATATAAGGTTGAGTTGTTGTACCTTTATTATGTGATATAGTGCCATTTGCTAAATAAACGTCAAAATTTTCAACATTTAGAGTTGCAATTTCAACATCTTCATTTACTATTTCTATATTATAAACTTCAATTTCTTGAACACCATCAAAATCATCATATTTAACAATTTTATCAGCAGGTAATATATCTTCTGCTAATTTAAATCTATATTTTTCAATTTCAGCATCCCATACCCAAATAGGATGTGTTCCTGTTGCTTTTATTAAACCATCATTAATTGAAAAATATCCACTTGCAAAGTTAAATACTATATCAGAAACCACCACTTCTTGATAAGAACCCGCATTAGTATCTAACATATGAAATCTCCACTCTACATTTTCACTATCAATTGATTGTGATTCGTCTGGTAAATTATCAGGAACCCATGCTTTAATAGTATCTCCAACATTTAAATCTTCAACATTTACTTCCGTATCATTTGTTAATTGTATTTTTGTACCAAATAATAAACAGAAATCAGGTTGGTTGATTGTATTATAAACATCTACTGCATATAATACTTTTGTACTTACACTACCATAGTTTGTTGCATTAATATTAAATCCATCTTCATATTTCATTGTCAATGTAGATTGAGCTTCTGAATATGTAGTTGTACCAACAGCTGCCGGTGTTATAGGAAATAATGTAGGACCAGTTGCTACCGATTTACTACCTGTTGAAAAGTTTGCATTATCAAATGAGCAAGTATAGTTATTATATTGTTGTTGTACTTTAGAATAAAATAAAGAACCGGTTGAACTAAACAAAAATTGTCCGTTTTCAGTTGTACTCTCCACTATATATGTGTATGTCGGTGGTGAGACAGTGATAGTGTCAGTTGCAAAAGATAATAGTGAACCATTTGTAGTTTGTCCACCTAATCCACCAATTGAAACTGCTCCTGCTCTCGCAGAACCACTTACTGCTCTATATAAGTTACCTAAAGATAAATTTGTTCTTGCCATTGTATAAAGTGTTATTCTCCGTTATAAATATCTAAAAGTTTGTCTTTCCACACTTCTTTATTAGAAAAGTGTCCAATCATCCATTTTTTTAATTTTTTAAACTCCTGATTACGGGTTTTGTAATCATCTTTACAAATCGTTTCGTAGGTCTTTTTAAATGTTTCCTTGTCAATCGCTTTGTATTTATAATCAAGTGGGTCGTGCCACTTTTCATGTAATATCGGTAGTTTACCCCAATCAACTGCTTCAAATATTCCATATCCGAAGGGCTCATATTCAAAGCAAGAGTGAGATATTCCCCAATCAAGTCCATAGAACCTTTCTTTATATTTATAATCAAATTTGTAAACTTTCCCTTTTTCGAATGTGTATCCATATTTTTTTTTATAATATTTGTTAAAAGTATCCGAATTGGTAAATATATAACTTTCCAATTCATTTATATATTCTACATTTTTTCTTCCTTCTGCTCTTGCAGCAAATCCAACTTTTGTAGAATCAATTAACTCTTTATTATTTTTAAATTCGTAAGTATTTGGTATGTGATGCAAATTTTCCGTTTGATATGGAAAATGATACAATCCAACCCAAATTTTATTTTTAATTTTATTTATTAATTCCGTTTCCCATTCCCAATTTCCATACCAATGTAAATATTCATCTTTTTCCATTTGGGATAACATAGATACTTTTGTCAAATTGTGAAATACAATTGAATCAATTTTATCTAAATTATTATGAATAGCGGTAGTTGGGGTATAATGACCGTGCAATATATGAATTTTTCTTGCACCTTTTAAAATTTCATCAATTTTTAATTCGTTGGTTTCCCAAATATTTTCAATATTAATTGGAAATTCTTCATAATTATCTGGTTTCTTTCTATGGAAAAGTAGAAGTGGCTTGACTTTTAAATCAGGTGCCACTTCTTTTATCCAATTAGTTACCCATATATCAGCTCCGCTATTGAACCAGGGTCCTCCTGCGGTAGTGTAGTATACATCGTACATTTATTATAAACCTTTTGAATATTATTTAGATTTGCAATTATCACATTTACATTCGTAATTATCTAAATCCATTCTTAATTTTTCAATTTGTGTTTGTTGTTCTTTAATACCTTCAATTAATAATGCTACCAATTTGTCGTATTTAACTGCTTTATATCCTGTTTCTCTTGTTGTTACCAATTGTGGTAATATTGCTTCAATTTCTTGTGCAATAACACCGACATCGTTTCCTTCAAAACCATGGAACTCTTTCATATCTGTTTTCCAATCATAAGTGTTACCACTAATCATTTTGATTTTTTCAATTGGATTTTCGATTGGAGTAATATTCTCTTTAAAGTTTATATCCGATGTAGAGTATGCTACAACATCACCACTTGCGTCAATTCTACCTGCAGTTGCCGATGCTGCCATACCAATACCCAATGAGTTATGTCTAACATCCGATGTAGTTAATAAGTTTTGGTTAATAACTGTACCATATCCAGTTGTTGAACTCAATGTTACTTGAGATGAACCAGATACTAAGTTTGCAATTGTAATATCAGCTGAGCCATTGAATGATGTTCCGTTGATTGTTCTTGCAGTTGCTAATGTAGTTGCGGTTGATGCGTTACCGGTTAATGCTCCTGTGAATCCAGTTGAACTTACTGACGTTAATCCTGCTATTGTTGTTGCAGTTCCACCCAATGCAATTGCAGTTGAACCAACTGTCACTGTATTAGTAGTGATTGCGGAACCAACTACTTGAGATGAACCTGAGAATATTGTTTTAGCTGCCGTTGCTCTACCTTCGTATGTTGTTGCTAAAGATGCAGTTGTTAAGTTAATACTTGCAGTACTTTCTTCAATTCTTGTTAATCTCGTATTTTGAGTTGTGTTAGTAGTATCATTTGAACCTGTGTAAGTTGCTAATGTACTCCATTTAGTATCAATCGATGCAGTATAAGCTGCTAAAGTTGAAAACTTAGTTTCAAATGAACCAGTTTTAGTATTGATATCTGCAACATGTCCGTTAAATGAAGCCGTAGTTAAATTAATACTTGCAGTTGATTCTTCAACTCTATTTAATCTTGTATTTTGTGTAGTATTGGTGGTATCGTTTGAACCTGTATAAGTTGCCAATGTACTCCATTTAGTATCAACCGATGCAGTATACGTTCCTAATGTACTAAATTTGGTATCAATACTTGCAGTATAAGTTGCTAAAGTTGAAAATTTAGTTTCAAATGAACCAGTCTTAGTATTGATGTCTGCAATATGTCCGTTGAATGAAGCCGTAGTTAAATTTAAACTTGCAGTTGACTCCTGTATTCTACTAATTTGAGTTGTAGTAGAAGCAGTTAGAGTTTGAAGAGTAGAGAATTTAGTATCAATACTTGCAGTATATGTTTGTAAAGTACTAAACTTTGTATCGACACTTGCAGTATATGTTTGTAATGTACTATCTTTAACCAATTGAGATGAACTGAATGTATTTAAACTTGCAGTACTTTCTTCAATTCTTGTTAATCTTGTATTTTGAGTTGTGTTTGTTGTATCATTTGAACCTGTATAGGTATTTAATGAACTTAATATTCCAACTACTTGTGATGAACCTGATACAACACCATTAGTTGCGTTTATTGTACCATTATATGATGTTGCAGTTGATGAACCTATTAAAGTAAATGAGCCACTTATTTGTACCGAACCTGTAAATGAATGTGTATCATTACCAAAGTCACCAAATGTATTTGAACCACTACTAAATAAAACACTTGCAGTTTCGTTAACAGTTGTTAAATTTGTTACTGTTAAGTTTGTAATTGTTGTATTATTTAATTGTGCAGAAGAACTTATAATTCCTCTACCTTGTGTCTCAAAAGAACCTGTTAAATTTTGTAAAGTTGAAAATTTAGTTTCAAATGAACCTGTTTTAGTATTGATATCTACAATGTGTCCTGAAACTGATGCAGTGTAAGTTGCTAAAGTTGTATTCTTAGTTTCTAATGAACCTGTTTTAGTATTGATATCTACAATGTGTCCTGAAACTGATGCGGTATAAGTTGCTAAAGTTGTATTCTTAGTATCTTGAGATGCTGTGTATAAATTTAAACTTGCAGTTGATTCTTGTAATCTACTAACTTGTGCCGTCATTGAAGCGGTTAAAGTTTGAAGAGTTGAAAATTTAGTATCAATCGATGCAGTATATAATCCTAATGTACTATTTTTAGTATTTTCCGATGCACTAAATGCGTTTAAACTTGCAGTGCTTTCTTCTAATCTACTCAATCTTGTATTTTGAGTTGTATTAGTAGTATCATTTGAACCAGTATAAGTATTTAGAGAACTCAATATACTAACTACTTGTGCAGAACCCGAAACTGTACCCGTTGGTAAATTTGCAATAGTTTGAGTTGAACCCGATACAACACCAGGTGCTGCTGAGTTCAAATAATTTATAGTTTGAGATGAACCACTTACTACTCCGTTAGTTGCATTTATAGTACCATATATATTTGTACCATGAATTGCTCTATATCTAAATGATGTACTACCTAAATCAAATGAGTTATCGTTATTTGGAATTATAGATGAACTTAAATCAGCATTTACAACTACATTATCCGAAGAATTATCACCGATTGTGATTGTACCACCCAATGTTAAATTACCATCAATTTTTGCATTTCCGGTAATGTCTATTGAAGAACCCGATATACCAGAGAACGAACCCGCACTTCCTGTTCCTGATGCTCCCAATGTAATATCTCCTGTTAATCCACCGATTTGTAATGTCCCTAAGTCTGTATTTACATACGGTTCTCCAAATGCTAACGAACCAGATTTTTGTGCGTTCGTACCACGTCTAAATTTAAGTCCCATTTTAGTTTACTCTTTTTTTTAGTTTAAAGTATAAGAAATTACTTATACCCCTATAAATATCTATTTGTTTTCTAAATCCTTTACTTTTGCTGATAATTCTTTTATTGCTTCTATTAATACTGGTACTAATTTAATATAATCGACTGCCAAATATCCATTATCTCTTTCAGTTACAACTTCAGGTAATACCGATTGAACTTCTTGTGCAATTATACCTAAATCGCTTCCTTTATGAGAATGTATTTCTTCAAATCCTTCTTTCCAATCATAAGTGTTACCGGTAATTAATTCAATTTTGGATAAAGCATTAACTATTGGTTGAATATTTTCTTTCAATCTTTCGTCAGAAGAATAATATGCAGTAATATCACCCCATGCTCTAATTTCTCCACTTGCTCCACTTGCTGCCCCTCCAACTCCAATTGAACCAAATTGTACATTTGATGTTGTTGCTACTGCTTGTGCAATTGAAATCGTTGCATTTGAACCTTCTCCAGGAGTATGTGAAATCGTAACACCAGTACCTTGAGTCAAATCACTCATATAGTTACCAGTTGTATCGACTCCCAATGCTACTGAATTTGCTTGAATCGTTGCAACACCATTTGTTGTAATTGCTATATCACCACTAATTGTAGTAAATATTGAACCAGAAACTTGTGAAGAACCGGAAACTACTCCTACTGGCATTTGAGCTGAGCCGCTCCAAACTCCACTTCCACCTAATATTTGAGAACTACCACTAACTATTCCTCTACCTTTTGTTTCATAGGATGAACTAGCTGCATTTAGGTTAGAAACTGAAATATTTAAACTTGCAGTTGTTGATTCTAAATTAGTTAATCTAATTGCATTTGAACCTGTAAGAGTTGATAATGTGGTAAATTTAGTTTCAAATGAACCTGTTTTAATATTGATATCCGCAATATGCCCGTTTATACTCGCAGTATACAAATGTATTGAAGAAGTCCAAGCATTTATATTAGTTAAGTGGCCACTTATTGAGTTAGGGTCAACCGATGTTTGTAATGTTAGAAAATCACTTCTTAATTGGGTAAATGATGCAGTAAGTTGTGATGATGAAATAAATAAACTTGCCGTTGCATTATTTAATGATGCGGTTACACTTTGTAATGTTGTAAATTTAGTATTTACCGATGATGTCCAAATGTTGATATCAGCAACATGTCCGTTTATACTTGCAGAAAATGTATTCAATGAAGCAGTTGCGGTGTTAAATGATGCCGTTACACTTTGAATAAGTGTAAATTTATTTTCAAAAGAACCGGTCTTGGTATTGATATCTACAATGTGTCCTGAAACTGATGCCGTATATGATGCAATTGTTGAATTCTTTGTTTCTTGTGATGCGGTAAATAAATTTAAACTTGCAGTCGATTCTTGTAATCTACTAACTTGTGCTGCCATTGAAGCAGTTAAAGTTTGAAGAGTTGAATTTTTTGTCTCTTGTGATGCGGTAAATAAATTTAAACTCGCAGTACTTTCTTGTAATCTACTAATTTGAGATTGAACCGATGCAGTTAAAGTTTGAAGAGTTGAATTTTTAACATCTAAACTTGCTGTATATAATCCTAATGTACTAAATTTAGTTTCAAAAGAACCAGTTTTAGTATTGATATCAGAAATGTGTCCTAATGTACTTGCACTAAATGTATTTAAAGAAAGTAAAGAACCACTCATTACATCCATACCACCAGCAGTCAATATTTGAGATTCGGAATTTAATTTTCCTACTTTCCAATAATCGGTAGTTACATCCCAAAGTAAAGAACCAGAAGTAGTTGATGCACCGGTTGAATCTCTTACTACCAAACCACCATCATTAGTTCCTGCAGCACTCAATGCTATAACATTATCTGCAATATTTAGTGTTGTCGAATCAACAACAGTTTGAGTACCTTGTACATATAAATTACCCTTAATTGTAGTAGTTGATGCTGCACCCACACCTGCAACTGTTATTGCATCTTTTAAAGATTGTGTATATGATAAAATTGACGAAGTTACATTTTGTAAAGTCAACCATTTAGTTTCAAAAGAACCAGTTTTTGTATTGATGTCAGAAATGTGTTCATTAACACTTGCACTAAATATATTTAAACTTGCCGTACTTTCTTCTAATCTACTTAATCTATTTGATGTAGAAGATGTATATGAATTTAAACTTGCAGTTGATTCTTCAATTCTTGTAAATCTATTTGAATTAGATGCAGTTAATGATTGTAAAGTTGTAAATTTAGCATCAATACTTGCAGTATATGTTTGTAATGTACTATCTTTTGTATTTTGAGATGCACTAAACGCGTTTAAAGATGATGTACTTTCTTCTAATCTATTTAATCTATTTGAGTTGGATGCAGTTAATGATTGTAAAGTTGTAAATTTACTATCAATACTTGCAGTGTATACCGCTAATGTACTATTTTTTGTATTTTGAGAAGATGTAAAATCGTTCAATGAACTTAATACACTAATAAATTGTGCAGAGCCTGATATAACTCCGTTTGATGCTGATATTGCTCCCCAAACTGCATTACCATAAATGTTTCTATATGTTCTATTGCTTGCACCTAAGTCATATGTACTACCACTATCTGGAATAATTGATGAACTCAAATCTGCATTAAAAACAACACTATCCGAAGTAGTATCACCAATTGTAATAGTTCCACCAATTGTTATATCACCTGTTACATTAAAATTACCAACATTTGGCTCATTTAATTTTGCCATTGTAACTACGGATGAACCACTACCAATTTGTAACGAACCAGATGTTTGATGTAAATATAATTCACCATCAGTTAGTGAAACATTGGATGTACCTCTCCTTATTTGAAATATAGCTGCCATTTATTATCTTTTCTGTTTGTTATAAATATCTTAAATATTAAAATCTAAATCACCTGCGGTGTTTATGTATTTTGCTAAGTGCATATAGTTGGATGTTATACTACCGGTTGTTACCCACATTGCCGATGAACTTACCGATAATCGTGTTATATTTGATATTTTTACATCAAAAGAACCAGTTTGTGCTAATCCATATGTATTTGAGGTACTATCCGTTATATAGTTTACAGTCCCTGCTGCATTTGGGTCTAAGTTAAAATCGTAAGTGTTTGGTCCAGGTGCTATTCCGACTTGAGAACCATTTACATAAAAAGACCCCGTTACTTGTACTGACCCTGTAAATTGGTGCGTATCATCTCCGGTATCTCCAAATTTATTAGAACCCGAAGTATACATAACAGATGATGAAATTATACCAATATTAAATTGTCTTGCATTAATTGAACCCAATACGGTTACATCACCACTTACTCCTAATGAGCCAGTTATTTGTTGATTATTTTTAAATGAATTTGAACCTGTTGTTGCGTATGAACCAGTTAAATTACCTAATATGGTAGATTTATTATCTTCGGATGCACTGAATGCGTTTAATGAACTTAATATTCCAATGATTTGAGATGAACCCGAAACTACACCATTGGTTGCTGCGATGGATGCTGTAATTGCACCCGTTAAGAATATGGAACCCGTATTAACTACGTTTGTTGTTATTACTTCTTGGACTGTATCTGTCGAACCTGAACGTCTAAGATATATCTTACCATCGTAAGTATTTATTGCTAATTCTCCTAAATTAAGAGAACCCGTACCAGGTACCTTACCCGATAACGAAGAACGTTTGAGTTGAACAATTTGTGCCATTTGGCTAAGTCTTTAAAGTTATCTAACAAAAATGTAGTATATACTACAAACATAAATATACTATAAAAAGAAAAACCCCTACTATGAGGGGTTTAACTATAATTATTTTAAAATATTAAAATTCTGTACCTTCTAATGCTGATTCTATATCTGTCAATCTTGTTGCTACCGAACCACTAAATGCTAAAACATCACCAATTCCGTATAAAGTTGTACTACTTGTTGTAAATGTTCCAAATGGTACATCATTATATCTTAATTCAATCGAACCGGTAGTAGATGCAACTTTATAAAGAGAACCACTAGCTTGTATATATCCAATTGTTCCTGCGAATGGTTCAGAGTTGAAATCAAAGTCATCAGGTCTCATCGATGCGGTAACACCTGTTAATCCCTGGCCACTACCAACAAAATTTGCCGCAGTTACATTTCCGGTTACTCTAATTGAACCCGATGTTGTTGAACCCGCAACTACAAATTCTACAACTTCATCCGTAGAACCCGATTTGTGCATAAAGGCTTTACCATCATAGGTATTCAGTGCCAATTCACCTAAGTCAATCGATGCAGTTGTTGGTATTGAACCCGATACTCCGGAGCGTTTTAAAAGTATTTTTTGTGCCATTATTTATTTTTCTTTATATATTTTTTATTAATATGTTCCTCCGTCTATTAATGTTAGTGTAGTTTGGATATAGTTATCCGTTACCACCGCTTGTACTCTTGCAGTAGTATGATATAGATTTGTTCCTTCTGCTACATCCGTAGTATCAAATCCTGTTTTATTAGCGTCGTTTAATACAATTTGTGATGAACCACTTACCAATCCTGCAGGCTTACCACTTATGTTTGTCCAAGTTGCTCCTGCTACTGATGCACTTATTGATGTTGCAATTGAACCACTAAATGAAGTGTATCCAGTTGTTGCAGTTATGTCCACTTGTGATGAACCACTTATTACACCATTAGTTGCGTTGATTAAACCATTGATTGAACCCGTTACAATTAAATCTCCTGATACATATGTAGAACCCGATACGATTACTCTATCATGTCTTAATTGTAAAGGTGTTTTTGTTGTATTTGAACTATTTGCAATAAGGAAATCCATTCTATTCAATCCCGCTTGTGCGTCATGTCCAGTTTGGATTTTATGAACATATTGAGTAAGTCCACTTCCATTATATCCAAATACTAATTGGTCTGCAGTTGCTCCTCCCGTTGTTCCGTTTTCAATACCAACTGCACCCTTCAAATGTATTTTTTGTGAAGGAGTTGATGTGTTAACTGCTAACGATGCAAATGATGCTGATGCAGAACCGGTAATATTTTGTGATACCGATAATGAACCTGTTATTAATTGACTTCCGTTAAATGAGTTTCCGTTTATCGTTGCGTATGAACCAGTCTTACTATTAATATCAGCGATATGACCATTAACACTTGCACTAAATATGTTTAAACTTGCAGTTGATTCTTCAATTCTACTTAATCTAGTTAATGTACTTGCAGAGAATGTATTCAATGAAGCAGTTGCCGTATTGAATGATGCAGTTACACCTGCTAATGTAGTATTTTTAGTATCTAAACTTGCAGTATATAAACTTAATGTACTATTTTTAGTTTCTAAACTTGCAGTATATAATCCCAATGTACTATTCTTAGTATCTTGAGATGAAGTGTATAAGTTTAAAGATGCGGTACTTTCTTCAATTCTTGTAAATCTAGTTAAAGCAGATGCACTAAATGTATTTAAACTTGCAGTTGCAGTATTGAATGATGCGGTTACACCGGCTAATGTGGTATTCTTGCTATCAATACTTGCAGTGTATAAACTTAATGTACTATTTTTAGTATCTTGTGAAGAAGTATATAAATTTAATGAAGCAGTTGATTCTTCAATTCTACTTAATCTAGTTAATGCTGATGAAGTTACTGATGCTAATGTTGTAAACTTAGCTTCAAATGAACCTGTCTTAGTATTAATATCCGCAATATGTCCATTAACTGATGCTGAGAATGTATTTAATGATGCAGTACTTTCTTCAATTCTACTTAATCTATTACCAGTTGTACCACCACCCAATGATTGAGATACTAATGTAATCGTTGCGTTACTTGCACTTATAGAAGTTGCAAGTGAACTACTAAATGTTGAATATCCGTTTGTTGAATCAATAAATATTTGTGATGAACCACTTACTACACCCATACCACCTGCTACCAATATTTGTGATTCCGTTCCTAATTTTCCTGCTTTCCAGTAATCATTAGTTACATCCCAAAGTAAAGAACCTGAAGTAGTTGAACCACCACTTGCATCTCTTACTTGTATACCACCATCAGATGTTCCTGCTGCATTTAATACTAATATATTATCTGCAATGTTTACAGTTGTAGAGTCAACAACTGTTTGAGTACCTTGTACAAACAAATTACCTTTAATAGTTGTATCACCATTTACTGTTATATTAACTCCACTTGCAGTTATTGCCGCTCTTAATGATGATGTATATGTATTTAAATCTGATATATGCCCTTTAACCGATGCTGACCAAGTATTTACATCCGCAACATGTCCATTTATAGATGCTGAGAAAATATTTAAACTTGCAGTTGACTCTTGTAATCTACTAACCTGAGCTGCCATTGAAGCAGTTAAAGTTTGAAGAGTTAAATTCTTAGCATCTTGTGAAGAAGTATATGCATTTAAACTTGCAGTTGATGCTTGGATATTACCAAATTTAGTATCAACTGATGCAGTGTATAATCTTAAAGTTTCTGATTTAGTATTTTCTGATGAACTAAATGCGTTTAAACTCGCAGTTGATTCTTCTAATCTACTCAATCTTGTATTTTGTCCAGTATTAGTAGTATCGTTTGAAGAAGTATATGCGTTTAAACTTGCAGTTGATTCTTGTATTCTTAAAATCTTAGCGTCAATACTTGCAGTATAAGTTCCTAATGTACTAAATTTAGTATCAACACTTGCAGTATATAATCTTAAAGTTTCAGATTTAGTATTTTCAGATGCAGAGAATGCATTTAAACTTGAAGTACTTTCTTCAATTCTACTTAATCTTGTATTTTGTCCAGTATTAGTAGTATCGTTGGAAGAAGTATATAAGTTTAAACTTGCAGTTGACTCTTGTAATCTACTAACCTGAGCTGCCATTGAAGCAGTTAAAGTTTGTAAAGTAGAGAACTTAGTTTCAAATGAACCAGTCTTTGTATTGATATCACTAATATGTCCTAATGTACTTGCAGAGAATGTATTTAAACTTGCAGTAGCAGTATTAAATGATGCAGTTACACTTTGTATTGTCGTAAATTTAGAATCTACTGATGCAGTGTATAATCCCAATGTACTATTCTTAGTATCTTGTGATGCCGTATATAAATTTAAACTTGCAGTCGATTCTTGTAATCTTAAATCTATAGCTGCCATTGAAGCAGTTAAAGTTTGAAGAGTTGTGAATTTAGCATCAACACTTGCAGTATATAATCCTAATGTGCCATCTTTAGTTAATTGAGATGCTGTAAATGCGTTCATTGAAGATGTGTAATTTCCAATGATTACATCCTTAGCTTCTTGTGATGCGGTGAATGAATTTACCGATGCAGTTGCTGCACTTAAATGTGCAACCGAACTACCTATCGTTCCACTACCAATAGATGAACTTAATGCGGTAATTGAACCCGAAACCGAACTACTAAATGTTACAAAAGTAGAACCTGTAAAGTTATTTAAAGATGATGTACTTTCTTCTAATCTACTTAATCTTGCATTTTGTGCAGTTTTAGCAGTTTCGTTTGAAGAAGTATAACTATTTAAAGAAGTATTTGCGTTACTTGCAGTAAATAAGTTTAAAGATGCCGTACTTTCTTCAATTCTTGTGAAACGATTTGTAAATGTTGTATTTGTTGTCTCTTGTGAAGATGTGAATGCATTTAATGAAGATGTACTTTCTTGTATTCTAGCTAATCTCGTTTCAAAAGAACCAGTTTTAACATTTATGTCAGAAATATGTCCTAGTGTACTTGCAGAGAAAGCGTTTAATGATGATGTACTTTCTTCTAATCTACTTAATCTTGCATTTTGTGCAGATTGTGCAGCGTCGTTAGATTGAGTATATGCATTTATATTATCAATAGAACCACTAATAGAACGAGAGTATGCGTTTAATGATGCAGTAGATTCTTGTAATCTATCCAATCTTAAACCATATGCAGTTACAGTTGTTGTATTACTTTGTGTATATGAGTTTAACGAAGTAATTCCGTTACTTGCAGTAAATGAGTTTAATGATGCAGTGCTTTCTTCAATTCTTGTAAATCTAACATTTGCAGATGAAGTGTAAGTTTGTAAGTTGTCATTTTTAACATTAAGACTTGCACTTGTAGTTTCTAAATTAGTTAATCTAAGTCCTGCTGATGCTGTAAATAAATTTAAAGATGATGTACTTTCTTCAATTCTACTTAATCTATTTAATGCCGATGAAGTTACTGATGCTAATGTTGTAAATTTAGCTTCAAAAGAACCGGTCTTTGTATTAATGTCAGAAATATGTCCGTCAATTGAACCTGTATAAGATGCTAATGTTGTAAATTTAGCGTCAATTGATGAAGTATATGATTGTAACGTACTATCTTTAACTAATTGAGATGCACTAAATGTGTTTAATTGAGTTACAGAACTTCCAAGATTACCGCTACCTACCGATGCAGATAATGCGTATATTGAAGCAGATACTGAACTACTTAAAGTTGTTAATGATGCTGCTGATGCAGAGTCCGTTGTTGCTACCGAACTACTAAATGTTGTAAATCCAGTTGTTGATGTAATGGTAATTTGTGAAGAACCACTTACTACATCATCACCACCTACTCTTAATATTTTTAATTCACTACCTAATGCTCCCGCTTTCCAATAATCATTTGTAGAGTCCCAAAGTAAAGAACCCGAAACAGTTGCTCCACCGGTTGGGTCTTTAACTAATAAACCACCATTTGCTACCGATGAACCATTTAATTCTATAATATTATCACCAATACTTACTGTCGTAGATTGGATTGATGTTGTTGTACCTTTTACAGTTAAGTCACCATTGATTGTTATATTCGTACCACTTGCAGTAATTGCTGCTAATAAAGATGATGTAAATAAATTTAACGATGATGTACTTTCTTCAATTCTAGTTAATCTTGTTGATGTAGATGCAGTAAATGTATTTAATGATGTAATACCATTTGATGCAGTAAAACTATTAACTGATGCAGTTCCTGCTGATAATTGGTCTACTCTACTTGATAATGAACCACCACCTGCTCCACCTACCGATGCAGATAAAGCTGATATAGATGCAGATACATTTGATATGTTATCTGTTAATACTCTACCTTTATATTGGTATCCAGAAACATAAACATATTGTGATGTAGTCGGTGCTAATGCGGTTGTTGTAAATTGTAAAACACCAGTCTTATAGTCAAATGTATAGTTGTTAGTTGAAACTTGGTCACCTGCTACTACACCCGCCGAAGTCGATGCACTTGATACAAATACTTTTACACCATAACCTGGAGTTGCATCTTCAGCGTTTGCGTTTGCTAATGATACTGCACCATATTTTGGAGATATAAAATTTATTTGTTGGTTACCATCAATTAGCTGACCACCAACACCTGCTAAAGATGCGGATGAATTAGATAATAAAAACCAAACCTCACTTTTAGAACCAGTTGCTAAATCCGAACGAGTTAATCCAGCTCTGTAATAATATTGCATTACAGATTGGCCATTCACCGAATATATAGACCCGCTTTGTGCACTACCACTAAAAGGTAATCCAGTAGAAGGTATTAAATTTTGGTCAACATATACCTCATTGGCATTTATGTCCAAAGTAGATGTAAATGCTTCCTGAGAGTCAGTAAAACTATCATGTGTGTATCGTCTACTTTGTAGGAGCCTATTGGATTTGGATAATTTATCTATTGCCATTTTATATCTTTGTTATTCTTTAATTATTAACTAAATGTTGTTGTAATTGATGTAACCGGTGTAGGGTCTCCTTTATATCTTACTATTACATATATCTCATCATATGTTGCGTTTAATGCCATACCATCACCATTTCTTAAAGGAATAGTATAAGTTGTACTTGCTAATGAACCACCCGTATTACCATACAATTGGAAGTTAGAACCAAATGGATTTTGTCCGTCTGTGTTTGCCGTTTTACTTGCAACAAAGTTGGTCAATAAATCCGATGGGTCATATAATCTTGCATTACCTGCTCCGTATACGTTTGTACCAGATGATTCAAATAATATCAATGCTCCTACTTGGTCATTTGTTGTTGTACCCCAATTCACCAATGTTTTACCCATATTAAGTGTCATTGATGTTTTAGTTCCTGAAGTTGTGAATTTTCTGATATAATATTTGTAAGTTTTAGAGGTATCAGGGTCACCTAACCAATATCCGTAAGTACCACCCGGTTTTACTAAATATCCTGGCTTAACTTGTAAATCATTTCCACTTGTATATGTGTATAATCCAAATACAGTTGATGCTGCAGTACCATTAAATGCTAATACGTTATCTCCTAATTGTATTCTATAACTTTCACCTAAGAATGATTCAACTAATGCAGTCGAAGCATCTGCTCCTTGTGTTCTTGTAAAGTATGCTAATGAACCACTACTTACAGGTTGTCCAAACTCTCCTGCCGTATGATAATTAAATGTATTTACTTTTGAAACAGATGAACCATTATTATAGTTTACACCATTCATTGTTGCCGTCCAAGTTGTTGGAGTAAACGATGTTTGTCCTATGTTTGTAATATTTGAACTACCAAATGTATATAATCCGTTTAATCTAACTACATCTGTTTCAAATGGAATTGTAGAAGTAGTTCTAACTGTTGTATTTGTAGTATCAAAAACACCATTTGCAGTTGATATTGTTCCTCCTGAAGTTGCAACTGAGTTTACACCCGATGTTGCAGTTATACCTGTACCACTTAATGCAATTGAACCAACTGTTCCGTTATAGAACAATGGGTTGAATAAGTTTGTTATTGAAGATGATATTGTATATGTTGAACCACTTAAATAAGGTGCTCCTGATAAAGAACGAGAAACTGCCGATACATATGTTAATGTCGTACTACCCGTTGCTGATGTTTGAACAGGAACGTTTGTTGCTATTTGAGTTAATGGTGCGTAAAATATACCTTCCGTAACTACTATTGGTGTTGTGTATCCAGATGAACCACTTGCAATTGCAATTGATGCGGTTACATCATAGTATCCAGATATATTAATAGTCGATGTTGAACCTGTTACATATATTTTTTGAGGTAACACCGATGCAAATTTACCATCTTGATATGCTGCGGGAATAACTGCTGAGTTAGCCGTATTTATTTTTGCTAAAGTCACACCATTTGTAGTACCTGCTCCTGTTTGAGTTATTAAATTTTGAGATGATGATATTAAAGTATCAGTTTTTGTACTATTATCTTTAAATCTATGTGTAACAGACCCACTAACTTTAAAATTCGTAGGTGTACCATTACTCAATAAACCCAATCCAAATAATTGTGCATCTGCGGATGAACTTACTATTGTACTACCACCTGCAGTTGATGTATAACTAACTTGATAAGTATCTTGTGTATAAATTGGAGTAATTCCAGTAAATATTGTAGAACCTGCAGTTGCAAATCCTTTACTATTTAAATAAGTAATTGTTGTATTTGTAGAACTTTGAGGAATATATCCTGTTAATGCGGTTCCAGTTGTTGTATTTGTTGCTGCATCTGTTACCGTACTATATGTTTTAGTATTTGGTGATGCATCCGGTGCTGACGATGATAATAAACCTGCTACAAATCTTAAAATTTCAGATACATTTGTTTCTGAAGTAAAATTATTAAAATAAGAGCCACTCAATCCACTTTGCCATGCATTTGAAGATGGAATACCAACTGTCACATTATCTGGGTCAATTGTACCACTCACTCTAACACTACCTGTAATTTCTAAAGTATTTTGAGTTCTATATACTGAACCAGTTACTGTTGCTGCAGAACTAGTTGGAGTAAATATACCCGTATTAGCTGCTATACTTGCACTTAAACTTGTAACCGATGCTGCTACTGAGCCTGAAAAAGTTCCAATGTTACCTGTTAGGTCGATTGCACTATTTGTATCACTACCTAATAGGAATAAAGTTTGGCTTCCACTTGCGTAATAAGGAACACCATCTACCATTCCGTTGTATATAGATGCTGAGAATATAGGAGCAACTGAACCAGTTCCTCTCATAATTCTATTTACTGCTTGTACAGAACCACTCTCTACAACCGCAAAAATAATTGATGAACCATTTTGTGATGATGATAAGAGAGATGAACCTGATGCTATAATCAATTCACCTTTTTGAAGAGATGATGTTACTGCTGCTAGGGATTGTAAACTACCCCTTTTGTGTTTAATGATTTGTGCCATGTATATTTTTGGTTATTCTACTTAAATTTGTGGTTATTTCCCATATAAATATATAATTTAGGATAAATAAATTCTATATTTTAATATATTTTATTATATCATATTACCATTCACCCTGGTCAATAATTTGTGATGATGTTTGTTGTAATTCTACATCTGTTGCAAATCCATTATCCAACGATGATGTGAACGTTTGTAGTGTACTAAATTTCTCATTTACACTCGCCGATGTTATTTCTAAGTTATTTAATCTACCAGTTGTTGTAGAACTAATTAAAGTTAAACTTGCACTAACTGATGCACTTAAATTATTAATAGATGCAACACTACCACTTAATGTTGTTGCAATTGAAGAACTTATTGAAGATGATATCAATGTTTGTGATGCCGACAACGAAGAACTTATAACTGAAACTTCTATATCCGTTGCTATTACCGATAAAGAACTACTTAATGATGAACTTACAGTATTGATAATGGATTGAGAAATTGATGAACTTAATGATGTCAAATTTAAACTTTGAGTTGCAAATGTATTTGAAACTGATGCACTAAAATCTCCAGTCACATTTGCAATTGAAGAACTTATCAAACTTAAACTTGTACTAACGGAACTACTTAAACTATAATTTGAAGAACTTATCGAAGAACTTATTGTTAAGTTAGTAGTTGCAATCGATGCACTTACTGCCGAAACTTCTACATCCGTTGCAATTAGTGATAAAGCACCACTTAAAGATGCACTTACGATATCAGTTATAGATGATGATAACGATGTATTTATAGATTGTGATACTGCTATATTAATAGATGCGGTTAATACTGACCCAGTTAATGCTGCTGCGACAATACTATTTATAGATGCAGTTAACGATGAACCTACTTCTGCCGATGCTTGTAGTGCAGAACCACTCTCTATTTGTTTTAATCTTATTAAATTTGCCATATCCTATAAATATCGTTAAGATAGTTTTATATATCCGTAATTAATTGTTTGTGTTGTCCCACTATTATTTGTTATACCAAACTTAAATACATTTGAAGTATTTGGTGCGTATGATGCTGGAGAGGATATGAGAGTATTAGTTGTACCTATAATTTGGTCAGGCATTGCAGTTAAAACTAATGCATTACCCGGTGTGTAATACCAACCATATTGAGAACCAACTACCGGAACATTTGAATTTGATGTTGTTATAGTTGCGTTCCAAGTTATAATACCATTTGGAATATTACCATTTACCCACATTGTATAACTATGTCCTTGTTCTACTGTAAAACTTTGTGTAGATGCTCCTGCTGGTACCGACCAAGCTCCCGTTGTTTTTGATGGGAATGTAGTTGTCAATTGAGATGAACCACTTATTACACCATTGGTTGCTGCTATTGAACCCGTTATACCACCCAATGAAGTTATTGAACCGGTTGTAATCAAACTACCACTAACTTGTAATGTTGAGAATTGATTTAGTGCTACCGATGGATTAATTTGTTCAATCGTTGCTTTTGTTCCAATACCGGCTCTAACCGTTACTGTTCCTACCGCCTCTACAATACGAACTTTTATTGTTTGATTTGTAGTTGGTGTATAAATTAAAGTAGTAGATGTTGCATTAAATTCATTTGTATTTCTATTGATATTCTCACCTACACCCGCACCTATACCAGTTGTGGCTAATCTAGTATTTGTTGTTGCATCTACCCAATCATATATTATATAACCATTTGCCGTATCACTAAAATTTGAAAAACTTAATTCTGCAAATAATTTATATGTTTTATTTGCAGTTAATGTGAATACACCGGTTGATGTATTTAATGATATACCACTACTTACATTTGCGTAGTTAAATATAATATCATTACCACTTCCTGCACCCGTTTGGTCGGATGTTATTCTACCTGCGTTAATATAATCTACATTTAATGTTCCAATTGCCGATAAAGAACTTGTCCAAGTATTATAAGATGAAGTAAATGTGTTTAAATTTGTTATTGAGGTAACTAAACTTGCAGTTGAAACCGAAGCAGTAAAAGTATTCAAATTTGAAATAGATGTTACTAAACTTGCAGTGGAAATACTTGCAGTATAACTATTAAATGATGATGTAGTTACTAAATTTGCAGATGAAGATATAATTCCTCTACCTGTTGTTTCATAACTTCCACTAACAAATCCAAAAGATGTAATTTGAGCCGAACCACTAATAGTTCCGGCCGGTATTGCTGCTGACGAACTTATAAATCCAAATGCAGTTATTTGTGCAGATGAACTCAATAAATTTGAAGGTAATGGTTGAACACTACCACTCAATGTATATCTTGTATCGTATGATGATGTTAATTGAGATGAAGAACTTATTGCTCCACTTAATGATGTCAAAAACGAACCCGTTTCACTTTCAGTAATCCAACTACCACTTACATTTTCAATTGCGTTTAATCTACTCACCAATGATGATGTAGATTGTGATGCGGTGAATGTATTTAAATTTGAAATAGATGTTACCAAACTTGCAGTTGAAATACTTGCAGTAAATGTATTCAAATTACTAATAGAAGTTACAATTGATGCCGTAGTTACACTTGCAGTAAAAGTATTTAAATTTGAAATAGATGTTACTAAACTTCCAGTTGAAATACTTGCAGTATAAGAATTGAAAGACGATGTAGATAGTTTTGTATTTAATGAACTACTTAATGTATTAGTCACTAAATCCGTTGCAAATGTAGTATCTAATGAAGATGTTAATTGGTTTACTGAAATTTTATATGTTGTACTACCCGATATACCAACTACAAAAGTCGTATCTAATGATGCCGGACTTAGTGAAGGTAATTCTGATATTCTTTTACTTTGGTTTGCCATTTTATAATATTATATTTTCGTCATTTTCAGTTCTTAAATCAAAATAATCTTCGGTATCCAAATTTAACTCTATTATTTTACCTATAACATAAATATCATCTATTGTAGTAGAATCAAAATCTATGTATGTATCATTTAATTCTATAACTACATCATTTCCCAATTGTTCTATGTGAAAATCTCCAGGAATATGTAAACCATATACTAACACTTCAAAATTATCAGGAGTTGCTCCTTCAATTCCATAATCTAAAAATACATTGTTTATTCTTAATGAACCAAATCCGGTATTATCAAAACTATCAATTTTTCTTTTAATATATCTTGCACCAAATTGTAATATTTCTTCGTGAAAATTTCGTATTTTACTGGAATTGTTTGTTACCTGTTTTTGATTTGGATTTTTACGAGATTTTGAAGATATTTTTTGTATGCCGGTATTATGTTCTGCATATTCTGCTTCTGCAATACTTTCCAAATATGCAATATAAGCATCGTTATCCAAAGTATTTCCTTTTATATTTTTAGGAACTGCTCTAGTTACTTTTCTATTATTTGATGAAAATTGTTTAAGCATATTGTTCTATATCTCCTTTTATTTCTATATAATCATCATCGTCTAAATCAAATTCAAAATTTGACTTTTTAAATTTAACTAATATTCCACTCACACCTTGTTCATATACATAATCTCTAGGTTCTATTGATTGACTATTTGCTTTTATATCCAATCTATCCTGATTTACTCTGTATTCAACTTCTCTTAGTATTTCTACAAATCTCCATCCAATTGCTTCATAAATAAAATATTCTGGATGTATTAAATCTTTTGGTGTCAATTTAACTCTTTTTGTATCTATACTAATTTTTTTAACTATATCTAAAAATGTTCGTTTCATTACAAATCTATAAATTTACCAGTTATTGCAATCTCATCGGTTTGTGTAATATTGAATCCTAAAGTACCTGATAAAAATGTTATGATTAATGAATCATTTGAAACTATTGCGGTAAAATGTGTTGTTTGATAATACCTAACACCATTTATATAAAGTTTTACATCATATGTATTTCCATCGTGAATTAATCCATTTGATATCACCGATGCTAATTGTGCAGGAGCTTTTATTAATTTTATTCCAGTAAATGTAATTGTATTATTTGTAATAGGATTTTCTATTCTACTATTATTTAAAGATAAAAAGTCAATCAAATCTTTATTATCATAATACGGAGATGGTGTTGTTAACATTCCTTCTAGTCTACCATTACCTGTTATATCAGTTTCAGTAGATACAATAACTCTTTTTGTAGAAAAACTTCTTTTTGTAGTATCTTCTCCATCAAATTTTTCTGGAAGTAAATATGCTTTTACGGTCAGATTAAATTCAACTCTATTAATTCTTTCAGTTCCCTCACCCACTTCGTTTACAACATTATAATCCGAAATTGTAGTTAAAAATTTAAACTTAGCTTTATCTCCCCAATATTCATCTGCTGCAAAAGTAACAGATTCTATGACAGTATTTAATTGTTCAATAAAATTGGTCCAAGCCATACATTCGTAAGTTATTTCAACATAATCTGGCATTGTTATTTTATATACCTGATATGATGGTTTTTGATTTCCTAAAATAGAAAATTTATCATAACGATTATTCTTATTATATTTTGAATATGCCGAATATGATACGTGTCTATTAAAAACTGGAATAGAATCATTTTTTGCAATGGATGTTCTTCTAATCATCATTATAGGTAATTGTATTCTACCTTTTGAATCTCTATATATTCCTTGTCTACGAGCTCCTATCCATCTTTCCGAATTACCATATACAACCGGAATTTTTATAGAATTACCATCTCCATCTTCTAATTTAGGTAATGCTACATCTTCTAAATAAGACATCATAGCATAATCAATATCAAAAAGTGTAACACTTTTTTTGATATCGCCCTTTTCAGATTTTAATTGAGAGGCTCTATTTATTTCTTTTTTTAATGGGTCTTTTGCCATAATATTACTTTACTCGTTCTTCTATGTTTAAAGATGATTTACTTATCATAAATGTAGTAGCAACTATACTAAAATTGTTACCCGGTTGTCCACCTATAAATTGAATTTCATTTGTATTATCAATTTCGTAATATGATGTATCAAAATAAATAACATCTCCAATCTCAGGATAAATTCCTTTTTCTTCGCAAGTATCTCTATCAAATTTGAAAGTTATATTTTGCGTATTTTCAGGCCCAATCCCTTCATATTGAACATTTTCAGGTTCTTTGTCCGCTAATGCATATATTTGTACTCCTGGATACCAAGTTTTATTTACGGATTCTCCATAAATATTTACTTTTGTTTCGTATTGGTTTATTTTATACAAAACAACTGCAACTTGTATCACATCATCCACTAGCTCTCTAGCTATGGATTTGAAAAAAGTTAAATCTCTACCTACTAAAAACTTTGGCATATTATCCTACATATAATTTTAAAGGAACTTTTCTTAACATTTCTTGGTGGTGAGTTGATTCATGTGCTTTATTTTCCATCACATTTTTTCTACTCATCTCCTCTAAATTTTGTCTTAATTGTTCTACGAGAGCATCTTTTTCAACTTGTGCTTCCGCTCTTAATGCTGCACCATCCAAACTCACTTCACCATCCGGTATTGGGACAGTTGAATATTTTTCTCTGATTGCTCCCAATAATTCTTTTGCTAATGCAAGTGTATATTTTCTAATCCATTGTTTACCAACTTCATTTATATTTGAGTATTGGATAAAATCATATGGGATATCCGAATAATCAGAAAGTGATTCGGATTGAATAGTTTGAGAATCATGTTCAAATTCATCTCTACTCATATATTCAAAATAAACTCTGGTCATTCCCATTCCAGATGGTACTGGGAATATTTCTAATTTATTATTTATAATATTAAATGTGTGTGCCGATTTACGAATATGGTCATTAAATTCAATATGTTGCATTCTTAATACATCCTCATATAAAGGCATCATTAAGAATTGCGCAGAAGGTGAATAGTTTCCAAATCCCAATTCACTCATTAAATTTAAAGTACCTTGTGCACCTACTGAATAAGGGTCAAAAAATCTTGTGATTGCGGGTACTGCTTCATAATAAACTTTAGTTACATCAATTGTAGATGAACCGCTAAATATTTGATTAAATTTTTTATTATCATTAACATTTACGGCTTGATTCATTAAATCATACACTTGCACCGATGAAGTTAAATCTATATATGCTTTTTGTATAGCAGTAGAACCACCCACACCTGCTAATGCTCCATATTGTTGAGACATACGAATTGCAGTTGGTAAATATGAACCATCTACAAGAGTTTGAGAATAGTTATCAATTTTACCTTTGGGTTGACCTCTTAAAATATCAAGGTTATTACGAAGATTGAATTGATTTACTTGTGCAGAATATTCGGAAGTTGACTCTTCAAAACATGCCCAAATTTGCTGGTTATCTAATTCAATATTAACAATTGGATATCCCAATCTTCTAGCTACCCAAGTTGCTGTTTTTGGTGCATCGATTTTAAATTCCAAATCATTATCATATATTCCAAATGGTGTTGCTTCCATTGATGCTGATGCTGATAAAAATGCGTTATAATTTGAACCTGACCAATATGTGTTTGCAGACATTTTTTAAAATTTATAGTTTTACTACTATAAATATGAATTATATAAATAAAAAAAGGGAAAGTATTACTACTCTCCCTTTTTCTTTATTGTAAGTTTATTACTTATCTAATCTACTCAAAGATTATAAAGTGTTTAAACCATCAACGATAATCTTACCATAAAACTCTGGTCTTACGATTTTCTTAGCGTATCTAGTCATAACACCTCTTCTTGGAGTGAAGTTAGTTGGGTCATAAACTAATGGAGTCATAATCAATGGTACATAAGGTGCGTAAACTGCTCCAGTTTCGAAGAAGTTAGAACCTTTGAAACCTAATAAAATTACGTTCTCAGTCATATAAGGGTTTTTGTAAACATCGTATCTGTTAGAGATAGAACCGATGTTAGTTACACCTGCAGAGAAAGTCAACGCGTCTTTTCCTGGGTTAGCAGAAAATCCGTTCATTGATTCTAAAATTGTAGCTACGTTTGGAGATACAACGATAAAGTTTGCACCACCTCTCATAGTTAATTGGTGAATCTTGTTAGAAACTTTTTGTAATTTAATACCTAAAGTTTGGTACCAAGTGCTCTTTGTGTAAGCAGAAGCTGCTGCTGCGTTAGAATCAACTGCGAATCTACCAGTAGCAGAATCATAATCGTATCCAACTCTAGCTGACCAATAGTCAGTAGTGAAAGCGTTTTGTTGTAACATTTCTAAGATTTCTAAGTCGATTTCTAAAGAGATGTACTCACTTAACATTTGAGTTAACTCAGCTTCAGCGTCTACACTATGGTAAGCGTTTAAATCTTGAGCTAATTCCGGTGTCCAAATTGCTTTTAATTTTCTTGTCTTAGCAACAATTGGTTCAGATTTCAATTCTAATTCGATTTCTGGGATTGCTAAGTCTGTTCCTCTATCTTCAAAGTCACCTCTAGAGATATCATCAGGTTGTTTAGAGTAAACTAAAGTTTGAGTTACAAAATCAGTTGCCACAATTGCTCTTGTATCGATTGAAGCTGATAAAAAGAAAGATGCAGAACCTAAAGTATTCAATGTAGTCAATTCAGGGAAATGAGTTATAGATGTAGAACCTGAAACTTTAAATGCTCTTACTGCATTATAATCAGCGTTAGAAGGTAAACCTACTGTCACTTTTCTCCAAGCTTGAGAACCACTTGTAGCTGCAAAAGATGCAGATAATGTTTCATTACCTAAGAAATCAGATGCAGAAGCTGAAGCTACAGTTGCTGTAACTGCTGCAGTTACATCATTGATTGTATATCCGAATCTACCTGCTCCGTAAAGACCACCTTCAGTAGCTTGAGTAGAACCCAATTTGTTACCTGCTGGAGATAAGTTATCTTTACCGAAAGTACCACCATTACCGAACATAGAAGAACCAGAAGCTGGTCTGTTTGCGTCGTTTTGAGTACCATATTTGAAATCCATGTAGAAAATAAGACCAGAAGGTAAGTTCATTGGTTGAACTGAAACGAATTCTTTAGCTGCGATAGAACCGAAGATTCTTCTTACTAAAGGTAACGCAACACCAGCCCACTCTTCTGAACCAGAAGATGTACCTGTTCTTGTAGCCTCATCTAATAATTGTTTAGCTTGGTTTTCTAACATTACTGCCATACCATGCTTAGTTGTTTCAGAACCTACTCCTTCAAGTAAGCCTGTTTTTTCCCATTTAGCTTTCAAACCACGAGTTTGTTCAAGCATTACGCTTTGTGGGTTTGCGCCAGTCATTAATTTTTTAATGTCCATTTTTTTGTTTTTTAATATTTTTATTTAATAATACCTGCTAACTTTTGAAATCTATTAGAAATTTGAGTATTTTCTGCAATTACTTGCTTAGATACTGCTGGTTTAGTAGATTTTGTTACTTTACTAGCAATTCCTTCAGAAATAGATTTTTTAGTAGATTTGTTAGATGATGAATATTTGAAATTCTCTGCTAATGTAGAGTATACCAATTTAACTTCTCTAACTGATTTTGTTCTATCCAAAGTTTCAATCACTTTCACTTTTTGTTCGTTAGTCATGTTGTGAGCTCTGAATAATTTATTAGCGAATAATAACTTAGCGTTTAATAAGTTAACTTCGTTAATTGTTTTTTGTAAGAATTTGATAGTTTTGTAAGCTTCGTTTAATTCAGCGTCTTTTTCGTCAGCTTTCTTATCTTCTGCATCACCTTTCATATCATCTTCCATTTCACGTAAGATTTCTTCTAAGTCAACAACATCTTTGTCATCTTCTTTAGAATCTTCTTCCGCTTCATTAGTTACAACAACTTTTGGTGTTTCACCTTTGTCAGTACCAGCTTCAGAACCATCTGCTAAATTTTCAGCAACTGCTGAATCATCACCATATGTATCGTCTTCTGCACCTTCTTGGTCATCACCACCTAATTGTGCTTCTAATTCTCTGATGATAGCTTCTAAGTCCATATCATCTTCGTTGTTGTCATCACCGAATTGGTCGTCTCCGCCAAATTGGTCATCACCACCTTGTGCAAATGGGTTTTCTTCTTCAGTCTCTTGTCCAAATGGATTTACTTCTGAATCATCACCTTGTGCAAAAGGATTTTCTTCTTGAGAATCTTCACCTTCTAATTCTGCCAATCTAGCTTTCAATTCTGCAATTTCTGCATCTTTGTCACTTTCTTGGTCATCACCGAAAGGATTTTCTTCTTCAGAAATGTCTGCTACTTTCTTATAGTCAGTACCAGCTTGTTCAGGTTTACCTGAGTCTTTTTTAACACCAACTGATAAGTCTGTGTTAGCATCTAATGTTGGTTGTGTTCCTGGGTTTTCTGCATAACCTGCATCAACTTTTGAACCAATACCAGTAGATGTTAATTCTTCGTCTACTTTTTCAGCTTCATCATCCTGTGCTTCTGCTTCTGCTCTCATCTTTGCAGATAAGATAGATTGAAGTCTAGGAGTAAAAGCTTCTTCAAGAGCGATTTTTGCGTTAGCTAATGCAGTTTCTTTAACGGCTTTAGCATCGGCAATAGATTCCTTCAATAATTTTGAATTTGCCATCTTTTTTCCTTAAATTTTGTTGTGAAGTTATTCTTGTAGGGAACTCCAATGTAATTATGTTGATTGTTCGGTCACACCTTATAGAGAAGGGTATTCATTAATCAACTATGTCTTGTAATCTTATAATAAAAAATAAGATATTTGATAATATATATGTAAATTTTTTAGAAAACTAAAGAAAACTACTAAAATAGTTTGTTTTTTCTTATAGTTTCTTCTTTTTGTAACCTCTTTCTTTTGGAAGGTTTAATAAAATTCTTCCTTTCTCTAAGTTCTTCTATTTGTTTTGTGGACTGAACTCTCTTTTTGTAATCTTTTATTGCCCACTCTATATTTCCACCTCTAACACTTACTACTAACATTCTTCTATTGTAAATTAACCAATTTGTATTTTGTTGAGTATAATAAAGTTACAATCGTATCTATATCGTTTTGTAACCAACTCATTTGTAATTTTTCGTCTTTTCTTAATTTTGCAACTACTGTAATCAATTTATCAAAATATGCAATTACATTTTTGATATCATTATTTGTATCTAAACCACTTACCGGTTGTAATTTAATTAATCCGTATTGTCCTTGATATGCTTCAACTAATCCATCTACTAATCCGCCAATTGCATCATAATAGTTTCCTAACGCAACATGTGCTGAAAATGAACCAACACCTTTAACTCCTACATGGAATGAATGTGTTTGTGTTCTACTATGTAATAATAATGATGCTAATTGTTCCATTTTATTTATTATTTACAGGTTTTACATTCTTGTAATCCCAATCTTTCTTTCATTTGTTGTTCGGATATTTCTGCTATTTCAAAATATCTTCCTAATACATGTCCCATATCTTCATATAATGCATCTAATCTTTGTTGTTGTGATTGCGCTTCAACAGCTTCTTTTTCAAATGCACCTTGTAACTTTTTAAGTTCGTTCATATTTCTTTTAATAGTAACTCTATCAAACCAGTCACCACCTTCTCTTAAAGTATATTCTTGTGCTGCATCTGCAATACCACCTAACGTTTCAGCAACTTGTCTGATGTCAGATTTTCTTCCCATTTGCTCTCTATATTGACCATATGTAGAAATGATTTCCAAAAAATGCTTCTTTAATTGAGAAGGCAATTGTTGAAATTCTTCATTTTCTTTCATTAAATCTCTTAACTTTATCATATACTATTTCTTTAAAATATCGTTTTTTCTAATCTTTGAAACCGCTTGCATTAATTGTTGTTTATCCAATCCTAATGAATCGATAATTTTAGCAATTACTAATTGTTCTTTTTTTCTTGACAAATTGTAATTTCTTATTTGAGCCACTAATCTTTCTAAAAATCTATCAACTTGTGCCGGTAAAGCAGTATCCATATCTTCCAAATCTTCTTTTGTAATCTCTTTACCAGGTATTAAATTTACTAATTTCATTTTATTAATTTAATTCAATTATAATTTCTCTCATTAAATCTTGTGCTTTACACCATTTACCACATTCTTCTGCTATTTGTTTCCATTCTTTTAATTCATTCATTGGTGCCATAAATGCCCCATGTGTTGATGGATTAGATACAAAGTCCCAACCCACTAATTCGAAATCTTCCTGAACCATTACAGTCCCATCTCTTAATTCTTTTACTGAACCCAATCCTCTAGATGAAATACCCAAACGAATATTATTTTTTAATAATTCTTTTAAGATATTTCCTGATGGTGTTGAAAGAATTTCCACTACACCACAAACATCATCACCTTCCCAAAAAATTTCTCTAATGTTGTGTGATACATTCTTTAAATTAATAACCGGAGATTCAGGATGGTCTAATTCACCCAAAGCTCTACGTTCTTTAATAAGTTGGCCGTATTTTTCACACTCTCTCATTAAAATTTCTTTAGGATATCTTCTACCATTTTGATTTGCAGCACCTGCTCTTTGAAGAATTCCCTTAACTAAATAAGTTCCATTTTCTTCTTGTTGAAGTTTTGCTTCAAACAAATGCGTTTCTATCAATAATCCTTTACTCATTATTTTTTATTTCTTAATGCTGCTAAATCTGAACCTTCAATTTCACCATCACCATCAGTATCAATTTTTTTTTGACCTGCAGTTAATTCTGCCTCATTATATCCTCTCAATCTTCCTTCTGTTTTTGCTTTTGCAGCTTTATCCACTGCTTGAAAGAATTTTGCTTTTTCATCATCTGACATATCAGGAATAGATTTACCTGTTCTATCTAACATATGTTTAAATAATTCTTGATAGTCACTTTCTTCTTTAACTACCTGACGAATAAGTTCTTTTAATTCTGATGTTTTCATTATTCTGAAATTTGTCTGATTTTTTGGTCTAATTTTAATAATCTTTCTTGTATACTATAAATATGATTATTTGTTCTTTTCCAATAACTTTTATTATTTACACCACTTTCATTCTTAATTTTACCATACCAATTAAGAAATCTTTCCATTTCTCTTAATTGCTTATTGATATTAGATATACCTCTACCAATTTTAGCCTGTGCACTTGCTTCTTCATTTTTTAATTCTAACCAACGATTTTCATTAACGACAGTATAGCCTGTTAAGTCTGCTTGTTTTTTTCCTTTTTTCTTTTCACTATCTTTACCACTAAATGCAAAAGGAGTATTATATCCTTCTACACCACCAGTTGTATTCATTTCATCAATCATTCTTTCTCTAACCATATTACGAATGATTTCTTTAAGTTTGTTGATACGCTCTTCTTTTTTATCAGGCAATCCATCGTGTGATGTAGATGCAAAATCTTTGGCATCTTTATCACTCATTGAATCTGCCGCTTTACTAACTTCTGGCGATGGATTTTCCATATCACCCTTTTGAGCGGCATGAACCATACCCATAAATCGTTGTTGTGCTTTTGATACTGATGGCATTTGTTTAATTTTATGATAATATTGAACCGGTTCCTGCAGATACTCTAATTGCCGTTGGATAACATGGATAAATTTGTCCAGGTACTAATTGATTTAAATAAATGTCTCCACCACCTTCTAACGATATATTTCCTTGTACTACCGAACCAGATGGAATCATTACACCCCACACTTTTGTATACAATGATGATGTTGATTGGTTTCCTATTTTAGTCCAAACTGACGATGATGTAAAATAATCTATTTTTGAAATTCTATAATTTGTCATTTTTTATTTTTTTAACGATTGTTTTAATTCATTTAATAACTCATACGTCATCATCATTGCTGATAAATGTTGTTCTTTAATCTTTTTAACAGATTTAATTTTTCTAATATTTGAAATTGTTTCTGCTAATTTTATTTTTGTAACTTTGTCAGTAATTTTAGAACCAACTTCTTTCAATGAATTAACCAAATTAGTTACTTCATTGCTAACGTATTCATTTAATTTACCAGTATTATTTATATTATTAATATATTCTCTTAATAATCCTTTTTGCTGTTCGGTTAAATTCTTATATTTGTTGTTGAAATTTTCAACTAATATTTTGTAAGATATGGCTCTCAAATCATCATCCTGTTTTCTATATTCTTCTAAAACTGCATCTTTTACTTTTACATCTTTATTTTGAATAGAAGAATTTATAATATTTTCTGCAATTGTAAATCTAGATGATACGATGTCCGTTGGGTCGTATTGGTCATCGGTAGTTGTAATTTCAAATATTTTATAAATAGATGCTAATGTTTTATAATTTGAAATTGGAGATTTGATAAACTCATCTAAATTATAAGTTTCTTTAATTTCTTTAATTAAATTATATTTTTCTTTAATAAGTTTTTTCTCATCTAATCTTTTACGAGCTTCGCATATTGTATTAATAAATTGCTCAGCTTTTGATTCCGAGTTATATTTTTCATTAATCAAATATTGATATAATTTTAATTCTTTTGATAATTCTTTTTTTGAATTAAAATGTTCTTTTAAAATCTTTTCTGCTACCGATTTGTTTGCAGACATTATTTCCGAAGTAATCTGTCTTACTAATAATTCAAATATAAATCCAGTATTTTTAAACTTCGAATGCTTTATTTTTTTCATCAATTTGTATAATTTGTCAGATATAAATATATCTTTCTATGAGAATACTACTCTTTATCTAAATTCTCTGTTAAAATCTTTTTTTTGTTTCCATTCATATCTTTAAATATCTCAAAATATGAATTTTTTCTAGGTTTATATCCTACCGAACCTTCTTTTTGTTTAAGGGTCTTAATACCTAATGGGTCTCTACCTTCTGGATGGTCATCTTTACCATATCTAACAGGGTCTTTAGGTCTACCAACACCATCTTCTTCTAATTCAGTTTTTAATCTATCCAATTCTTCTTCAACATTAGTAGGACCATCGGTACCGGTTTCTTTTGCAGGGTCAACGCCTTGAGTTTCAATTGATGTTAAACGGAATGTTTGTTTAGTATCATCTAATACTTGTAATGTCATTTCATCTTGTTCATCTTTAGCCATTTTCATTACCGCTTCATACATCCATTCTTTAGAGAACATTTTCGTTTGCTGCATTTGTTGAATTAAAGCTACCTTTGAAGTATATAGTTCAACTTGCTCTTGCTCATAGATTTTAGATGGAATAGTTAATTCTAAAGTAAAATCCGTCAAACGGTCATCATCTATTCCTTGTGCATATAAATGAATGATTGCTATTTTTGTTAATTCCGATATAACTACTCTTTGTATTCTTTCAATTGTTTTTGCAAATCTAACATCCATTGCTGCCAATGTAGCTTTACCATTGGTATCTTCTTCATATCCTAAATATGCTTTTGGAATTTGAAGAGCGGCCATTAACTTACCTTTTAAGTAGTTAATATCATCAATCATATTATACTCCAATCCTTTTAGGGTATCAATAGAAGTACCATTATCACTACCTCTTACTGGCATATAATAATCTTCTATAAGATTTTGAACATTATATTTTAAATTATATTCACCTGTTTTTTCATCCACAAAAGGAACTTTTTTAGATGAATTGATAATTTTTTGCATGTAGTTATCCACTTCATTTGGTGGAATATTACCAACATCAATTTTAAAGATTCTTTTTTCAGGAGCTCTCATTACTCTATGAATTAACATAGCATCCTCCATTAACATAACTTGTTTCCAAACTCTTCTTGCACCTTCTAGCATTGATTTACCATAAGGTAAGAAGTTAGAATCATTATTTAAACGAAAATGGGCAATCTCATAGTTCTCATATTCTTTCTTTGCAGTTTGCCCTACTGCGTTATATGGATTTTGATATGGAGCATAAATAAATTTAACTCTTTGTGGATTTTTTGGGTCAAATCCTTCAATTCTACTCATTTCATATGTAGACATTGGGAGAACATTCACAATACCCAATCCTTCCGCCATTTCTAATTGTAAATAAAAATCACCATACTTAACCAAATTTCTTACCCAAGGCCATAAGTTAAATTCAACATTTACAATATCATAAAATAAATTTTCTAATATTTGTTTAATATTATCATCTTCATGATGAATTTTTAATACATTTCCTTGTTCGTTTCTAGCAGTAGATTCATCTGCGTATATATTTAACGCTGATGATAAAATTGGGTCACTATCCATTGAATCATAATCTCTAAACAAATCAATTCTAACTTGTTGATATGCCATCGAAGATTCTAACTGACCCGTACCAAAATTGGTTACTCTCATTTTCATAAAACGGTCAACAAGGTTAGTTGTCATTGATTGATACTCATCAGTATCAACAACTTTAACACCTTTTGTAGTTTTACGAACTATGGTATTTGTTGAAAATAATTTTTGTAACCTACCGAATATTGTTTTATCTGCCATTTTTATATAATTCTATTTTTCTAAATATATGGAAAATTTTCCACTTTTCCAAATTTACCATTTTCTACAAGACCAATAATTTGCTTTATGTCTAGGTCCTGGACTATCACAATTCATTCTAGCTCTAAATGATTTTCTTGCAGCAGGATTTGATTTTCTAATCTTCATTCCTTTTTGTCCGAAGTTTACTTTAACAACATTTCCTGCAGGATTCTTTACATATACTTTGAATTTCTTAACATCACCTTGCATTGGTTTGCCCAACTTAACTTCTCTACCTTGATATTCTGCTTCATGCATACAAGGGCAAGTTGCTTCATTTAAATCTTTAGCGTATGCTCTCATAAAAGAAATAAAATCTCCCATGTCCTCATCTTCTACATCATATTCTTCTGGTTCAACTAAACCATAATTAACATCGTCATCACTATTAATATCTTCCGTTGCTTCATCTCCCCAATAACCACCTGGATTATCATTTTCTTTTACTGGAACACAATTTGGTACTTCTTTACCATTTTTATTCTTTGTTCCAACCATTTCGTATCCTTTCCAACAAGGATTTTCCATTTCTTTCAATGGAATTAAGTTTATTAGTCTCATATTACAATAGTTTCAACATATAAATATAAAGAATTAACCAATTAACCAAGTTAAGTTTTCTTTTTCACCTCTACCTACATTCATTTCATATGGATTATCTTTTAAATGACTATGTGCTGTATATAGTCCAGAATGTTTATTTACATGAGCAGAGTTTAACATACTTTTAGTTAAATCAATCCCTTCTTGCTTTAAACGAAGTGCTGTATTACGAACCCACAATCCAATTGCTAATGCCATAATTAAATCATCATTATAACTTTTCATAGCTTCGGCTCTACCACCACTCCAAATAAAAGTAAACATTTCATCTATCAATCTTTGTGAACGAATTAGAATATCTTTATCTGTCATATAGGTGTCCAATGCTGATATAATTAATGGTCTAGTTTTTGAAGTCGTACTAAAACCTGCAATCATTTTCTTTTCGTCTCTATAAAATTTATTAGACATTTGTTTTTCAACATCAATATATTTTAAATCATTACTCATATAGAATAGATTTCCATATCCTCTATCTATAATAGTTTGTATAGTTGACCAACCAACATTTGAATTTTCTACTACTAAAAGTGCGTTATTCCATTCGGTTGCTACCGCTGTTAAAAAATTACCAAAATCTTTTGTTTCGATTTTACCTCTATATTCGGCAACTTGTGAACTATCTTCAATATCAATTACCTGAAATGTAGAATAATCCGAACCATCACCTCTAGCTACGTCGGCAACTACCATATAGTTTCGATTGTAGTTAGGATGTTCCCATTTCCAATAGTTACCATCAAATCCAACTTTTTCGACAGGGTCCATCACATATGTATCTTTATACCACATTAGTAATTCAGGGTCAATGACGGTATCACCGGAACCAACAAAGTCACAATCACATTCTTGTGCCGCTCCTTTAACTCCTAAAATACGAGTTTGTTCATCTCTCCATGCCTGATTTCTTTCTGGATGAACAGTCCAATGAAGATTGATACAATTGAAACCATTACTTCCACTTTCCCCTTCTACCCACATTTTATGGAACCAGTTACCCACACCATTTGGAGTAGATAATACAATTGCAGAACCACCCGTTGATAATGTAGATTGTGCTGATAACCAAATTTCATCAATATCTCTAATGAACGCCGCCTCATCCACAACTAATAGGGATAGGGCTTCAGAACGTCCTGCATCTGGAGAAGATGCGATTGCTTTTACTTGTGAACCATTTTTTAATTTAAGAGAAAGTTTATTATCTTCTACCGAACTATTACTACCATCTCTTAACCAAATAGGAAGTAAGTCGTGCATAACTCTTACTTTCTCTACCAGATTCTTTGCTACAGTCACTTTTGTTGCAATAACCAATGCGTTAAAATCTTGATTAAACAACATCTTCCAAAGTATAAATCCCGCAGAAAGAGTTGATAACCCTAACTGACGAGATTTAAGAATAATATTAAAACGATTATCTTTGAAGTCTGTTAAACAATCTTCCTGGAAATGATAAAGGTGAAAGGGTATTTTTCCTCTCACCGGATGCTGAATTATACAATATTTTTTCATAAAATATATCGGGTCTCCCGCACATTTACGAAATTCTTCAGCTATTATCTCTTTTAATGACTTTTTAGGTTGCCCTTGAACAGACATTATTTTTTAAATTTTATTTTCCAATATACACCACCACCGATATATGGAGATAATGTTCCGTTAGTTCCATCGGTTACTCTATTAGAAATACCAACACCCAAATTATAGATTTTATCTTTTTTAGTTTTGATTAATAATCCTGCACCTAAATTTGAAACCACATCTGCTTTATTAAATCCACCAGTTAATCCATAATATACTTGAGTTTTAGGTAATTCTTTAACAATTAAAGTTTCTTTAATTTCTCTTTGCTTTACTTTTGCGTTGAAGGTTCTACCTAAAATTTTGTTTTTTGTAATTGTATCTATAAGAGAAACTTCACCTAAACTATCTGGTAAATGTAATGTATCTTTGTAGATATATTTTGCTAAATAATCATGTAATAATGCCGCTGTGTCCACATCAACTAGTCTAATTGCCGTATCATGTAGAATTACTTCATGTATAATATCTGCTCCTTTTTTAGTTAAAGTTTTTGTTTTTACAACTTCGACAGTGTCTATTTCATGTTTAATAACTTCGTATTTTTTTCCATCAATTTTAATGGTTCTTCCTGGCATTTTACCACCTGGATTAAAATACTCTAATAAAATAATTGCAATTAAAACTGCAATTGCAATGTTTTTTAAATTTAATAATTTTTTCATAATTAATTTTTTATCAATTCTGGATGATTTAATTCACGTAACTTATTTTCTAATGCCAACTTACGTTCTATCAATGTTTCAATAGCATCGTAAGCACCATCAATATCTTTTTTCACATCTTTTTTAACTTGTTCTATATCCACTTTCCATTCCCACTTTTCTAATTTACCATCTTCGGTAATGGTTTCAAAATGAGATTTTATACCTGCCAAACTTTCTTCCATTTTAACTTTCATATCTCTAACATATGCTAGTTTATTTAAAGTTATTTTATAATCTTCATAAAATGGATATGTTCCATCTTGTTGAAGTTCTCTTTCTTTTTTAGCTAAACAAACAATACATAATCCAGTTCTACGAATTAATTTTTTATCCGCATTGCTGTATTTATCTGTTTTACAATCTACTCCATGACATGTGTTCATTTTTTGTAAAAAATCCCTCACATCATCCATTTGAGAAACTGCTATTTTAAAACCTTCTTTCTGTTCCCATTCCTTTCCATCACTATCCGTCCACCTATCACCTACTTCTCTTTTTGTTTCCGTTTCCTTTTCATAACCAAATACTCTTTGTGTATTATCTTCTCTACCAAAGACGGTATCTATAATAAGTTTACGAGATTTATGAATATTTTTATTTTTCTCATCAAAACTTTTTCTTTTTGCCATACTACTATGTTTAAATAACTAATTGTTTATACTATATATATCAATTTTATTCGTAAAAAATACCAAGTATTTGATTTAGAGGTGCAAATGTACCAGTAAGTTTATATGTGTTACCATTATAAAAAAATACTAATCCTTCATTTGCAACTATTTTATCAATACCACCCAATTGATTTAATCTATTTAATTCTTGTTTTAATTTTTGTATTTGGGCCGGACTTCCAGAATCTCTTACCTGACTTGCAACTGATTTTAATTTCTCTTTCATTGAACGAATGGCTTTATCTGGATGAACAGTCAATACACTTCCAACAAATTCTAATACATCTGCACCAACTCCTAAAAATATTTCTTCAAATGGTTTGATATTTTCTTTTTGTTGTTTTATAACATTTACTTTATCGTTTTCAACCGCCCAATCCTGTAATTTAGGATTTGATATTGTATTTAAACGAAATGATTTATCTCCAAACGCCCATCTTCTAACTAATGATTCTTTTGTCATTTTATCAACCTTTGATGGTGCTTTTGTATCAATAAAATTTTCCCACCAAGTTTGATGATATACTGAAACATTATCACTATCTTTTAAACCAAATTCATTTTGTACTTTATTTAATTTTGAAAGATATTTTCCTTTTTTAGATGCCAAATCTGATGATTTTGGTATTTCAGTTACCGGCGGGCCTTGAATTGTATATTTAGATTGAACATCTGCATTAACTTGTTTAATCATACCAGCTAATGTTCTTGCTGTACCCTGGTCTGCACCAATTGCGTTTCCTTTCTCATCATAACAAGTTGTATTATGAAATATTAATAAAGCTTGTCCGTAAGGAATAACATTTACCGATGTAGGCCAGATTACTTCCAAATTCATAAAACATTTTCCTTCGTTAAATATCTTTTTTCTTTGAGTTTCCGAAAGAGATTGTATTGCAGCTGATAAATCTCTCATAGCAAAATTATATGCATCAGTTAAACCACCTCTACCTGCAAACTTTGATGCAACATCTTCGATACCCATTGCATTTGCTCCAGCGTTTGCTAAATTTCCTTTATTTCTAGCTGCGATTAATCTACCACTTTTCCAACTTATTGCCAAAGCCTGTCCATCAGTTTTTTCTCTTACTACACCTAAATCTCCTTCTAATGCTTTTGTAATAATATCTTTTAAATCACCAAAAGTTAAATCCATATCATCAAATGGATGGCTCATATGACCATATGCACCACCTTCCATTAATAAACCTTCTTTAATAAAATCCGTTTCTACATAATCAACATCAGGAAGATTTTTAATTGTATATCTAATAGTTCTTTCTTCACCATCTTCATCTCCAAATATCGCATCTGCTGTTGGAAATTCGGTTTGTGTATATCCACCATTTGTATACCAATCTTCTTGTTTGTTTATACCATCTTGTCCGTCTAATACTCTTTTTTTACCTTTTGGAACATATCCACCGTCAGGTGAACCATCTTCGGATGTGTTTAAACTAACTTCTTTTAGATTTTTTTTTTCAAATAAATCTTCTATACCTAATCTTTTTTCAATTGATGTGATTTCTTCATATCCCATATCCCTTAAACTTCCAACTATTTCATCTCTATTTGGTTTTTTACTTCCACAAACTACTAAACTAACTTGTTTTTTAATGTTAGGTCCTCCTTTATCAAAATACTTTACAACATTTTTAAAATGGACATCTTTACTTCCCATTTCGTATATATTCTGCCCTTTCTTATCCATTCTAAATGTAGTTGCTACTTTACCATTTATTGTTGGCATTCCATGGTCATCTTTTCCAAAATCCTTAACAACAACTTTTTTGTTTTTAAATTTTCCCATTAAGACGGTATCTCCCTTATCAACATCTACATTAATATCTTCCACCTTTTGATATCCACCTTTGCCATCAAAATCAATCGTATCATCATCTGCTTTTATTCCTATATCGAATTTGTGATTATTTGTAAAATCCTTATCCGCCTTACTTACAGGTACGTGATTATATGCTGTGTGTGCTTCTTGATAAATTTGTTTATTAACTCTACCATATTCTCTCATTAGAATTCCTGCAACTGCATGTGCTTGATTTTCTATTGGTGAACCATCCGCTCCATCTTTATTAACATTTCTAACTAATCCCATTTCATCTTGCTTTCTATGAACCATTTCATGTGCAAGAGTTCTACAAATATCAGCGGTTAATCTACCTTCGATTGCTACATATATAGATTTATCATCTGGATTATACCCACCTAAACTTGTTTTTACTTCTGCAAAATCTCTACCTGTAATTAAATTAACTTTTGGCGTTTCTTTTAATTTTAATCGTTTAGTTGCAAATTCTACAAAATGTTGAATTGAATTTTGTTTAGTTTCTGAAATGTTTTCATTTAATCCTTTTGTAATATTTTGTAATTTTGAAACTTCTTTTTGTTTTTTATAAGATTCTAATGTTTTTAATAATTGTTGAGGATTTGGTTCAAATGTTTCCATTTTTTTAACAACATCTGCAACTAATTTTATAAACATATCACCATGTGCCTTTGTTTCATCCATTTCTTCCATTAATCCCATACCTTTAAGCGCCATATGTCCTAACCCAGCAACGCCTGCACCAACTTGTGCTTCGACATGTCCCTCACCCGCTGCCAATCCAACTGCTTCTAGTCCGCAATGTTTTGCGAAATCAATCGCTGCATGTGCTGAAAATCCACCAACGCTTGATACCGAATGAGCTGCACCATGAGTCGCAGCGTGGATAATACCACCAATACCCTTTCCAGCTACTGCTGCTCCACTTGCTCCTGCAATTGCTGCACCTACTACAACCGATGCCCCTATTACCGCTACATCTTTAAGAGTTGAAATACACGCTTTTCTTTGTCTTTTTTCCTCATGCTCACTATATTTGTATTGTCCATCTTTATCTTTAAACCAACCAAATTGTGGTTTACCGGTATACATTGTTGATAATGCCAAAGATTTTAGGCCTCTACCTGTATTTTTTAGTTGGTGGTATTTTTGTTTTACAACTTCATATACTTTTTCTGCTATATTTTTTGGAAGATTTGAAATAAAATCACCAATTTTTTGAGTCCACTCTTTTCTTGTTTCGGAATGTGGGTTGGTTGTTTCGTGTACTTCATGTTGTTCTTCTTCTGAAAAATCTTTGATTATATCTTCACATTTTCTTTTTGCTTCTTTAGCTATTTCTGCAGCCTTTTCTTTAATTTTATCTATATTAGATTTTTCAGCATCGGATTTTAATTCACCACCTCCTAATTTTTGTTCAGGTGGGGGGCCTTGTTCTTGTCCTTTTTCTCCAGGAGCAGATGTTCCAGTTTCCTTATCTATTTTCCCTTGTTGTGTTTGACCTTTTTTTGTTGGTTGGCCAGGTTCAGCTGGTTTTGCTGCTTGAGTTGCTGCTTTTCCAGGTTGTTCTTTTGGTTTTGGTTCATTTGCCGGTGCATCCGATGGTCCAACTATTTTTGCTGCTTGAATATGTGCAGGATGTTCTTTTGGTAATCTTAAAGCATCTCTAGCTTTAATTTTAGTTGATTTTCCTTTTGAATTTGTATATGTTATATCTCTATCTAATGCTTTATTAGGTGCTTCACCAAAATATTGTTTAGCAAATTCTTCAAACATTTCATTTGTAATATATCTTTCTACTATTTCTGAAATAGGGTCATATGGTTCATTCTTTTTATGCCAATCTGGTTCATCTGATGGATGCTCCGTTTCATGTCTTGTAGGATGTGGTTCTGGTCTCATTTTTGATGAAGGTTGTGTATTATTTGTTTCATCTACTGAACCTGTTGGAGCTCCGTTAATATATCCACCTGGTAAATCTAATCCAACTCCTATACCACCTGGAAATCCTTCATTTAATTTTGATGTTATCATTTTAAAAATATCTTTATCGAATTTTGGATACGCTTTAAGAAAAAACTTTTTAGCTTTTTCTTTATCATCACTTCCCAATCCTTTTCTAACTTGTGTCCCACTTATTGGATTTTCTTCTCCAGGTATTGGATATGTGTAACCAATTTCATCATAACCATATCCGGCTTTCCCGTTATATGGTTTAAAATATTTACCATTTAATCTATCAGCATCCTTTTCACCTACGGCAGCAATATATTGTGTATCTTTGCCATCAAATTTTTTAAGTAGTTCCATAGGTCTGTATGGATTGCTAACTTTTACAAATTTAGTCGATGGTACTCCAAACATTTTAGTTGCAATTTCTTTCTTTTCATTAAATGAAAATGGAGATTTATCCGAAGATGTATCATTCGATGTTGCAATATAAACATTACCGGAACCAAATTCAGATACTAAATGTTGATATGCAGCATAGTGTCCTTTATGAAAAGGCTGAAATCTACCCGCATAAACAACTATTGTTTTAGTTACTTTTGGTTTGTTTGCTTCATTTATTAAATTCATAACTATAAATATCTCTAAATCAAAGTATTTTCACCTTGTAACAAAAAGTTAATCATTTTTGATTGTTCGTGTTGATGCTTTTTTGAAAAAGAAAGAAAATGTTCCTGATTATACAAACAAATTTCTTTAACATTTCTTAAAAATTCATCTTTTTCATCTTTTGGTTTATTATGAAATTTCATTATTTCATGTATTACTTTATACATTCTATTTGAATCTTTTACTTCCGTATCATAACTTTCATCAATAAATCCATCAAATGTTTTAAATCCCAAAGAACGAATATATTCCAATGATTTTGCAGGTCCTAATAATATAAATGGTTGACAATGGCCAATGGGTTTCCATATTTTTTCAGAAAGATATCCAGTAGCAAATTCTTTTTCTTCGTGACCATGTGATGTTTGAAAAAATATAGATTCAGTAACAATACTCATATATGAATTTAAATATATATCTTTATTTTCAAACCCATATCCAGCTATTTTTGTTAAATCATCAATATCCAAATGATTCGATGTATTTTTTACTAAATCTATAAACGAATCATCATCAAACATATATCTATGCTCATCTATAAGTTGTTGTGAATAAAACTTTTTATCCCAAGAAACTAAAAAATTATCTAACCCAGCTCTCCATAAATCATACAATACTTTTATTCTATGCGGTTTCCAATGTCTACAAAGAAATAAAAAATCTTTTTTATCTTTACCAATTGAATCTATAAATTCTTCCGGTGTAACTACTGAATTTTTTGTATTCCCTATTTTTCCAACCTGTGGTTCATCATTATTATTCCAATATGAAAAATCTGGATTTGTTAATGTATTTAAAAATTCTTGAGATTTTGCTATTAATGCTTGATTATAATCCAATACTTTTATATTTCTTCCTAATTTTTCAATATTCTTTTTTAATTTAAAATCTTGAAAAATAAAATAAACTTTTTCATCTGGTATTTCATTCTTATCAATAAAGTTAAATATTTTTTCAAAATTTTCTTTATTAACACCTAATCCACCATCTATAAAATAACTTATAACTAAATTTCCATCATAATTTTTAATTTCTTCAATTGCAGTTTTAGAAACAAATTCTAATGCCAATTGAGAATGTATTGAGCTTCCGATTCCAAAAAACTTTTCAAAATTACCAAATGGTTCTACCACATAAAACCATTTTTTTCTTATTCCTTTTTTTTCTCTATCTTTTATTATTTCAAATATAGACTTTCTATTAGTATATTCTGATAAATAATTACTATTATAAACCGCCCAATCATCTCCCCATCTTTCTCTAAAATACGGACCAGATTGGTCAAATTTAAAATCAGATGCTCTTGCAATTGAACCTAAAAATTTAGGATTTAAACAATTTGGTTGTTCTCCATTATGTGTTACCACATCATAACCAAATATTAATTGTTCTATCATATTATAATAATTTATTTTTTAAAGTATATTTTGATAAAAATTCAGAAAGAATTTCTTTTACAAATTTTTTATTTAATCTAGATGAAACATGTCCTAAATACCATCTATTATCCATTTCATATTTTATTTCTTCTAATGTTTTATCATGATGTTCCATAAATAAAATATCCGCATATACTGATTTATTCATATCTAATGGTCTATTTGGATATGTTTTTAAATTAGAAACATCCCAATTTCGAATCGCCCATTCAATTATACCACCATGTTTTGTAATACCATCTTCTTTATAAAACCAATGATTTGACCAATCTATCATATCTATTAAATTTTTAACATATGGTGTATCTGAATAGTCATATAAATTATCCAATTCCCAAGTATTTGGTATAAATTTTTTATCCAATACTGATTCTGAAAATTTATCTTTATCAGTTTCTCTATAATTTGGAAATCCCATTCCCCAATCTTTTGTGTAACTTTTAGAAAAATTATTTTGAATATCAAAAGTTTTATATTCTATACCTTTTAATTTTAAATAATTTTGAAGTTTTAACATTGCTTCAAAATGATATATTAAACAATTATCATTTGATAGAATGTATTTTATAAAATATGGTAAAAATTCTTTTATTTTGTTATCAACATGTCCAACACCATATCCTCCGGTTAAAAACCAATATCCATATTGACCATTGTATTCTTTTTCTTCAATCCAATCCGATATATGTGCCAATCCTTTTAAATCTATACCAAATTCATCTATTTTTTCATTTGATATAAAAAAAGCTTGTCTTGAAAAATTTGACCATTGGGCTATCACAGAAATATCTTCTGCTAATACTCCTTTTTTTAATAACTTTTCTACTCCGTATATTATTGAATTTGCTATTGTGTGATTATCATTTGTTGCACTTCCATAATTTAAAACATTTACATTATATAAATTTTCAATCCAATGTGGCCATCTCCACATTTCTATAAAATCATTTTGAAAATCAGAACAAGTACCTTCGGTATTGCATCTATATTCTTGACGTGTGAATGAACATCCACTTGTTATTAAATATTTCATTTATTAAGCAGTTTCGTATATTTTTTTTATTGAATTTGGATATATTTCATTTGTCAATATATTGAAATTATCTTTTGAATAATTATTATAATCTTCTTTAAATTGTTTTAATTCTCTTTTTGATAAAGACATTACTTTTTTAGTAAAATTTTTAATGCCATCCATTCTTTCCGAATCATTTGCTATATCATTATATGAATGATTCCAAAAATCATATCTATATTTTAATCCCATATTTTCTAGCATTGATATAGTGTTAACCTTTGAAATCATAATAAATGGGTGACCCATTAAAGTTGGTTTCATTGTTTTTTCTGAAATATTATTCCAATTTAAAAAGGTATCTGCTGTACCTCTGGACCTTTCCGTATGGTAAAACCTAGTTTCGGCTACAATATCAAAATAAGAATCTAAATAAGAAACAAAATTATAAGCGTTATTTCTTTCTCTATATTTTTCATAATTTTCATAATCATTTAAATGCGGCAATTCTTTTAATATTTTCATATTATTATATTCCTCTCTAAATGCAACAGGTATAAAATCATCAAATAAAGTTGGCTCATAATCAGGACCAGTTGATGCCCATATAAAATCTTTTATATAATCATTTTCATATAAAAATTCTAAAAATTGTAGTTTATGTATTCTAGTATGGCCTGCATAAAACATACCTTTAAATTTCCTTAAAACTTTATTAGAGGCCATTTCAACTTTTTTAAAAGCTAAAATGTTTTGAGGAATTATACTAGTTGGTTGGATATAATGAAACATCAATTCTTCAAACCATAATTGATTATCTCTATTTTTAATTAAATTTTTAGATATCACATAATTTTCAACCTTAATCAAATCGCATAATTGGTCTATATGTTTTTGATTAATTTCTTGATTATCATATGTTGAAAAATCAAAAAAAACATTTTTTAATGATATTGATTTTATAAACGAATTTAAAAAATCATGCATACCCATTTCTGGAGAATCAAACGATTCAAAAGAAATAAATAAAGATGTATTTAAATCTATTGAGTCTAAATTTACTAATTCAAATTTAGTAAATAAATCAAAAGATTTAATAAGCTCATTAAAATTGGATTCAAATGAACCGGGTATTATTTTATATCGTTCTAAACTATTTGTTTTTTTTAGATGTACAAAACAAAATTTTTTCATAATTAAAACGATTTATATACAAACGGGTCTCTTTTTTTAAGTTCTTCTAATTTTTTTTTAATCCTCTTTTTGGTTTTATAATCATCGTATTTCTTAACAAAAAAAGAAATTATAGGGATTTTTTTTAATAATTTTTTCATATTTTTTAATTTTTATAATATAATTCAGGATATTCAACTAATAAATGAACACCACCTTCTTTTAATGCATATTTATATGCTAATTCTATATCTTGCCAACTTTTTAAATCGTGAAATTCAATATTTTTACAAATTGATTTAAATTCTTCAAAATAATTTCCTTTATGTTGGTGACCTGGGTCTAATGGGGTATCACTACCTTTACCTAATCTAATAATTAAGTTTAATTTTTTTCCAGTCATTAATTCAAATTTATCAACGTGATTTATTAGTTGATTTGCCGCTGATACTATGAAATCCCATCTAGGATAAAATGTAACAACTCTTTTACCAGTTATTGCCAATCCTAAACTCATACCCATTTGAGTTTCTTCCATTACAGGTACTTCAATCATTTTTTCTTTTGGTACTTCTCCCAAAGTTGTACTCATTGGATTTCCTGCATAAACAATTTGTTGTCCTATAAAAATTGTATCTTCTAATTTTGCTAACTCCGTCATTGCATTTGTTAATGCATCTTTATATGGAGAATATTGTGGTGTGCTCATAATTAATTAAATAAGTGATGAAAATTGTGATTTACATATTTTAAATTATGTATTTTTTTTACTTCTGTCATAAAATCTCTAAATAAAATATTTGTTGGATTAAATACCTGCAATTCTTCTAAATAGTCTGCGGAAAAGGTTCCCCAATCTACTATCTGTCTATAATTTAAAGTTATACCCCATTTAAATTTGGAATCTTTAAATATGTCAGTTATTAGTTCATAAAACATAAACATTTCTTTGTAATTATGTTTGCTAACTACCATTGAACATACAAACTCTTCTATTATATGGTCTTGTGTTGCTAAAAATTTTAAATTTTCTATCAACCTATCCCATTGTCCATTCCATCTAGTTTTCTTTTCGTATGTTTCTTTTGTAGCAGCATCTATACTAATTTCAATTGTTTTTATGTATGGAGTTGCTTTCATTTTTTTCCACAAAGGTTCATCTAATAAATTTCCGTTTGTTATTATTTGCAATTGTTCTAATTTTGGATATTTTGTTATATCAAAATTTATTAAATAATCTCTATAAATTTTTGAATAAAATGGGTCACCACTTCCGGTAACCATAATTCTTTTTAATCCACTTGCAAAATTATCTTCTATTGATTTTAGTAAATGTAATTTTGATTTATGTTCAGGTGATTCCAAATCATCATTTGGTATTAAACTAACTCTACAAGAAGGACATCTTAAATTACAACTCCTATCAAATCCAAAGAGTATCTCTTCTGGAGGTGTTTTGAAATTAATTATATCTTCTTCGGTATGTATATTATAAACTTCTCTAAACTCTTCTATTTCTCTAAACAAATATGGTTTTCTCCCTGTGTTTATTAATTCGTTTAGTCTTGGACATATAGTGTGGTTACAATATTTGTATGTGCCATCCATAACCGATTTACGAATATTTTGAGCAGGCTCCGATGTCCAATTTCTCATAACATCATCACTTTCATTTACAGGAAACCAATTTTCTTTTCCATTTTCGTCTACTCTAATACTTTGAGGTGCCCATGATGGACAGCATATGAATTGAGATGACCATTGTACATCACTATACATAAATGGCATCTCACACACATATTTTTTTAATATTTCCTCTTTATTATCCATTATGGTTTTGAGTTTGGATTGAATTCATTTTTATGAGTTTTATACCATTGTAAAGCGTTTTCTAAACCAGTTTTTAAATCGTATTTTGGTTTCCAACCTAACTTACGCAACTTCTCATTAGAAAGTAATCTAACGGGTATCATTGGAGCTTTGTTACTTACATACTCAATTGGGTTATTATTATTCTCAACCTCTTTAATGGTGTTTAAAACTTCATTAACACTATATCCACTACCATAACACACATTATAGATATCGTAAGTATCTACATTTTCTGCAACACATATAAACCCACTAACCATATCATCTACATGGATTACATCTCTAACTTCACTACCATCTCCCCATACTGGTATTGGATTTAAATTATCTGCTACTTTACGAATATTTGCAGGAGTAACGTGACACTTTTCGTAATCGTATTTATCATTTGGACCAAATGCGTTTGAAGGTCTAATAATTACACATTGCATTGGATTATGAATATGATTTGATAAAAAATCACAAAGTGTTTCACCATATCTTTTCATATTACCTACCGCTTTATATACCGGAAATATGTTAGGTGTTTGGCAATTTTCATCCTCATAACAATACTCACTACCCAAATCAGGATAGACAGTATTTGAAGAAATATACATAAATTTACGAACTTTGTTTTTCCAAGCTTGTTCCATTAGATTTACATTCATTTCCACATTTGCCGTAACGTGTAATAAAGGATTAACTTTGGTATCTAACGCATTTGATGTGTTTGCTGCACAATGAAAAATTACGTCAACATTTTCTGTAACTTTATTACAAAACTCTGCAGTTTGTAAATCTCCTTTTAAATGTTCTACATTTTCCCAACCCTTGAAATCTTCTCTTAAACCTCTACCAAAGGTAATTGCACGGATATTAGTATATCCTTGCTCCCATAGGGATTTAATTAATCGTGAACCAATAAATCCACTTGCTCCTGTAACTAAAATTTTGTCTGTTTTTTTCATATTTTTTATTTGAATATATCCCAATTTAAAACTACATCATTTACAAATTTTCTTGTTAAAATGGATGATGTGTGTCCATACCAACTTTTTTCTAAATATTTTTTTTGTCCATCAATATCCAATCCATTCATTTCTCTCCATATAACTTTTGGTAAATTATAATTACCATCATCCAAATTGTAATCAAAGTTTCTAATACTCCATTCAATTAGACCTCCAAACGAAGATACGGAATTTTCTTCAAAAAACCAAAAGTATTTTTCAAAATTAATTCTATCTGAATACATTTTTACATATGGGTTATTTTCTAATATAGTAGGTTGTTTCCACGTATTTTGTATTTTTCTTTGCTCTATCATTTGTTGATATGGTGTTCCAAATTTAGGATTATCCCAAGTATCGTATGGTGGAGTTCGTGTATCTAATGCATTTTTAGAAAAATTATTATTCATATTAAATGAATAAAATTTTGTAACTCCAACTTTTTCTAACCAACTTAATAAACCAACCAAAGAATCAAACCAATCTATATATCGTTCTTCTTTTGACATTACAGCATCTAAATAGTGAGCAGCAAATTCGTCTACTTTTCCAGGATGTTCGGTTAAATTATATCCACCTGTTAAATAATAATATCCATGTTGATAACAATAATCTTTTTCACCAAATTTAATAAAATCATTAGTATGTGGGTGTGAATCATTTTTTTCCAACCATAATTTTGTTAAATCATTTTTTGGGTTTTCAACATATTTTGATGGTGAAATAAAAAATGAATTTCTAGTCAATGTTGTCCATTGCGCAACAACTATTATATCTTTTGGATTAATTTTCTGATTATAAATTAAATCACTTACTTTATAAAATATTGAACGACATATTGTTTTGTTGTCATTTGTAATTGTTCCATAATTATGAAATTCAGCATCTTTACCCAATGTTCTCCATAACCAATGAAACCAAGTATAATCTTCTTTTACATCATTTTTCCATCTATCTTCTTTTTCTGGTAAAGATATATTAACTCTATAATTGTGAGTAAATGAACAACCAGATGTAACTATATGTAATTTATTTTCCACAATAAAAATTATATGTTTTTTGTAATGCTTCTTTAAATCCTAATTTTGGTAATAGTGATAATGCTTTTTGTTTTGTAGTATCCATCTGTCTTCTCATATCACCATTTGGTTTTGTAGTATCCCAATTTATAGATATATCTTTACCACTAATTTTAATCAATTCTTCAATCATAGATTTAATAGTAATTTCTTCTCCTGCACCAAAATTTACTGTCGTATGCATTCTCATTTCATATAACTGAATAATGGCATCTGCCACATCTCCAGCATATACAAAATCTCTAATTGGTGTACCATCACCCCATGCTTCAATTGAATCAATTGCTTCATATATTTTTTTACATTGAGTTGCAATGACCGTACCATTTCCACTAAAATCATCATACTCACCAAATATGTTTGCCGGTCTTATTATTGCCCAACGAAGATAATTATGTTGAACTTTATATGCTTCTAATAAAATTTCACCCATTCTCTTACTCCAACTTGGAAACCAATCTGCTTCTGACGGTAGGGTTTTCCAAACACTTTCTTCTTCAAATTTTTCTGCAGGTGCATATACACCAACCGAACTTACAAATACTAACCAAATGTTATTTTTTGCACATTGATTAATAATCTCAGTATTAATTTTAAATGAAGGATATAAAAAATCAACTGGATTATTTTTTGCTCTTAATGGAGAGCCTTTAATACCAAATGTATTAAATACGGCATCAGGTGTTTCATAAAAGAAAAGATTTTTAACATTATCTTCTATTGTTAAATCCATTTGATAAAATGTAAAATTATCCGACTTTGGTAAGTTTTCTGAATATTTTAAATCGACACCGATTACATTATATCCTTTTTCTAAGGATTTTTTTACTAAATGGATTCCTACTAATCCACTACATCCAGTTATAATAACTTTCTTCCTTCTATTTGCATTTGTCTCTTTACCCATTCTTTTTCTATTTTTTCTAAATTATCTTTAAACATTATTTTATCTGCAAAAGATATTAAATGTTTTCTATTATGTATTAATTTTTCTTTTATTGAAATATACCAGTTATGTAAATCTTCTAATGGTAAATTAGATATTCTTTCTATTTCACTACAAACTTTTAAATATCTTTCTTCATTGTTTTCTATTTCATCATAACTTTCATCAATAAGCCCATCAAAAGTTTCAAATCCCAATGATTTTAAATATTTTAAATAGCCGTATGCACCAAATACTATAAATGGTTGCAATACTGCCATAGGATTGCATATTTTTTCGGTAAGAAATATATCTTTTTCAAAATTAGTTTCTGTAACAATGTATATGTAAGAATCTAAATAAATTTCTTTTTTATAGGCTTTTGCAACTTCAAATGATTCTTTATCTTCTGAGTGTTGGGTATCAACTTCTATTGGTAATTTATTTGAAAATGTTTTTTCTGCTTCTATAATTTCTAAATCAAATTTTTCATTTCCTGTTTTATATAGTGTTTTATTTTCCGATTTTTTAAGAAAACTTGCATATATTTTATCCCACATATTTTTACTTTCTAAAAAACAACCAAATGTATATCTAAAAGGCTTTTGAGAATTTCTATTTAAACATACAAAATGTTTGTTTCTTTTTGTATCAATTTCATCTTCTTTAATAAATGTAGTTTCGTATCCAAGAGTATTATTCGGTTTATATTGTAATTCTTTTATTTTTTTAGCAGTTGATATCAAAATACTATCTTCAAATAAAAAAGTATACCCAATATCTTTTATTTCTGGAAGTAATTCAAATAAATTTGAAGTTCCAACAAAAAATATAAAATGAGAAGGATGTAATCCAATAGATTGTATATCTTTATCAAATTTATTTATAAAATCTAAATCTGAAAATGGTTCATGTGAATAATTAATTACAAATTTTAATTTTTCCCACTTTGCCATTTGGATAGCTTTAAATGGTATATTTTTTATAAAAGATGTACTATATTTTTTTCCATTTGTAGAAATTTTATCTTCTTTTATTAAATTTCTGTGGTCACCATAAAGTTCTATTGGATAAAAATAAAATCCCAAAATATCAATATCTCCGTTTAAATAAACATAATCTTTTGGATGTTTTATTAAATTGTGATATAATTCCGAATGACAAGTATGCAACTCAAACTCTTGAGTATTGGCATTATAATTATATTCTTCGTTTGTATGATTATATTTCAAAAAAATTTCTCTATGCCATAAATTTGGATATGGTCGGTTTCTCATATAATCTTCTCTATCAAATGCAAATTTTATCATAAAATATTTTTTAAAAAGCTATCCACTTACCAGTCCCGTAATGTGGGAATTTTGATTTATATGTATAATATATTACATCCGATGGAACTTCTCTTTTTGTATTCCAAGTTGCTTCGGTTGGTGTATATGTTGATACTCCATTATCTTCTACCACAAATACAATTGGTAAATCAAAGTTTTTCGCATATTTGTGAACTTCATAGAATATACCACTTTCAAACGACATATCACCTAGAAACACAAATACTTTTTCATCACTACCTTTTTGTTTAATCCCCATTGCAACACCTAATGCAATTGATAGAGTACCTCCTACAATTGCTGATGCGTAAAATTTATCGTCTATATCACATAGTGTTATAGATTTACCATCCAATATAAGTGCTTCCGCGTAATCTGCTGAAATACCCTTTAATAACCAATGGTAATGAGAACGCCACGTACTAAATACCCAGTCATTTTCTGAAACTCGTTTGAATATCTCAACCAATTGTTCTTCGTTTCCATTTGATAAGTGTATTGGACCTCTGATTTTTCCTGCTTCCCAATGTTCAACAATTCTTTCTTCAAAACGAATAAGTTTTTCTGGTGTCCATCCAATATCTTTTCTAACTATTGGATATTGTTCTAAATTTTTAATCATTTGTTATATTTTTATATAAAAGTTCTGCTACATTTTTATGTCCATTTATTGAAAAATGGCCGTCATTTGAATCAATTTCATCGGAGATTCTTAATTTATTATTTTCTATATAATTTTTTAAATTTTTATGGCCTTGAAAATTAACAATATTAATATCTTCATTTTCTAATAAAAAATAATCATACAAAATGAAATATGGTTTAAATCCTTTAGATACTAAATAAGAATTTAATAAATATATTTCTTTTTTATCTATTGAACTTTGAACATTTTCATCAAATATGTTTAATACAAAATTTGAATAATAATCAAATAAAGGTTTAAATTCTTCATTATTGTTGTATGGACTATCGGAATATAAAACACTATTTAAATTATATTTAACACCATTCCACCAAATCGTTTTTCTTTGAGGCATGGTCAATTGTATTATTGCAATTTTATTTTTATATTCAGATAAATCCGTTTCATGTATATAATCGAATGTAGTTTGAAAAATATTTTCATTTGAATTACATGATTCTGATAAATTTATGTAATCACAATTACATTTTGTAGATAATACTTTTGAATATCTCAATTCTTCTCTTATTTCAAAATATTGTGGCTTTCGTTCAATAAGATTGTATCCATATTGATTTAAAATATAGGGGTCTTCCAGGCCTCCACCTTCGGTAAAACTACATCCATTAAATAAAATAAAATCTGGATTCATTATCTATCTCGTTTTTGTAATATTGGTTTATCGGTTGGCCATTCCATTTGATATTCAGGGTCGTTCCATTTAACCACACCCTGTTCATCAGCATCCACATAACCATCTTTGTAAAATAAATTATAATGAAACATACAATCGGTTAATGCGTAGTGGCCGTTTGCAAATCCTGGTGGAACTAATACTTGATTTCTATCTTTTTCACTTATAATAAAATTTTCCCACTCACCAAATGTAGGACTATTTTTTCTCATATCCAAAACAATTAGGTAAATATCTCCAACTGCTGCTTGTACTAATTTCCAAGTCTTATTATCGTAATGCAATCCTCTTAATACACCTTTATATGATTTTGAGAATCTACCATGAATACTAATCTCACTTTTATCATAATGAATTTGTGTCATCACAGGATGTTCTTCTGAATGAAAGGTTGTAAATATTTCACCTCTATATTCTCTATAAATTGATGGAGTGTATGTTGGCACTTCATACCCAAATTTTTTTGATGGAGTAATTTGAAACTCATCCCATTTATTACTCATATTATGTTTGATTTGCGTATCCCAAAGGAAAGCCATTTCTAAATTCTGAACCCATTTTTGGAACTATCATTTGATATGCCATTATAAGTTCGTTAATACCTCTATCTAAATTCCATTGTGGTCCCCAACCCGTTGATTCTAATTTATCGTTTGATACAATGTAGTTCCTCTTGTCCGGGTCCTCATAAAAATCATTATAAGATACTGCAAAATCTTTTACATGGGATTGTATTTTTTCTAATAACTCTTGTTTTGAAAGATTTGCATTACTCAAACCTACATTAAAAATTTCACCTTTATATTTGTCATAATGTTGAATCATAAAGCAAAAAGTAAATCCTACATCCTGTATGTGTATGAAATTTCTTTTAAATGTTTTTTCAAATACAACAATATATTTGTCTGTTATTGCCTTATAAACAAAATCGTTTACTAACAAGTCAGTTCTCATTCTTGGTGAAACTCCAAAGACAGTTGCCAATCTAAATACGATTGCATCCGTACAATTTCTTAAAAAGTTTTCCGCATCACATTTAGTTTGTCCGTAAACTGATATCGGTGTAAGTGGAGATTCTTCGGTACATTCTAATTGTCCGGTTCCTAAACCATAACCGCTATTTGTATTTGGATATAAAATCTTTTTACCCTTTCCGTTTGTGAATTTAACTATGTTTACTATTTGTTGAAAGTTTATTTCTTTTGCAAGTTTTGGGTCTTGTTGGCATGCAGGAAATCCTACAATAGCTGCTAATGGAATGATAATATCCGCCTCATTACAAAGTTTTTCTAATAAAGTTTCATTACGAACATCACCATATATAAATTTAAATTTGGACTTTGAGGTATATTGTAATAAGGAAGTTTGATTGAATAATAATTTATCCAAAACAATAACCTCATAACTTTGTTCTAATAGTTTTCCAACTAATACTGAACCTAAATATCCTGCTCCACCGGTTATTAGTATTTTCATATTAAAAGAATAAATTTTCTAAATTTGCTTTTGATAAATAATTTCCATTATGAGATAATTCCCAAACTTTATATCTGTTTTTATTTTTAAAATCTAAGAAAAAAGCCAAATCTTTTCTATGTGGAAAATCTTTACTCAACACATCTAGTTCTTCTAAAAACGATTCTAAATAATTTTTATAATTTTCCGACAATTCTTTTAATTCTTCGTATGATAATTCTTTTTTTAATAAAAAAATCATATCAAATTCACATTCTAAATACATTGCAATAGATGGCACTTCAAAGTTTCCATTACCAAATTGATAAAATCCTCCACCACCCATTTCTCCAAATTTATATAATTGTTTTTCGTTATGATATTCCTTCGTATCAATGTGTTCACCATTTACATACAATGAAAATGATTTTTTATTTAAATCATCATTTATAACAGCAATTTCTATAAATTCATTTGCTTCTTCTCTTGTCAAATTTTTTGTTATCTGAACAAATGTACTATCTTTAAACCAATATGTAAACATCATTGTTATAATTTCATTATCATTTTGGTCTATAAATTTAACAAAGGATATACCAGAATGTTTACCACTTCTTGCAAATGCAAATCCTTCTTCATTTGGAATCATCCTATCCGGAAATATTTTAACTCGCATATACAATGAAAAATCTTCATCCATATATTTGTCAATTTTTCTATCACTAATATCATACCTACTTTCTGGTAAAATTATCCAAGGTTCGGCGTATCTTATAAGTAAACTCATTTTAATTATATTTTAATTGTTCCACAAAAATTATAAAATTCTTCTAATTCTGGGAATGTTTTTACAAAATTGGTTCCGCGTCTTTTATCATGTTCACTAAAAAATTGATAAAATCCATTTCTATTTTTCATTTGTTGAGTTGGGTCTTGTGGTGCAACCATCCAATCATGTATTCTTTTTAATTTTTGAACTTCAATATCAGAAAATCCAATATATTTTGGGTCAAAAATTGGAATAGCGTAGTATGTGATTAGTTTCGTTTGTTCTAATATTTTTTTAGAAAATTCATATGGTAACACCTGAACCGTCTGGTGTGTTGGGTATCTTAAATATGATGAATCTAAAAATACAGCAGAGTTCCAATATCTATCGTAACTACCATACATATCTTTTAAATTATAAACTTCTTTAATTAGTTTATTATAATTAAATAAACTCAAAGCGTTATAAGTAGACATGAATGTTATAATAACTCTCGGGCATTGGCTCATAATTTTATTTACATTATCCCAGAATCTATTGAATTCTAAACCATTTCTAATATATTCTGCCTGTTCTCCCCACGTATCAACTGATGTAAATATTACCAATTGTTTTACTCTGTTTCCATCTTCAATTTTTTTAATTTTTTCAATTAACTTATTAATCAATGCATCTGGTGCACCTAAATTTGAATTAATTGCTAATTTTAATTCTCTATTTGGATTTGGGTTTTCAATAATATAATCCAATACTCCCCATGTATCTTTTGATAACAAAGGTTCTCCACCAGTTATTCTAAAAGTATTTAGGTCTTTATATAAATCAGGCCACCACTTCCAAAACGCTTCGGTATATGGATTTAATTCAGAATGTTTTAAAGGCATCTTATGCTCATCAATCAAATATTGTAAATCATTAAATCTATCAGGCGTTGGATATGCACCATGCTCCTGTATTTCCTCCATCCATTGTGACGAGTATGCCGGTGAACAATATGAACATTTAAAATTACATGCATTACTAAATGCAACTTCAACATATTTTGGATTATAATCATCTCTCCAATCCAATGCTTTAATTTCTTGCATATATGGTCTGGACCAATCTTCTGATGATTTAAAAATTCTATCCGAAAATAAGTCCGAATTATCTTCTACTCCCCAACAATAATCACATTCAACTGGTCTAGAACCATTTAACATTTCTTTTCTACGAAGTTTTTTATATCTTGTATTGTGAAGTGCCGATGGGTTTCGTGCAATCTCTGCTGTTGATATAGCATGTGTACGAGGGTGGTGACATGAGTGGTTATGGCCTATTTGTAAAGATAAAGTTACCTGTGTCCATTTTGCTAAACACATTCCAGGTCCAACAGAATCTAATTCATTTTTTATACCAACATATAATGGATTCTGTTTTTCCAAATCCATTTTGTATTTTTCTGCCATATTATTTACATTTTACATTTATTAGGAAAGCGTTATTGATTCCTAAAATATTTTCTTTATTTAAATATTCATATTTTTCTTCTAAATTACTCATGCCATCATTTTTATAATTTATTTCACCTTGTTGCATTTGTAAAATATATCTTCTTTCATTTGCAGCTGTTGTTTCACCCTTTGCCCATTTATCTATACCACCAACACTAATTAATCCTTCGGTTTGATGTGGTAAACATAAAAATTTACCATCTCTTCTATATGGTAAAGATGTTGATGGTATTTTTATTTCTTGCTCAACAAATTCTACATTTTTAGAAAAAGTTTTATGCATTAAATATGAATTATCCTTTATAACTTTATTAAAATTTAAATTTAAAATAAAATTTTTATTATTAATATCGTTATTTAATGAATCTAATATTTCTTCCTGTGTCAGACATTTATTCCACATTTTAATTTTAGAAACAAATCCTTTGAACCATTTATTAGGATTTCCATTTTCCCAAGACGGAGTATGCCCTATATAAAATGGCTCAGCTCCATATCTTTTCAAATCATTATCATAATCAATTGGTGACTGTGTGCCTGTGCCATTTCTTGCCTCACTTTCATTTCCATTTAAATAAAGATGCATTTTTTTATTTTTTACATCAACTGACATAGTTACCCAAGTCCATTCACCTTCATACCTCTTCATCCATTGATATATGTGATTTTTTTTTGAATCCCACATCATAGCAGTATAAGCTCTACTATTATTAAATGAAATGCCCCAGTCAAATCCAGGCTTTCTAAATATTGGATATTCCACAAATATTCTTTCATTATCACCTATTAAATAAATTGGTGCCTTTTCTATTTGTTGTTCTGCTTTTACTAATATTGAAATTGTATGATTTTCATTTAAACATCCCCTTAATTGAGATGATGGTAATAATTGTGTAACCGAATCAATTCCATTATATTTAGCTACATTTTCAATTTTTGGTTCATCTATATATTTTTTATCAGTATACCCTTCTAATTGACATCTCCAAAAAAGGTCATCATCTTCCATACCCCAATCCCAATAATCATTTGAATAACCATTGGTTTTTTCTACTTGTTCCTTTGTAAACAATACGGCGCCACCAAAATACTCCTCATATTTGAGGTTATAATCCGATTGTGATATTCTTACTGCCAAATGTTTTGGGTTCTCAGGATTGTAACTATAATCACAGGATTCATCTTCAGGTACCATATCAATATCGTGCCAAACAATATAATCACACCCATCATCAAATGCAGCTTTAGCAGCAACATTTTTCATTAAACCTCTATTGAATAATTTATCATCACATTGGTGTCCTAAATAGATAGCATGTTCGATTCCCCTATCATTCAAAAATTTATGAATGTGAGGAACAAACTGGTTCATATGTTCCTCTCTATTTCTATATGGTACACAAACTCCTAATTTCATTATAATAATACTGATATAAAATGATAATTATCCTTATCTACATTTGTTAATTCTCTATATTTACAGGTACTTAATCCGTCTTTTTCATTTTCCAAAATATCATTTGCAATATTACTAAAAAATTTTACTTGATTTATTCGTGTTCCCTTTTCTTTCCAAACACCGTCTACATATCCATTCTCTTTATGTGGTACTAATTTGAATAATGATTTTCTTCTTTTAGGAATTATAATTTCTTCTTCTTTTATGTTTTGAATTTCAACTAAATGACAATTATTTATAATACCATCATTGCCATTCATAGATAAATCAAATAAAATTTCATTTTTAATTAAATTAAAATCGTAATAACATAATAATTTATCAGCTGATTTATATTTTTTGAAATTAGTTGTCAATGGTATTAATGTATTATCATTTAATGTTTGAATTTCTAAATCAGAAAGTATTCCATCATATATTGCAAAATCAGTTATTGTTCCTTTAAAAAAATTTGGATTTTCTGTTCTTATTGGATTACCACAACCAATATAAAACGATTCTTCGTCTGGATGATTATATATGTTTGACAATCTAAATTTTTCAATACCATCTTCTAAATGATGAAATCCAATTTGTTTTTCTTCTACAAATTTTCCATCTTGGTACATTGATATTTTTTTGTTTTTAAAATCTAAACAAAAAACAATTGTAGTGTATATGTTTGTAGTAATATCGGTTGTTATGGATTGGGGTTCTAATTTTTCGGACCAGGCTTCTACTTTATATCGTTTAAATGAATTATAAGTTATATTTAAATCATATCCAGGAATAGAAAATATAGTAAAATCGTCGTATTCTTTATTTGGATTTAATATAATATCATCCGATTTAAATGAAACGCTAATTGTTTTATTAGTTTTAAAATCAAAAATTTCTTTTAATTTATTACACTCAACAAATGAACTCTTTCCATTAAAATACATTCCTTTTTTATTAATGATATTTTTTGCAATAGATTTTTTTTCACAACCTATGTTGTATTTTTTACATCTATATAATAAATCATCATCCTCGAATCCCCAGCCCCAATACTCATTGGAGTATCCATTTATTCTTTCAAAATCTTCAACAGGAAACATAGTTACTCCTCCAAAATATTCATCAAATATAATTCTTTTAATATTTGGATTGAATTCAAAATTGGTAGCCAAATGTACAGGATGATTTGGATATGAATAATCCGCTTTTACGGGTAGCATATCTACGTCATGAAATACAACATAATTGCATCCCAATTTTTTAGCATTATCAAAACCAATATTTAATAGTTTTCCTCTATTAAATGGTTTATCATCTGCTTGTTCAACTACTATTAATTCAAAATTAATATTTTTTGAATTTAAAAATTCAGTTATTTCTTTTTTGAATAATTTTAATTGAGATTCTCTTTTTTTATATGGAACTATTATTCCTAATTTCATTATTTTTCAGAATCTTTTTTAGGTCTACCTACAATTTCTTTTACTGCTGCAGGTGAAGAAGTGGTTAACGCTTCTAAATTATCTGCAATTGCTTTTGAATTATTATGAAACTCATATAGATAATATTGTAATCTATCACTCCAATCTTGTTTTTCAATTTCTTCAAACCAAACTGTCAATGCATCTAAAGAGTTGGATATTTTTTCCAATGCTTTAACTTTTCGTTGTTCTAAAAGAAGAGATTCTGATTGAGTAGTTTCTAGTTTTTCTACTGATGTTTTTGTTGTTGTTGCCATTTTATTTTAATTTTAATATTAATTTTTGTGTATGATTGTTTATATTTTGTTTTGTTTTTAACTTATAATTTATAGAACTTAAACCAAATTTAAAAGAATTTCTTTTTTGTTTAGTTGTTTCGTAGAAAAATATTTTTTCATTTTCAATCATATCATCATCTTTTTCTTGCCAATAATATTTCTCTAATATACTAAATTTATTTGAATTTTCCAAAATTTTATATTTTCCAAAATCTTCAGCTGGCATTTTTATTTTATATGAATATTTTTGTTCTTCTTCATTTCCTTGTATAGAATTATCCATTTTAATAATTCTAGCATTACTTTTAAATTCTTGAGTATCAACAAAAAATTGACCTACGGATTTATTAAATGGTATATTTAAAACTGGTTCAAATGTTGTTAACGATGCGTCGTAATTATTACTATACAACATTTCTATTTCAGTTTGAGTCAAATCATAATCAAAAATACATAGATTACTAATTTTTCCTTTAAACCTATTTCGTAACGATAACGAACCTATCCATAAATTTTTTCCAGCAAAATCCATTAAATTTTTTGTATTGTCGTAAAATGTTTCATTAACCAATCTTCCATCAAAATACATAGATGCGATACCAGTGGATGTACTTAATTTAATTGTAACATTTGTCCATTTATTTTTTAGAATAGAATTATCATTCCATATTTGTATTATTTCACCATCTTCCGTCCAATGTTGAAAAACTATTGCTTCATTATTTTTAATAAATATTCCAGAATCATATCCTTCTTTACCAACAATGCATCCATCTTCCGATTGGTCATCATCAACAAAAATATCAAAAGATATGGTAAACGAATCGGAAAATACATAATCTAATTTTGTATTTGGTTGAATAAATAAACTATTACCATTTTTACAAATAAATGAATTTATTTTCTTTTTTATTTCTGAATCAACTTCCACTATGTCAATGAATCTATGATAATCAAAAATATCTTTATTAAAGAATTTTATTATAGGCAAATTATCAGGAATTATTTTATTCATTCTATAAAGTAAATCCAAATATTCAAAACCACCACCCCAATAATCATTACTAAATCCATTTATTTTTTCAAAATGTTCTTTGGATATTTTAAATACACCACCAGTATAATGTGGATATGGTTTGAATTTATGAATATCTAAAATTTTAGATGAGATGTGTGTTGGGTATTGAATGTTTAAACTAGAGTAATCGCAACCCTCTTGCGGAAGTAAATCTATATCTTGAAATACAAAATATGAATACCCTTCATCTTTTAAAACATCTACGGCAGCATTACATAATGCTCCATAATTAAATAATGTTGGAGATTCTTGTTCTACAATGTATATTGTGTAATTTTCAAACTTATCCCCTAAATACCAATCCATGTGTCCTAAAAACTTATAGAGTTGTTCTTCTCTATTTTGGTAGGGAACTATAATAGCTAACTTTTCTGAAATCATAACCTTTTTATATTATATAGATATTATTTTTTTGAATAATTTAATCCATTGACCATAATCTTTGAATCCATCATTTTCAATCATAAATTCTTGATTAGTAATATCAATTTGAAAATTATTTCTTCTTATAGCCTGATACATTTTTAAATATTCGTTTGAAAATGAATAATCCTTTTTGATATCTGCTACTGCTTTAATTCTTTCAACACATGTACTATCCCATTTAAAATGATGAACTTGAACATTGTAATAATGATAAGGTGCAATTAATGGGTGATTCCAACCTTGCCATTTCCACGTAGTTTGTCCATCTATTTTTGCATAATGTTGTCCTGGAGTTATTTCAATATAACCTTTCATTATACAAACTTTATTTGGACATGCTCCAGATAACGGATATCTAAAAAATCCTGCTAATGGAAATTGTTTAAATATATCCACATTATCTTTTATTTCAGGAAAAATCCCATCAATACCAATTCTATCAATAAATCCACCTCTAACCAATTCCCAACCATTTACTTCACAATCTGCAATTATCTCACTTAAATCATGTGAATAAACATGGAACTCATCATCATCTGAAACTACCCACCAATCATTAGGATGCGTCATTTTTGTTTCATTATATAGTTGAGTTACATATTCCCAATTATATTTTTCTTTTACCTCTCTTCTTACTATTTTAGCATTTGGAAAATATGAAACAATTTTTTCTACTGAATCATATGTAGAAAAATTCTCCCACTCATAAACTACAACATAAATTTCATCAACTAAATCTTTGTAATGATTTAACATATGAGGAAGAGTGTTTGTTCTGCTTCCGGTGACTGTAACTAATCTTATCATTTTTTTCTTATCAATGTTAATCCAGTTGAAGCTGGTTTGTTTTTTACGATACCAAAATTAAATAAATTAAAAGATTCCCATTTAGTTGAATCTATTTCTTTTACCAATCTAACTGGTCCACTCCAATCTTCAAAATCTCCTCTATCTTTTACTTCGGATGTAACTATATACTTATCAGCATAATTAGGGTCAGTATCGTGAATTGATATAATTCCATTTGGTGAAATTAATTGAGAATATAATTCAAAATCTTCTTTTACATTTTCATATGAATGTCCAGCATCAATATGTAAATAATCAATTTTAATATCATTTAACACAAAATAGTTATGAAATGCATTTAAAGTTGTATCATTAATAATTCTAGGACAAAATTGTCTTCTGAAAAAAGATTCTTCTACAAACCAATCTACTTTTCCACCAATACCATTCATAGCATCTACAATATAAGTAGTTCCTATATCTCCCCAACTATAATTTCCATCACCTTCAAATATTCCCTGATTATGTAAATCAATTCTAGCTTGTGTCATAATTCTAGGTATAAATCCTCCACCACTTCCTAGGCAAACACACACTTTTGCTCTCATATACTGAATAATAGAATATATAATTAAACCGTCTCCTAAATGAGTATCAGTTGCACCATGAGACCATCTATATGGAACATTCTTAAGTATCTCATCACCAACTTCATCTATTTCTCTATTGTTTGTTATATTATGCTTTATGTAACTTGTATCCTGTAACATTTATTGTTATTTTTAAATTCAATATACTAAAAAAAATTCAAATTACCAACTTTTTCCACCCATTCTTTTTTATTATTATATTTTTCTAATCCAGCTTTTAATCTATCAAATTGTTTTTTATTTTTTTCAAATCCATCTTCTAATATTCTAAGATATTGATAATGAAATTGTTTTTTATTAATTGCTCTATATCTGTATTTAATATCTTTCATCCAATTACCATCCAATATAGGTAATTTACCATTATCGATTGCATCAAAAATAGCATAACCAAATGGTTCTTTAGTATATGCTCCATGGAATATTTGGAAATTCTTTTCAAAAAATTTATTATGAAAACGATAATCAAATTCTATAAACTGGTGTAGACCATTATCTATATTAGAACCTTCTAGCATTCTTTTATAATCATATTTATTTGAAAATACAAACGAAGGTATTCCATCTAAATAGTGAGCGTTTTTTCTCGTTTCACACCTTGCAGCATAACCGACTCTGTTACCAATCACACCAACAAATGGCTTTTTATTTTTCCATTCATAATAATTTGGAATTGTAATTGTTTTTGGATAATAAGTATGTATTGTATCCTTTTCATAGCCAATCCAAACAATATTTTGTGAATTATCTAAAATATCTTTTTGCCAATGCCAATCCAATCTTGTCATTAAATTTTCATATTCATCATTCAGTCCAACCATATCGGGAATGAAAGCATGGACAAATGTAAGATATGTTTTGTGTAAATACTTTTGAATAATAGGATTTGGTTTGTAAGCATGATGTAAGAATATAATCTTATCACATTCATCTAATATTTTATCAACTTCTTTTTCGTTTCCAAAAGTATAGATTGCATCAATTTCTCTAACCAAAGGTCGACCATCAATTATAATTTTGTAATCTTCTTTGACTAATGGTAAAATATTTTCTATAAAGTTGTTGCACCAAATATCAGCACCACCTATAACATTTTTTCCGTAACCTGTTGTAATAAAAACTATCATAATTTTATTTTATCCACATGAAGGATATTGGCCTGATGAAACATTTATATTTAAATATATGTCAGTAGGTGTTGTTGTTAAAGCATAATGTCCACCGGCAGTTATTCCACAATAAAATGTCCAGTTAGTTCCACCATTTCCCTGACCAAATGGAACATTAATTATTCCTCCACCAGATTGTGTAAACTGACAACCTATTCTTAATCTTTTTGTAGAAGTTATTTCACCTGGGTCTACTAAAATTGTTCCCATATTAACATAATTTGTACCAATAGATTGAGTTGTTAATGTACTAAAATTAAATGCATTATAACTTGTACTAATTTGGTATTTAATTGATATTGCATTTGATGAATTTGATAATGTAAATCTATTTCTTGCCCATATTGTGATTGGTATGGCTGCAAATTCAGACATACTATCGGGTGCACCCTTACCCGCCGCATTACTTAATGTTCTAAGAGATGTTGAACCAACCGAATATGTAGATGAAACAAAACTTTGTATTTGACTAAATGTTATTGGTTGACCCTGTGCTGGTAAAGTTGCCATAATTATTTATTTTTTAATTCTTGAATTTCTTTTTGTAATTCTTTAATACATTCTACTAATAATGGAACCATTTTTTCATATTGAATTGTTAAGTAATTTTCACCTGATTTAGAACCACCCTCCGAATTTATTACATCAAATGGTGCAGCTTTTATAATTTCAGGTAATATTGATTGAACTTCTTGTGCAATAAATCCAACTTCTCTTATTTTTGTATTTTTATTTGCTAATTTTTTTGCCTTATCATTCCAATTAAAATATACACCATTTATTTTAGATAATTTTTCTAATGGAGAATCTATATTTTTTATATTTGTTTTTAATCTTTTATCCGATGTATTAGCAGTTACATCACCTACAAATGCACCCGTTGAACTACAATAAAAAGCACCTATACATTGAATAGCATAACCAGAATTTGATGATGCACTATTTTGAATATTTGCACCACCTTGTGAAATTTTTAAAGATGAATTACTAGAATCTGGAACCGAATATATACCCAATGCTTCGTAGTTTGGATTACCCACACTATTATATATAACTTGTCTAGCAACGTTTACTCCGGGTGATAATTCTGTTACTAACAATGTAATATAATTATCTGGTTGGTCACCGGCCGACCAACGACCTCCAACCATTACACCACCATCACCGATATAGGTTGTATTTGCTGCACTTGCACCCAAAGTGTATATTCCCTCTGTTCCTATTTTAACATTTGTTGTTCCTAATCCTGTTAAACTAATTTCTCTACCTGCAGAATTTAATGTAATCGTTTTACCACTTGCCGTTTTTGAAATAGAATCACTATTAATAGACCAACCACCAATCGACGCGTTAAGAGCAGATAAATCTGCAACACTTATTTTAGTAGCCGTTACAGCCCCAGCTTGAATATTACCCGCCGTTATTGCATCCGTTGCTATTTTACCTGCAACAATTGCACCGGCCTTAATAGCATCAGCTTCTACTGCACCTGCATATATTTTTGTTGCAGTAATTGCACCCGCTGCAATCGTATCTGCTGTTATTGCATCCGTAGCTATTTTACCCGCAATAATTGCATTTGCTGATATTTTTCCCGATGTTACTGCATCCGTTGCTAACTTACCTTCGGTAACCGCATCAGCTGCAATTTTTGCATTGGTAACGGCATTAGCATCTATGTGTGTGGCTGCAACTGTATCTCTTGTTGCTAATGCACCTAATCCAGTTACATCGGTAGTTGCAGATACACTACTTTTTGTAGCAAGAGAACCTAATCCAGTTACTACCGAATTTGGAACCGAACTACCAACCGATAAATTTCCTTTAATAGTAAGTGTCGAACCATCCCATAATAATGCATTCCCACCTGCACTTCCTGTTAAATAAAATAAACCAGTATTATCCATATATGTTTTCCAACGTGCTCCATCATAATATCCCAAATTAGCCTGTCCTAAATATAATCCCGATGTTGAACCTGGTGTAGGTGTTTTTGTAATTCTTCCTAATGTATTTGTAAATACTTTATCATCTACTGCTGATGCTGATATCGATGCCGAAGCAGCTGCATTAGCTGCAAATAATGAACCGGATGTAACTGCACGTGCAGCGGCAGTTGACCCCGATGTTGCTGCATTTGTAGCTGCATTTGACCCTGATGTGACTGCATTACTCGCAAATAATGAACCCGAAGTAACTGCATTTGAAACATTTGTTGTAGTTGCCGCATTTCCACCTGTAATATTTATTGCACCATTTATCGTTAATACACCACTTGCCCACGTCAATGAATCACTCCCCGCTCCACTTAAATAAAAATTACCGTTGTTGGCCATATAAGTTTTCCAATCGGTACCATTGTAATATCCCAAATAAGTTGAACCTAAATATAATCCCGATGTAGAACCAACCAAAACGGTTGGTGGTTTTGCTATTAATCCCGTTGCTGTTGTAAATGTTGTTGTTGCAACTGAACTTGATAATGAATTTTGTGAAGATGCAACAGATGAACTTAATGATGATGTTGCGGAGTTGATAGCTCCACTTACCGCATTTAATGATGAAGATAATGCCGTTGTTGTTGCAGCATTTCCACCTTGTATATTAATTGAACCATTTATTTGTAATGTTGCAGTAGACGAATCCCATGCTAATAACCCACCTCCAGGAACGGATGATGTTAAATAAAAATCACCCTGATTATCCATATAAGTTTTCCACCCACTTGTACCACTACCACTAAAATATCCCAAATATTCGCTACCCAAATAAAGTCCAGGGTCAGATGCAGTGGGTGGTTGATTTAATTTACCATTAGCATCCGTAAAAATAAATTTATCCAAATATTGTGATGCGGAATAAACCTGATATGCCGATTGTGATGCATTAAATGAAAATGATGAAGATACCGATGCACTTAATGTTGTTAAACTACTACTCAAACTTTGTGATGTAAATAACAAACTACTACTAACTAATGTTATACTACCACTTGTTAGAGTTAATGAACTTGATACAGAACCACTTAAACTATATATCGAACCACTTATAGAACCACTAACTCTGCCAATTGTACCACTAACCGATGAACTTACACTGCCAATTGTACCACTAACAGAACCACTTAATATATTTACCGAACTACTTGCAGATGAACTATAAACAGTCATAGTTCCACTAATAGAGGATGATACGGCTGCAAGTGCTGCGAGAGATTGTGAAGTTGATGAACTTACTAATAATAAAGTATTATTAACATTGACACCACCAGTGAATGTTGCAGATTGTGTTACTGCTACTGGAACATAGTTATTATTTACATCATAAAATTCAAATTTAAAATTAAATGTTTCATTACCAATTACCGAAGGCATTGTAGTAATAAAAGAAACTTCATCCGGAGAAAATGCCGTATCTTGTGATAATTTTAAACTAATATTTCCTAAATGCCATTCTCCTTGTGATTGTGAAAAATATAAACTAGCTGATGGAAAATCCGTAGGTATTTTAAATGGAATGACCGTATCTAATAAATTTTTAGTGGGTTGTATTCCATATAAAGTTCCAATACTACTACTTAATGAACCAGAAGCTAAATATATTCCTAAATTGCTTGGTGTAGATGATGAATAAAAAGCATCTAAATTTAATTCATATGTATTTGTGGATTTTATATCCAACGAAGATGTATATGTAAAATTGCCACTTCCGGTTAATCTAACACCACTCTCAACTCTACTCGATGTGAGATACGCATTTAATGAACCGGTATTCCAAAAACTTTTAAGAGTTTCAGATGTTAATATACCTGTTTGTCCAACAACACTACCAGTTAACCCATATGATGTTAACAATTCTTTTGCTTCAACTAATATATCTTGTATTAAATCATAATCAGAAATATCTCCTTCTGATGTTCGGAATACTTTTATTCTTTTTACATCTCCTGCAAATGTTTCTAATTTAGAAAGTTTAATATCAGCAAAAGATTGACTTACTCCTGAATTAACTTTTATATCATTTTCTATTCTATAAATTGGGGATAATATTTCTTTAATAGTTGCAACCGGTCTTTGATAAAATCTAATTTTTGTAGTATTCGATAAAGATGGATTTACATTTATAGATTTCTGCCACTTAACATTATATTTACCTTCCCAATCAATTGGTACTGAATTTACTATCCCGTTACCATCTTCATATTTTGATAACTCGCCTAATATTGTAAGTGTACACGGACCATATGCAGTTTCCGGATAAATGTAAACTGAAACAACTTTTGAAACACCTTCAAAATATTCGGTTACAATTGTTTCACCATTTATTGATGATGATACTATACCTTCTCCAGGTTCATGATAGATTATATTTCCTGCAGCATCTTTTAATTCAATTTGAATTTTAGTATCTGCTAATAATTCTTCTGACCCTGCAATTAAGAATGCATTTTTTCCTCCAGTAAATGAATCTGGTAATTCTGTTATTTTAAAATATCTACTATTTGGTTCAGTATCCGTTACTAATACGGAATACCTGTCTAAATTTTTAGCGAATAGGGTTTTCTTTATAACGGCCATGAAATCTTTTAAATAAATATCTTCAAAAAAAGAATTATTTCATATTTATATAAAGAAAACTAATAAATAATTTATTCTATTATAGAATACTAAAGAAAACTAAATAAGTTATGAAATATGCTATGTTACAAATCAAAAAAGAAACCCATGAACTTCTCAAAGATTATTGTGAAGAACACGGGTTTAAAATGGGTAGTCTAGTTGAAAATTTAATCAAGAAACACATTGGTGTCTCAAAACCACAATCTAGTGTGTTGAAGGCTGATAAAGTGACGATTAAAAATCAATCTTACTAAATCCATTTTCTTTTTTTATTTCTATCAATCCATCTACTATATCTCTCATTTGTTCCAAGTGAGAAATCATCCATATAAAATCGAATTGAGTTTTAAGATATTGCATCATCATAAATAATGAAGATAAGTTATCTGCATCCAATGTTCCAAATCCTTCATCCACTACTAAAAAGTTTGGACGAGGTAAATTACACACATTGATAAGTGCAACTCTAATAGCAAGTCCACTAACAAATTTCTCCATACCACTACACATTTCCAATGGCCATTCCTGGTCTTCGTAAACAATTTTTGCATTTATAGATTTACCATCCATTTCTAATGTAATACCAAAGTCTACAACCTGCCCTAATATATTATTAATCTCACTTTCAATTACAGGTAATGCTTTTGAAATTAACTCATATGGAATACCATCTCTTTTAACTGCATCTAAATAATAGGTGTATAATCGGTTCTTTTCTTCCAATTCCTTAACATCACTCATCTTTTGTTTTATACCCTCTATATAGGTCTGTAATGATGAAATAGAACCATTTGTAGTTGCTATTTGTTTACTGATATCTTTAATTTCCGACTCAATTTTATTTTTTTCTACTTCTAATTCTTTGATTTGTTTTTCTAAATCTTTATTAGATTGAATTGTTTCTTCGTTTTCAAAATATTTTTCAATATCTTCTTCAACTTTATCTAATTGAGTTTGTAATAATTCTTCTTTTGTTTCCAAACCTTTTAATTCTGCTTCTGCGGTTTTTAAGATACCTTTGGATTGTCCAAGTTTTAGTTTTAAATCAGTCAATTCATTATATTGTTCCTCAACACCTTCCATCGTATCTATGGTTTGTTGAATACCGGTACAATCAACTAATGCTTCTCTAAGTATTTCTTTCAATTGAGGTAATGCTTCTTTTACTCTCATTGCATCTTTTACAAAAGTATTATCACAACAAAACTTACAATTAGGGTCATATTTATGATTATCCAAATTTTTAATTGTTTCTTCTGCAGAACTTACATGCAATTTTGCAATACCATAAACTCTCGTTGCTTCGGTTAATTCCTTTTGTTCTCTTTGATAATTTGAATAAGCCGTTTCAATATCAATAGTTCCACCAAATGATTTCTTATCTTCTATTGATTGTGAAATTTCTTCAATTTTTCCTTCTAATATTTTAATAAAATTTTCTTTTGTGCCAATTAAAAGTGTATTACGATTAATATCTTCATTTAAGCTCTTTCTTTTTTCTTCCAATTTAGGTAAATCTAAATTAGAGTCAATTGGAGTAAGATTTCTACTTAATTCTAATATAATACCATCTAATCCACCTTTGTCACCATTTAATCTGGCTAATTCTTTTTCAAACTCTTTTAATTCACCTTTCTTATCTTTCAACTCATTTGCTTTATCTGCAAGTTCGGTTGTAAAGTCGGTTTTCTTAAAATTTTTGATAAGAACTGAAACTTCTTTAATATCTTCAATTGCGGTATCATATAATTTGTCAAATACATTCAATCCCATAAATTGAGCAAGTAAGTCTTTTCTCTCACTTTGTGATTTATCAATGAATATAGAATTATTACCTTGCAACGATAATGTAGTCAATACAAAATCTTCATACTTACCAACATATTGTTCAATAACTTGGTTTGTATCTCTTCTTTCCGTTCCGTTTAAAGATATTTTTTCATCACCATCAATATACCAAAAGTTTACATCTACTTTTACATTCTTACCTTTGTTAATGGTTTTTGCAGTTCTTTCAATAAAGTAATCTACTCCGTTGACTTGAAAATTCAAATAACATCTAAATTCGGTCTTACGATTATTTAGAATATTAGCTGCTTTAAATGCTCTACTACTTTTGTCATAAAGACAAAATGAGATAGCATCAAAGATAGATGATTTACCTTGTGCATTTGGTGCAAATAATCCCATCAATCCATTTAACTTTGTAAAATTAATTTTATTATCTTCACCATAACTGAACATATTAGAAAACTCAAATCTAATTGGTTTCCACATAATGTTTCTTAAAGTATCTTCATGTACAATTCTACTATTTACATCTCTGTTAATCTTTTCTAATTCTGCCAAATCATTCTTGTCAACAAATGGCATCATTCTCTCCACATACTCATTGATTAAGGAATTTTGATAATTGATGTCGGAAATATCTTCGAAATCTAATTTATTTTGTCTATCTCCTGTTTTCTTTTTTGCTAATGAATCCGTTCTAATGATTGTAAAATCCTCAACACCATATTTCATTTTGATTTCTGCAATTACCTTTTTGGTATCGGCAGTATCGGTGTTTGACAATCTTACTCTCAAACGAGGATGTTTTGGCATATCATTTACAACTGGAACTTTACCATTGTCAATATCCATTGTATAATAACCATAATCATTTTGAATATCAATTTCTTCGTAATTCATTGTGTCTAAATCCCATGCTAAAAAACCATGTCTATCTAATGTCTCGCCAAAGTTTTGTTGAATTAATGAACCTGCATAAACTACCTTACATCCTTTCGGACTTATCATTTCTTGACGCTTATGAATATCACCTAATAAGGCTAAATCAAAACCATCAAATATATCCGTTGTAAAATGTCTACTACTTACCACATAACCAATATCAGTTTGTGAATTATCAACAGGGCCGTGGAATAATGCAATCTTTTTATTACCAAATAGTTTATCAGCAGTAATCCAATTGTCTTTGTTATCTAAAATACTAAATACTGAAAAATCAATACCACCAATTGAATAAACTTGTGTGTCTCTTAAATAATAAAAGTTTTCCAATTCCAATGCATCAACCAATGGAGTAAGAACATCCATTCTATCCATATTGTTCATATTACAATCGTGATTTCCGGTAATAAGAATTGTAGGACAAGTTTTAGCACACTCTTTAAATAACCAACTTATTTCGTTGACCAATTCTGGTGACATTTCTAATTTAGCGTGGGCAATATCGCCTGCCAAATAAATGATTGCATCTTCAGTTCCTCTTTTACGAATTTCTTCAAACATTTTTTCAAATACTTGTCGATACTCTTTGTGTCTTTTTACATTACGAATATGTACATCTGCAATGTGGTAAATTGTTTTTAATTTACTACTCATAGTGAGTTTATTTTGTTTAACAATAATTCTTCGGATGAAAACTCTTTAGTTTTCTTTAGTTCTTCGTAGAATTTTTCATACCCCATATCGGCGGCATCTTTATCTTTAAGGTACATCATTTTGACATGAATACCATTTTTTCTAAAATATTCGGCTGCTTTAAGTGCCTCATTTATTGCATCATTATCTAACGAAATAATAATATCACTTATCCCACTCATAAAGATTTTCTCAACCAATATTCTGGATGGAAACTTTCCTAAAAGTGGAATTGCATTTCTTTTAATTGTGATTGCATCAAATACACCCTCACAAAGTATAATCGGTTCGTTCCAATTTACTTGAGAATCAAAACATATTACATTTTTACTAATTGGAGGATTTTTATATTTCATCTTTTCTTCTGGATAATAAGAACGAGAAACAAAGTAATTTAATGTACCATCGGAATTATAAGATGGTATAATAACTCTCCTAGAATATAACCCTTCCGTACAATACCCGATATTATATTTTATAATATCTTTTTCCGTAATACCTCTTTCAGTAAGGTAATGGATAGCGTGTTTATATTCGGGATTAAACCCATTAGGAACCTCATTAAGAGATTTAAATTCTTTTGGTAGGGAAATGAACACCTTTGTATCAGCATCCTCTAATTGCGGGTTATAATTTGAATCACCATATATCTCTCTAATAATAGATATAGTTTTTCTATTAACATCCAACTTCTTTAATAATGATGTTATTTTTTTACCACCACTATTACACGTCCAACAATGCCACTTTTGAGTTTCCGTATTAACTTGAAGTTTTTGTTTATGATGATTACAAAATGGACAATAAAACGCCAATTCGTTACCCCTTAAATTGGAATAACTACCTAACGCATTAGATAGCGTAGATACTACTATATTTTTATCATTTTGCTTCAACACATATCAAATATACAACAAATATTTGATATTACCAAATTTTTATGGTTCTAAAAACCATTCAATTGGAATAATTTTATCTGCGTATTTATATCCATTCTTTTCACACCAATCACCATAGGTTGTTTTGGATTTTTTACTGATTTTGTTCTTTGAATTGGAAAATACGAAACGAATGTCTAAATGTGGATTGTGTTCTTTGACCAATAGATGTTTTTTCCTATCGGCCGCCACAAACCTACCTTTCGTTTCCACTCTAATACCATTCGGTAATTTGAAATCAGGACTATATGTGTGAGTGGATGCAGGAATTATGTATGGAACTTTTTCAGTTTCATATTCTACTTTAATTCCATGAGATTCTATTTGTTGAGATATGGTTTCTTCTAAACCAGACTTAAATCCATATTTTTTAGCAACCCATTTTGGATTACTCGTTTTTGTAACTTTTTTAGCCATTAAGTTTTTTTATTTGTCCTTTTTAACTGCTAATGAGTATTTTTTTACATCATTATAACCTGCCCATCTGTTTCCACCTAAATCTCCTAATTGATATTTAGTTTTACCTTTTTTCTTTTCTAAAGCAGCTATAGCATCAGAATCAATATCACCTTGTGGATTTCTTTCCTCTTTTGAATATGGAGTTATATCTCTTTTTTGGGCTTCCCATGCTTTAGCATCTGGATTACCTTTTGCAAATGAATTGTTTTTACTATCTTCGTATAAATCTAAAATACTTTTTGCCATTGTTTTTTGTTTTTGTATATAAATATAAGATTATGTATCAAATCGTACAATAAAGTTTACAGGTAAATCAGGATATGATTTTATTGGTTGCGGTAATTTAGCTACTGCTACTAAATCACAATTATCATCATATAATCCGATTGTTGTAATAAATGGTGCAAGGAATGAACCAGTGGAATCCAATGATGAACTATAATCATACTGTTCAAATCCACCCGATATTGCAGTGTTATATCTAGAACCTATACTATAATCTATTGTATTTCCGTTTTCTAATGTTGTTTTTTTCTTAATGTATTTAACACCAGGGTATGTAGTTGTTCTATGTATCTTACCATCGGAGCCAGTTACATATCCAGTTTCTCTACCCACTTCCACTACTGCTGTTGGATTTGTTGAAACATTGAATTCATCTTCATTTGCAATTAGAAGATATTCATGTTCATATATAGTTTCAGTTGATTTGAATGTTAAATTCCAATCATTTTGTAACTTTTCTGCAGAATCTCTTGTTAATACTATTAATCCTTGACTATAAAATACATTACCAATTTTAATACCTTGTGATTCTTTTGGTAAAAATGGAATATTTTCTGCAATTGCAATACCTGTGTTAATATCTAAGCTAATTAATTCTATGGTTGGTTGTAACTCTCCATTATATATAATATCCAACGTTTGAGCTTCTATATCAAATTGACCAACCATTAATGTTTCAAATGATGCACTATAAATATGTTCAGCTAAATCGGTAAAATTAAATATTTTATTTTCTATATCAATTCTAGAAACATAAATTGTATCTCTGTAATCTTGTAAATTACCAAATGAATCATCCGTATATGCAAATTCAGAATCTAAATTTGTATTATCAGTTAAAATAACCGAACCTTTTTTAATTCCCTCACCAACATATATTTGTGGAATTGATATTACTTTTGCAGAACCACTTAAAAACCTTTCTTTTGTTAGTTCAACATCATTGTATACATTTGTTTTAGCACCCAATCTTGTAAATGGATTATCTTCTTGTCCATTATAAAATTGAGCTCTTAGTTGTCCATATACTGACTTTGGATAATACTTATAAATATTACCGGTGGGATAGTCGGATGATGAATATGACATAGTTGCATATTCAGTATCCGGTATATTAAAATCTGCATCATATAACGTAACTCTTTCATTTATTTCTAAAGATGAAGAAGCTGGAAATGATGTATCATCAAATGTCCATTCTTTATATGCCTTAAACGGCCTTACACTAATATCTGACTTTGGTATTCTTTTTAACATATCGTATATAAATATTCCAAAACTAAAAACCCACCAAATTAAGGTGGGTCAATAGTTTTTATTTTTATTCTCCGATTAGAAGTCTAATTTAACTTTAATTGCTATTTCTTTATCAAATGATTTTTCAATTGGTTTAGAAGTTTTTGCAACTGCTAATAATTCATTTGAATCATCATATAATCCCACCGTCGTAATATACACTTTAGGGTCTTTTTCAAAAGTTGATTGAACAAATGCACCAACTGAACCAGTTACGAATGTTGGATTATTTGAAAAATTAAATTCTCTATTGTTTGCTCTTACAAAGTAATGAGATGTGGAAACGTTTTCAGTTCTTCTTACTTGAAAGTCAGAACCACTTGCTAAAGCCTTTAATACCGCTGCTCCACCTAAATTACCATAACTAGCTAATTGATATACACCTGCTGCAGTTGTTCCAGATGCTGCTTGCAAAGAAGAACTTACTGAACCAGTTAATGCTGATGGGTTTAATAAAATAATTCCCATATCAGGATAGAATAAACCATATCCTTGTTTAGTTACATTATCGGTATATTGTTTAATTGATGCGGTTAAAGCCGAACCAATATTTAATGAACCACTAACTAAATTATAAACTCTACCCGCTGTTGTTACATTTTCATCAGTTCCACCACTATCATCAATTAAAGTTACCAATCCAATTGAACCTGATAATTTAATTTGAATATTTCCTGGGTCTAATCTTTCTTTGTATCTAGCTCTATTGATATTAATTGCGTAAAACGAAGTTAAATCAAATGTGCTATTTGCACTAGCAGTTGGACCGCTTAAGACTGTGAAGTACGGGTCACCTGCATCTAATAATACATTCTTATATTGGTTATAAGTAGCCAATGTAGGTAATGTTGAATTATCATCATCAGTTAAAGTAGGTGCACCATATCCATTTACGTCTCCATATGCAATTGAGAATTGAACCTCCGATGCGTCAGAAGATGTTACTCCATTATAAACATCTAAATAGTATTTACCACTTGTAGATGCTTTTTGGATAGATGATGTAAATGTCATTTGAACTGCTAATGAACCAGTATCACCACTCCATATTCCAGAAGTTACGATTTCAGTTCTATTAGTTACTTTATCAATAGTTCCAAATTTCTTATAAATACCATTTGTAATGGTAGTTGAATCTGCACTAATTTGCTCACCTTGTCCTAAAAATTGGTTTACAATGCTTACTAATTCGTTTGTATCGACAGGAGTTCCCGCGGTGTTAGCTGCACCTGCTAAGTATGTTGATATATTACTTGCCAAAAGGGCTCCTCTATTGTCTCTTATTACTGCCATATTTTATTTATTGTACATAGTTTACTGTCACAGGAATTGTTTGAGAACCACCCGTTTCATTACCATAGACTGTGATTGTAGTTCTAATAGTCGAAGTTAAAGATGGGTTTGGAATAAACTTAAATGTTAATCCTTTAGAAATTGCTGCAGTTGCAGATACATCATCACCAATAAATACTGGGACAGTTCCTACATCAGCAGTAACACCTTCACCGATAATATCTCCTGCGTTTTTATTAGAAAGGATAATTGTATATCCCATTCTTCTATTACCTGCTGGAGATGTAGTTGGTGATAACGCAACCTCACCACTTTTTTGATTTACCGAAATATTTGGAATACCAAATTCAACAACCGGAATACGAGTTGTGTTTTTTGGTAAAGTTACCAATTTATATTTCATTACTTGTGTTTCATCAGGATTAGCCTCTAAAACTGGCATATTCTTAATTGCTGCATCATAATACGCAGAACCAAGTGGATGTGCCGGTTCGTAAAGTGTGTAATCAATCTCATCATCTGCTAATGCAAATTGAGTAATGTTTAATCCCTGTCCTGCCGCTAACTTTTCTCTACCTTTTTTGGTAAGAATAGCGTCGACTGTCAATTCGGTATTACTTAAATATCCCATAGTATTTTATTATTCTTTGTTTATAAATATTATATTTTTAAAATTCCGTTATTCAACTTCCAAAATTGGTTCACTTGCATTTCTACCGGTCTTATTTACAGTCAATGTATTAGGATTAGAAGTAAATGTTTCAATAGGAAAACTACCATCTAAAGTAGTAGCGGCAGTATTTTTAGAACCATTATAAAAAGAATTTTGTAATCCTCTTGTCAAATCGGAAGTATTTCTATAATGTGTTGGTAAATATCCACTAACTGGTTGTATTGCTATAATATTACCTTTAATAGTTGGTGGAGTTGAACCAGAAAATGGTTGTATATTCAATGAGGTTTCGGTATATACCGATGATGTTAAAATATATCCATCTCTCGGGTCTCCTAACCCATTTATTTTTGTTTTATATTTTACAATATCTCTTCTTTTTTGTTCCGTTACTAAATTAACTCTAACTCTTTGTTTTTTAACTGAACCATCTAAATCAAAATAAGTTCTAATAGCAGACCCACTTTCTGCATAAATACCAAATCCAATATTTTCATAATCAGTTTGTCCTACAATTATATTTGAATTTATTAAATCAATTTCAGTAAGTATCGTACCATCTCCTAATCCTGCATTTATTTCAACATTATATTGATATGATTCTGCATTTGTTATAAAATTATCACCCGCAGTTATTAATGAATCATATTGATTGTTCTCTGCAGAAATTTTATCCAAAGAAGATGAATATATTGTAGCTTCGTATTGATTGTTTTCCGCAATTACATTTTCTGATAAATTACTATCAACGATTGCTTCATATTGGTTTATATTCGATGTAATACTATATTCATTTTTATAATCAATAGTAGTATCTTGCTGATATTCATCTCCAGATGGTTTCTTTTGTGCAATCTTACTTCTTTCTAAAATATGTGGTTCAATTAATAATCCGGTAGTTGCTTTAACTCTCGCCGGTAACATTTTCTTAATATCTTCAAACATTGATTTCTCATATAGTTTGATTAAATTGATATAAGAATATATGTCTCTATTATCAAATCTTTTGAAATAATATTTTCGTAAAGAATCTAATGATTTATAATTTCCGTTATATTTTTCAGAAGGGTTACCAATATAATCATCTAAATTTATTCCACCAAATGATTTAGCAATATCAATGTTTAATTCTTTTGTTGGTGAGAAAAATAATCCCACTCTATTTGAATCGGTTGGAGCTTGGTCAAATGCCTTTTTGGTTGCTCTACTTTTTATAGATAAATCAACACCACCACTAACATCATTACCATCAAAATCAGTTTGAGATTCAAATCTAACTTTATTTGTTGAATATCTTGTAGAACCCATATCTGGTATCTCCAATACAACACTTCTATCTATTGCTTCAAAATTATGTGGATATGTTCCTATATTTGTAAATCCATATGCGGATGCCGAATACGATGCCGATGGATTTTCTGAAAATATTAAAGTTCTAGGTAAGATTGGACCACTTTCTAAATCGTTTCTATATAGAGAAGATGAAAAATAAATATTAGTATCAACATTTATTAATGAAGATGTTAATGCTAAATTTTTAGGATATTCAAAATCCAAACGGAAAAATAAATCATCCGTTGATGATGAAATTTCATTACCATTAACCATTTCTGGAAATGAAACGTGTTGATAAAATTTATCTTTGGCCAATGGTGCACTCCATAAACGGAATTCATCTATACTACCAACAAAATTGTTTCCTAAACTAATTAAGGAACCACTATCCCAATAAAAACTTCCAGTAGAAACACTTCTACTAATACTCGTTTCAAATATTGTTCGTTCTTTATCTGCTTGTCTTAAATTTAATTCAAATGTGTGTTCAGCCGCGCCGCTTGTTCTACTTATTTCTACACCAAAGAATTTACCATTAAATATTGGTAATATTGATGATGAAATACAATTAGAGCCGGAATAATTAAATACAACTTTACCATATGATGATGAAATTGAAGATGTAACTTCTAAATTCCAACCACTTCCAGATAAAATTCTAGAATTAGATTGTTCCGTTGGTTTTACAAAAAATTCTATTGTGTCCGGTTTTCTATTTCTTTCAGTATTTTTCCATTGAAAATCAAGTCGAGCTCCATTGTTTACAACCAAAGCAGTAGTAACATTATCCATTACTAATTTACTTTTACTTGTTTCAGAAACTTCTGGGCCACCAAATTCTAAAATCGAAAGATTTGATGAAGGGATTCCATAACAACTCATTAAAGCATATATTCCTCTTCTTGTACCTTTATGTTTTAATAAATAAGGTAAGTTATTTGCAATTCTTCTCCAAACTTCATATGTTCTTTGTTTCGCAGGACTTGTATTTTTTGTATTTCCATTTGAATCTTTACCAAATACATGCTCCCACAATTTAGAATCAGCTGATAGGTTTTTAGCATCCCAATTAAATGATTTTAATGAATCAAATAATAATTTATCATTAATTCCATTTTTCGATTTATACCCCATACCTCTACCATTTTCAATAGATTTAGTATAGTAATAAATTATATCAAAATGATGAGCTAACATATTCAATAACAAATGGAAACTTTGAGAATTTTCAACATTGTTTATAAATGTTGGAACATTGTTCATAATCCAATTAGGATTTTCTAAATCAAAGGTTTCTGCAGCTTCCGATGCTAAAGTATACCAATTTACTACATTGGTATTAGTATGGTTTAATCTAACTCCATTTGCATGTGGCCAACTTAAAGATGATGATGTATATAAGAATGTTTCAAACCCATCAAATGATTGAATTATTTGATTTTTCTTTATATTATTTTTTTCTACCTGTTTAGGAGATTCTGGTGAGTTTATAAACGATGCAGTTTGCGAAGCAGATATTGCTGTATCATATGCTTCTATTAATTGAACTTTATAAACAAAATTATCTAATCTTTCCTTTGCAGAACTAAAATGTACAAAGTTATCCCAAAGATATCCTTCAATTGGATTTGAACCACTTGCATATTCTATATTTAAATCATCTTGATACGAAAGTGATGAACTTAAATATGTTCTAACTAAATCAGTTGATGATGCGGAACTACTTAATATTAAATTATCTAATGATTCAAAATTAGTAGAATTACCAACAACAAAATCAACTTCTATATCAAAATTAGGCCCTTTTATTGGAGGACACTTTACCGAATCTTGTTCATTTAATACGACAGTTTCTATAAGAGGACTACTCATTAATTTAGTAATCCAAAATGTAGTATTTTCAGTATAATTTGCAGGTAATGGTGAATATAATTTTAAAATTATAGATTTAACTTCTTTATCAACTATTTCATTTCCTAATTCATCTTTTTTCTTTGATGATAATGTCCAATTATCTTCTTCAAATGATGAAACTAATATTTGTTCATTATTTCCAAAATTAGAAAGATGTGTTAAATATTTACTTTCTTTTTCAGGTTCGGTTATTTGTATTTGTTCCGCAAATGAATCAAATAATAATTTTGATATTATATCTTCATCTAAAAATAATTTAGGTAAAATTAATTCAGTATTTGTTTCATAATCATTACCAATTAATTCTTCTGCACCACCTCTATTGTATGGTTTTAATTTTAAACGTATACCATCTTTTGGAACCCACGTTGGATATAATTCTCTTAATTTTTTTAAGTTAAATCCAAAATCACCATTAGGAGATTGATTTTTTAATAAATCAATATAGCTCTTATCTCCTAATTGCAATGATATATCAACACTGGTTGCTGCAAATGTAGAATAAGATATTTTTAAATCTATATTAAAATCCGAAAAACTAGGTATTTCAATAGATTGGGGAAATGTAACTTCTACTATTGAAGGATAATCATTTACAGCAGTAAAGTTTACTATTATTTCTTTTCTTTGCCCCGTACCATATTGATTACTTACTGCTACTAATATTACCTTTTTAGAACCATATACTTCGGAATAATCTTTTTGAAAATATAGATTTACTGAACCATCTGTGGCTGGTACTTTTAATGTTTTTTCTGGAGTAATATATACTAATACATAATCAGCCTTATCGGTATTGAATGGAATAGAAACTCCCTTTTCAGTATCGGATTCTTTTACTCTGACATCAAATTGTGTTTGATAAACATCTATCATTGGTTCCGCTACTGATATTTCTTTTTGAAATAATGCAATAACTACAACTCCACTTGATAACTCTGCAGATGATACTTCAAAACTTAAATTAGATGGTTTAGCAAATTTTGCATCGTTACTAAAAACTTCATTTAATTTAGAGTAATCAATATTATCTGCGTTTGTTATTATAGAACGTTTTCCCCAATATAATTTTGTGAAACTAAGGTCTTGTCCATACGATGGTTTTATAGTTTCGGTATTATCAATTATAGTAAATACAACTTTGCCATTTTTTATAGAATCTTTTGCAATAGATTTTAATGCACTTCCATCTTCTAATGATATTTGGCCAGTTTGTATAGATGTTCCAACTTCATTTAAAATATCATATTTTAATGAGTATATGTTTCCTAATTCATTTTTAAAATTACTACCAAAAACAATTTCGTATTCAACATTTGGACTTGCAGGTATTTCTGCAGGTGTTACCTTTATTGCTTCAAATTCAAAAATAAGACTATATGCTCCAGAAACGCCATCAGCGTTTGTTATTATATCTTGTACATAATTTTTTCCGTCCCAAACATATTTTTTAATAGCTAAATTTTCTGTATAGTTTTGTTCATTAGCCGTGATTGGTGTTGAAGTTGGTATTCTATTATATTCATAATTGAAATTATAATAATTTGGATTATAATTATAATTTAAATTGGAATTATATCCAAAATTAGTATTTCCACCCATACCATTAAACATAGTAGAACCTGCGTTTATATTCATATCAAACGTCCATGTAAAATTCGGTATAACCAAATTTGGTTCTGCTATGCTTTGTGGATTTTGATATTTTTTAACTATTTCAACTTCGTAATAATTTAAACTTTTATATCCCTCTGATTTGGATTCATATTTTCTTTTAGAACCAAATACCAAAGATGGAGAATAAACTATTTTATTAGTTGTACCTATACCCTTTGATACATCTCCTTCGAAAAACTCACTAGCTACATCTTTTGCGTTAACTAATGTAATAGTTAATGGTGTTGATAAAGACTCTTTAACTTCAGATGGTGGCACGAATGTAGGATTGGTAGGAACCGGTGGAGTATATCCTCCACCACCACCAACGCTGCCAATATTGCCCAATGTTTGATTTTCAAATGGATTGTATACTCCATTTCCATCATATGGGTTATTTATTTGATTTCCTCCAAACTCATTTGGGTCGTAAGATACTGCCATCTATTAATTTTATATAAATATTTTATTGTAAATTTTCTCTTTGAGTCATATCTCTTTCGATAATATTTTCTCTACCATATCCCAATCCAAAATTGTTTTCAACATAACCGCCTCCTCCTCCACCACCACTAACCGATGGTGTTGTATATATTGGTTCTGGTATAATAACAGGTATTGGCGTTGGTTCTTCAAATTTTGGAGTCTCTACAAATAGTGGTGGTGGAGCGGGAGTTTCTATTGGCTCCACATATTCTTTAGGTGGTGGTAGAATATCTAATACCGGTATATCTCTTGTTTTTGTAACAGGTAATTCTACTTTATCTGGTGCATATACATTTCTTCGTATATCAATTGGTGTTTGAAATGAATTTAAATTATTTTGTATTTGTTTTCTTAATTCAACCACTGCAAATTCTTGAGGAACTTGTTTATAATCAATACCTCTTCTTTTTAAACTTTTTATATTATATGCTACTGCATTATTTAGTAAAGATTGAACTCCTCCTAATAAAAAATTAAAATCATATTGGTCACAATCAATAAATCTAATTTCAGATGGTTTTCCAAATGTCGAATCATTTAAATCATAATGTCGGTTATTAACCCAATGTTTAATACTTTCTTTAAAATCATCAAATATTTTTTTAATAAAAGCATCAAAATTTCGCAATCCAAAATCTTTTCTAATTGTATCTTTAAAATCATTTCCAATTCTATTTACAATTGAATCATTTATTTTAGATAAATAAAGTGGTTCCAAAGAATCTAATGCATTTAATATATTCTTTTTGTAATATTTAAAATCTTTATTAAGATTTCCTAAATTATTAAAATCTTTTATGTTTTTAGTATTAATATTTTCCCATTTAGTTTTAAGTGGTATTATTCTTATCTCTTCTCTTGAAGGTGATATTTCTTGTATCCATACCCTTTCTAATTCATTATCAGTACCGACTCTATTTCTTACAAAATTAATATTAACTTTTAAAATACCATTTGTAAAACCTAAATCACTTAAAAGTTTTTCAATATCAATAGCCAATTCTTTCTGACCACCTTTATTAGTTACATTATACATGTAATTTTTTATATCACCTGTTTTAATGTATGCTACATTATTTCCTGTTTTTTGTGGTAATAGATTGCTATTAATATCGTAAACTGATACTTCCATTACATCATATTTACAATCCCCAAAATCCGTTTCCTCTATTTCATTTTTTGATACAATGAATAAATCTTCGGCTTGTAGAAATTTTCCTTTATTATCTACATTACCATCGATTTTTTCAAAGTTTGTATATTTTTTAATACTCATATATAAAATTTATTAATAAGAATCTGGATGTAATTTTGAAAATTTCATATCATAAGATTTACTCTTTGTACTCTTATCACTTTTTGTAACTGATACTTTTAATTCACCACCTTTATAATCTGCACTATGTGAGTATGATTTATTTTTCTTACTATCAACATTTGCAACTGCCGACTCATCGATTGTAAATTGTATATCTTTACTAGCACCAGGTTCCATTGTAAATGAAGATTCGGATACTCTAAACCATCTCAATCCATTGGGATATGTTACATCTATACTTATTGAAATTGAACCTTTATCGTTATTTGTTATAGATAACGATTTACCATTTACCCATTTATTTCCTCCCTTTGCATTTACCTTACCAAAAATAGCAGGTTCATTTTGTTCAGTTTTGTCTTGTAATTTTACAATAGCAACATCATTAATAACATCCGCTCCAGCTGCCATAGCTTGTGCAGCGGTACCTTGTGTAATAGCCTGTTGTTGTTGTACTGCACCTAATTGAGCTTGCAATCCTTCAATAATTGAATTCAATGAATCAATTTGTTTTATTAATGCTTCAATTTGAACTTTATATCCAGTATTTTGTGATTGTAATGATGTTCTTAATATAGATTCTTCTACCGACTTTTGTACAGCCGTTTGAATCTGTTCGGTAAATGTTGCCAAACTATCCGATACCGTCTCTAATTGATTTGAAATCAAATCATCTTTTTGGGACATTGATAACTTTTCAATATTTACTTTTGTAACTTCGTTTTGTAATCTTTTTATTTCATTAACCGCAGCAGAATATTTTGCAGTTACATCAGCTAATTTAATGCGTAAATCATCATTTAGAGCAACCTCTTTATCGTATATAGGTCTTGGAACTAAATCTAAATTGGGAGTAGGTATTGATGGTTTTAATTCTTTTACCTCAATATCAATTGCCTTTTTTATTTCTTCTTCATCGTATTTATCTTTATTTAATTCCTTAAATACCAAAGAAGATGCTACATTTTTTTCATCTACAATTGTTATACCATAATCATTTTTGACAATAGCTTGTGAACCAGATGAAATTAATATTTCTTCTAATCTATTTTTTCTTTCTTCTTGTAATTTTTCAGCTATTGCTTCTATTGATGTTAACGCCATATTATTTTATTTGAAATGTATTTTTATCATCAAATATATAATCTATCCCGTCTATTTCAATTTTAGTTTTTATTTTATAAACTCTGTCAATTGGCAATGTATTCAAATCCATAACAAAATAATTACTGATAGAATCGCAACTTATTTTAGTATATTCTCCAAACGGGTATACAATTTCACCAGTTAAATAATCTTCTAATTGATAATAAGAAGATGTTGGTAAATAATTTATGCTATTGGGAATAAAAGTATTAGAAAAGGATTTTAATGGATATAAATCGCCTCCTTTTACTCTAATTTTTATTTTACTATTTGCATCATATTTAGTTTTTAAATTAGTCAAAACTACTTTAAAATTTTCAGAAGGAATAGATGTCAATGAACCTGTTATAAACGAAACATCACTCCAAACTAATTCTAATTTTGGTTCATATATTGTATGTGTTTCTTTTGAAAAGAATTTAAGCACACCATAATCAGTACCATCATTTACGGATGCTGATTCGTGGTGATGTATTATAAATCCATTATTATCCATAGTACCACTAACCCATAATTTAACTATTTTGGTAACATCCATTCTAACATCATCCGATTCATAATTAAATGATTGTGATGCAGACCCACTCAAATACCAAACCGCACCCTCTGCATTATTTGAACCCGTTGTTGTATTACCGGTTGTTGGATATACTGCAGTACCACCGGTTGTATCATAATCAACCCATTTGGTTTCAGTCAAACCATTTCTATATTTCCAAGTAACACCATCATATGTTACATTATCAAATTTAGTTCCGGTACCCATTACCCAACTAGAAGATACTGCATTTGCATATATTGTATATTCTACGGGTATTTCTTCGGAGTTTGCCGCCTTTAAATTTAAAAATACCTTATAACTACCCGTTCCTACATTGCTTGCTATTGATTTAGAAACATCTGTTATTGGAAATTTAATTAAAGTTCTAGCTATATCCATAGTAGACCCATAATAAAGTTTACCTACTTCTAATATCTCATCTCTACCGGTATTTTGTTCAGGTTGTTGAAGATATATACTTGCATCGTATGATGCTGTGAAAAATTTATGCATTATAAGGCCCTCCCTTTAATATCTTTGTTAGGAAATTTAACTTCAAAAACGCAAGGGTCTAAAGAAGGATATACAATCTTCCCTTTTGTTGCTTCATCTATATTATATTTGTTTGGAGAATAATTACCATCCCCCGCACATAAGTTTTTAATTTTAACCGATGGTACACTCATAACTCCTTCTACATTGGCAAGTATCAATTCAATTTCAGAAATATTAATTGGTTTATTAAATGTCCAATTATCTATACTAAAATGGTCTTGTATAAATGTTAAACAATTTGCTAACACCTCTCTTTTATTATAGTTTGAATAACATATAATTTCAAAATCAACACCAATGTTTACAATAAATCCATCAATCATATTAACCGCGTCAGTTAACATTCTATATTCACCTAAATAAGTTTTAAGATTTTGTTTAACGGCTTGATTTAATTGAGTAAGGTTTTTATTATCATCATATCCCAAAACATACATATTAATAGCAAATGGGTTGTTTACTTCCGAAATAGCAGTTCTTTTATTTGAAAGATATTTAACCAATTCTTTTTGAATTTCAGATTTAGCCATTCCTTTCATAGAATCTACCAAATTAGTAAATTCGGCAATATTATTAGGACTAGCTAAAATAGATGCAGGGGAATTATTATCAATTTCACCATCCGGACTAACATATACTTTTGCAACACTACCATATCTTGCTGGCATACTCAAAGCTCTTACAATATAATCTTGTCTTGTTACAGCTCTATTTTGTGAACCAAAAGTGGCCAATGCGTTTTGTCTAATTTCTTCAATTGATTCACCACCTCTACCACCAACAGCAGGTTCTATATTTTCAACTGCTATTGTTGTTTTTGCCTGATTATAAACTCTTAGATTATCATCACTTAATGATAATAAATCTTCTTCATATTCTATATTAATAATACTAACCAAATCTCCAGTATTTACATTTGCTTCAATTCCACCACCTACTAAATATTTTACTTTTAATGTTGTATTTGTAGGTGCTATACCAAATGTATTTGTTTTCAAAAAATTAGAAGGGTCAATACCTTGATTCAATCTATTAACTGAATTAGCCAATCCTAATCCTACATTTTTTGTATTGGGTAATATTTGTTCATCATTCATAGAGGTATCCCCACTTCCAAATTGTAAATCCATAGTGTTATTTGAATTAACTTTTACACTAAATCTTCTAGGTACTTTTTGTACTTCTAAAATATATGGAACTTCCGATGATTTTGAATTTAAATCAGAATTTGTATTACTTGAAATATTAGCCTGTTCTACAAATACGCTTTCTTGTGCCAAATAAGGTACTTCATAATATTTGTTATTATTAGAATCGGTAACGGAAACTATTTGTATTATATCACTATCGGATAAAGAAACCGATGGATAATCAACATCACTTCCCATTATAAAAGATGTTTCTACTTGAGTAGCAGATATTGCCTTTACTAATTTACTAATAAGATATTGTGTTGGAGCGCCGGTTGAATCTCTTTCATATACATCAATTTCTCTATCAATTGGATTTTCAAAATCAACAGAATCGGTTGTTCTAAATATTATATTAGAATTCGATGTTGATTTTATTTCCATTCCATCTTTAATTTTTAAATAAAATCTAGAATCAGGTTCTAAATTACCTCCATTATTTTTTGAAGGTACTATTTGATAAACCTTTATAGTTGTAGCAGCGGGTGCAGATAACTTTGGTTTATATCCCATAGATTGCGCAATTGATACCACATTTTTTCTTTCGCTAGCATTTGCTAACATTGATTCTTTTAATTGGGTATCCTGATAAAAAGAAAGAACATCTCCAACATATGAAGCCATATCAATGAATATGTTTCCAGGTGATGCATCTGAAAAATCCGAATAATTATCCGGAAAATATGTTTTTGCAAAATTAACTAGATTTTCTTTAAATGCGGTAAAATCTTTACCTACATAATTTATTTCTTTATTATTATTGCCCCAAGTTTTATTTAAAGATTTAATTGCCATTTTATGTTATTCTTTTATTGATACTTCTATACTATCTGTTATGTCCGGATTTGATTTTAATGAAAAAACTATATTAAAATTAATTATATGGTTATCCATATCGTTTTCAGTAAAATCAAAAACAATTTCATCTATATTAACTTCTGGAATCCAATAGTTTACTGCCTGCTCAATTGCCGCTTCTATTTTATTTTCAATTTGTCCTTCAATTATTGGTTCAAATAAAACTTTATGAATATCGCATCCGAATAATGGATTCATTATTCTTTCTCCTTTCTTTGTTAATATTAAGTTTTTAATATTTTCTGCATATTGTTTTCTTGTGGAATAATTTTTTTGAAATATTCCATCTTTATCTGAATTAGAAAATCCGATACTTAAACCTTTATGTTGGTTTTGTATTAAATCTTTTACGGATATTTTTCCTAATTCTATTGCCATTATTTAAATCTCTTTACTAATTCCGAATAATCTCTTGTCAATGCTTTTATTGTTGCATCTTGCAACCCATCCCCAGTGGATTCTAGTTGTTGTGGAATATTTTGAGGTATAGATGATACTTCTCTATAATCCATTGTCTCCCAATCTCCCTCCATAGTTTGTTGTGGTTGTAACATATCTAATACACTACCACCACTAACGCCTAATGCAGCTGTATTTCCTTCTGCTCTATGTGCAGAGGTAAATGGTTGGGTCATATTTAAAATCTCATTTATCATTGGGTCTTTTGAAAATTCTTTTTGTGGTCTTTGAACGGGCTGTTCGTATACAGGTTGTTTTCTTTTAACCGGTGTAGAATTAACTTCCGTCATCTCTCTTAACGATGGAGTAGATGTTTTCTTTTGCGAGTTTAATGTAACTGCACCAGATTTTATAAGTTTAACAAGTTCTTCTTTTACTTGTAACTTAACTTCGTTTTTAACAACTTCTTTAATTAAAGTTAATAAAATGTCTGATTTCATAATAATTGTTTATATGTTTTTAATAATAAATATTGTATTTAAATTTTATTTAGTTACCTCCACCAAGTATACCAGGTTGTGATATAGGAGTTCCAGCCGCAGTAGTCGTTGGTGATGCTTCTGATGATTTTGAATCGTTTCCGTATGGAATTGGCGCGCCACCCGCAATGGTAGATGTTAAATCAGTACCAGCCTTTACACTAATCATCGCTGCTATATCGGTAACAAGTCCGGTACCCTCTCCAACTGCGTAATTTACTGCCATAGGTAATAATTCTTCTGCAATTTCTTTAGGAGAAAGTTTCCAAGGTAAATCTGATAATGGATTTAAAGGTGGAATTGCGAATGGTTTTGTAAAATACCCAACCCAGGGTGTTATCCAAAATGGAATTGGTAATCCAGTTACGGATGTTTTATGACGAGTAAAATGCAATCCAGCAACGGATAATAAATGAAAATTTGCATTTATAATAAAATTCATAAGCCAAGTATCTACATTACCAATTGGAAACATTGGTTGTGTTGGGAAGATTCCAGGAAATACACAAAAACTCATATATGTAGAATCTCCATAAGTTGATAATGCAGGTGGGAATACGAAAATTGGTGCTTTTGATTTATCCATTTGTCTACCCATCCACCATAATTGTATACCTGCACCTACTTTTTGTAATAAATCTCCATTAGGACTAAATTTATTTGCTTCTATTGTAGTTGCCAAATATGCTGCAATTGCTTCATTTAATCCATAATTTATTAAAGCAGCAACATTATCACCTTTTACCGAAAACTTTTTTCTTGTTCCACCCGGTGGCTTTCTAAATTGAAAATATGAACTAGAAAATCCACCCGCAGCTACATTTAGTAATCCAGGAAACATAACATTCCCACTAACTATAACTTGTTCATATTGTTCTAAAAATTCTCTTACCCACTCTTCGGTTTCCAACCAATTTAAAACGTGTTCTGCTCCAGATAAACGTTTAGCTCCTTCCGTTTCTTTTGATTCGTTTACAATTCCTTCCGCTACTTTTTTTACCTCTCCTTTTAAAGCTTTTTTACCATGTTTTATTATTTCTTTAAAATTTACTGCTATTGTATGATTACTTCTATCATATTCTATCGTTTGCTTATTTTTTATAAATTTTTCATATTTTTTATAATATTTGCCAATTTTACCCAACATATCATCATTTTGTAAAAACCCTCTCATTTTTAAATAAAATCCTGCCCAAGACCCACCTGCTTCAAATGCCTTTTTTCTAGCTGCTGCAGCATTTGCTCGTTGTGCCCCCAATGTAGAACTTCTTTGAGATTGTGCTCTAGACCTTGCAGCAGCTGCTTGCCTATCAGCAATTGATTGTCGTCTAGTTGCAGCCCTTGATTCAGATTGTGTTCTTCTTGACATAATCTAAAATTAGTTTTTACTTAAAAAATTTCTAGCTGATAATATTACTTCTATTTTATCTTTAAGTGCATTAAATCCTGCTGCATTTGCCGGTCCAATGGCCGATGGGCCTGCGGGTGTGTAAAATACTTGATTTGTAATTAAATCTATTAATGTTTTTAATACATCTACTAACTCACCACCTAATACCATTTGTTGAACCGCTGCACCCGCATCACCTTCACCGCTATCACTTCCCAAATATACATTACCACCCGAATCTGAGTTTAAAAATATTTTAGTGTTGGTGTGTAATGTTATGTCTCCATCGGAATGCTCATATATTGAAGAAGCAGCATCTACACTAAATACACCATCGGTAATTACACCAGTATTTCCTTTACCAAAGATAATAAATTCTTTTGCTTTAGCCGATAAGATGATTCTATCTGAATTTATAAATAATTGGTCTCCTTTTAAATCTCCAGAAGAAGGATATGAGCCAAATCCTACTTTACTTTTTTTAATCGTTTCTTTAAAAGGTATTTTTGTTTTATTAGAGGATATATAAATAGAAGTTCCATCTTTATTTATATCTTCATCTATTAATTCTCCTAATTTTTTACTATCTAGTGCTGGGTTTTGTTTATTACGAATGAATATGCCTGGTGAAGAAGTTTTACCATCTTCGGTTAAAAAAAATTCACTAAAACGAATTGTATTTCCAACTCTACCGGTTATAAGCGTATCTCCTTCTCTTGGTTTTAAAAATTTAATCTTTTCGTTTACTTTATATTCTTTATCTTTTTTTATCTTACCATCGCTGGCCTTTTTGGCCATTCCGGTTTGCTGTATTTGTTTATAATCTTCATTATTTGAACTAGATTTTCCTCCAGCATCTACATATTTTATTTCACTAGCTCCAATTGTTGTTTTATAATCTTCTCTATAATTTGGATATTGTGTATTTGAAAATGGTAACCAAAAATGTTGCATACCGATATTCAATATCAATACAGTCTCTCCTACAATTGGAAATGTTATATTATTTTTATCAAAAGGAATTGCATAATCTATTAAAGATATTGAATGTTCTTTTTGAAATTTAACCGCTCCTAAAAATCGTATATCCGGGTCTTTATCTTTGTATTTATTATCATTATAGTTTACACTGGCGCTAATATTGTATAATAATGAATCTTCCTTTATTTCTTCGGTTGATTTGTATACTTTTGTTACTTTGGCCAAATAAACTTCTAAATCGCTTTTACTTTCTCCAGTAAATTCCGAATTGCTTGTTACTTCCCACATTTAGATTTTGTTTTTTATTTCTTCAATTTCTATTTCTAAATCTGTCAACTTTTCTTTATTTTTTTCTTCTACCTGATTAATCGTATTTTCCATTTCATTAAGTAATTGCGCTTTTTCGGTTTCACTTAACCAACCATCCTCACCAATACCTTTGGCTTCGGCGGCCGCAAGTCTTTGTGCAATTGTTGCTAATTTAATTAAGTGGTCATCGTTTTTAACCGATACCTCAATCAAATCTTTAATGATTGGGGCTATGACGGTTGCTTCACCAACATTGCGAATTAATTTACGAAGCGATTCAATCAGTTCGGAAATATTTTTCTTTTTGTTTTGTTGGTTATCGTATATGTCTTTAAATAATGATGATAAGTTTTTACCATCAAATAATTGAAATTCGCTTGCCATTATAATATGTTGTTTCTTACTATATAATTATAAAGTTCTTCACTTATTAGATTATATCCTTTTTTATTAGGATGTTTTGACGGTATAACGTCAAATGGTTCCGGATATTCCCACGCAGTTTCATCAGATATTTTTACAATAAAATCTCTAATAGTTTGTTTACCAAATCCCCAATAGTTTTTTGTATTTATTAAATGTGTAACATCATCACCCCTTCTCAAATCTTGTACCATCATATCAAACGCATCACAAAATACATATTTTACACCATAACTCTCTAACATCTTTTGTAAGAAAATAATATAGTTTTGATTTATTATATTGTAATAATTTTGATTAAACATATTTTCTAAAAAGAAACGTTTATAATCTTCTAAAAATCCATTGTATTTATCATCTCCAAATTTATATGATTCAAAAAATTTATGAGGTAATAAAGTAAGTTCTTTTATTGACCAACTTATCCACTCGCCTTTTGGTAAGAAATGAACATGGTCTCTTAAAGATGAACTCCACATAATTACTACTAAATCTCCTTCGTGGATTTTTCCGTTTCTTAAATCATTAATAACTTCATTGAATATTAAATTATTTGCTTTACCACTCCATCCATTATTTTCGTGGTCACAATTTAATTTTTCTGCTAATCGTATTGGCCAAGAATGTTTATTCCTAAAATCTTTAAGAAACATTCTATCTTTTAATTTTTGTTCTTCATCTATAATAGCACCCTGGCCTTCTGTCCAACTATCTCCGTATGCGTATAATTTCATTATTTACTAATTAAATATTTTCCTAATACTAAATAATCCATATCACAATTATGAAATGTCCAAATAGCTTTTTGTGGGTCATTAGTCATTGTATGGTCTTTTAAGTTGAATGATGTATTTAATAGAATTGGTGTTCCTGTTAGTTTTTCAAATTCCTTTAATAATTCATAGTAAAGTGGGTTATCCTCTCTTTTTACAGTCTGTATCCTTGCAGAATTATCAACATGCGTTACTGACGGAATGTTTACATCCTTTTTAACTTTAACAACCTGATTCATATAAGGAACATCTTCTTCTGATATAAAATACTTTTGATAATCTTCAATTGTAACCGATGGAGCAAATGGTCTAAACATTTCTCTCTTTTTGACAACCTTATTAATTCTATCTCTAATGTCGGACAAATGTGGATTAGCCAATATAGAACGATTACCCAATGCTCTTGCACCAAATTCAGTCCTACCTTGAAACCATCCTATGATATTACCCTCTTCAATTAATTTTGCAACTTGTTTACATAAGATTTCATCGGTATCAAACATTACAACTTTTTTTCTATGATTTTGTAATATAATTTTAAGTAATTCAGGATTACTCCACTCTTCGCCTAAATATGGAGATTGATTATCACCACCTTTTACTTTTGGATGGCCTAATGTTTGGTGATAATGATATAAACATGCACCAATTGCCGAACCGGCATCCGATGGTGCAAATGGAATCCACACATTTTTAATTGATGTAAATGTTTTAATTTTACCATTAGCAGTTCCGTTATATGCACATCCTCCACCCAATACTAAATTTTCACTATTCCAAATATTTGTAATTCTATTGATGATAAAATATAATGCACTTTCATACCATCTTTGTAATGATGCTGCAAGGTCTTTATGATGTTGTTCTATTGGTTCATCTTTGAAACGTGGAGGAAATCCAATTAAATCAATCAACTTATCATTAAACATATCGTTATCCGATGTATGCCATGTAAAGTAAGACATATCCATCTTTACAATATCAATTTCACCACCAATAGTAGCAACCTTATCAAATGTATTATTATATTTTTGATTATCACCATATGGAGCTAATCCCATAACTTTGTATTCACCTTCGTTTGGTTTGAATCCTAAATAAGCAGTAAATGCTGAATAAACTAATCCCAAAGAATCTGGAAATTGTAATGTTTGTATTGTATGAAATCCTTTATCATCACACATTGTAGCGTATACCGAATGTCTTTCTCCTACTCCGTCAATTGATAAACCTATTGCTTTATCAAATGGTGATGTATAGTAAGATAGTGCCAAATGTGAATGATGGTGTAATGAATATAAAATTTCTCCATCATATCCAATTGATTTTAATATTTCTGTTAAGTTACCTTCTGTTTCATTCCATCTCTTTAAGAATTGTCTCCATTTTATAGGATGTCTTAAACCACCCCACTTACCTATCGTTTCTCTAACTCTTTCAAATTTATGGTTTGGGTTCTCATACCAACAAACCATATCAATTTCATCAATTGTTATCTTTGTATATTCCAAACACCATTGAATTGCTTTAAACGGAAAAGAACTATCATGCTTTTCGCCGGATAGTTTCTCTTCTTCAATTGCACATATAACTTTACCATCTATTACAATTGCTGCTGCTGAATCGTGGTAAAATCCTGATAAACCTAATTGTATCATTTTTTAAAATTTATATCGTATCTAATGCCCAATGCGGGTTCAAACTTGGTAACGCGCGCATTACCATATAATACTGAATATTTTACCATATTTCTAAACTTACCATTCATTTCTAAATAGAATCGTTCTGTAATACGAACTTCTTTTGTAAATCCAACAATAAAATACCAATTTGTACTTGACTTTACATTGATATTATGGGTTAAATCAAGTAACGATTTTTCTAAATAGTAACGTAAAAATCCAACACCAAAAGAAAAATCAAACCCATATTTTAAAGGTGTTATATAATACATAGCCATACCAAATCTTTTATTTGAACTTAATATAAATCTATCGGTTTCACTATAATACTTATTCTGAAAATCATCTGGGTAAATTACTTTGTCTCTATATATATCAAGTCCAAATCCATCTTCTTTTGGTTCTCTTCTTCTTTCGTAGTAAGCATTACCATATGGAGAAACTCCTAAACTAATACTAGTCCAATGTTCATATTCTGGTGCATCATCAATATACTCTTTAACATAAGAAATAGTTTTAATTTTTTTCAATTTATATTCTTGTGCGGTAGAAACAAGCGACAATAATATCATTGATAATATTAATAATTTTTTCATAGTTTTTATTTCTAAATTTTTATATCACCTTCTCTATCAAATTCATTATAAAGTGCCATTTGTTTTTCTTTCATTTTGTTGACAACTTTTGTTATATAATGAGTAGGGTGTCCGGTCATTTCTCTAATAAGTAAATATAGTGATTTTTTATTAAAATTTTCTATATATTCTGCTCTTCTAAATAATTCTAATACGGAATCTGCTATTTGTAAATCTCTTTTCTTTGGGAAAAAGTTTTCTAAATGTTTATCCCAATATTGTAACATTCTAGCATTGAATGTTCGGTGTTCATCATTTCTTTGTTCCTCTCTAAAATTATTTTCAGTATCAAATGATTCCGGTAATCCGGACATTATATCCGTATCTTTATATCTTTTATAGTTTGCATTATTATTTAAAATAAGATAGTTTCTTGCAACAATAGTAAAGTAACTAAATGCTTTACCTTTACCATTTTTGTACATATGTATTTTTTCAACCATAAATGCAACCACTTCCGCCATTACATCTTGTGGGTCATCATCAAAATATGTAAACTTCCATTTATTATAGACAATTTCTGCTAATTTAGAAAATGCAGATGCTATTCTCTCTCTATATAACTTATCTTTAATATATTGGTCAGTTGTTATATTATATTCAATAATAGCATCTTCCGTATCTTTTGTAAAATATTGTCTATTAGGACTTCTTTTTCTGGGCATAGTTATCTTTGTTTGAATTTTTCAATAGTTTCTTTTATTTGATAAAATATAGAACCTACGTCATCATCCTTTTCAAACATTTCACGACTATCAATTTGTCGTAATGCCTCCAGTAATGCTTCGTTTTTTTGTAATTCCGATTGTATAAAATCATCGGTTTCTTCTATAACTTCTTCGTATTTTTCTAATTTAGAAAGAAGATTGAATATTGTATATAAGGTCGATATCAAACATACAATTAAAATTATTATTATTATTTTCATATTAAACTATTTCGTATCCTTCTAAAAAATATTTATTTGAATTTTTAAATTTAACTTCAATCAATTCTCCTTCTTTTGATTTCATTACAATTTTATCATTTCTACCATAGCTTTGTCTTTTTACAACCTGTGTGTTGTATACTCTATCTTTAATTGTAAATCCATCTAAATGGTCAATTTCATGCTGAACAATAACCGTCATCATTGTTTCTTTCGAAACTGATTCATTTGCTTTATCACCTTCTGGATTTATTTCAAAAGTTAATTCTCCCAAATTATCGGTATCAATCACAATTTTACAAGCTCTAATTGTTCTAATTGGTTTTGTAAGTGTAGATGGAATTGATAAACATCCCTCATAAAAAAGAAATCCTTCTTTAGATTTTTCTTTAATAACTGGGTTTAATAAGAATAATTCTTCATCACCAAATTGAATATAACACGCTCGTTTCTTAATACCAATTTGTGTTGCAGAAATACCTAATCCCGGATACTCTATCAGGGCGTCTGTTAATTGCATTCTCAAATTATCAGCTTCATCTTGTGTTATTTCTGACTTTAATACAGGAGTTTTTAGATATTCTCTAAACTCTTTCGTTATTAGTCCATTTGAACGTTTGTCTACTATTAATTTCATTTTTTATTTTTTTAATCCGTATTTTATAAATTTATACCATATTCTTTCATGAATATAATATTGAATGGGTTTATATATTAATTCTGCTATCCCAAATGCAGCTCCAACTTTAATTGAACCACTTACTAACCACATTAATAAGAACCCGATTAAGGTACTTACAATTCGATATGAGATGGTTTTTGCTATGTGTCTCTTACGCTCTACTACCATCATTCTTCATTTTTCCACTACGGATTGCAGTACCACTAATTGCGGCTACATCCGTTGGTGGTTCGTGATAGATTACATCATATCCCACACCTCTACCATAGTTCACCGATTCAATATCTGGGATGATTGATAATAATATTTTATTCCAATTATTTTGGAAAAATGGTTCATTACGAAGTTCAAACATAACTTCTTGAGCAGTTTTAGGATTGTTTTCATCTATCTGAACATCTCTAATTGCTACCCAAACATTTTTACCTTTTTCCAATTGTTGATTAATTAACCATTCGTGGCCTTTATGCCAATTTTGCCATCTTCCGATGTACATTGCGTATCTTTTCATTATATAAATTTTAATATTGCTAATTCTTTACCCTTTGCTTCAACCATAATATCAACATCTTCACCATATGTATTCGGAAGTGCATTTATATAAAGTGAGTGAGCTTGTGGTTTTTCTTTTGGGTTATTTTCGTGCAATGCTTTTGATTCGGAATAGTGCACAACTGGTGTAATTCCTTTCGGCCATGTTGATATTGCTAATTCTAATGCCGATTGTTCGGATAAATCACCTGTGCAAAATTGATGGTGATGATAATCAAAAACAATTGGAGTTTTTATAGCAGAATAAATATACATAAGGTCTTTAACTGAATACATAGACGCCTTATCATCATTTTCTATTGTAAGTCGTTTTTGCACCGATTTAGAGAGTCTTTGGAAGTTTTTGATGAATCTATCCATTGCAGCTTTTTTATCTCCGTAAACACCATTGCAATGAATATTAATTTTATTGTAGGGAGTTTTAGATAATCCCATCATATCGAATATTTTACCATGTAACTCTAAATCAGCAATAGTTTTAACTATAACCGATTCATTTGGTGAAACTAATACATTATATGGACCCGGATGTGATGTAATACGGATATTGTGAAACTTTGCGAAATCACCTGCCTTTTTTAACTCACTTTTAATCTCTTTGTAATCCTTTAATTGAGTAATATCAAAATTATCACCCCACGGGATGATAGTAGATGATAAACGAAAGAATTTAATTCCGTTTATTCTATTCCATTCTAAAATCTTAATAATATCTTTTGCATTTAGTAATGCCAACTCCGAAACATAATCCAAGCCTTTGGCATTGAATGTTTTCTTCACCATTGTACGATTAGTGGTAACTTTCTTACCCATCGTCATATTAATACATGCATATCCTATATTCATAGAATGTAATATACGAAAATAAATCTAAAATACCAAAAATTATATTTTATTTTTATATTTTAACCAAAAATTTACTGCATTTTGGTCATTTATCCATGTGTTTCTATCCGTCCAGTTAAAATCTGGTTTTGCATAGTATGGTATTAGATTTCTATTACCGGTAGACCTTTCTGCGTGGCCTTCTGGTGACCACTCATCAATCATACCATCATTATTAGTATCCCAACCATCGATTGTACCATCTCCATCCAAATCTATTGGTATTCTTACATTTTGAGGAACCTCCATTTCACCACCGTCCATTATTTCTTCCGTATCATCCCCATACACCTCATAATTTTTATAGTTTTCTTCCATCAAATCATCTAAATTATCATATAATCCCAATTTTTCGTCATTTTCTATAATTTCACCTATAAGTCTTTTTTGTTTTTGTTTTTTGGTTTCAATTAATCCGTTAAATGCGATAATTAGAGCTACTGCAAGAGGGTCAAATACAATTACAATCAAAAATATGAAGAATTTTACAACATTTTTCAATTCCATACCAAATGCATCAGCGACAAAACGAAACCCACCCACTTCTTTCTCCAAATCTATATTAGTAGTTTTAATTTCGTTGATTTTTTCGTTTTCTTTTGCGTTTTGGTCTTGCAAATCACCAATTTTTTTGTTAATTTTAGCAATTTCTTTATCTCTATTGTCTATTGAACGAATAAGACGAGAATTTACCTTACCACCATCTAAAATTTTACCTTGATTTTTATTAAACTCACTAATTTGAGTAGAAAGTTGGGTAATTTGTATTGTATTTTGGTCAATTTTAGTAGAATGTACTAATATTTCTCTATCTACCTGTTGTAATTTAAGTGATTGTGCCTGAAAAGCATTAGATAGATAACCAAAAATACCAGCGGAGGTGATTAACATTAATAATGCTACTGCGGACACTAAATACCACTTATTAAAACCTTGAATATCATCCCATTTTTGTTTGAGGTATGTAGCAGCAACTAATTTAGCAAACTCCAATGAACCGGCCATTACCATTACTGCGGTTGAGGCACCACTAAATAATACACCCAATCCAGTTACGGAGAAAAATGCTGCACATCCGGCTATAATTAGTGCAGAAAATCCGACTAAATATTTAAGCCAATTCATTTAACGATTGATTCTAGTTAATTCGGAAATACGTTCTACTATTTTTCTAGCGTCTTCCAATGTTGTATGTCCTTCCGATGGTGACATTTGCTGTGCGCCTGTAATTCCGTTTTGTAAAATCCTTAACTTTCCGTCTAAAGCTTCTAACAATCCTTGTATTTTTTCGTTGTATATCATAGTAATAAGTATTTATTTGTATAAAAAAAGGTAGAAGTGACTGAACTCCTACCTTTGTAATATACGAAAAATAACTGAATTAACCAACTTTTAAGGTTAATTTTTTTGGTTTGGACTCTTCTTTCTTTTCAAGAGTAATTGATAAAATACCATTCTTAATTTCGGCTTTTGCCTGTCTACCATCATAATTTTTACCAATAGTGATTCTTTCTTCAATATCGGAAATTAATTGATTAAATGGATTTTCTTTATCCTCTTGAGATTTTTTTGCTTTGATTTCAATTTTATCTTCATAACAATTGATTTCAATATTTTTTGGGTCATGTCCCAATACCGATAATGCCATTGTTGCAGTATCATCTTTGATATCCACTGCAAATTTGTTAGGTACATAGGTTGTTGTTTTTGCTGCACTCCAATTTTGGTTGTAATCATTTTCAAACCAATCGTTAATCAATCTGTCAAACTCATTAATAATCATAATATAAATTTTTTTTGTTAATAATACCTTATATAGTTCAAATACTATACCATATGTATTTTTTTGACAAAATGTCTTAAATTATTTAGATTTTATGTAATTTTGTCTTTCTATGATTGTGCTCATATGGTCTGCCCAATGCATGATGTACTGAATGTTTGATTTTAAATATTTAGATGTATCATATACTTTGAAATATTTTTCGTTATCTTCATCATAAAGACCATCAGTAAGTTTAATACCGAAATATTCATTTTCACTTATTACAATACCATATAAAGATAAAGTATATAAAGTTCTATCGGTGATAGCCATAAATGAATTTTTATTATTTCTTGTATAAACTTCTCCTTTATTTTTAATATGCCATTCACTATCATTAGGTGCATAATGCAGCTCATCTTTTGTGCCTAATTTACCTAAATCATGATGAAGTGCTACAAATATTAATTCTTCTTCACTAAAATCACAAATCCCACCAGATTCTTCAAAAGTTTTTTTCATTTTTAAAGCATTCTTACATACGTTAAAAATATGGTCAATATAACCACCGGTATACGCATTGTGATAATTTAAGTTACCAGATGCAGGAGATACTATTAGATTTCCACCTAATTCTGTTTCCGAATACATATGGAGTAATTTATCCAATCTTTCACCTTTAAAATATTTTTTGATAATTGCGATAAATCTATCGTAATTTGCTTTTAATTCTTGTTCTGTCTTTTGTTTCATAATTTAGAGTTTAATTGTTTATAATACCCTAATATACGACAAATAATCGATATTACCAAATTTATATTAAGCTATTTCTTTTTTTAATCATTTCAAATCCAACATTACCAGCAATAACTATTCTATCTTTAGTAGATTTTTTAGCTGATGCGGGTACGTGAGGAACTCTTCCTTCCATTATAATTATATCATTTTCTTTTGGGAGAATATTATAAATAATTCCATCTTTACCCTCTATGTATAACACACCATCGTTACCTTCTAAATTATCCGGCATTTGAACATAGTGAACATATGTGTAATCACACTTGAAAAGATTACTATTACTATTGAGTTCGGCGTGATTGTGCATTATTATTTCTGTTTCTGTTTCTGTTAAAAAGTTAACCTGCTTTGGATTCTTTGCTCTTACTATATTTATCCAACCCATTGTGTTTATTTTATTATATGGTAATTTTATATTTTCATTAAATAATGTAGTACATGCTTTTATGCCTTCTTTAACTATTTCATATATTTTTTTAGTTGATTCAATATCACCAATAAAATTTAAATGTTCGTTCCATTCTCTATAAAATATAAAAGCATCATATGGTCTTGAATCTTCCATATGTTTTATAATACTGAGGCATTCTTCTAACACATCATCTTTCATATGTGAAATATCAAAATTGGTTTTCCATATGTAAGTCTCATCATCAAAGTATATCTTTTCCATATTATATTAATGTTTTTTTATTTTTTTATATCCAATACTTTCGACTAAATCAAATACTATATCATTCCAATCTTCAATTTCTACTTCAATAGTTTTATAATTTTTTAACATAATACCACTTACTTTATTATAAAACCATTTTGGTGCAGATTTTGGTCTATCTATTTTTTTAGTAACATACAAATTGTATCCAAAGCAAGTATCTTTATCTAATTCTTTAAACCACACATATCCGATTACTCTATTGTTGATGTACAATAAAAACAAATTATCGCCAGTTTGTATTCTATTTATAGCATCATCAATTGTAAACATTTCATTCCACTTATATTCTTTATGAAAATAATTTATTAAAAGTTGTAATGAATCTTTATATGTTTCCGACCACGTTTTATTATAAATGTGTACAATGTGTAAATCAGCTTCTTCGATGTAATCTTCTTTATTTAATTGATAATATTTCATTTAGATAATAGTTTTCCTTTTCAATTATTTTATTTAATTCATCCAAATCCGTTTCGGATAACATATTAAAGACCTCTTCTTTTGTTAGTACATCATTGTATTCTTTGGAAAAATCAAAATCGGTTGGGTCATAACTCATATTTTCATCATCAAAAATATTTTTTAAATTATCTAATTTTGTAAAAATAAAATTTGATTTGTTATAATACATTTTTTCCCAAAGTTTTGGAATAAAATGGCCGCCATAAATTGTTAATTTTTTAAATAATTTGTTTATGTTTTTATATTTGTCAAAGTCTTTCGTATTTTTTTTTAATTTTAAATTACCAACATCCGAATTTGGGATTGCAGTATGGTTGAACCAAAGATATTCTGTATATAAACCGGATTTAAAATGTTGCAAAACATCTCTATAAATAAAAAATGTTTTTTCTTTTAATGTTTTATTAAACAATTCTTCGTATTTGATTTCTTCAATATTGTTTGGATTTGTATTTTTTTCTAACCAACGTGTTCCACATTTTAAAGGTGCAATTACATCAAACTTATCCGTGTAAGAAAATTTTTTTACTATCATAAAATTTTAATTAATTTTTGGTATATCCATTGGTAAAATTGAAGATGTCCTTTAAATGACAAATGTGCGTCGTCTATTTTACCATTTGTTGCGTCTCGTATTCTATCGTAAAATAAAATGTCCTCTTCAACTGACCACAATAAAGTTTTTATGTTTTTTTCGTTTAATACACTTATTAAAAAATTAATTCTATTGTTTTGTCTATTTTTATATTTTTTATTTTTTGCAAAATGATATGAAAAATTCAATATAGTTTGATATTGTTCTTCATTATATTTCTCTTTATGATATATTACATCATGTGCCGAAATCCATTTATTTTCATTATTTAAAGATGGTATATCATATCTGTAACTGAAAGTTTTTCCTATAATTACTATATCATCCGATTTAATTTTGTTAAAGTTATCAATTATTAAATCAATTATAATATCATTACTACAACCATTTACACCATTATTTATTACGTTCATATTTAATAAATTACCTAAATGATTACACCATAAATCATCTTTATCTTTTTTATATTTTTGATAATATTCATATTCTGGTGTGCAACCATGTCCATAGGTAAAAGAATCACCGAAACACCAAATGTTATTCATTATTAATTCGTTTTATATATTCAATAGATAGTTCCTTTTGAATATTATAAGTATAATGTATATCTTCTTCGTTTTTCCATTCTTTATATTTTAACCATTGATAATAATTTGGTTTAAAATCCAATTCGTTTGGTAAATGAAAATTATATTGTGTTTTATTGAAAACTTTATTACCATAATATAGATTATCTTTTTTAATAAAAACATGATAAACTTTTACACCTTTTTTTTTCAAATTATTTAATACTTTGGATATGGATGTAAATAGTTTTATATTGTAATCGTAATTATATTTTATAAAATAATCAAGTATAGCTGCACTATTGGTTCTTAATAAATTTAAACCTTCTACTGTTATTATATTTTGATTATCATCTAATAGGGTATTTGTAGACTTTAAATCACCCATCTCATTTACCATCAACCCTCTAGCCAAAAAACTAAAATTTATTAAAACAATATCGTCGGGATTTATATTATCATAACAATCTAAAATTTTATGAAATATTTGTTCATTGGATATTCCCGTTTCACCTAGGTTTATATAATGCATATTAAAATGTTCGGCAATATACTCACCGAAATTTTTTGATTTTTTAACTACTGCAAATGAATCACCAAAATGATATAATTTATTATTTTTCATTCAACCACTTATAATCGATGTGTTCATTTACAAAATTAATAATCTCTTCCGATTTAGTAATTTTTAAAGATATGTCATTGCTTTTGTTCATTTTAATCAAATTAAAATTCGGCTTCATTTTTTTAATGATGTTTGTAAATTCATTTAATTCGGACATGTTTATTATTATATCACATTTATTTAATCCCCAAAAATATTGTGACCTAAAATTATTTAAATGCATTTTATTAAAATTTAAATAATCATTTGTAATATTTCTTTTTATGATATTGTAGATATCTTTATCATATTGTTTTAATTCCATATCATTATTTGGTTCTTTTGTGGTATCTAATTCAAAAAATATTTTCGAAAAAATTTCTATTATCTCAACCTCATTCAGTTTTTCAAAATTGTATTTTAATTCTACACGATTTTCTTTACACATTAAAACCATATATTTTAATGCGGATATAAATCTATCTTCCGATGGTCGATAAATTCCTATTGTTTTTTTATCTGGAAATATATTTTTATAATAATCATATGTGTTATGATAGTGAGCAAATGGCCTATTACTATCGATTTGGTCATACATAATTTTGTTCAATGTAGTATCACCAAAATCAACCTTAAATCTCCAATGTAACATAGAATATATAATACTGGTTGATGCGTTCTTTGGTATAGGTAAATAAACAAATTGATTTTCTATTAACATTATATTATTTTTTTTATATTTCTTACTTGATTTGAGATTTTTAGGTTTTTATATAACAATAAATCTAAAAAAGAATTTTTTGTAGTTACTTCATTCATTAGTTTTTCATTACATAGTGTAACCCAATCTTTACACACTTTATAATTTTTTTCATAATCTTGCATAAATTTATCAACGAATTCTATAAACAAATTTGGATTATTTTTATATTCCAAAGCTTCATTATAAAATGGATGGGCCGGAACATTTAAAATTGTCTCAATCATTTTCAATGGATATGGGTGTATAGATATAAATGGAACATTGGCCAGTATTAATCCATACGACTTTTCGGAAAGATATCCCGATGATAAATTATTTGTCCAATCCCAAGTTTCTGACATAATATGCATCTTTGACATTGGTAATATTCTCATTAAATAATCTAAATAATGTTCAATATTTTCTATCCAACTTATATCTTCAAAGTCATCACCTTCGGTTATATTAAAATTTATCCTCGCATCAGCTTTTAAAGCATCACCATATCTTTTAAACTCAGTATTTTTACAATTATCTACTCTAGATAAATAAATTTTAGGATGATTAAATTCTGACAATTTTAACATATAGTCCTTTCTATGTCGTTTGTGATATCTGATAGAAAAACACAAATCATATGGTTGATTTAATTTTTCAAAAACATTTTTAAATTCATAATACCATCTAATAGAAAGTAATTCATTCCATTGATGTATGGTATTGGTTAATGCAAAATTACTATTTGGATAATGTAATTTTATATCATTATCTATAAAAATATTATCATCTATAATAAAATGATTTTTTAATCTTTCTATTTGAGTTTCTAAATCTAAAATACTATGATAGGGTATACCATCGTATTTTATATAAGACTTTTCGGTTCTTAATAAAAATACAAACCAGTTAGATTTACTCGATATAGCATCTGCAATCCATTTCATTATGGGAATATCATTAACACCAAATTCTGCACCTTGTGCACCTCTGTGTGCTGACACTCCTGTTATTTTATTAATACATTTTATACTTGAGAATTTTTCATCTCTATTGTATTGATATAGAATAGACATAAAGTCTATAATATGATAACCATCATCGTTATCATTTAATATTGGGTCAAATATTACTTCAATATCTTTATTATTATATTTACAAAAAATACTACCTACGGAGTTATTTAATCTATATGTCCGATTGGTTGTATTGTGTAAGATTTTATAAAATAACGATTTGGTGTAATAGTGATGAATGTATATTTTATTTTTATCAATCACTATAATATGGATTTATTTTGCTTTTGTGTAGGTGGCCACAAAATATCGTCTATATCTTTCCAATTCTTTAATGGACATTCGTTGTAAATTTTAGAAAATATCTTTTTATTTAATGGGCATCCACAATCATTACAAAATGGTTCACCTGTTACTGGTCTTTTTTCTCTAAATTCAGGGCATTGTACACATACATTCCACCTACCCTCTGCTAATTCTTTTTGTTTGTCGGTTGGATTAACGGAGGTTACCCATGCGTCTGCAATTGTAATAATTTTGGATGGGTCTTTTACCAATCCACTTATTATTTTCTTTAATCCGAAATTCATAACCTATTATTTAAATTTTAAGTATGTTTTAATTTCACTAAATTAAGAAAATTTTCTACTACCACTTTTATATTAACCTTATCGGTTGTATTATTTATTTTTTTAATTTTAGATACAAATGCGTCTTTATCACTATACTTTGTATTTTTGTTATTTGTTGTACTCATAATATTAATTTAATTTTATTAATTCTACCGAAATTGTTTCATAATTTACTGAGAAATATCCATCTTCTTCTAAATTTAATGCTTCTTCAAACTTTGTTCCTATTAAATCTTGTGCAATTACACCTCTCCATTTTCCTTCTAAATCTGGATTATTTTTTATTGCATCATCTATAAATTCAAATTCATAAATCTTTATACCATTTTCTTGTTCGTATAAGAAATTAATATTTTTCTTTAATCTTTTATCTGACTTTTGTCCATTACAATAAGCACCATCGGCCTGTGTCGCACCAGCATAATTACAACCATAAACACCATAATAATAACAATAAAAATTTCCAATGTAACCACAATCGTCATAAACACCATTGCATCTCATACAAACTGGTGTATAATAACCACATGTAGATGAACCTGGGTCGGAGCCTGCTGAACATAGAGTTCCGTTGCTAACCTCTCCATAACAACCATATCCTGTTACGAATTTACAATCATAATCATAATTATGTGTAAGAATTCCATATATTGATTGATTTTCAGTTTCTTCCATTGAGAAAAATAAATCAGATTCTTCTACGTTAATTCTATATGATTGTAGTTTTTCAAATGAATATAATATATTTTGAACATTTTTAGTTTCAATTAAATTGGTTTCATTATTTAACACTATTATAGTATCTCCAATTGATAGGCCATCATACGGAACGATTACTATATTTGTTTCAATAGTATCTTCAATTGCTACATTTATTACTTTAAATATCCTGCCATGTGGTACATCTGAAAAGGTAGACCCGTTATCCAACTCTAAATTAATTATTGGGCCGAAGTAGTCAAATGTGGTTTTTTCTACGACTACCGATGATGTTATATTATAATTTTGTGAAAAATTATTATAACTACCAGACCAATTATCAGATATTGCAAATGATATTGGGTCAGCAAAATTTATTGATTTAACCTCATCGTTTATAGATAAATTATCTGCGGTAATAATCGAATTGTCTTTTAAAACTACTTTTGTAGTAGAATCGGCGTCCAATCTAACAGATACATCAGTTGTTCCATTAGAAACTTTACTAACATATCTAAGTCTATCCCAAACTTGAACCACCTTATTATCATCAAAATCACAAGAATTTACAATAGGTGCCATATTTGTTTTATTATAAACATATAAGTTTAACGAATCCAATTGGCCATACACTAAATCTACACTTCTATAATGAAATGTTTTATTATCAATTAATTCTTGTGTATTATAAATATACTCTTGTATATATTCATCTATTTCTAAATTTGATTTTAGATTTTCTAATTCTAAAATTGTTTCTATTTTATATAATTTTGGATATACCTTATTGTCAGATGGTGTTATTCTTTTTTTAATACAATAATTTGGATGGTTACCATTATCTCTCAAATCTTCCCCGATGTTATCAATTCCTAATTCAATGTCGTCTATATAACATTTTGGAATTGAATTTGGATTGTTATCATACATTATTTTTAAAAATTCCCAATTATCTTTAGCATATGTATCATCTAACAATGCGGTAGTGTCATATGATATTCTTATAATTAGTTTATTATCAGAATCATCTATTTGTGGAATAGTTATTGAATTATTTTCTACTGTATGTAAGTGGAATTGTATATCATTTGGTATACAAATTGATTGTGATAAAAATGTGTGAAATTGACTCGATTGTCCTTCAATTTTAAAATCGTCAAAGACATCTAAATTGGGTTGGGTACTAATTAAATGTATTTCTTGTATATTATTATCTAATACAAAATTTGTAAGTGAACCAGAATCAATGTGATTTAGAACATTTACATCTATTGATATATTTGTATTAGTTTCAATTGCTTTAAAAGAACCATCGGTATCTTTTATAAAGTCTGTACCTATTAGGACTGCTCTCATATTGTTTTTGTTATTTATATTCCTCTATAAATATAATTATAATCTATTTTAATTAAATATACAACAAAATTTTATAATTACCAAAAGTGTGCGGGGGTTGGGGGGAACCGGGTCGATTTTTTAAAAAAATTTTTAGGTTACACCTATTGATAGTTATTTACTATTTCTTTGAATTGTGGTAATAATCTTTCATATATCACCGAATGACCAGTAACCTTTATATGTGAATCACCTATTTCATCGGCATCTTTTATAACATCATTCATAATTTGTTCAAAGTTATCCCACCCATTCCATCCCAAAGGAATCCAATTAGAATAATATCCCACCCATTTTTCAATTGGTATATGAATTGGTATACATCCCATAGAATTCAATAACACTCCCAATTTTTGAAAGTAAGCGGATGTTAGAGGATTGATTGTTTTATTATGGTAATCGGATATGACATCCAAATCCTCCCATATACCACATCCTTTCATTGTTTCTTCCCATAGAGACGAATACCAAAATAAATTATGATTATAGTTTGTAGTATTTCCAGATGGAGGGAAGCTTGGATTATTATGATAGTTGAAGCGAGAATTATAAGAAGTTTGTAAAAATACAATATCACCACTTTGAATCTTTGGTAGTGTATCCAGTAAATTAAATAGTATTCTTTCGTTAGATAATCCTACCTCGGCAAGATTGATATATTCAAATCCCAAATCGTCCGCAATCCGTTTACCCCAAGAATCGGTTAAATTGGTATAAGTCCAACTATCACCAAATAGCCACATTTTCTTCATTATCTCCTCAATTTTCGAATCAAATACCAAAAAGGGAACCTTATACCCCAATAGATAAATAAACAAACGCTGCCCACCAGGAACACAGGTAACATCATTATAAGGGCGAATATATCACCAATAGTATTAAAAATCTTCAACATAGATTATCTTTGTGGAGTTGGACGGTTACGGAAAAGACCTCCACCACCGGTAAACCCAGGACGAGTAGGGGTCGTATTAGTTGTAGTATCGGTAGTAGGAGTAACAGCAGCGATTGCGGCTTCCGTTTGAGCTTGAACCGCGGGTGTTTTCACTTCGACAATTTCACTCGTTTTAAATACGACGGGTGCAGTATCGGAAAGTTTGATAGAGGTTTCAGGAGCAAGAGAACCAACGGCGGAAGATTGATAATCGGAATAGTATAACATATCTTTACCTTTCTCTCCGTTATAGAATATGTTTTTGATATTATTGAAATCCGTTCTTAATCCTTTGATTCTTTTATTTATCTCCATTAGGTTATTAGCCAGTTTTTCTTTATCAATCGATGCTCCTTCCGTTGTTGGAGCTTCTATTTTAAGTTGATTGATAGAGTAGTCGGCGGAAAGATTTAGGTCCCATAGTTGCCATTCATCTGCCGGTCTTTTGGTTACATTAGTTAAACAATAATTTAATTGGTCTATTAGTTTAGGAGTTAATACCGAATCTCCTTCAAATACCCATGTTACATCCTTTACTCCCGCATAAGGTATAAGTTCTGTTTCTATATCCGCTAATTCCATTATAGTTTCCATATCTAATTCTATAATAGGGATAGTTCCTCCTATGTTTACTGAACCTGATGTGGATGGAGTTGGAACGGCATGTCGAACATCGTACCACCAGTGTGGGTTTTCCTCCGAATTATCTTTTAAATCTTGTAGTGTGAGAGGTGAGCAAAGATATTTTTCTTGTATCTTTACAATAACTAATACCTCATTGTTTAATATGGGTAGAAAATCTATTTTCTTTTCGTTAGCAGAGAATATATAAGGTTCGGTTATGTATGAACCCGTACTTGCGTTTATAACCCAATTACCATCTTTTTTAGAATACCTTTCTGGGTGATTTGAAAACTTTACCGATGCCATTGTTCAATTGTTTTTTATATATAGTGAGAGGTTTTAGTTTTCTACCGTCCTTTTCACTTTTAAGAACCCCTCTCATTAAGGATTGGTATTCACCCCTATCTATTGCCGTGTTTATAATATCGTTAATCTCTAACTCGTCCGATAAGTTCTTATAATCTTCTTTTGAGTATTCCGTTATATGTTCTTCCTTTCTTTTATAACCTGTGATGTGAGCCACTCCTACTGAACAACCAAATTCATCTGCCGATTCAATATATACATGCTCTTTTAACATTCTTATTTCTTTTTTTCTCTAACTAATGGTCTAACAAATGTTCCGTTCTTTTGATTCATCTTATCCCTATCGGTTCTATCGAATCCCGCGTTACCACATCTGGTTAAGAAATCTTCGTCGTTCTCTCCAGGGATTCTTTCACAATACCCTTCGAACATTTTAACCATTAATTCCTTTAACCTCATCTGTCTCTCTATTCTCATTACTTATGTATTGTTTTCTTTGTAATTTCTAAACCCGCTTTGATTTTATCTAATCCTGCTTTTAATCTCGCTTTATCTAACGATGGTTTCATACTTACATTTGCCGTTGATACTTTTCCTGGCATAAAGAATCGAAATGCTCCTACTTTACCTACTACCTTTTTAGTTGATGGGTAGTATTTTAAATCGGATTCCTTATCATCCTTATCATATAAAGATATAATTTCTCTTGCTTCATCTTCGGAAATACCCTTTGGGTGTGATATTACTATACCAAACATTGCCGATTCTCCTGAATTGGTTGGGAATAAATGATTTCTATTCGTAAAAGTGTACGAATAAGGTCCCTCTTTTAATAAATCAATTAATTTTATCATACTAATAAATATCTTACAAAATAAAAAACCCCCACTATAAAGTGAGGGTCTCTGTTTATACCTTAATAAACTTCTTTCCGAATTTAATAAGATGTGGTATTACCAACCATCCTACTACTGCTCCCACTACGAATTGTAATGAAAATACGAAATCTAATACTGCCATTTTCGTTTTGTTTAAGTTAGAAAATATGTCAACCTATTCCGATATCGTAGTAATAAATATCAATTAAAAAATCCTTAAACAAATAAAATTCAGTTAAAAGGGTAGTTAGTATGTCACATACTATATCAAAATAACTCGTATAGGGAAAAAAAGTCCCCCCGGTATGCAAGGGAGTCCGACCGGTTTTTTAGTGACTCACTTTTATCTAGCTACACGATATTCAGTGTCTCTCGTTCCAGTCTTTATTTAAGCTTTTAATGCTTTTCGTCTCTTTATAACTATCGAGGAAACGAATAAAATGTGGAAAAAAAAGGGCATGAAAATACCGCAACGATTTTACTCATTGCGGTTTCATCACTCTATATAAGTGAGCTTAGTTATACATTCTTTGTACCCATTTAGGATAGTAGTCTTGATATTGATTCATTAATTCACTTGCTCTATGCTTACTATCATTAAGCTTCTCTACTCTACTACCTATGTTTAATTCCTTACACCAGTCTTTAAATGCTTTTAAATGCATTGTTTCACTTCGTTCTCTCTCTATACTATCATATGTATCTATATCTACATTGACTATACTATGTACGTCCATATCCTTGCTGATTTTATTTTTATTAAGATTGTCCGAATTAGGCCTTTGCTTTGGGTGGGTTCATTTCAAATACTTCCTTTAAGTACTCGTCCTGCTCAGCCTCGTCCGTAGCAACCATTTCATTGTATCGTTCTAACAGTCGTAACGCGGTACGGAGCTCATCCAATTGTTTTGATGCTGCCCATTTAGGTTTACCGTCTTGCAACCCTTTAATCTTTTTCATTAATACTACTTCGTCGTGCTTCAATTTACTTATTGCGTAATCCATGTTTGTTTTTGTTTAAATGTTTCTTTATGTGTGCCCAACAGGCAGATGTATGTTTCTTTTCAGCGTATCTAGCAGCCCGTTCATACGGATTTCTACTATATGTACCAGGGTATTTAAAGTATTTTGTTCTAATTGGTTGTAATTGATGTGTCCATTCGTGTATGCAGGTTTGAATAAGTTCTCTGACTGTATCACAATTGTCCCAATACACATGCACTTCATTATCTTCATCGTCGTACTCACCACATAGGTCCGGCTCATATCCTTTACGAATGGACCATACAGGTTTGTATTTTTTCCTATTGTTCACTCCAAGTTCACGCTCGCACCAGCGCAATGCCATATTAGCGATACGGAATGTTGGCTGTCTACCCAGTCTCGATATCGGGGTGCTTAAATAAATCATTCACATTAGTTTTAGTTATAAAAAAAGGGATAGCGTTCTTGGACACTACCCCTATATTAATATCGGGCTTTTGTTGTAAAGTAAATCGGAGAATAACCAATTGAGTAAGTAACCAAGATGCCTTTCGATATCATTGAGCGAAGTGAGGGAATCGAACCCTCACTTTCCTTAACTCCGCTATAATTACTTAGTCGCAGTTGTATCTGCTACTGGAGCAACTGCTGTTGTATCTACAATTGTAGAATCAGTTGCAGTTGAATCAGCTTTCACTTCGTTTGAAGCACCGGTTCCACACGCTACCATACCTACTGAAAGAATTAATGCCATAGCACCTACTTTAGCCGTTGATAAGATAGTTGATAAACGCTTTGCGTTGTATAACGCTCTAGTCGTAAAGAAATCACGCTTTTGCTCGCTTTGAGTAGTCGCTGCTTCGTTTAAGTTGTTTACTAACTCTGTTACTTGATAATTCACTTTTGTACTAATTTTCTTAGCCATATTATTTTTTGGTTCCCTTTAAGTTATTAATTGTTCAAGCTCCATTAAGGCGGGTCCCTTTTACCTTAGCTTCGCTTGTATCTTTATGTCGTTGTTTGTATATACAATATACGACTAATTTTTTATATTACCAAATCTATTTTAATAAGGGCCGGCAGTGAGGTAACCATTATGAATATGTACCCCACGCCGGCAATCACTTTACTTTAAGAAATTATCTTCGTATTGATAACGCAGACCTTTTGCTGAACCGATTGGATTCAAATCCTTATCAACATATCGTTTACCGGTATGAGCAAAGTATTCACTTAACAGGTGTGTTTTTAATCTTTGAAATTCATAATAGAATCCATTAGAATCCTGTTTAAGCTTAATACCATATCCATATGCCATAGTAACATGCTTAACGCCACCATGCGTTTTAATCCTTCCAGTCGTTGGTAAAATGGTTGCCATAGCACCTTCACATTCTTTGAAAGGATTGTCAATGTAGAATCTAAACTTTTTAGATTTACTATCGTATGGAATATGCCCTTCATACTGGTTTGTAAATAGTATAATATTTTTCATAATCGAAATGGGTTAACCTAATACACCACAAGGTTTTTATTGTTTAATTATTTATCAGTATCTTCTGGTCTAGTCGCCATGTTGTCACGCATCATAGCCGGCACAATCTCTTCAAGCGCCGGTATCATTTCACTCAATTCCTTTGAAGCAACTGCGTCTTTTTTCTCACGTTTAGATACTAGGTTTTTGATTAGGGATGTTTCAAGCTTAATCATTTTGTTGCCTGATTCCATTTCACTCACATATTTGCGTACTGACTCTTCGTCCACAAACATACGAGGCTTGTCCATTTTAGGACCGGATAACTCAATCACTTCATATATGTGCTTACCGTCACCAAAGTTCAGTTTCTTATTCTTTACTACGGCTTTAAAACCTCTTTTACCTAACTTAATTTCTTTTACTTTTACTTTACTCATATACTATCTTTTAGTGTGTTGAATTTAATTCGTATTTAAATTCTTTTAACAATTGCGTTTCAATTTTATGTGCTAGTGCTTTACCTCTCACTATATCCACAATAAACAACTCGTATACTTCTTGGTCATTCTCTCGCATATCAATATACAACGCCCATTGTTTGTTTTCTTTACGAGCTCTACTGAAATGTTTTTGTAACCTCAATTTAGCAGAGTAGTGGAAACGTCTACCAATTGCCGCGGTGATACCTAAATAACTTTTACCATTGCTAGTGTTTACTATTTCGTACAATACGTGGTTTCTATCGTTTCTCTTTTTTCTCATTCTATTTTAATCTTTTAATTTCACTTACTAAATTACCTACTTCAATCGGACTCATTTTTGTATTAGTCCAGTCGGTTATGTATGCGTAAGCATCTTTCCTATTGGCGAAATACTTTTGGAATTTATTAGGACCGGTTACTTTGTATATTTCGTATGTAGCCGGCTCGAATTCATTATCCTTCATTCTCAATACTCTATTAACTTTTTTGACTGAGTAATTACTCTTTATGTTTAACTTACTTTTCATATTACTTACTTTTAATGGTTTGTACTATTGTTTTGATTAGTGTATATCCTAAAATTGATACCACTGCGATTACTATTGTTTCTCCTATTGTTATCATATTATTTTGCTTGTTTTGACATATCCTTTAACACTTGATATAGTATTGATAGGTTTTCTAATTTTTTGTTACTCATATCATTCATTGGTTTACAATCGGTTTCCAATGCGATACCCATTAATTGAACAACGGACTTTAATTGTTTCTTAGTCATTGTTAGTGTTATTTCGTTTTCGTTATACATATTATTTTGTTTTATTTTTAATGATTTGAAATGAAAATTGCCGGTTATTACCAACCAGCAATTTCGTTAATTAATTTGTTACTAAACCCTAACGGATTCAATTCACTTCTTAATTCTTTAAGAAACTTTTTCTCAATACGGCCTAATTTGATAGGATATTGTGAAACGATACTTTTTAAGGTAGCAGTTTCCTGTTTAAAGATACTTAAAAACGCTTGAGCTTCACTCATTTGTTTTCGGTTATTACATACGATTCTATGTTTTTTACCCATAAAGTCGGTATACTCAACTATACACATAGTTTTACGACCATTACTCATTTTACTCGCGGCAAAATTCTTATACGGATTATCAATAATGCTTGATAAACGATTTGAACCCGTTTTAACTGACTCTTTGAACTCTAAATTGAACTTACTCATATTATTAAATTTTTATATATTTTCTATCTTTTTGACCCTTACAGGTCTAAGATACAACTTTTTTTTAATCTGGCCAAATGTTTTGAAAAGAAAGTTTATTGACAATCAATGAGTTACGCTTATAACAAAAAAACATATATGTAACTCGTTGATACTCAATCAAGAATTTTTGGGACGTAACTCATTGATTTTCAACACATTACGCCAACCAATTCAGTATCAATCAGTTACGCATTAGAGAATTTCTATATCGGTCCGTAGCTTATTTAAATAATTTCTAACGAAACATTTATTTTGTTTGACGCAATTCAATACTGGTAAGGCTCTTGGTAAATTCAAATATTTTTCGTATCTTACAGGAGGTAGACCAGGCCTGTATTGCGTGGGTTTGACCGGTATAACAAAAATAAAATCAGTAAAAAAATAAAGCGTGTTGGACCGGGTTACTCGCCTGTAATTCACGATCCAGTTAGTACCCGTATTCGATTTTTATCCCCTATAAATTTTTTTAATCCAAGCGTGTAAATAGGTGGGATATTAACATTCTTTATGACAGATTATTATTACACTCTTGGTTTATTGTTTAGTGTTTGTATGTTAAATTAAAAATGACACACTTCAATTGTTTGACAGATTTTACCACTTACTAACACTTTTTACCACTTATTCCCCTAATCTTTATTATTTTGATATGGTATTGATTGATATACTATCCACTCTATATTGAATACGATTGAATGAACACTCAGCATCAAAGTCTTTATCTTTATACATCGTTTGATAATACATTCCAATCTTATTCTTATCGGTCTTTTTATTCTCTGCCATTATCTTTGCTATAATCGGGTTGGAATTAATCTTATACATTAGTTCTCGCCAATTCGTTTTATTCTTATTCTTATCTCTATTATACATCATATTCTATTTTCGATATTCTATACTTCTAAAATTACTTGCACCTTTACTCAATCCTTTTAATTCATTCACTTCATATAGTACACATATCAATCCTATTATACCCACTACCATTAATATAAAGGTTATACCCTCTACTATATCTTTTGTTTCGATTGTTAGCATATACTATTTACTTAATAACTTTAAAATACCTCTTATCAATCCTATTACCAGTATGTAGTATAAACCGATTACTATTATCTTTGTTATCATTTTACTTTCTTATTTGTGTTTTATATTCTCTTATATCCTTACTCAATCCTTTTAATTCATGTAGAGCAATGAGTAACCCTAACATACCCACTACTGCCATTGTCCATATGATACCTTCTATTATTTTAAATCCTTTATTACTTAAATACTTACTCATTCCTTGCTGAATTTATTTTATCTTACTTTTCAAAATCGTTTTTAGTTTTTCCACTCACCCGTTCTTAATAGGTCGGTTATTAAGTCCATACTCTGCAATGTAGTAAGGTAGACGGGTGCTGCATACCTTTTACCTTTGTATATTACACACGTCGGCTGCCATACTAACTGACCGTTATCTATTTCTATATTTTTTATTGTTATCATACTATCAAAAAATTTTCCTTAAACGACTCACCCCCAACCCCCGCCCCTTCGGTTCGTGGTTTGTGGTTTCGTATTAACCTAATGTTTTATGGTTTAACTTATTCAGGTTCTTTATTGTAATCATACTATTTTCTTTTACTAGCTATTCTCATTACCTTACGAATACCCATTACTTTCCTGTGTTTTCTTTTTACCTTGTTCATTTTTATTTGTTTTAATTGTTATTGATTATTTGTCCAATTCGTTTTCAAATGCTTCTATTGCCTTCATAACATTACTTGGTGTATCTATTTTGTCGCCAATTGTAACGAAACCAATTGTTAATATAGCAAATACTATCCCAATACTAAATTCGACTACTCGTTCACTATGTAATTGGCTATCCTTTACATTAACTCCATTATGGGTAGTCAGATGTAATCCTAACATTGTTTCCCTTTTACTGAATATACTAATTCCTAATTCTACTTTCATATTTTGTTTTTAAAATGGTCCATTTGAATAAAACGGATTGTTTATTCCCTGTGCTTTTGGTTTATGATGTGTTATAAGTTTTTCCAATGTATCTAGTATTTTATTTTTTGATACACTACCTTTCATTATCCATGTCCGACCGAATTGTATTATATCTGCCCCATCCCTTAATACCATTTCGTACTCACCAGATTCTGTCCCTTCTCTAAATATTTTTAAAGTGTATGGTGTACTATTATATGCAACTCTAAAAATATAATTTTCGGCCGTTTCACCTATTTCACCTATTCTAAAATCTTTATAATGATGTGCCCAACCCTCTAATGATTTATAATTCTTTATTGTTATCATATTACCAATTACGAATTAACTCTTTAAACATATTAAATAGCATAAAGAATGCAAATCCACCTACTAATATTGTTAGTCCTATTACTATTGTCTTTGCAATAAACTCTAATACATTTGACCAATTAATTTTTTTCATATTATTTTTATTTATTTGATTGTTCTAAACATTTATTACACATACCATCCTCATTTAACAATGTAGAATGTATTGTGCATATTTGATTTTGTTTTCCATACTACAATATACGAAATATTTTTCACTTTACCAAATTAGATAGTCTGCATGCAAATGATAATTTTATCTATTGTGTCAAACTCATCTTTGTTTAACCAAATGGTTTTACTATTGTATTCCATAACATACATTCCGTTGTCCGTTTGTTGTCTATGTAGTAATATCGTTTCGTAATTCGGTTTGCCAACTGTCGCATATCCTAATGTAAATTCATAATACGATTTTTCCTCTTTAACTACAATAACATTAAATACTTCGTTGTAAGTTTCACCTATTATAGTTTGTATGTTTTTTATTGTTAGCATATTATATTAATTCCATTATTGTTTTCAATTCATTCAACATCCCATCTGCCGTTTTTATATTACTTAATCGTATCTGGTCCTTATCTATTACTAATCCCTCTTGTATAATTTGAACCGAATACATCCCCAATTCATTTTTTTCTTTGTTTATTCTTATTATACGAAATATTGTATCAAAGATGCCCAGCTTTCTTAATACTACAATATCATACACACCAGGCATTTCAGCTACATCATCCACTATCCAATGTTGGTTTGCTCCGTTTTTAGATACTACAATGGTTTCTGCTACTAATTTATATTGATTCTTTATTGTCAACATTTATATTGCATTTAATATTCGCTCAATTGCATCCCTAAATTTTTCGGGTGTGTTTAACCTTTCTTTTGTATAATAAAATAGTAATCCATCAATTTCAATTCCATAAATATAACAACTCATATTTTGAATGTAATCCGTACTCAAACGCCCCTTTTTATGTAGGGTTATATTTTTTCTTAGCAAATGTGGTGGTGCTACCTCTCTTATTGAAAAATGTGTAACCTCACTGGTAGTATTATCCCAACCTTTGAAATACCATCCTTTGCCTTTTACATTTAAGGAATACCCATTAATTTTTTCTATGTTTTTAAGTATTAGCATATCAATCTTTTTATTTGTGCACAAAAGGTATCTATGTTTTGTATGTCTGAAAATTTCAAATACAAAGAATAGTTACCATGTGATATTGTATATTTACCTCGTCTACCTTTAACACGATTAAGTTTTAAGTCTCTATGTTGTCCGTTATTGACATCCGTTAATGAAATATGATATACCATATGCCCACATATCATACATCTCACATGAAAGGTATTATTTATTGGGTATCTCATTATTTTATCTAGATTATTTATTGTTAGCATTCTTATCTTTTAAATCATCAATTTGTTTTTGTAAATCTTTTATTGCTACTAACATTGAACTTGGTAAATTAGTATTCGGGTCCCATACAATATTATTTGCATTACTATTTATTGTATTGAATAACCCACCACCTGTTCCTGTTACCGTCAACTTTCCATACTTATTTGGATTGATTGTACTACCATAAGAACTATTATTGACTATTGAATGACTACTTGCAGTTACGCCGGCAGTTGTCAATCGCATAGCTAATATTTTGTCAATCATTTCCTCAAATGTATTTCTGAAAATTGAAATAGATGCCATTCTTTGTTTATCTACTGAATTTATTGTAGAACGATTTTCGTCATCCTTCAAAATAATACTAAAAACATCATCTTGTTTGAATTTATGTTTAGGTGTTAATACACTCAATTCCCACTTTGGTTTTTGTGGCAAGTTTAAGTTTAATATTGTTGCTTCATAACTTGTTTCATCTGCATTATGTATTGGATTGACAATTGTAAATCCTTTGTATGTAAATCCACTTATTTTTTCCCAACCTTTAATTTTCATATTAAGATACTTTTTCGTTTACCCACTCAATCATTTTGTTTATTAACTTGCTCCTATCTTTTATCAATTCAATAGAAAATTCATCAATCGTCATCTTACCAGATTTTAATATGGTAACTTCAACTTTGTTATTTTTTATCTCATCCTCTATTTGAAATATGGTAGCATCATTATTGTAATCTTTATGAGCTTCAAATTCATAAAACCAACATCCGACATTGTGATAATCTTTTGTTTTAGATTTGAGTCCGATATAGTTTATAGTAATCGTTGACTTATCCAAACATAAATTTTTTGTGTTAATCTTTTCAGGATTACTTATTTTCAAATTTGTTATTTTCATTTTGTTATTATTTAGTGCACATGATAAATGGTCATATCCATCTAGATAATCATAATCGATATCCGATGTATCTTTACCACAATAACGACAAGTCCAACTCATTACTTTCTTTTCTTTTTTGGTTTGATATATAAATTTATACCAATACCATTTTCCTCACCCCATGCCAAATCATATGAACTATAAAGATATACTCTATGATGTTTTTTATCAATGATTGCTTTGTCAACATAAATCATTTGATATTTTTCAGTTTCTAAATCTTCTAATCTTTTTTTATGATTTGCTTTACTCCATTCAATATAATCACTAAATTGATTATGTAATATGGTATCTTTTTTTAGATATTGTGCATTAACAAAACATGCCCACAATAAACTTAATAATAAAATTGCTATTACTTTTTTCATACATTATCTTTTATTCATGTCCACCCAAATCAAATTCATCTTCCCATTCTTTTGTTGTTTTGGGTTTTCTTTTTCTTGTTTTTACAAAAGGTTCTTTGGTTTTAATTCCGTTGAATTGTTTTGGGTTTTGTTTTTTTCCACTTTTTTCTTGTATCCAATTATGCATAAAATCAATAGCCTGTGTTTCACTTTCTGCTTTATGTTCTCTTTGATAATCAGTTTGTGTTTTTGGTTTACTACCAATTGAACCCATTGTATCATTGTTTACTGAACTTGTTGGGTATAAAATTGGATAGGCCGATGATGTATATTCCAAATCATAATACCCACCATCTTTTTTAATTTGATTGATTGTTCGGTTTGCACCTTGTTTTGCACCTACCATAAATGCAACGCACCATATAATAATCAATACGATTAATGTTATTATTAATTCCATAACTTATTTATTTAGTTTCTTTAAAATTGCTGTTTTCTTTTTGTTTAGTGTTTGTATTCTAATACTATTATACCACTTACCCATATTTCCAGATGGTTGTCTATTTTCCCAATATAATATTTGTTGATTTACTTCTTTTAGCTTTTTATATAACGCCATATTTAAAACTTTTATAAATTTAGATATTCCTTTATTGTGATTTTTTTCCCAATCATCATGGTCACCAGAATCACTAATCCACTTATAACTTACAAAATCAAAATGGTTTAATTTACATACTTTTGCTATTGAGTATGATTCCATATCATGTATACCAATTGGGTTTGTAATAAATTGGTCCGTAGTTATACATTCGAATCCATTTTCAATTTTTTCATAATCAAAATCAATACATTCCGTATTCCACAATATAGTTTCAAAAGGGGTTTGACCTAATTCACTCAAAGGTCTACAATCAATATCACCTTGTTTAAATTTATCACATCTATATAACTTGTTTCTATATTCTTTTGGTCCTCCTGCTGACCCATAATTGATTACCATTGTTTCATTCGGGTCATATTCATTTAAAACTTTTGTTGCTATAATTGCAGAATTTACTTTACCAACACCCGTATAATAAACATCAATATTCAATTCCGCTGGTATTAATTCTTTTGGTAATTCATTTTCCAATGCTACAAATAAGACTGTTTTCATACTATTTTTGTTTTTGTATCGTCAGATAGTAATTCCATTTTAACCAACTTATTGCTATTCCAAATGCCGGGGTAAATATTCCTTTACTCAAAAAATATTGTTTACTATACCATACTTTAATAAAAGGTAATATATTAACTACATCTTTATTTAATTGTGTTGAATTGTTTGCTATAAACCATTTTTTCATTTTTCTAAATTTTGTTTTGTTTTTTTAATTGTTTCATTTTGAGCTTCTACTTTTGCTCGATACATCATACGAATTATCATTCCCAATTGCTCATTGGTAGTATCGTCATCCATTATAATTTCTTTACGAATAGTCAGGGTTTCTTTAGCTTCCTCAGCCCATTCTATTATTTGTTTTGCGTATCTCTTATCCATTATATATCGGTTGGTAGTATTGTTGTTTTATGTGCTTCATCTCCAAATATACGGAAACTTTTTACAATTCCCAAATCTGTTATTGTTACTGCTTCGACTTCAATTCCCCACCTTACTACATATTCTTTTACTTTGTTAGTTATTGTTTCGTTTACATCCACTAAGCCATCCCATGTTGTTAACTCCACTACATCTCTAATCATTCCCTGTGTCGTATCAATTAAGACATCGTTTGCGTGCATTACACTTAATAAATAAGTTCTAATATTACTTACTCTATATCTGATAATTGATTTTAATACGATACTTTGTTCGTCCAATGTAGTTAGTGTTTGTGAGGGTAAATTGACTGACTGAGTAATAACAGGACATTCAATAACGGAGTCAAAAAATGGTATCTTAAAATGAATACCAGGATATAATACTTTTATAAACTTTCCATATCTTAATTGTACTGCACCATTCCATTGTTCTACAATAACAAATGGCAACATATCCATACCAAACCTAACTAATAGGTCTACTAACTTATCTAACATAACTTCTTTTTAATACTTAAATATACAACAAATTTTTGACATTACCAAATAAAAATGGGATACCTCAATTAAGAGACATCCCACTTCACATGGTATGCAAGAATTTTATGTATGTTTACGATAATTTTTCTTTTTTAATTGTTCACTTCTCGTTTTCTTTGCAATCTTTTTACGATTAGCAGATTTTGTTTCTCTTTTTGTCATATTAATTTTTTATAAGAATAAGTATCAATCATTTCAAATAATTCATTAGATATAACTCCGAGTCCTAATTCATTCGGGTGACCATCTTCTATATGATAATCACTTTTTATTTTTAATTTATTTTGCAATTCTAAAAAATCTTTGTATTCTTTTTTCTTATTAAAGAATTTAGAAAATATTGAAATAAAATTTTTATTATTATAATGTGGTTGGTCAAATACAAATTCATTTTTTATATCTGAATTAATTAAACTATTTAATTTTTGAGCCATACTATTAATATCCGAATACAATCCATAAAATTTTTCAGAATCAATGTGTTCTCGCAAATCCCATTCAGTATTTTTAAATTCATTTTCAACCAATGGTGTAAATGCCATAAAAGAATAGAAATCAATATTATGGTTTTTAAAATATTCTTGTAATAAAATAATTTGAACCTGTGTTGTATATTGATACAATTCTTTTTTCATTATTTTATCAATGAACTTAAAATAAGTTTTTGATAAAATTTTATCTTCTCCAAAATGCACATATGGTATATTTGTTACATTGAATGGTCTAAATATTTTATGTATTGGACTAAAATCTCTTATTTGTGAGGACCAACCTATTATAACTTTTATTTCAGCACATCCTAATTCTTTTATTTTGCATTTATCAAATTCATAATCTTCATATAAAGACATCATTAATAAACATTGTTCAAATATTTCAACATTTGAACCACCATCCCAAGAAATATTTAAAACCATATCATAGTTTAATTTTTCTGCCAATTGATATGACCAAGTCTTTTTAGGATAAGTTCTATAATTTTGTAAGTAAGTGTTATTTGTCCAACTATCGCCAAATACAATTAATATTTTTTTATTTTTAAAAATATCATTTTCTATTGCTATCTTTACCGATTCTTTACTATCTAAATAAATCATTTATATTTTCATTTTGTTCACCAATAATACACAATATATCATTTACATTTACTTGACTCCCATTTTGTCCTCCCTGGTATAAAAGATATCCTTTCCAATAACTTTCTAAGTCCATAGCCGCTTTATCAGTTTCTATTTCAACAATTGGGTCATCAATTTTTATTTGGTCTCCAATTTGTTTATACCATTGTAAAATTATACCTTGCTCCATTGTATCGGTTAATCTGGGCATTCTTATTACTTCCGCCATAATATTAATATTCAAAATTACCTGCTTGAATGTCCAACGCAAGTTTATAATTATGTTCTAATTTGTCTAATTGTGTTTCATAAAAATTATCAAACTCTCCATTGTTTATTCTGTCTAATAAATCAAAATAAGGTTTATAATATGCATCATTATTTTCATTACCAGGATAATATGAATTATATTGAGCTTCTCTTATTCCCAACTCGTCAACAAATGTATAAAATCCCATTTTTTCTAAAAAGTTAATATGATTTATACCATTTACCAAAATAGGAATTGTCTTTGTTATGAATGGAAATAAACTTTTTTCAGTAAAAACACCATCGGTTCCTGTATTTGATTCAACAACTAAATTAAATTTAGACATACTTAATAAACATATGTTGGTAAACATAAATTGACTTCCGGTAAATTGTGCATGAAATTTTATAGGTTCAACAACTTCATGTGACGAATATGGAAACTTTATATCATCCCTTTCATAAAATTCCAATTCTTTTGTTTCATCTCTCTCACCTTTTGCTGTTAAATTAGCATTAAAATAATTAACTAAAAAGTTTTTATTTTGAAATGACTTTATTTTTTTGAAAAAATCATATCTTCTTGGGTGTCCTCTTCTTACTAAATGTGATAATAAAAATGGCCTATAATTTTGTTCTAAAATTCTTTGAAACTTATCCCATTGATAAATCATTAGACCATCGTACATTGATTTTGAATATAATCTTGTACCAACTTCATGCCATATATAAGGTATAACAAAGATATAGTTATCATTATTGTATATATCTTCAAAATCACTTGCACATGTTTCAGTTGGATTAATAAATATTATTTTTTTATTATGTATATTATTTCTATTAAGTTGTAAAAAAAATATTCTTATTAAATTTGTAGATTCATCTTTATTAAATTTAAAAATATAAATTTTATGAGTTTCGGTTTCATCCCAAAGTAATAGCTCCGAAACATCTTCAAACCCCATATCTTTTATTTTTTGTTCTAATTCATCAATTGTATCGTATGTTAAATGTTTAAATTGAGAATGATTATTCAGTCTTTGTTTTAAATTTTCAGCATCAGGTGGTCCAGATGTCCAAACCGGGTCAAATAATTTTGTTTTCATTTATTGGTTTTTTTGTATCAAAAACTATTATAATTCTATGATAGAATGATATATTAATATGTGTATGTGGATTTTTTCCTATTTCCCAACATTCATTTTCATGTATTCTATACATTTTATTATTTGGTGAAAAATCTTCAAACCATTCGTCTAAATGCAATTGCTGAATAGATGTTACTGATTTAAAATCATAAGAATATTGTTGTAAATATTGGTTATAATCATTTAAACGTGGACCATCGTGTGTAATATCTGCTTCTAAATTTATAGAATTTTCACTTGAATTTATTGGTAAGATATATCTATTAACTGCCCCATCTATATGAAATCCGGTCAATGAAAACGGACAATATATTACTATTTGCAAATGTGTAAGTTCAAATTTATTTGAAATATATTGTTTAAATAAATCAAATTCTTTTAAACAGGATGTATCTTTATCCAATAAATCATATATTCTAATACATTCTGGATTAAATTCACGTCTTTTAAAATTACTATCTATTAATTCAATAGAATTTTTTAATTCATTTTTTAATTCTAAAAAATTAGATACTGAAACTGATTCTATTTTTCTCATGGTATTATTTCTAAATCTTCAATCTTATTCACAAATAAATATTCCATTGTTTGATTAAATTTCAATATTTTTTCAACCCCATAATATTGTTTTAATGTATCTGCAGATTCTCCTGCTACTTCTTTTGTAAATCTTTGTATTGGTAATTTTTTTACTATTTCATATAAATCATCACCAACTTTAACTAATTCCATTTTTCTTATCATTTCCAAAACATTTGTATCATTAAAATTGAAAATGCCAATATCAAACAGGTAATAGTTTTATATGTAATTGGCTCTTTGAATAGAATACTACTCATTAAACTAAATACAAATACACCTATTACAAATCCAATTAAACGGGATGGCCACAATTCACCATTATAATGGTCAACTATCGCTCCGACTGATTTTATAAATAGCCAACTAATAGGAATTGATACGAGTAATATTATAATTGGATATTTTTTATTCCAATCATATTTTATCCCACCTTGTAATTGTAGGAATGTGAGCATTTGTGCAATAACACCATAGAGTGCACCTATAAGTAACTTATTCATTTTTTTCTTTTTAATTAATAATCATCATCTTCAAAAGATAATGCATCTGCGTGTGCGTCATCTTCGTAAATTTCATCTTCAATCAATTCTAATTTTTCATAAACATCATCAATTAATGGATGCGTTATACCATCTCTATCTATTGATTTTAGATTTTCTTTGATTTGATTTACTAATTTTAATATTTGTTGTTTCATTTTTTTGGTTTTCAATAAGTATATACAAATCACGAATTTTAGCACATTGTTCGTATTCCTCTATTGATAAAAAATATTCCATAGATTTATCTAGTGTTAATTTTGCACTTTCTTTTTTAAGAATGAATACAATATTATCGGATAAATTTGATACCATTATAGCTTGAATAGTATCTAGATTTTCTTTTATCAATCGTTCAGCATATCTTACTAATTCTGAAAAAATGATATATCTATTTTGTTCTAACCATTTAGAAACTGATTGATTTCCTAAATCAATATGTAGTATAATTGGTGTATCTTTCATCTACAATAAATATTCCAAACCAATTATATTAGGTCTTTTTAATTGAATATCTATTTCGGATTTTGTTGTTCCAACTTTACATTGTTTTTTATACCACCAGTATAAATCTTCTAATGTACCTTTACCTCTACTTCGTTCCATTGCTTTATCCCACAAGTCTTTGCCAAATTCTTTTTTTAATTCCATTTGTAGTTTCCACAATATAGTTTGTTCATCTTTATTGGCTTCTAATTCCAATTTAATTGCCTTTAATCGTTTCATTCTACTGGCCTCCAAAGATGCTTCAATTCTATTTTTTTCATCAGTACCGCCATAATTAGTATAAGTTTGTTCATATACTTTTTTAGCAGATTCTCTTACATCCAATGCTTCTTTAAACATATAAGAATAATCAAAGTCACCATTTCTTATTTTCAATAATAAAGGTGCTTCTGCTTTAAGCGGTTTATTCACTCTACCCTTTGTCCACCATCTAAATTTATTGTATGACATAACCAAATTTATTTACTCTTTTAAACATTCCTTTATTGTTAATAAAAAATGCATTTAAATCACTATTAACATCATAAAAATCCAAATCACCGTCTCCGTCAATATCTTTAATTACATATAGTGGGTTATTTGGTTGTTGATATTGTAACCATTCTGGTAAAACTCCTGATGTTAATTCATATTCATTTTTTCCATTGTTTTTATAATAAAGATAATAGTGTTTATTTTCAAAAACTTGACCACCCACATTTTCTTTCTGGCATACAAAAATAATATCTTTAAATCCGTCATTATCAAAATCTCCGGCGATTGTATTATTGATACCAAGTCCTTTTGGTATCAATAATGTTGTTTTTTGTTTATTGTTTAAGAAATTCCAAACAATAGTAGGTGAGCCATATGCAGATGTTATCGCATCCATGTTACTATCCCCATCCAAATCGGAAAAAAACAAACCAGAATTTGTTACGTTTGGTAAATTATTTATAGGTAATTTATCAAAAAATTTTCCATTAAATTTAAAATAATTGTCATTATGTGGAAAATCCATTCTAACTAAATCCGCTTTTTTATCTCCATCCAAATCTGCGGATGTCAATGCGTATGAGTTCCATAAAATTTTATCTAAAATAACAGAATCACCGGTTAATCCGTTTTTACTATTCCACCATACAACCAAATCAGTTTTAGTAGGTAATGGGTCTATATCATAAAATTCAGGACCATTATCAAATTCTGCAATATCAATATAACCATCACCATTAAAATCACCAGTTGTAACTGCACTACCACCTTTCCACAAATTATTTATTTCTTTTATTTGATTATCATCTAATATTACTATTGGATTCAATCTATTGTAAGTGTATGTGTTGCCATTTCTTATACCAACTTTTTTACAAATGATTATATCGTACTTACCATTTGAATTGTAATCAAATAAAATGGGAGAACTTACGTCGACTCCCATTTTTCTAATTTCGTTTTCACTATATATAAATTCTTTAAATTTTACATTTGTTGATGTATCATTTATTTGAGTAATTGGATTGTTCACTTGCGGATTCATTGGTATTATCAATTCCTTTTTGCAAGATGTCATCAATATCACTATTACTAATAACCATTTCATATTCTTTAATTTTATCTTCTAAAAATTTAAAACATTCACCAGGGCCAGTTAAGGCATCATAACTACGATAAGTTTTAATAAACTTTTCTAAACCTACATTATCTAAATATCTTTGTAAGTCTTCAACATTTGTAAGGTAGCAATGATTGAATCCCATTATTTTTTGTTTTTTTTCTTTTTAGTATTCATTTTTTTCACTTCACTTTTATATCTTTCGTTTGCTTCAACTAATCTTTGATTTGGTTTCCACTCATCACCTTCAAATAAATTATCATCTTCTGGTTCATCACCCCATTCAAAATGTGGGTTACCATCAAATCCACCATCGTTTGAAAACTCATCTTCATCTTCTTGTGTTGCTCTATAACTATCTTCATGTGCCATATCAGTATCATAGTGTAATCCTTCATTTCCGTTTTGTCCTATAATATCCATTCTTTTATCACTTTCATCATACTCACCAAAGAAATCATTTTCTAATTCGTCAAGATTTTCATACCCCTCACTATCTTTAAGATAACGATGTCTCACATCATTAACATCATCTTCAAATTTCCATGCTTCTAATTTTTCTTTTAAATCTTCTGCATCGGTTTCTCTATATTCGTCTGCTCTATCAATTACCCAATTTTTAAATGAATTTTCGTGATAACCCATACCAATAATTAAAGTTTGGAATGCATCCATCACTTCATCTAAACTCAAATCACTATGGTCAACTTCTACTGTTGTTTTTGTTCCGTAGGATTGTGCAGTAAATATTGCCTGTTTCTTAAAATCCATTGTGAAATTACTATTCATTGTTTTTGTTTTTGTCTTTTATAAATTTTTCGTATCCTTTTTGTTCGTTCTCTTTTGCTATTTGTTTTACACTATCGTAGTCAAATTCAGTATTAGATATTGCTGCCCCAATACTTGCAAACTTTTTTGTTTTATAACTACTTAATGGTGATGTATATTGTTTTAAGTATGCTGCTTTTGCATCTAAATATTCAAATAAATCACTATCATTCATTTGTTTTAGTTCTTCCTCTGTTTTTAAAAATTTCTTTTCCATAAATTTCTTCTAATTTAGATAAATTTTCTTTTAAACTTTTTTCAAATAATACATCTATGCTTTCTTTTGTGGCACTTTCCATTACATTGAATAAATCAAGATCGCTTAATGATATTAATACATCTGATTCTTTTGATATCTTTTCAAAGATAAATTTATTTAAATGTTTTAAAAAAATATCTTCATTTATTAATGAATAATCTTCGAATAATCCTTGTTCCTTTAAACTTTTTTTTATATTTAAAGATATGAAAGATGCTTCATTTATTAAATCTTCACTATTAGAGCTCATCTAAATTGAAATTTTTATTTGCTGAATATAATATTTCACCATCTTCATTTACACTCATATCCAATGCTCCCTTATCCACTAAGTCACCAATTGTTTTAGAAATTCCATTTGCCGATACCTCTTTGCAAACTTTTAAAAATTCAGAATCATCTAAAAACATATCACCTTCTTGTTCCCATTTTCTTTGCATTGCAATTTGTAATGCGCGTTTCAAAGGTATTCTATCTATGAAAGGTGTTTCTACAAAAAAATCAGTTTCTTGTAAAGTGTCTATCATATGATTTGATGCTTCAATTATTTCGTTAAGTATGTCCATTTTGTTTTGTTTGTTTATAGTTTTCTAACTCTTCATCCGGTGTTGGTAGATAACTAGATTTATAGTATTCATCATCATACTGAACTTCGTCTGGAAATATAGAATGTTCTTGTACGCTTTTCCATTGCCAATATTCTTCATTTAATTTTTCTTGCAAAAGATATTCTTCATATAGATAATCTTCATCGCCACCGCCAATTGAACCGGTTAATTGTTGTTTCATAAATTCTTCGTTAGACTTTGCCATAGTTATTTTCTTTTAATAAATATACACCAATTTTTTCTTATTTCAAAATTATTTTTTCAACTTTTATTATAGAATCCGATTTATATTTTTCAGAAATTCCATCAGTTTCATATGGATAGTAGTATTTCACTTTACAAGTAACAAGCATAGTATCACCTCTCATTTCCCATATAGGAGCTATGATAGTATTTATTTCACCAGTTAAAATATCACTTTGAGAATTTGAATTAATTGTTTGTACAATCGCATCCATATTAGAAAGCAATGGTGGTAATTGTACTATTGTTAATTGGCCGGTAAATTGATTTAAATAGGTTTTCGTTACATTAACTATTGTGTCGTTTTTATTTATCCACCAATATAAATTACTTTCCCAATTAGCTCCTTGCGACGGTTTTGGTGTTTTACCATTTATTAAAATTGTACCGCTTATTCTATGAAAATTTTGTTTATCTATTGAATACAATTTAAAATATGAATATCCGTTTATATCTTTTGATAATCTAGTATCAATGCTCAATTCAACATTTGGTTTTGCGACAGATATCCAAACTCTTTTGGTTACATTACGTCTAATATCAATTCCTGTATTATAATTATCCTCTTTATTACACGCTGGTAAAAATGTTAATAATACTAATCCCAATATATAAAGAATTACCAAAATTACTTTTTTCATTTTACTTTGTTTTAGCTTCTCTAATATGTTTACATTCTTTTCCACCTGTATAAGTAAACGATGGACAATCACATTCCCAATTTCCGTTATCATTTTTTACTTTATATGTAACATTTGGGTCTTTTGATGAAGGTATCGTAAATTCTTTCACTTCGGTTAATCCTTTCTCTTTAAGTTTTCTTTGAATTAAATTATCAACTTGACTATCCGATATCCAACTTGCTCTATTTTTACGAAACTCCGTAAAGAAATATTGGTCATCACAAAGTGCATCCAATACTTTTATGGATATATCTTCACCTTCCGCCTGACAAATTTCATATAAAGTTTGTTCGGGTTCTTTTACAAACTTACCCGTATCGGCATAATCACCTGCAATAACAATGTTATCACCTGCCCAACTACCTACGATATCGTTTTCACTATGTAAATCTCCACCACCTCTACCATTTCCGTCAGCAAGTAATATTGCCAAACCGGCTAATACACCATTTGCTGACATACTAAACTCCATCAATTTTGCACCATCTCCAAATGTGTAAGGTGTAATGTATTGTTTCTTTTTGATATTTACTATCTTATAATATTGTCCCATTTTGTTTATTTTAATGTTATAAAAAAGGGGAGTAAAACTCCCCTTTGTATATGTTATGCGAAATCCATTATTGTTTTTTCAGGTACCATTGGTTGTACAGGTATCATACCATTATCAATCATAAATAGATATTCTCTTTTAATAACTGACCAGTATTGTTGACCAGTTTCCTTTGTTTGTGGAAACTTGTCTATTGAATAATCACCTATAAACTTCATTGCCAACCATGGTAGGAATTGATGGAATCTATCTTTAACCGATGGATTTGTGTTATACATTATACGGATATCTACTATAATATCACGCATAATTGTACCATTAAACTTTCGTTTATCAGATGTTAACTTTTTCATAAAGTCAAGTATTGGTTTTATTTGAGAGTCGTATTCACTTTCAGTAATACGATAATCACCATCCTTTACTTTTTTCATATCGTCAAACGCTAATGAATCAGTATGACAGAACATATAGATTGGATTTGCTTCACCCCAACCTTGTTTTTTAGCTTGATTCATAGCTTGTAACATTTTACCATATGTGTAAACACCTGCAATATCATTAAGTAATTCCAAATTACCTTTATGTGATGTGATGAAATTCTTAAGCTTCCACCCAGCATATGTAGTGTTTGTTGTAATCAACATTTTATGTAATCTATCAATATCTTGTGATGTTACCCAATGAACATTAATACATGCTACTGGTGGAATTACATATCCCTTTTGTTTTAAATCCAATAGAGAATAATATCTAGTATGACCTTCGAATATCATATATGTCATTTCACCATTATCATTTAATTGATGTGGTACAACATTTATTTGTGTAAAGAATCCATTATTGATAATAGATGCTTTAATTGTAGGGATGTTTTTAACATTTAAATCCCTATTGTTCGGGTGTGGTAATAAGTTATCAAACGGAATCAACATTGGCTCCGCCATTTTAATAACTTTATTTGGATTCAATAAGATACTTTCATTGATAATGAATGAATCACATTCTGATTGTCCTTCGAATACTATAACTCCGAATCTTCGTAAGTCAGCAACATTCTTTGCGTGTTTTTTGAAACCCGGCTCCCATTCACACATAACTACCATTCTAATCTTCATTGATTCTAATGTAGAATATAATGTAAGAATTTTGGTAACCTCTGCTGAATTTATGAAGGTCTTAGCTTCAATCCAATTACCTTCATATTGGTAATCAGCTATCCTGTCGGATAAGCCATCATTAATTGTGTAAAACACTGGTGGTATTCCAGCTCCTTCGAATTTGTCAGCGATATAACTTTGCCACTCATCACCATGGGTGTAACGGGCTTTCATTACTTCGCTAGAGTTTTGTTCATTGGTGATTTGTGCACCTTCTTTTAACTTTTTAGCCATTGTAACTAATTTATGGTCTCTATGTATTTAAACTTGCCAATAATGAGACCGTTATTATTGGTTTGTTATGTCTAATATACGAATAATTTTTTATATTACCAAATTAAAATGCTTTGATAACTCCCATTTGAATACCCAACGCTAATTCATATCTATCATAGAATTTAACTTTACTTTTCACTTCGTTAATATCCACTTTGCAATCCGTACTTTCACCTTCATCATCCGTACCCATAATCAATCCGTTGCCGGCAAATGGTTGATGTGCTCCTTCAAATATAAAAAAATTATCCGTTCCGTTAATCAATCCTTCGTCGTCTACATATATTACATCCTCTTTATCTAAATATGCACCCGCGGTAAATAACTCACATTCTAATTGAGTATATATTTCTTTGTAGTCTCTACCCATTTCTACTTCTTTAACTTCTTTTGTCTTTGCGTTTATTAAAATTGCTTTCATTTTATTATTTTTCTATGATTACTGAATATGATTTGTTTTTGTTTTGTCGGTCAATGCCCATTGGATAATAACTAATATCTTCCAATTTTATTGAATGCACAAACATCCCACTATCGTTGTTTTTAATTTTAATGCTTTTATCAGCATTGCTTGTCCAAATTAGGCCATCTAATACAATTGTATTTTCTTCTACTCTTCTAAATGTGTTTTGTTCTGTCATTTTATTTATTTTTAGTTTTTAAATTTTCCTACTTTTATTTCACTCGTTATTAGTCGACTGATATACTCCACAAATGTATCTTTTGTTTTTATCCATTTTGTTGATATCCAATTATCTTGAAATATGTAATCACCCGTTGTACCTTCACCTAATACACATTTTTTCATACTATAACAATCATGTTCCCATTTTAATTCAAATAGTATTGCGTAATCACCCAAGGCCTGTCCGTTACAAAATACCCATACCCAACTACTTTCTTTTTTATTTTGTAAATTATCTAAATCGGTATAAAAAGAATTACCTAATAATTCAAAATCTACCGCATCTATTGTTTCAAAGTTTACTGGTCGTTTCATTATAATTTTCTTTTATGTCTTTCTTCAAATTTGTCCTCTACTAATTGTGCTGCTTTACTATATCCTTTATCTAACAATAATATTCTTGCAAACATATCAGCGGACATTTCATCATCATCGTTTCTATCCTTTGTGTGTTTCAACATTATGTGTGCTAACTCATGTGCTTCAACCCACCTCAATTCATCTTTGGTTAGTTTCACTTCACCATCTATGAATACACAACCCGAACGTGTCTCAGCAAAACCAAAACCACATTGTTCAAATAATGGTTTCATCACTTCATATCGGTAGTCATCTTTGGTTAGTATTGCAACTGCAACATCACTTTTGAACTCACTAAAATATGTCTTGCTCATCATCTTCATCGTTTTCGTTATCATAAAAATATCCCTGACTTTCACAACTATCGGGTCCGGCCATTTCATATACCCAACCATCAGCCATTTCAATTAGGTTAGGATAGTAGACACCTTCCGTTCCAACTCCACTTCCGTTTCCTTTACTGAAGGCTAAGGTAATACCTTCACCTCTCATATAATCGGTATATGCTTCTCCTTGCAATTCGACTTTATCCCTTTCTACTACTCCATTCATTTCAGCAAGTAATTCGTAGTAATCTTTACCACCGAATATACCATAACCTTCATAACTTTGTTCAACCCATTTACTTCCTTTATTATCAATCATTACTACTGTAAATGTTTTTCTCGTAGAATAATTGTTTGCAATACTTCTATCAGTATCTTGTGTTCTCCAACTAAAAAATCCCATAACTTTAATTTTAATATTTTATAATTCTTCAATGATTCCTAATATCTCAGCCAATCCAAATGTGATTGCCGAATTTCCAAATTGTTCGTTGAATAGGAAATAACAGGCTCCAAATCTCAATACACTTTTTAGAACACTGGTGTAAAAGTGTTTCTTTGATTTACTTTCCTTTAACTCCATCTTTTTTATTTTTAATTTCAATAATATGTTTACAATCTTTACCTCTACCGAAACCATGCGCGGGACAACTACAACTCCAAAACCCTTCATCATTTACTACCTTATATACATTTCCTTTACTACCTTTGATTTTGTATTCAATTTTCACTTTGGTTTTTTTGAACTCTTTTGGTTTTATGTAATTTATTTTATCCCACATCTTTTCCAATTCGTTCCAACTATACCATCTATTTACTTCAATCCACCCACTACTTTCTTTACCACCGGTGCAAACAATCCATGTCTTACCAGTAAGTGGTGATTCAAAACAAATGGGTGGAAATGCTGATTTAATTCTCATTGTATTATCTATATAATGTTACAAAATGTCCGAAATGTTTATCAAATGTGCTTACTAAATGGTCGTAATCACCACCCATCATTTCAGTTTGAATAGCTTTACTATCTAATCCTAATTGTTTAGCCAAATTACCAGCTTTACCAATCAATACGAATGCGTTACCATCAGGTCCCGTTAGGTCAATTTCAATTCCTAACTTTTCTTCTTTACTTTTTATCATAACTTTATTTTTTATAATTTCTTGCATCCCACCTTTCAAATTCGTGGTGTTGTTTTGCACACTCATTAAGAATATACAGAACCTTTTTAATAAACTTCTTCATATTACCACCAACTTGTATAATAAACCGTCTTACCTTCTTTGATTGCTTCTCTTGCTTTACTAACGAACTCTAAATCCGTTTCATCTTCATCGGGTTGACTTTGACCAAAAAAGAAACCTGATGTATCTGGCAAATTACCATCTTTAATATCTTGTTCTAAATTGTCTAAGTCTTCACTATCTAATACCACACAATCACCATTAAAACTATCGGATGTTCCACCTTTCATATCGTATAAGTTTTGCATCCAACCATGTAAGTTAGGATGCTTTCTCCAATAGTGTATTTCTTCTTGTTCAAAATTCTTTGTTGAAAAGTCTACATCCGTTTCCGGTTTTGCTTTTGTAGCTAAAGCGTACATATCTAATCCCATAATTTTTATTTTTTAAAATTCATAATCATTACAAAAACAATTTGCTTTGCACATTGTTAATAAATAAATGTTGTTTCTACAATCGATATCTGCTCTACTAAGTGCAAGATATAAGTTATTATCAACTACGGCCTGAACAAATCCACCACCTGCATAAGAACTCTTATCTCTTGTACACATAATAGAAACCATAACATCCAAAATATGTTCACTTACATTTGTGAAACCATAATCAATAGCAAACTTTGTTGCTCTTTCATAACATTGTTCTCTTATATCCATTTTAATTTAAATTTATATTGTTAAAATTCATTTTACTTAAAATCTCATCACCCTCATTTATTCTATTTACTTGTTCACCAACTACTCTATTTGCTATTTCAATTGTTTCTTGCAAACGAGAACGATAATTTTCTATACCATGTTCCTCTTTTGCTTGATTACACACATCTTCAATACCTTCATTTAATATTTTAATAAGGTCACTATCTTCCGTAATCATTGATGATTGTATCATTTCCATCATGGATGCTGCTACCGAACTTCTTAATGCCAATGTTGATTGGCCGGAATGTTTCATTACATTAATAAGTGTTAATGCCATTTTTACTCTTTGGTCATTTGTCTTTTGTATTCGTTCCGTTATCTCTTTCATATTTAATATACTCATTTGTTTTAATTTTACATTGTTGCAATTCTATATTTTCCTGTTACTAATTCTTTGTGTAAATACCTCTTACATCTTCTACCTAATGCATTAGCAGGACTAACCAACGATTGTAAATGGTGTATAAAACTTCCACCATTTTCCATTTTAGGTTTGCCTCTCAATATTACATCATAATATGTTTTTAATTGAGTAAAGGTTAGTTTACCGGATGTTTCGGTATAATCCAATAACGATTGTGCTATAAATCCCCAATCACCTTTTTGTAAATGATAAGCTTTATTCATATACTTTCGTTTCATTTCTTTTCTACGAAACTTTGGGTCTTGCATTTGAGTTTGATGTTGTAAAGATTTAATTGCTTGTAGAGCAGGAATACCTTTTGATTGTTCACTATGTTTAACACCATCTGCTAAACTACAACCCATACTTCCCAATGTTCTAGCAATCATTACATTCGTATCATTCAATTGTAAGTTCTTTCGTTCCATACCTTGCTTTTTCCATATCCTCATACGATTTGGATTAGCGTGGTGTAAGTAAATGTCAATGTATTGTGCTACTCTCCACGGCACATCATTTTGACCGGTTTTATACCAACCTTTCACTACGGATTTTCTATCACTATGACGACCTCTCAATGTAACCCAACCGAATATTTGTTCTAATACTTTTTTCACTTCTAACACTTGCTCCTCATTCTTCATTGGAATAGTTGCAATGTAGTTTGGTGTTCTATTTGATGCCATACTATTTAATTTTTTTATCGTATTGTTTTGTAATTGTGATTGATTGTAATTCGGTATTACTCTTTGCTATTGTCATAATAACTGAATAACTCAATCCCTTTATTGTAATCTTATCACCCGATTGAGATACTATTTTAATATCGTGTAGTGTTTTGTAATTCATATAATTCTATTAAAGATAATCAGGCCCATATACTCCGTAACGGGCAGTTCCGTCAATGATATTTCCTCTCGCGTGTTTTGCTGGTGCTTTCCACGTTGCACATTTTAATAAATCACCTTTCTTAATTGGTGAACCTTTTAAATCACCATCAACTCTACTAATGAAACCCCAACAACCCGTACCCTGCCATAATCGGATATACTTTTGTCCAACTTCAACTACCAACTCTTTGTATTGACTTGGCATATCTGCTTTCACATAGTAATCTTTTCGTTGAATGTTTAATTTGTTAATAAAGTTGGCAACAATAGGATTACCTTTAAGATACTCTATTGCTTTTTGATTTGTCGTTCTCATATTATCTATCGTTGTTTAATGTGAATAATTTTTTCTCACTTTTCACTTCTTGCATTCTATCATCTTCGGTAAACCCCGCACTATCGTATTCGGGTTCATCATCCATTACTTGATACTCATTATGTAAAGCAGTTTGTATTTTATCCAACAACTGAATTGACTTACTTAATTCTTTATCAAAATACTTTTCTAATTCGGGTGTAGTTCTTTTAGCTATCTCAACCAATTCTTTGTGAGACTCTACTCCTTTACTAACCACATAATAAAGGTCATTCAATTCCATCAATGTTAATTCTAAATTCATATATTTTATTTTAATTATGTTTCATGCCTTTACATACACCATACCCTTGTCTTTGAGACAACTTATACAATCTATTTGCATCTTCCATTGGCATGATTTGTATCTCATTACCAGTTTTGTGGTTAGCAATTGCAACACCACCAACTTTTTGTGTAGTCGAACAATTAACACAACTTTTGTAACCATATTTCACTACTCGTAAAACTGGCATATCACCACCACACTTAATACATTGTGTCATTTCTAATTTTACTTTTACTCCTTTCATAATATTATAATTCAAAGTTATCAAATACATAAGGTTTAAACCAACCTCTAATTACTCTATGTGTTAAATCGTTTCCGTTACTATCCACATCATTGTATCTTTGTGGTACGACTGATATAACTTCATCTAACAAATCGTGTCCGTCATACCTACATATACCAATGAGTGCATGTAGTTTTTCTTGGATTTGTTTTTCATTGTTACGACCTCTCATATAAACATTGTGGTCATCACTCATCATATAAGAATAGTCGTGCACTTTCACTTCATCCATAAACTCACTATACAATTTACTTTCCTCATTATACGCATCATCTCTAAATACTTCATTGTTCTTATTCATATTTTCTTTTTTTAATTTTTGTGCGAATGCAATCATTTGATAATAATTCATACTATTTTATTTTAATTTTACTTTGTGCTGCTTTTGTCAACATTGGGTTAACATCATACACACTAAATTGACTATCCATTGGTATAATGAATTTGTTGTTTGCTGTGTCAATTTTATTACGAACAAACTTAAACTTCAATCCTACGATAACACCTTGCTCATCCAAATATCTCATATCGTATGCATCACCATCAATTACTTTATAACCCATAAATGTTTTAGGTAATTGTTTACCCTCAAATACGATTGCAACTCTACCTTTGTTTTCACTTAACAACTTTAAAGATTGTAACATATTATAACCACTAAACGAATAAGTCAAATCATAGTTAGGATAGAATTGTAATAAACCAAATCGTTTAGCTACCTTTGTATAATCGTAGAACTTAACATCATCAAACAATTCAAATATTACCCTACCATTGTGTTGAAACAAAGTAGGTTCAATATCACTCGTACCATTTAAACGAACTGAAAACCTATAACCTAATTGTTCAGCGTTATATTTAGCTTTCTCAATCTCAGCAACTAACCAACCCATAAAGAATTGTCTATGTTCAAAGAATAATTTAGTCTTTTTGATACGAGCTTTGTTGATAGCGTTCTTTTTAACGTCAATACGATTATGACCTGATTCAGTCAAACAAGCCGTTCTACATTCTTCCGTACTCATAGGACACACATTATATCCACTTAACGATGCCGGAGCAAGATACAAAATGTAAGTCATTTCGTTATACTTCAATCCTTTGGCGATTTTTGAACTACTCGCCACACTACCTAAATAACTTAAACCCGTTTGTTTTTTGGCATTACCAATTGTTGTAAATTTCATACTACTCATATTAAGATTTTTTTATATATACTACTAAATTTGTACTTACAGGTGTAAGATACGACTTTTTTGGTTACTGGCCAAACATTTTGGAAAAATCGTTCATTGACTATCAACGAGTTACGCAATACCCTACTTTTTGGGGACGTAACTCGTTGATACTCAATCAAGAATTTTTCTATTGATTTTCAATGACTTATGAATGACATAACTAACCCATTGATAATCAATAAGTTATGAAACACTCATAAGTCATTGAAAATCAATGGGTTATATAACTCATTGACTATCAATCAGTTATATTTATGTATTATTCGTAGTCGTTTCTATCAATATTAATAACATACGGAAAACGAGGTATACCATCCGGAGTTAAATTAAAATATTTGATTGTTGCCTGCTTACCTATTAATTGTTTACGATTTCTAAACATTTCTTCACTTTGTTCAAATGTTGCTTTCACATTAGATTTAAAAGGTTTACCATCTGCAGTTTCAAATACCATATAACCAACCATATTAGTTTTGTTACCCTCACCCTCACAAACATCTATAATCTCATATTCCTCATCTATGAACGATTTATGCTTCATTAAAAATTTACTTCGTTTGTTTTCATATTTACCATTTGTTCTTAACATCTGACCTTCAAATCCAGCGTCCACATAATCCTCATACAAATCCATAACATCATCTTCGTTATTACAATTTGCCGTTTCAACTAATACACAATGTTGTTCAAATTTATTTAAGTAATTATCAAACAATACATCCAATCTATAACATCTTTCACCAAAATTGTAATCTTCACTTGGTATATCGTAAATCCAATACTGAATATTCTTTTTACTTTCTTTTAAGTCTGCATCAGTTGGTTTACTTTTCTTAACCAATGATACAATCTTATTAAAGTCATTTGCGAATTTGTCAGCATATAACTCACCATCCAATATCAATTCAGGATATGCTTCAAATACTTCACTTAAACTTTCTATGATATGTGGTGCTGAAATAATTGGTTTACCATTACGACTAAACATACCATCTTTTGTTACAATACAACGAATACCATCTAACTTCGGTTGTGAGAATATTGGGTATGTAATTTTATCTTTACTATCTTCCCACTTACTCGCCAACATTGGTTCAAAGTATTGTGTTTTGTTTATGTGTTTAATATTTTCAAAGTAACCACTTTCCAACTTCTTTGTTCTTTTAGCAACTGCTTCTTTAAGAGCTTGTTCGTTATCGGTAGTGCCATTTGCCTTACCTTCGTTCTTACCATACACTACCGTCCATGTATTTGTTGTAATTATTCCCCCACATTGACCACTATGAGTTCGGTATTTATTATCCGATACTTCAATTGTCCATTCTTGTGTTGCACCTGTCTTTGTCTTTTTGTATATTGTATCTAATTTCATATTAATTTGTTTTATTTTTTATATTTGAATGTTTCCACCACCAATGTGTCTTTCGTAACACTTCCGATATTTCAACCAATAATGATGTCAAACATTTTACTTCTGATAAAGTAATTTTGCGTTCCGTTGCCATTTGTAATCCCATACAAAATAATCGGTATGTTCCATTATATTCGTTACGAACTAAATGAATTTCTTTTGGTTTATTCCAGCCACCATCACCACTATCAATTAAGTCAAATTCAAATACATACGCCTGTTCATTCATTTTATTTGTTGTAGTTGTTACATGATAAATCTCTCTGCCATAACAGGTCATATTTATTACCTTATCTATATTCTTTATTGTTAACATACTATAAATCTTTTAATGCTTGATTAAATGTCCATTTCATATTTTTAATCACACCAAAATAGTCAGCTGATATCCAATGACTAATAAATCTACCATTATCAACTCTATATAGATTTTTACTATCTTCTGCATCCCACTTTGGTTGTCTAAAAATATCAATAGTTACCCAATTTGTATCGGTATCTTGAAATGAAAAACAATATCTATCATCATGTTCTTCTGCTTCCCTTAATGTGTATTTGCCATCTGCAAAATTCATTCCTAATATATCGGTTGGATTTTTTATTACTAACATATTAAATTGATTTTGCCATATTATAAAATACTTTTTTTAGTCCACCTAATGAACTTAACTTTGATTTGGTAACCATTACTTTTGTCAAAGGTAAAGTACGATTATTTTCTCTTAATTCAAGCATATTTACATGTGCAGGTTCACCATTGGCATCGGTGTGTGGTATAAACAAACTAATAGTTATTTTTTCTGGAACTGAATAACTTTGTTTTACTTCACTTAAAGAAATAAGGTAATCTTTACCTCCCGGTGTTAATGCTAATTCATTTACACCAGTACAAACATACATTTGTTTTTCTGCATTGAATAAAGGAATATTAAATTGTATACCTTTCAAAAATTGTGGGTTTTTCTTTCTTATCTTTTTCATTATCTATTCAATTTTGTTATACATTCATCAACTTTATCTCTCAACTTACCACCATATCCAAAATCACCATCAACTTGTACATGCCTCCATTGTGGAATACCTAATGACTTATATCCAAAGTTTAATTGCATATCATCAATAGAAATCCAATTAGTAGGTTTGAATGACTTAACCCACATTTCAATCTCACATGCTCTATCCCATTCTAACGATGAACTCATTTTCTTACGGGGATTAAAATGTGTTGTAGTATCTAATAAGTTCCACCTACCAATACCATAGTGTTCAAATATCATACGCAACTGATAGAAACCAAAATGTTTTTTCCAGTCAGACGATACTACTAATTGTGCATCGGTTTGTTTTATAATCTCACTCAATGCATCACACTCAGCCTTATCCCATGCGTAAGGTATTGTAAACTCATTCATTGTTCCTTCCATTATTTTCACTTTACCATCTCCCCAACTTCCCCATGCAAGTGGGCCATCTACATCTATGAATATTACTTTACCTCTCATAACTTATTTCATTATCTTATTAACTAATCCGTTCCAATCTTGTCTTTCTATCTTATCTGCATTATACATTTCGAATTCATCCTTATCCTTATCGTTCTTTAATACAATAAGGTGATACTCATTATTCATATCCGATTTGTATATTATTTCACAAACATTTTTTTGTTCTTCATCACTCATTGAATTTCTAAACCTCATTACGAATACAGGTTTAGGTTTTAGTTGTGTTACCGATGGAATTGAATTATTTGGTATTAAATGTGACATATCTTATAATTTATTGTAATAGTGTTCAAATTGTAATACTCTATTGTGTGCCCAATCAACAAATGAATTAATTGTTTTCATAGGTTGACTAGTAAAGTTTCCACTATAAATGGTATCAATCCAATTCCTTCCATCCCCATTCTTTGCTCTCTTTATTTCATATGTTTCGTTTTCCCAATCTATAACAAATGCCAAAACATAATTGCTATTATCAGGTAGAGTAAATATCCACAATTCAGGGTCTACACCATTCGTTGAAAATTTATATTTACCACCTGTTCTAGTTGCAAATTTTAAATCATCTATTTTTTTAAAATTCTCTGGCTGTTTCATAATCTATTTTATTTGTTTGTTACATTATCCCAATCATACAATACTTCTTTGAAATAGTTAAGTAATGTGAATGGGTCTTTTACATCATGCAATCCAAAACCATATTCCAATGGCGTAGAATTTATACCATCCCATAACTTCATTGTGAATGAATTTTTATCGTTTCTATTAGGATGTCTATCCATATGAACTTTAAATGTAGTTGAATGAATGTTATCATGTTCAAATGTAAATTCATAAAAGTCAGGTTCACATTCCCAACCCATTACTTCAACTTGTTGTGAATTGATTGCTATTATTTTTTCTATATTCTCTATCGTTAACATACTACAATTGTTGTATTTTTTCCATTACATCGGTTACATCTTGTGGTCTTAAATAACCAATTACATCATCCGTAATTGGTGTGTCGTAACATATCTCACCATCTTTGAAAACGGCTAATTCATATAATCCCTTTTCACCACCATAAGAGTATTGACTTTTCACTACTGATACTTCGTACCCATTGTCAAATTTTGTTCTACTTACAATTCCATATTCTTCACCCATTGGGTTTGATTTGAATATTATGTCTTTAAATGTTTTCATCTTTGTATAATTTTAATAATCGTTCACTCATTTGTTTGTATCTCATATTGAACTTATTGCTCATCATTGAAATAACTTTTTGATTGCTATATGGAGAATTATCAGGTGCACTCCACTTACGAGTATGATACATATAATTGTAAAACATCACATAAGCATTTGCTTTCCTAATGTAATCATCTATGTCAATGTTCAAATCCCATTTCTTCATTAAGGCAACCGACCTCTTTTCGTTATCTAACTCTAAGTCTCTACTTTGTCCTAATGCGGTTTTGATACCTCTAACACTTTTACCACTCAACCATTCATCTACTTTTGCTAAAGCTTCACAACCTTGTGTCCAAACTTTCACTCCATCAGTCCATTGTGTTAAATGACAATATTCGTGTACCAATATACCCAACCAATCAGGTCTATTCATTGCTACTGCCAATTTTTTTTCTTCATCGTCAAAGTAACCACTACATTTTATATTACCACTCAACTTTAAATATTTCACAGGTCTTAAATCACATTTGATACCATTTTCTTTACATTGTTTTTTGACCCATTGTATAAATCTTTTTTCTTTTGCTCTCATATTATTTTTTTATTATGTAATTGGTAGATAAAACGATAGGGGATAGAACTTAATCTACCCCCATTTCGTTCTCACCATTAAAACTACTACCAAACGATAGTCTCATCATCGGTTGTCTCACCATCTTTCACTTCATTGAAAAGTTGTGATTCATCTTCCGATTTAATAAATTTTTGTATTAATTGTTTGATAAATACCCTCTCACTATCCAAACCACCATCGTTACTGAAATAAGGTAAGATTGCAATTTCTGCGGCTTCCATTAAAGAGAAACCATCATAAATCAAACCTGCTGCCTCAACATTCACACGGGTAGATACGATAGTAGAAATCTTACTCATATCGGTTTTGATTAATTGACGAGTAGTATCAGCAATTTCTGCTAATGCACTTAACGAATAATCGTCTGCATTTGGAAATTTGAATTTTAACAATTCGTATTCACTTTGTTTATCCAACAAGTCCATTTCGATTTGAACAAAACGGTCCATAATAGCTCTATCCATAATACGAGTACTGGTATATTCGTTCCCGATATTGGCGGTCGCAATAAAAGTCACGCCATTGGCAACTTTTACAATTGGTGAACCTTCTGCCTCATCCAATCGTAAGTATCTTTGACCACTATCCAACACAGTCATTAAGATATTCCAAGCCTCTGGGTGAGAACGAGAAATCTCATCTAATAAGATAATTGCGTTTGGTGTTTTAATTGCTTTAACGAAAGCAGATTCACTAAAAAATGTACCACTCTCTTTGTTAAAGTGTGTGTTACCAATAAGTGTTGCTCTCGGGTCTTGCGTAGCACCTAAATTGAAATAGAAATCAGGTCGTTTCAATGAACGAACTAATGATTGAGCGGCTAATGTTTTACCACAACCAGTCGGTCCGGTCATCATAATATTTTTACCTCTAACCGCTGAACGAATTAAGTATTTCCACTTTAAGTTCTCAATAAATAATCCGATTGGTTTTAGTTCCTCACCTTTGGTATGGATAAATTCTTTAAGATGTTCATGTGTTTCAAATGCTTCACTTACACTATCACACGCACTATCTTCAATTACATTTGCGAGTTTTTTGAACTCATCCATTTCAACCATTTTGTAAGATACATTACCATTCTTACCAACGAATGCTCTTAATGCTTTATCTTCGGTAAGAGCTTGTTTCATTTTTGCCTTTGATATTCCGGCAACTTTTGTAACTACATCATTATTTGTAGTCATCAATGCGAAACTTCTACCGATTTGAATAGATTTATAACACTCATTTGTGAAACCAACATTGGTATCAACTGTCTTTTTTCGTGTGCTTACACGTTTTGCTGTTCTACGAGCCATAGTTTTTGTTTTAGTAGTTTTAACTTTATTAACTTTTTTGTTACTTTGATTAGTACGCATGATTTTATAATGTTTAATTGGTGATTGATATGTCTAATATACGAAAAATATTTGATACTACCAAATCTATTTATAATTGATTGATTTTTAACTCTTTATACAAAGTAAAAACCCCTAATACATAAGTCATTGATTATCAACGATTTAGTGTTTTAGGGGTATTTTACCCTATTTTTATATATGTGTGAATGGGGACTCGTTTGAGCCCCACGTTTCACTTTGGGGCTTTCCGAGCCTATGATTTTTTAAGGAACAATTCGTTCATACTCTTTGCTACCTCAAACATATTTTCTACATTCACATATTTGGCATCGTTACCATAACACTTTTTGAATATCTGCCAATCGGAACTATATTCAAAATTACCACGACTTTCGGTTATAAAATATGAAAGAATATTAATACCATTTCCTTGCATTTTTTTCACTTGTTTACGGGTATGGTCAGCTGCTGCTTCACCGGAATAACTGATTTCGTCACTTCCTGAACTGATACTATATGTGGGTTGTCCGTCAGAGAAATTTAAGAAATAACTATCCGTATCATTTGTAGTAGGAATAAGCTCTTTCATAATTGCTTCGAAACACAAACCTTCTGGTGTAGTATTGGTACAACTTAATGTACTCATATAGTGACAAAATTGTCGGAATGAATCTCTACGACTATCATGCACCATAGCTACATATGGTAATGCTCTACCACCGGTGTCGGTTGAACGAACTGAAACTTGTACATTGATATTACGGGCCATCTCACAGGCTTTAACAATCGCAACAGTCGATGTAACACATCTTTTTAACTTATCACCACTCATAGAGCCAGAATAATCAATTGATATGTGCAGGTTTGCTTTCTTAAATTGGTCAACTTCGTTTGTGTAAAACACATTCTCATTATCATAACCCAATGAAGCAATCATTCTACCATCAATCTTACCTTTCTTTAATCTACTGAATACCGTCTCACGACTTTCACTACGAATTTGTAACTTCTTACCTAATAAAGTACCCAATATTGTACCTCTCTTAACTTCATCTATATATGGTGTAGCTAATTCACCATCGTTTCGCCAGCTACGATTTGTAAATGGAAAGTCGGTACTTTCTAATAGTTTTTTAGTAAGTTTCTTCACTACAATACAATCAACCCCCTTACCAATATTCTTTCCGTTTCTTTCGTAATCAGCACCAACACGAACCATTTCGGTACCTGATTCCTGTATATCATCCAATTTTTCATTTTCTTGTTTGGTAATTTGTTTTTTCTTCACATCACCATTTAAGAAATCTTTTTGTTTTTGGAACTTCTTTTCCAATTGCTTTCTAGCGGTATCGGATAGTTTTACTTTTGTATCACCATCTTGTCCATCATCATCAGTATTACCCAATTGAGCAGTTACTTGTCCACTCATTTGTCCATTACCACCACCCATTTCATCACCATTATCATCACCTTCTTCATTGATATCGGTAATTTCTATTTCACTTTCACCATCTCCATCACCTTTACCTTTACCATTTCCGTTTTGTTGTGGTTGTGGTTGTGAGGAAACATATTTAAGAATTTCAGCAACAACGTCAATCGCAACATTAAGAGAATCACCGGAGTTTTTTAATCTGCCGATATTTTTCAAGTCCAATAAACGATATATTGTTCTCAATCCTTTCAACTTTGAAAGATTAGTTTCTTCGTTCAATAAGTTGATAATACGGAACATATAACTTTCCCAAGTTTCTTCGGTATATTCATCCGATTTAACACCTTTACTTACAATCTTATCATTGAAATAATGGTCATACATTTGAGTATAATAATCTCTATAACCAGGTGCAGAGTTGTATATGTAATGGTCAATACGTCTATCTTCAATCCAATTTGTTAATCCACCGATAATATCAACAACTTCTTCGGTCGGAATACCTTTACATCCAATCTTACCACTTTTAAGGTAAATTTCTGAAATTTGATTAGTATAATTACCCGCATAGTTTTTTATTACATTATCAATTCCATTTTGAATAGCGGATTCATCATATATAGGATTTTCACCATTTTCAATTAATTGAGAGTTTTGTCTCAACATATGATTAAGATTCATAAATACATTATCCTTTGTATCTCCCATTGCTTTTAACAATTTGAAATCGGATAAGACAATATGAGAACCCTCGTGTAATGCCAAACCAACTGATACATCAAAGTTATCATCAACGTCTGCGGAAAGGATAACTTTTTTTCCATCGGTTTTGCTTTCACTTTTTGTAGCAAATGAAACCGGAATTGATTTACTTGTTACGATTTGAACGAAATTTGAAATCGCTCGTCTTACTGATGCTAACTTATAAAGATTGTGTGTCTTTTTATAAGCATCTAAATCTTTCTTTTGATAACTACCATATGTTTCAAGATAGTCAAAAGAAGTGTCGTACTCATCATACCAAAAAGATGAAGCACTTTGTTTACCCTTTACCAAATAATCTTTGGTGCCGGTTTTGAATTTGTCATACCAACTCATAGCTCGGAAATTTATGTGTTTTTAAATAAATGTGTAAAATGTGGGTTTTTCTATCTTTTAACCCTTTTAGATGTCTAATATACGAATAATTTTTGATACTACCAAATATTTATTAAACTTTTTTTTAATATGTTGATAGTCAATGACTTACGCATAAAAAAAGACCTATATACATAAGTCTTTGATTATCAATTAGTTAAGAAAATACTCATTTATAGGGTAAAATCTTCATTCGTCTGCATACCTTTTGGAATTTTTGTACTATTTTGCGGTTTATTACCAACGACTGTAATTTTAGTGTGTGGTTGCTTATCCTCTTTTAATAAATCTTTAATTTCGGTTAATAGGTCTACTATAATTTTAAATTGTTCTAATTCCATTTTATTCAGTTTCGTGTTGTAAATAATTATCAAATTGTTTAGCCGCTTTTGGATTCACTTCGTATAAATGTTGTAATGATAATTCATATCTACCATTTTCCGATTTACTAATAAATAGTTCATCGTGTAAACTATCATTTATATTTATTAAAGAATCAACATTATGTGGAACTTGATAAACTTTAATTTGTTCACTTCTTAATTTTGTTAATTCTTTTTGTTGGTAATAGCAAATTAGTAATACTGATATTGCACCAGTACCTACGATTGCTTTCTGATATTTTGCGATAAATTCTTTCATAGTTTTATTTTTAGTTATAATATGTTGGTATGTGTTTTGATACCTCTTGTTTATTTTTATCCTTTATTCCAAATAAAATAGTTTTGTTATGTTCAAATATTGGAATCATTTGATTATAAATATCTTTAAGTTCATCTGGATTTTTAGAAGCTACCGAATTAATGATTTCTTTTATTTTTTCAAATCTTTCATTATAATCTTCTATATTATCATAACTCTCATCCCAAAAATCACCAAATGTTTTAAATCCAATTTTATGTAATCTTTTTAATAAACCACATGCTCCTATAATAACAAATGGCATATTTGAAGCAATTGCTTTTGCCGTTTTTTCTGTAAAATAATCTAAATCTATTGTTAAAGTTTTTTCTATAAAATGATCTTGAATTTCGCATTTTGAATCTATTTTTGATTCAGTTACAATTTGCAAAAATGAATCATCCCAAATTTCTTTTTTAATTTCGTGTAAATAATATGGTAAAGTATGTGTCACGTCCCAATCACTTGCTTCTTCTCCAAAATTATTATCAAATTCTTTTATAAATTTAAAAGATGCGTAACAATCATTCAGTAAATTAGTATTTTTTAGAAAATTATATAAATCCATTCTATGCACATGTATATACCAAGAACCATATTGATTTGTTGCCAATTTATAATTTCTATTAAAAGTTAAAAACTTTTTAATGAAAGGTAATTCTTTTTTTACAGGCTCTTTAAAGAATAACCATTGTGGTATGTGTAATTGAACATCCCATTCACCACCGGTATCTTGTGTCATTAGAAATCCGTAGTAAGTAACAGGTGTCCAGTTAAATTCTTTTATAAAATTTAAATAACTATCAGTTTCACATTCAGTAAATACAAAAACTTTATTTTTTATTCCCAATTTAATTAAACAATTACTAAATTTTGAATACCCAAAAGCAGTAGATTCAAATGATTCACCTCTCTCATTTATTATTAAAGAATAATCTTTAAACCCATCCATTGATAATTTTAGATTCTCTTCTATATTTTCAAGATCATTAAAAAACTGCTTTTGTATAAAAACAATTTTTTTATTATCTAAAATTTCTATATTCATATATTTTTAAATTAAAAATCTCCTTCGGAATGTATATTGTTATCATCCCACGCATCTCTGCCTGCGGTTTTCGTTACACATTCATCATCACCCCAATCTAAAAAATCTTCGCCCTTATAATCTGGATGATTTTCTTTCATATAATCAATTCCACTTACCCATGACCAAGATAAGAATGCGGTTCCAATAACCATAAACAAAATAACCCCCAACATAAAATATATACTTTAACAATTAATAATCCTTTTAATCCCACCACCCTCTTAAATCTTTATCCACAATTTTCCATAATTCTTTCCATTCAGCCTCTTCTATTTCATGAGACCTTTTAAATACTTTTGAATTGTGTTCTCTTTGTTCAGGCGTATCTTCTATATCATCAAACCACCAATCTTTGTTTTGGATTTCTCCCAACTCCGTTTCGGCATCTTTAAGATATTCATCTTCTCTAATTCTATCAATTAAGTATATTACTCTTTTGATTTCTTTAACTTTTTTCATTCTACTTATATCTTCTTCCCAACCATAGAACTCCAATGTGTGAGCAAGTTTAGTCAAAGAACGCCTTAACATCATTAATGAGAAAATATAATCCCAACTACGATGCTCCCATAATTCTTTTTTAAAATACCAAACATTCTCAACGAAATATGGTATCTTATATCTAAACAATTCATAGGTTTTATACCACCAAGTTTGATGTCTAGACAATCTTTTTAATGATTTGAAAAAAGTGTCAGTAAAGTGAACCTCCATAACTATTTGTTTTTATTTTTTTTCTTAAATAAATTTGATATTTTTTTACCTTCTTTTATAATATTCCCATTTTCATCCATCATTGGTGCACGATATATCTCAAATGCCATCCATAATGCAGTACCAATCATACCAATTGCAATATATTCTATCATATTATTTATATTTTTTCATTAAATTATATCTACTATGTCTTTCCTCTTCTGTCAACGCAACGGATTCATCATAACTATGCTCTATGTTTACCTTTATACATAATTCTGGAGCTTTTGAATTTCTAAAATAATTATTTATATATCCCATTATATTTGCTGCACCAATTGGGTTGGCAGAATGAACATAGATTTGCGGTAACGGAATACCAGTATTCATAGATTCCGCTACCAAAAATCTTGCACAATCCATTCCAGTTTTTTCAGGTATACGATTGTAGTCCAATTCGTAATTTGGTTTAACATTGGTATAATATTCCACCATTGCACCTTCTCCCAAATCGTGGTCTAAACTGATTACTTCATATGCTCCCAATCCTTTCAGTTTGATATGTGCTATAAATTCATCGTAGTTTCTAACAACTTCCCAGTTATCTGCCTTTGGTGTTCTTACATCATCCAAATACAAATATAGTTTATTTTTCTTCATTGTGTATAAAATTTAATTCTCTTGTTGAAAAATCATAATCAAATGTAATTGGTTCATTGTAAACTTCATATCTCAAATTACAACTACATCCGTTAAATGTATATACATCACCCCATTCATCTTTATAAGGCATCGTTCCCCAACCATATGCTTCATGTATATGACCGGCAAAGTGTAGGTGAGGTTTTACTTCATGCAATCTATGATATAAGTCTGCACAACCTACATTTTGATTTGTGTTTTGTGCTCTATCACAATATCCATAAATCGGGCTATGTGTGATAACCATGTCAGTATCATCGGGTATACCATTCCATACCTGCGCTATATCATGTCCTCTATCTTTGTTGAATGCCCAACCATATCCAAATGATGGACTAACCGGTGAACCCCATATTTTTATTTGGTCAACTTCTATAAAATTGTTTTCTAAATAAAATACGTTTGGGTTAAGTTCTATATCCAATAAGTTTTGTAACCAATCAGGTTTACCTTCTGCAACTTCATCAGTCCAATTTGTATGAACATCAAAGTATGCAGCTTTATCTCTATACAATATCTCTCTATCAAATGTCAAATCGTGATTACCTGCTATGAATATCTTGTGAGTATAATTGTCTATACCATTAAACCATTTGATAAATCTTTCTACCTCATCCTTTCTACCTATGGATGTAATGTCTCCACTATGAATAAGAATGTCACCTCCCGGTAACTTTCCATTCAATTGATTATGTTTATTATGTGTGTCGCTAATGTGCGTTATTCTCATCTTCATAAAATTCTTCTTTGTTTCCTATTAATTGATATGCATCCCACAATGAATCCAATGCAATTTCAAACTTTTCTTTGAGGTCACTTTCATTTTCGGTTAGTGGATGTTCCAATAGATGTGTGTTTATATTATCCATCATCACATGCGTTCTATCCATCAATTCTAAATAGTGTCCTTTATTTATCGAATTCTTTTTTTGCTTCTTTGATAACATCTGATATCGATTTGTTTTGATTTTTTTGTGCAGTTCTTGCAACTCTTATAATGAACTCTGCTAATTGATGTTTCTTATCTATTTTTTTAATTAACTGAATTAGAGTGTCTAAATCTTCGTAATATTTACCCATTTTAATTTATATTTGCGGAAGCTCAGGGATTCGAACCCCAGATACCTTTCAGTATGACGGTTTTCAAGACCGTTCCATTCAACCACTCTGGCAAGCTTCCTAATATACTAATAGATATGTGTTTCTTCATTTCTGAAAGTATCACTATCTAAAAAAGTAGTATTTGATTGTCTCCTTCTAGCTTCTTCAGCTGCTTTGACCATTCTAATCCAAGTAATAGATACATCAACAGGTGCTAATACCCATGCCATAACTAATACCATAATAGCATCCATTTCAGGAGAACTATAATCAATTCCTCTTTCTTTGTATTTTACATTCAACTGATAAAAACAGTAAATAATACAAATAACATAATAAATAAATAACCAATTCATAACTTTGTAATTTTAATAAATATACGAATAATTTTCCAATTTTCCAAATAAGAAAATAAGCAGGTGTGGAGTCACCTACCTATTTTTAGTGAATAAGAAACATCTGTCTCTCTTTATGGCGTCATCACAAAAGCCCACGTAGTCCGGATTGGATTCAAACCAATGGCCCATATCTTAGAAGGATATTGCTCTATTCAACTGAGCTACCGAACTATATAGGTAAGAGAGATACTACGTCTAATATCTCAATGTATTCTACCGGCCGTATATGGAGTATGCGCACTGACCATAAACTAAACTTTCGTCAACTCTTACCTTTATTAAAAACACAACCACTTTACGTCTGCAAGTGTAAAAGATTGTCGAGCTAATTGCATATACAATCTAATTGTGTTTGCGGACGGGACGGGACTCGAACCCGCGACCTTCGGCGTGACAAGCCGACATTCTAACCAACTGAACTACCCATCCAAATTACATTATCGTTCTTTAACTAATTTTTATTTTTTATTGTTAGTTAATTTTTGTTCCAATTTATCTAATCTCGAATCTAATTGAGAAAAGATATGATTTTCTAATTCATCTGCTCTGCGATTAAAGTCAGTTTGATTTCTATCAATTTGACGATATACATCCTCACCGATGCGTTCTAATTCTTTTTCTATTTTTCTTGCCTTAACAAATCCAATAACAGCAACTACCGACACTGCGATAACCACCACTACGGACATTCCTAAAACGAATGATAATATTTCCATAATTTAATACTCCTATATGTCAAAGAACGATAATGTGAGCCGAAGGTCAGACTCGAACTGACGACCTGCTGATTACAAATCAGCTGCTCTACCAACTGAGCTACTCCGGCTTATGTACTCTGTACGGGATTCGAACCCGTATTACATCCGTGAAAGGGATGTGACCTAACCCTTAGTCGAACAGAGCGTTTAAGGAAAGTAAAAGATGGGTGCGTGGACGATTACTTTTATGATTGGCTTTACTAACCGAACGACAGTTTATTAGATTTGCACTAACTCGATTTAGCGGACTATCTTTGTTCCCAATCAACCTTATAAATTAAATATACGAATAATAATTTACTTTACCAAATTTGGTTGAACGATGGGAATCGAACCCACACACAAAGTGCCACAAACTTTTGCCCTACCATTAGGCTACGCTCAACATATATGAGGTGAGTACAAGATTTGAACTTGTGTAAAAGGTTTTGCAGACCTTCGCCTAGCCACTCGGACAACTCACCTTATTGTAGTTTCAGTAGGACTCGAACCTACACTCTAACATTCGTAGTGTTATGTGCTATCCGTTACACCATAGAACTATTTGCACTTTAGTTTATCTTATTAATTCAAATACATGCCATACAAAATACCCATCCATATAAGTTGTGATATATTTCATAGTATCTTCGACCTGCCATCCAGTGCCTATGATACAAATATGTCTTTCTTCCAATTCGGATGTATTAGGATTTACCAACGCCCAAAGAGTTGGAATTTGATTTTGTAATTGTATCGTTAATATTTCTGCATCTTTGGGCAATTGTAAAGTGCAATCCTGTGAATCTAATGTATATTTATAAATTTTTTTCATATGTTATTATAGTTTTTCTATTTCTTTTTTAACTTCTTCCCAATAATTAATGTCATAGGTTATATGTTCAGTTAAAAATTTACCTTCTAATGATAGTTTATATGGGTTAGAATTTATTATTTCATCTACTGCTATTAATGCACATTGTTTAGCATTATTCCATGCATCATTTTCAAGGTAATGCTGCATTTCCATATACTTTTGAGTTAATTCCCATGCTTTTTCTTGCGGTGTCATAAGTTATACTATTTAAAAAAATAAAGTAAAGCTCCAGTGATTATTAACACTATAATCAATGTCAAAGTAGATAATTTTTGTCCAATTTTGTACCACATATATTATTTGTTTTTATAATAATTTCTTAATTTTTCACTTACTATACCACCAGTATATGCAAGTATTAAAAATATAACTGTTTTCATATTATTTGTTTTTAATCAATAAAGTTTA